ATGTCGGACGCGATCGTCGCGGTCGACGCGGTGATGTCGGACGCGATCGTCGCGGTCGACGCGGTGATGTCGGACGCGATCGTCGCGGTCGACGCGGTCACGTCCGCGGCCGTCGCAAGGCTTGCGGGTACAACGACGTCCGCATTCACATTACCTGCGCCGTCGGTCGTGAATTGGTTCGCGCCGGTTCCAATGGTCGGAAGGCCACCCGACGCGGCCGCGGCAGCGTTCGGCAGCGACGACAGTCCAAAGTGCACCGCGTCGGTCTTGTCGACCGCGATGACGTTGAGCAAGACGTCGTCGTTCGGGATGGTGTTCGACGAGATGATGTGCAGCGCCATCTGGCCGAGCGTGTTCAAATGCCCAGAGGTCAGCGCGAGCGTGTACCATCCAGCGCCAAGGGTGGAGCCAAGGTCCGTGATCGTCGGCGTGATCGTCGCGCCAGCGCTGCCGTTCTTCGAGGCCGTGATGGCCATTGAGCCAGCCTCGCCTGCGAGGCCTGAGCCTGTGCTCGATGACCGCATGAAGACGTAGATGAGGCGCGCGGTGTTGAGCAGGACTTCGAGCACGATGCCTCGCTTCGTGGAAGTGTAGTAGGACGCAGGAATTCCGCTCGACGCCGGACTATATACAACCGCCTGCCGCACACGTGGAGCAGTACCTGGCGCTCCGATAGGAACCACCGAGGCTGTAACAGCGGCGCGAGTTTGTTGCGCCACGATTCACGTCAACGTGGGCGGGTTGGCCGACGGGTTTGGAAGAAGAAGCTCGGTGTTCTGAATCCACTGGTAGCTCGGGCCGTAGCCATCGCCGAGCGCGACGCCGCTTGGCGAGCTGATGTACCAGTCGATCAAGGTACCCAAGCGTCCGCGAGCGCCCACGGTGTTGGTCGAGTAGAGCGCGAGCGGCCAGTAGGGATACCCCGAAGCTCCTTGAAGTTCTGCTTGGTAGTTGATCGTATTGGTAGGCTCGCTGAGCGTACCGCCAGGCGCAATGCATTCAACAGCCGGGTATGCTTGGCCAGCGTAAAAGACCCCGGACACCAACATACGCATGAGCCCGCCCTTCGCATTGGCGGTGAACCCTGTCGTAAGTTGGTTGGCCACCAGATTGGCGGTCGTATAACAGAACCCCCAGACCGGATTCGGCAGCGTCGCGACGCTCGCGCTGCCACTAACCGGGAACTGCGTCACGCCCTCGTTGATGTTCTCGGTACCGATGAGCGGGCCCGCCATGGCACCGGCACGTAGGACCATCATCTTCCACGCCTTCGCATCGTCGCTCACCCAGACTTGCAAGATGCGATCACCGCTCGTCGTGCTACCGACGATCGAGGTTGCGGAGCAGATCACTTCCTCGTCAGTGGCCGTAGGCTGATTGTTCGTAGTGCTCGCAAGGGTAAAGAGCGCGCCTGGCGAGTACGAAATGCGGAACACATCGGCCGTCGCGCCTTGGTAGGTGAACAAGATCTGGCCGGCGCCAGTGCCCGCTTGAAGGTACTGCCACGCTGCGGTGTTGTCCGAGATGTTCGAGCCCGTCCCCGTGGGGCCGCCGCTGCTCGCGCTGATGCCTGTGGTGCGACAAACGTAAACGTTACCGCTGTTCGTGACGTACTGGCCCTGCGTGTAGTTGGTCGTACCGGCCCACGCAGCGCGTGCATTGCCGTCGAGCATGACGACCCACGCCTGGGACGCAGCAGCAGTAGACGCTTGCGGTGTCACGGTCGACGAGCTTGTGATCCGATCCGTATGGTCCGAAGAATTCGTCGGTCCCGTTCCGTTGGACGCTGACCAGACAACCGTCATCGGCGTGGTCTGCCCGAGGCCGCCGCACATCGCAGCCTTGGTCTGGTAGAACGTGTTCTGCGCCGCGTCGGTCAACGACACGTACGTAATACGGTTGCCCGGGTTGCTGCTCGTCAGGAGCTGCCTCCACGTGCGTGCGTAGGCAGGTACCGTCATTGTCTAGGCTCCCATTTGCCGTTGATGACATCGCCATGCGCACCGCACACACGGCACTTCAAGCTCGGCGTCAGTGTGAGCGGATCGTCGGACATAACCTGGTGCACCGGGCAGCCGTTAAGCGGTCGCACCGCGCAGAACGACTGGCACAGCACGCTCGGGTTGCGCGCGTCGGGGTGGCTATGCAACCAGCCAACGAGCTTGCTGTCGACACCAGTCACCGACTGAAACGTGTGGCCATGCCCGAGGTCGATCGTCTTGTCGACAGGCGTGATCGCTTCGGACGGGTCGGCGGGGTTGTCGAAGGTGTCCGCGGTGCGCGCCTCAGGAACCTTGTACCCACGTCGCTCGAGACAGGATCCGCAACACGGCCGTGACGTGAACGCGGTCCCCGGCAAACGGTAGAGCCGCGCGTCAACACGACCACAGTCGCACTCACCAGTTCCAACGTAAAGCGGCCGCATCAGGTGAAACTCTCTCGTGGCGAGCCCTGCTGCGGCGGTGCAGCGCCGCTCCCCGAGCCGCCCGCGGCCGACATTTCGCCGCGCCCTGGCGGGTTGGGCAACTCACGGCGCAGCGCGGCGGCGTCCATCGTAAACGGCGCGGCGTCGCGTGCGGCCTTGCGCCCGATCTCGCCTGCGCCCTGCCCAGTCAGCGGGATCTCGTGGTGGTCGCGCGCGGCGACGTGCGCGCGGTCGATGGTGAACTTGCCGCCGATCGGAGGCAGCTCGCCGACGCGGCCGTGGTGACCGAGGTAGCCGAGCGTAATGTGCGGCGTGAAGACGTGCAGGTCGGAGGGCTCGATGCCGATCGCGGACAACGCCCGTGACATATCGACGTGGAGGTGCTCGAGGCCAGGCGCGTCGACCAACGCGACCAACGCCGTCGACGTCTTGCCATCGTTCTGCGCGCCATCGAAGTAGCCCCAGCCCTGAATCTTCGCGTCGACGGGCTCGGTGCGTGCACCGATCTCACGCAAGGCCTCCAGCGCGTGGTGGACCTTCTCAGGTTCGTGATCCGTGGAGGGTTTGCGCGTGTACACGAGGGTCACGTGGTCCACGTCGACGTGCTTCGCAGGGTCAGGAATGACGCGTTTCTGGACCGCGCGGAGGTCTTCTGCGACGTGCTCAGGCACACGCACGTGAACGAAGAACGTTCGCGGATTCGCGTGTATCTCCGCGGCCTTCTCGCGCGCCGCGAGGACGTTCGCAAGCGCTTGCGCGAGAGATACAGCCATCACCCTAAGATTATAGGGTCGTGCCCTCCAAGGTCATCTGCTTCTGGGTCGAGCCAACCGAGCTGGTGCAGGTCACTTTCCGGCGCTACGTCACCACAGGCCCAGTTTGCAACCGAATCGTGACGCCCTATGAGGGCGCGCAACCAACGACATGGGGCTACCACGATGCTGAGGTCCCGATCGAGGTCCGTGCCAAACGTCCCGACGACGCCGGTCACGACGCGGATGACGACGAGCGCACCGATGCGCGGTGGCCGACGAAGTGCCCATGCGGCTACGTGTTCCCGCCGGACGTGATCTGCCGCGTCCACGTCCGCACGCTGTACCGCTCACCGCAGCGCGCAGGGCAGTGGACGCTGCATGACGTTCCCGCCGGCGCGATGTGGGACGCACCATGGCTCAAGGGCCACGACGGCGCGCATCCCAAGCCCGACAACCTCTACCTCGTGCTACGCACGCCATTCTTCGACTGGACCATCGACGGGCCGTCGAGCAATGGCAACCGCGCAGGGTGGACGCGCACCGGCAGGCCGCCGCTGGTTACCGTCAACCCCTCGATCGGTTACGGCGAGCCCCAGAAGATGCACGGCTGGCTGCGGAACGGGGTGCTCGAGGTCGACTTGCCGTGAAGCGCATCCCGCGCCTCGTCGACCTTGCACCGAAGTGGGTCTCGGTCGAAGGGCGCATCGCCGGCGTGCGCTTCAACTGCCCCGAGGGCCACGCCGACTGTCTCTTCGTCATCCCGTTCACGCCTGCACTCGACGGCAAGCCGTACGCCGGCTGGCAAAAGAACGGCGCGGTATGGCAGCGCACGAACACTGACTTCGCGACGCTATCGCTGTCGCCGAGCATCCGCAACCACCCTACCTACACGTCCCGCGACGACGCGATCGCGAAGGGGGCTCTTCCTGAGTACCTCACCGAGGGGATGTACTGCGCGATGCACGTGTTCTTGACCAACGGCGTGTTCACGTTCTGCAGCGACAGTCGCTGAGCTACTCGATGATGATCTTGACCTTGCGACCCTTGCGGAACTCGGCGGCAAGCAGCTCGAAGAACTGCGCGAGCGCCTCGGCATCGGCGGGCCCTGCAATCTCGACCTCGATGCTGCCTTTGCGCAACGGCTTGGTGGGCGCGCGTGCGACGGCCGCTGAGTCCTCGGGCGCGTCGACAACAACCTCGTCGAGATCGTCGTCCCTGCGAATCGCCACACCGTAAGTGTAGTGGCCAAAAAAAGGAATGCAGCGCGGCGCAGCGCTAAGGCTTGTCGTCGAGCCAGATCTCACCGCACGGATTGGTAAACTCGAGCTTCGCGAGCGCCTTCGTGTTGACGATGGCAATACCGGGCTCAACGTGTAACGCAAACCCTCGAAGCGAGTGGAGCATCGCCTCTTCATGGATGCACTGCGCGCAGGTCGGCGCGTCGCGGATGGCCTCGTAGAGGTCTGTCCAGGCCAAGTCCAGTCGCGAGCGTTGCGCGACTCGCACACCGCATTCAGTAAACGCCATCATGGACATGTGCGAGCCCATGACATGCACGACGCCGTGCGCGTCGCGCCAACGTGGCGTCCACTCCTCGACCGGCTCGTCAGGGGGCATGCGTCCCGAACTTCGTCGTGGCCATGCACAGGACGCACGACGTGATGCCGCAGATGTTGCCGTCGTAGAAGCCAACCATCTCCTTGGTGTGGGAAATCACTTCGTAGCACTCCGTATAGATAGTTCGGCCTTCGCCGTTCGGAACGTGCGTACCGACATAGTGGATGACGCCGTGCGCGTCGACCCACTGCGGGTCCTCGTTACGGGGCGCCAACCTCACCCCACAACAGCGGACGAGCGGTCAGTCGAACAGTGACCCGATCTCGTCCAGCGCCTCGCCGGCAATGCCAGCCGTGTCGTCGCCCAAGAACACCGTCGCATCCTGCTGCCGTTGGAGCTTGCGGTGGCGTCGCTTGAGCAGCGGTAGGCGTCGCACCTTGATCTGTACCAGGTCGGTAGGCCACGGCTTCACAGCACTTTCCTATCACGAAACGTCTCGCGGTTCGCCGACAGCGAGGCAGCGCGCGCAAGTAACTGCGGCGTGTGATGTGGTGCGCGAATTCAGGTCGCCGCCGTTGAAATCGTAGCCGCACCAGGTCTCGTACCAAGCCACCGATGGGCCGTCGACTTGGTGATCGACGCACTTGAAGAAACCGTGGCGCACGCCGAACGGGTCTCGCCACCGGGTCTCGCAAGGCAGCACGGTCAGGATCCCGGATGGCTCCCTCATGGCGCTGGGCTCACTCGGCACAACACGCAGGTCACGATCGGTTGGCCTGGCATGTAGTCCTCAGCCTCGACCACAAGCTGTCTCAAGACGGACACCACCGGCGCGCACAACAAGACGTGGGATTCGGTGTCGCCGTGTTTGAGCCTACCGACCCGGTGCATGATATGGCCAACCTGGGCGTACCAGTGCACCGTCCGAACCGTGAGCTGCACCATGCGCTTCTCCTTCTTGACCACCGTTCGCGTGTACTCGAAGTGAGCCCAGAGGGGCAGGGCCACATCTGGGAAAAACAAAAGCGCCAGCGTTCGGTAGTAGTCCCATACGTTCTCTTCGGGACGTTGAGCAGGCCATGCACTCGGTCCGCCTGGCAAACGCTGCTGATGGTACAGGCGAAGACTGTCCAACCGTTCAACGCACAACTCGAACTGACGCGTCGCGCGGACGGCATTATCCCTGCGCAGGGACGCGCGAACCTCGTTGATGTGACTGATGAGCGCTGCCGTGGCCCAACCGACAGCAACCGCAGCAGCAAAAACGAGCGTCCACAGCGACCAGATCACGGCGCGTTAGTGCCTACGCAAGTCGCGCAGGTCACGACCGGTCCCTTGCCGACCTCCGACTGCGACACCTGCTTGCCGTCGATGAACGCCAGCTCGTCGCACAACAGGATCATCGCCTGCACGCCTCCATGGCTCGAGCAGCAAATGCGATGGATGACGCCATCACCAGTTTTGGTGAACCAGTGGTACTGCTTGATACCCATCGTGGCGGTCTTGCGGTCGACCCGCGAGAACACGCCGTCCGGAACGTCGGTCTTCTTCTTGTGCTCAGTGTTCAGGATCTGGAACGTCATGGGACCTTCTTTCTAGGGAACAGCGTTCCGTATAGAGGGGGCTTACCGTACAACGTGCCGAACAGCAGTTGCTTGTCTTCCACACGCACAAGCAAGCCGTTTCGGCACAGCCCGGACGCGCACGGCGCGCACGTTACCAACGCGTCGTCGGCCAGGTAGGCCCCGCCGAGCGCCGATTCCGCCAGCACGGCGTAGCGCCCGCACTCGGTCACGGCGAAGTGCGGGACCTGGCGACCTTGTCGGGTGAGCCACTGGGTACCCGCCACCGCGAGCACGCGGTGCGCGAGCTGGTCACGCCGCGCCCAGAACACCCAGCGCGCGTCACGCGGCGGCTGCGTGGTCGGAACGCCGAGCCGCCGCATCTCGGCCAGCAAGTTGTTGGTGGTTGTGGTCTTCATAGGACCATCGGGGAGTACGGAGAGCCAAGGCACGCCGCACACGTAACTACGGAGCCGCGCATGCTCGCGTGCGCGGGCAAATAGCGGCGCGTAACCGCTAAGTAGTCGAACGTGCAGAGCAACACCCAGCGACTGTGCTCGGACTTGGTGTTCCACGACACGAGCGCGTGCGTGACCTCGTGTTCGTCGCGCCAGACGAAGCCACGCGGCGTCTGGGCGGCGATCCGGCGAAAGCTGTCGGTGAATTGTGTGGCGGTCCATCCCACGCTCCTAATCTCCTCGCGACGCGAAGTCGGCAAGACACGCCGCGCAGGTCACGGGCCGGATGGCCTCGGGGCCCGTCGCAGACCAGCCCGTGCGAGTTTGCGGCAGGCCACTCCGTGTGACCCGGCACCACTCGAGGTCGCAGCAGGTCATGTCGCCGATGACCTGGTGAACGACGCCGTGCCGGTCACGTACGGTGCCACTGGTCGGAGGCAGTAGCTTTCGCAGTTCTTCGGCAGTTGCGTCGAGCAAGGTCATGAGCTGCGACGAGACGCGCTTCTGTTGCCATGGAACCGTCGTACGTTGCTTCACGTTGAACCTCCGGCGTCGAGCGCCAAGCACCTCACGCACGTCACCGCACGGATGCGCTCGACGTAGAACCCCGCCAGCACCGCAGGCTGGCCCGTGCATCTGATGATGCTCTTAACCCAGGTGTACGCGACGTCCGCTCCCACACTCGCGTGAACGACCCCAACAGGGTCAACGACACGCCCGGTGAGCAGTGGAATGCGGCCTCTCGGTGCCGGGAAGAACCGCGGCTTCGTCACGGTCCGTCCAACCAAGCACGACACGCCACGCAGGTGATGGTCAGGTTGCGTGGCAGGCCCATCATGCGCTCGTTGAGCGCGATCGCCTCGCGCGTACACGCCTTGAGCGACCAGTGTCCGTCCATCACGACACCGTGCACGACACAAGCATCGTCGACGACGAACGCGCGTAGCTCGCGCGAGATCGCGAGGTCATTGAGCGCGCGCCGGTACCCGCGCCCGTCACTCACAACTGAACCCGTCGTCGTGCTCGCACTTCGGGTCGACGTCTGTGAGGAAGCCAAGCGGGCACTCGGTGTCGGGCTCGAGCGTCAGCCCACAGCGCTTGCAGTGGCCCTCAGCATCGACGCCCGTAGCGCCGCACTTGCGCTCGAAGTCGCAGCCGCACTCCTTGCACTGCCCCGACATCCGGCACACGGCGTACTTCTCGAGGCCCATCGCGCACAGCCCACACGAGCCGCAGCGCAACTCGTCTTCGTTGCCCCAGCCGGCCTTGCGCAGGTACTCGGCGTCGTGCTCGACGCACGCCTCCTTGGCCAGCGCCGCACGCGCGTCGTGCTCCTTGGCGCGTCGCGCACGCGAGTCGATGTAGGCGACGCCGCCGATGCCGACCTCATGACAACCGAGCCGGCGTGCCTCCTGTGGCGACAGCGCGTAGACCAGCGCAGCGCCTTCTTCGGGTGGTTCGTCGGCCGCGGTGACGATGAACGCGCGCAGCTTGGGCTCACCGGTAGCGGACATAACGGCCTCCGATGCAAGCAACACACGTCGGAATCTTCGACGACGGCAAGATCGCCATCTCACCGGTCGGGCAGTTGATGTCGCACATCAACACGCGCCAGAACCCGTCCTCGACGTGAACGACGCCGTACTCGTCGCGAACGAGGTCTTGGTCTAGGACTGCGCCTTGGGCGCCGGCTTCGTCGTCGACTCCTTGATCAGCTTGTTCAACGACGTGACGTCGATCAGACGCGCGTAGCTCTTCGGCATCTCCTTGAGCTTGACGCCGGCCTTGCGGAGCTTGTTCACCGTCGCAGCGATGTTGCTCTTGGAGAGGCCCGTCATCGTCGCGACCTCCTTGACCGATTCGGCCTTGGTCCAGTTCTTCACGAACGCGTCGTACGGGTAGGGGGAGCGACGCGTCCCGTTGGTCGACTTCGCGGTGTGCCCGTTCTTCCTCTTCTTCGCCATGTGCAAGGTGTGCCATGCACGTCCTCCCGGAGTCAAGTGGGCGGTCAATAGTCGTCTTCAACAAACGCATCGTCGTCCGCCTCGCGTCCGCACGAAAAACGGTCTCGAGCGCGCGATGGGTGAGGTCATCCACCAAAGAGAGCGCCTTCGCCGTCATGCTGTATTCCCAGCGCTGCACGGCGTAGACGTCGATCAACACCCAATAGCGACCTGCCACGCCAGGCACCACACGCATGTCACCGGCGCGGACGCGTCCTTCCACCAACGTGCCGCATACCAGCCGTTCGCGCACGGGACGAAGCGCTCGCGATCACGAATCGCGTCACCCGCGAACCCATCAACGTAACTGGCGTGCGTTATGCCCGGCACGTTCTTGAACTGCACCTCGCCCCGCGAAACCCAACCGCTCACGGTGACCGCCGTCAAAACGACACCTTCCATTTGACATTCAGCGTCCACATCGCATCCAAGGCCACGGCCGCGGCGATGCACTCGACGCACGTCACCCGCGCGTCCGGGTCGCGGATGAACACGGGCTCGAGGTCGCCCCAGAGCTGGATGCAGTAGGTCTCGGATGCCCACGGATACGTGTTAGCTGTGTATGCGTGAACGTGGTGCACAACGCCAGCGCTGTCTTGTATGCGTTCGACCTTAGGGCTGTTGAACGTGTAGTGCGTGTAGCCGGGACCGAAGTCGCGTGGGTCAGTCTTGAACATCATGCACCTCCATCGCGAGACACTCGACACACGTGACGATGCCTGGGCGCAGCGCGAATGATTTGGCAAGGCCCGTGATGTTGTCGTACGTCTGCGATGCGTAACCACACGGCGTCTGCAAGAACATCCATGGGCCGCTGTAACGCGTGAACCGCGTCACGCGGTGCGCGCGCAGGTCCTCGAACACGAAGCAGACGTCGTCGAGGGTTTCTTCGCGCCAGGCCTCGGCAGCAAGCGGGTCTCTCATCAGTACCCCCAATCTTCGTGGGCCTCGCCCAGGCGCGGCAGCGCGCCCGGCAACGGCGGCAAGGTCACGTACGGCGCGCCGCACCTCGGACACGCCGTTCGCGGGCAGCCGACGCGCGGATCGACCTCGCCAGCGTCGACGCGCTTGGGACAGCGACAGCTAGGGCAGCGCACGAGGTAGGCCATAGTCATCCGAGCGGGTGTTGAGACCGTGGAAGCGCCAAGCACAGCACGCACGTGACCGTGCGGTGGTGGCGCTTGTCGATGTTGTGAGTGTCGGTCGCGAGCGTCAGGACACGCGAACCGTCTCGGGTGCAGGCCAGCGCCCACCGGCGCACCGGCTTGGATAACACCGCGTCGATCATGTCGACCTGCCAAACGTCGGTCATGTCGACCTGCCAAACCCAGTGAATGATGTCGCGGTCGTCCTTGTATGTGCGCATGGTTCAAGCCGGGCTGTAGCGCACGAGCCGCGCGTTGAGGCTGTCGACGTAGCGACGCTCGCTCATTCGCCGCGCGCCGAGGCCGTGTCCCGCAACAACAACAACTGCGCCACAACCTCATCAGCGTCGTCGACGGCCTTCTGCAAGCCATACCGCTCGGTGTAGTGCCCGCCATCGCGATGCACGCGCGCGAGCAGGTTCTTCAGGTGACGTTCGAGCAGTGCACGGTCGTCACGCAGTCGATCGGCCCAGTCGACACGCTGGGACAAGGTCTTGTTCGATGCGGCGAGGGCGTCGGCGCGGGTCTCGGCGGCGTTGGCACGGCGCACGAGGCCATCGATCATCTCGCGCTGGCGCATGATGACGGTCAGCGGATTCTCGATGACCTCTTCGACGATCGGCGCGTCGACCCACTTCCGCCCCTCTTCCGTCATCGTGCGTGCGCACGCGAGCGCTTCTTGGATCTGCGGGTCTTGCAGCGCGTTCTTGCCCAAGCGTAGCCGCTCGGCGGCCCACGCGTTGATGGCGTGCGGCGCGGCGGCGTCGCGCCCGAGCAGCACGAACACCATCTCGCTGGGATGCGCGTGCGACATGCACGTGTGCTCACGAGCCAGCTCGTCCTTCTTACGCATGCTTCGCTCCCTTCTTCGCTGGGGTCACGGGCGCCTCGCAGCAACCGAAGCGGCCGCAGCCGCGACGTAGCCACGTCCCTTCGCCATGCGCGTGCGGCGCTCCTTGACGAGGTCGGGCAGCGGGATGCCGTTGCTGGACGACGCGTCCTCGAGCGTCTTCTCGATGCGCCCGACCTCGGTGGCGTGAACAGCGTGCAGCACGCCGAGCAGCAAGAACGCCTTGCCGCCGTCACCGTCGCAGCGCGCCATCATCTCGTCGATGACGACCTTCATGCGCACGACGAACTCCTGGTACATCTCTTCTTGGAACGTGGCGATGTCCTGGTCGTTCCAGACAGCCGACGGTGGTGGTGCCGGCGCTTCGGGCTTGGTGTCTTGGGCTTCTCGGGCTTCTTCGGTCACGGGCTCTCCTATCCCGACGACGTCGTGACGCCGTCGGTGAGGTCGTTGGTCATGCGGAGCTTGAGCGTCCACGTCTGGCCTTGCGCGTCTTGCACGTTGAACACGTGCTCGGGCAACAACGAGTAGTACATCGCGCCATGGTCACCAACGAGGTGGCGTAGCTGCGTAGCGACCACATCCGGCGCTGCGGACTCCTGCAACGCGAACGCCACTGCGTTGGCGACTTCGTCTTTGCCCGACGTCTCGGTGGTGCACTGGTGGATGCCAGCAGCCAAGATCTCAACGGTTGCGCTCATGGTCGAATTCTAGCGGGCCATCTTGCGACCGCGCTCGATGCGTAGGGTGCGTGTTGCGAGCAGGTTAGGCACCGGCGCGCCGGCGCGGTGCAGTGCGCCCTCGAGGATCTTCTCGGCGCGACCGACCTCTTCAGCGAGCGTGGCGTGCAGCACCGCCATCATCGTGGCCGCGCGCGCGAAGCTGCCCTCGGTGTAGCGGGTCATGATGTCACCCGTGACCTCCGTGAGCCGTCGCTTGAACTCCTTGTAGACGTCCTCCTGGACCTTCAGCAGCTCCGCCTCTTCGTCGTCGGGCGGCGCTGGCGGCGGCGGGGCTTGCGGTGTCGGCAGCGGGATGACCTCGGCAAGCTTGGGCTCTTCGAATGTGGGCTCCGGCGGGGGCGGCGTGACCTGCACGGCGCGATTGATACGCTCACGGTACTTGCCGAGGTAGGTGCGGCCCACGCGCTCGATGCCGTCGCGCAGCAGCACGTCGTCGACCTCTTGAAACGCGACGCTCTGCCCGTCGGGGTGAAACTTGCACTTGGGGCACTCGCCGTCGCCGTCGAGCAGCTCGCCGCAATCGTCGTCGTGGAACATGACCATCATGCGAACAGGACCTCCCTCTGGCAGGGCTCGCACCGCCGGTGTTGCAACAGCAGGCGCGCGGTACTGCCTGGATTCTTCATGTACAGGATGCAGCCAGCGTCGAGCAACGCGATTGCGTCAGCTTCGAGCACGCGCGAGTCGTCCGCGAGGACGATGAACTCGTGATGGTTGTCGATGCCGTTGGCACAGCGCGAGCGACGCGTGCCGATGGCTTCCTTAGGCTCGTTGTCGTTCATCACGGCCAACCAACGATGCTGATGATGAGGATGCCACCAAGGCCCATGCCCACGCCGACCCCGAACCCGAAGCCCGCAACGAGGATCGTATGTAGCTGGGCACGTTGCCACCACGGAACGTTGTGAAGGTGGACACGCGGCAACTGCATCGCGCCGCTCTCGGGCTCGCAGATCTCGTGGCCCCAGTAGCTCTCGCCGCAGCGTGTGCAACGATGCATTCGGTTCTCCATCATCATCGCCTGCTCGGTTTGCACTGCAGCGCATCCACGCCCGCAGCGGTCATGCGGGACACGTCGTGTTGTTTGACTATGATCTCGATGCACGTGCCGTACTGGTCCTCGACGTGGATGCCGAGCCGACCGTCGCTGTAGGCCTCGTAGTAGTTGACCTCGAACTTGGACTTCGCCCGAGGCATCACGGCACCTGATAGAACAAGTGGAACACCAGCCCCGACTGCGGCTGGAACGTGCCCACGTAGTGCAGGTTGAACGAGTCGAAGGGCGCGCCTGTCGCGACAACCACGAACCGCCGCTTGCGCTTGGCCAGGTTCGGATCCGCGTTGACCTGGATCCACACCTGCGCCACTCCAGCCTGCATCTGCACACAGAGCGGTGCGAACGGAGCGTCGGGCAAGTCCAGATCGAACACGCTCTGCGCGGGCACGGGGAACTTCCAAATCACGGTCTCGAATGCGTCTGCCATCAGAGCAGCTCCACGGACAGGAGGTCCCCGCCCTGGTTGAAGATGAGGTTGCACGGCTGGCCGATAACGTTCGCTTCGCGATGCCAGCGGCGCATCGACGTAACGTGGAACGGCACGACCGTGAGGTCGTAGACGGCTTCGCCCCAGCCTGTCAGGTTGTTGAGCGCGACGACCTTGCCGAGCACGACGCAGCTAAGGTCTGGCATAGGTCCCCTCGTAGATGGTTCCGACCCGGCGCAGCTTCCGCCGCGCGAGCAGCAGCGCGATGGCGCGCTGCACCTGCCGCTCGGACACCGTGCCGTAGTCGTCGCGCACGCGCTGCAGCACGTCGCGAAACACGCACTCCTGCTTGGGCGGCACCGCGGCGAGCACAACGTCGCGTAGCAGCGGGGCAGCATGGATCTTGCGAACGTCACGCATCGACGATTTCCACGCCACATTGCTCTGCAACCGCTCGCAGCGTGTCCGTCAGCTTGACGTAGTCGCGCACCGTTCTGTCCACGATCAACACGACACGGACGCCGACGTACTTGTCTTCGCGTGGATCAACAATCCGGCCGACCTCTGGGCGGTGCCCAGCGCGTGCCAGCGCGGCGGCTATCTCGAACGCCTTGACCCAGACGTCGTCGGAGTCGTCGCGAATGAGCACATGAGCGCCGACAGGGAATGCGACGATGGCCGCTTTCATCGCTTACGGCCTTTCTTGGCCGCGTGCATGACCCGCTTCTCTTCCTCGCGAACCTCACCAGCGCGCTGCTCGAGTGCGCTAATCGACTTCACGATCGTCTCGGCAAAGGTGTGCGCGGACCGGTCGATGAAACCATTTGCCTTGCGTACGACCAGCGGCTCGCCATGCTCGTACGACGATACGACATGCGTGGTCCCCTTCATCTTGATGTAGATCAGTGCGTTTAGCATCGGCGTCACCTGCCACCCGATATGGTCGGAGCCACTGATGCGGTAGAACAGGACGCGGTCGGTGACGACCTTGTAGTGGTCTCGCGTGTTGGCGAACGAATCGGACAGCCGGACGTCGTCAGCGAGCCTGAGACTCTTCGCGGTGAGCTTAGCCATTGGGCTTCCTCGTCTTGTAGGCCGCGACCAGCGCGAGCAGCAGCGCATCACGTTCGGCGCGCAGGTTGACGTTCTGCTCGACGGTGACGATAAAATCGAGGCCCTGCTTTGACGCGCGCTTAGCCTCGTCGTCGTCGGGCTGCTGTGCGTCGCGGATCTCGTCACGCAGACGGTCGCACTCGTCCTTGTGCCGTTGGTTATCGGCGAAGCGCTCCGCGATCTCGTTCTTGAGCGACGCCTCGAGGTCCTTGACGCGAGCCTCGGCAGCCAGGATGCGCCCAATGTTTGCCTTCGTCGCAGTCTTCATCGTAGTCTTCATCGTAGCTTCCTGACCTTCGCGTTTTGATTTACCACCGTCGACATCCAGCTTCGCCCATCGTCGTTAGCGATGTTCGTCGCGACGTCTTGGGCTTCTTCTTTAGACCGCGCCTCGACCATCAACGTGATCACCTGCTCGATCTGGCGCGTGACAACGACCTCGTACTTGGAGAGCTTGGCCTTGCGGTTGGCTCGGTTCATGTTCGACCTCCGTGTTTACTTCATAAACGTCTGGGTTACCATCTCCAGGACCTCTTCGAGCGAGGCGCCTGTGGACTTCGCGTAGATCGTCCCCGCGTAAAGCAGCACGCGCGCGATGGCGTTGGCGTCCCACGCTGGGTCGCGGTCGTGCCACGCCATGGCGAGCTTGTAGACCTCGTCCAGAACGTGCTGCAGCTCCTCGGCGGTCATCGCCCTAGCCCTCAAACGCCATCGGCAGCGCACGACCCTCGGCGTCGACACCAGCGAGACAACGCACGCACGTGATGACAGCATCGTTATTGATGTGCTTCTCGTGATACATGGCCATCGAAAAGCTGTAGCTACGCCCGCACCGCGTCCTGACGACGTAGCGCGGCTGAGCCGAAACCTTGGTGTAATGGGGGGGCAGAGTACGACAGCACGACCTCGTGGACCATGACGATGAGGCGAATGCCTCTCACGGGTCTGTGCCACGAGAGTTGATGATCGCATAACGCACCCAGCGCTGCGTCTTCGGCCAGTCAGCGAAGCACATGACACACGTCGCCGGCCCCTCGACCACAGGCAATCCATGCGGCTTGCGCGCCGTGCACACGACATAGATGTCGATGCCGAGCTTGTCACCGAACGCGCCGTGCGCGTAGGTGCTGTGCACGATGCCATCAGGACCAAGCACATTGTCGACCAGATACGGCGGCAGCTCGTGCTCGCTCACGGCAAGATCGTCCGCACCACGCCATCAACGTCAACGGTCAGCAGATGCCCCGTCTGCGTGCGCCAGATCTGCCAGTGGCCGTCAGGCCCAACGTGCTCGGCGCTGAGGAGCAGGGCCTCGAGCTTGCGGCGCACCTTCGCGGCGTAGCGTTCGACGATCGGCCCGACGTGCAGCGACGGGACGCCCATGTGACGGGTCATCGCGCGCTCGATGGCGTGGTCGCTGATGATGGTCGGTCTAACAGTGATCATAGGCACCTCTATCGTCCATGTCCGTATACCAAATCGGACGGCGAGTAGGCGACGCACAGGGCGCACGTCGGAGCGTCTTGGTTGATCGCCAGTTGGTTGCTTCGTCCAACATCCAGTACTTGGCATGAACTACCTGCTGGATGAACAACGTCCAGTACTTGGCATGAACTGCCTGCTGGATGAAACCGAGCGAACAGCACGATACGTAGAAGCGCTTGCCTATGCTGTCGGAAAGCGCAGACAAACCGAACAGGTGCACGACGTGCGAGTCTTCCGGGTCATAAGGATCGCACGCGCACAACCACGCCGGAGGCCCGCCGCTCACGGCGTGCACACCATCGCCCAGCAGCCCACGCACGTGACTAGCTTGTCGGCGACGTCCACCCAGCCGAGGTCGTCGAACGGAGCGCCGCAAAACGTGACGTAGACCGGCAACAGCTCGAGCTTGTCCGCGGACGCCTCGATCTTGATGACGTCCCCCTCCTGCACGATGCCCTGAATCTGCCAGTTGGTGAACTGGAAGTGCTTGGTCGGGTCGAACGGGACGTAGACGTAGCCGTGCACGACGCCGTCCGGATCCATGACCAAGCCGAGCGTGTGCGGCTTGTCAATACGCGCCATTGCGGCCTCGCCGGATGCGCTCGTATGCCGCGTTGACGGCGTCGTTCTCCAAGTCCGCGGCCAGGCACTTGACGCACGTGACGGTCGCGTCGGTGACGTGCCACGCCGCGGGGTCGCTCGGCGGCAGGTCCTTGTTCGCGTAGAGCACCTCGATCGCGTCGCACAAGGTCTCGTCATCAGCGAGCCTGAGACTCTTCGCGGTGAGCTTAGCCATTGGGCGACCTCTTGTAGGCCTCGACCAACGCGCACAACAACGCGTCGAGCGCCCTGTCCTCGAGGAGGCTGGTCTCGCGTACCCCAGCAACACACCGCACGCAGGTGACCACGTCCGCCGACGGCCGCCATTCTGGATCCACGTGCTCGTTGCCGAACGTGTTACCGCAGCGCGTGCCCCAGCGCTCGCCGAATAGGATGTTGTGCACGATACCGTCGGGACCGCGCACGTTGTTGTAGACCGTCATGGCGCCGCCGCCCAGCACAGCACGCACGTCGGCGGCCCCTCGACCTTGACGAACTGGTTATCGGTGAAGCCCTCTGACCATCGATTGGTGGTGCCGCACAGCGCCCGAAACACATCACCGATGTTCTGCGCGACGCGGTCGTACGGCACCAGCAGGTGCGCGAGGACCCCACCGTTCCACGTCGCGACGAACGGCTCAAACCGATGCATGTACCTGCACCAGCTCGACGCCTGCGTCTTTGAGGTGCTTGGCCTGGAGCGGGAAGTGCTTGGGCCACCACGCCAACATCTCGCTGACCGCGAACTCGCCCTCGACGATGTAGACCGAATTGCAGGAGCCGCGCTTGTCGCCATGCGTACGGTCCCACCACGCCAGCAGTGTCATCCACGAACCGTCCTTCATATAGCGGTGGAAGAGGAACTGGCCCTGCGGACACTCGCCGCCGACGTGACCCATGCGCGTCATCTTGTGGGGGTCGAGATAGTACGCGGCGGTGTAAAAAACCGTCTGGCCTTCGTGGCGCGGTGCCCAGCCACCGTCGAGGGTGTGGAGCTTCTGTGCAGGGCAATACGGGTCTTCGTAGCGAACACGCGAACCGCCGATGTGGTGCAAGTCGTGGCCCACGTCGTTCCACACGCCGAAGTACCACGCTCGCGTGCGTTCGGTGATACGCCCCGTTTCGAGCACGAACGCCGCATCGAGCAGCTGCTGCGACAGCGCGCGCGCAGCTTTCGGCGTCAGCGCGTCCAGCGGGTTGCCTTCGTCGCTGTATAATATGATTTGGTTGTTGTTTACGATCGCGTTGCTCATAGCTTCATGTCCTCCTTGAGGTTGTCCAGGGCGACACCGAGGACCTTGGCGACGCCAGTGACGTTGTCAAGCATATCAGCCATCTGCGCGAACTTGTCCTGGATGCTGTCGAGAGCAGCGATGCACTGCGCCCCGGTCTCGGCAGTCGGCCTTCTCATCACGTTCGAGCACCATGAACCAAACCACCGTCACGAACCCGGCGATGACGACGAGCACGATGATCAACTCGAGCACAGTAAGCTTGGGGTATTTTATCTAGTTCTCCTTGGTCCACGTCGCTATGCACAACATGCACGTAACCACGCCGCCAACAGCAACACGTGGCGCTGGCGGCAGGTCAGCTATGCCCTGGCGTGGGATGGGATTGCCTCCCATGAAACTTTGGCCGCAGGCTGTTTCGAGCGCGTGGAACGGGCCAGTTGCGAGCTGTCCGTTTTCTGGGCTCGGCTTAGGCATCCGGGTGTTGTGCATGATGCTGTCGATCTCCACGGTCAGCTTCATGGTCTGGTTGGTATCATAAACCAACAAGTTCGGCGATGCAGCGCACGCACGTTGGCGCGCGGACAACGTAGCGCGCGTTGATCAGCTCGACGTCCACGCCCAGGCAGGCGATGGCTCGTCGGCCTATCCACGGCGCGGCGATGGACGTGAGGCACAACGTGCCGTGCACGACGAGGTCGTCAACGAGCCCGATGACTGCGTTGCTGCCTCGGCAGTGGTGCTGGTAGCCGTCGTAGGTGCGCTTCATGACGGCCATCTTGCCAACGTTGCCCAACACACGACGCACGTGACAATGTAATCGGTGGCCAGGTGCGTACCGGCATGCAAGCTACGTCCGTCGCACGCCAAGAACCGAGCACTGTCCGGTAGGTTCGAGACCCAGTCGATGGTGTAACTGACGTGCACGAGGCCACGTGTCTCATCGTCGCCAAGCAGGTAGACGTTGTCGTCGCGTTGCATCGCCTTCACAGTCTTCACAGCGAAATCTTTCCGTGCAGAACGTAAGCGATGCAAGCCACGCAGGTCACAACACCCAAGGCTTGGGTACAGATAACGTCGCGCAGGTTATGTTGTGTGCACGCAATGACGTCGTATGACTCAATGAAGCCATGCAGGCCGCCGACCCGAACGTGCACGCTGTGATGAACGATGTCATCGTCGCGCGTGTACAGACGTATATTCGGGCCGCACGACAAGTAGAGGGGGCGTGGTTGTTGAAGGCCAAGAGCGATTTTCACGTGAAGCCCTCCCGCTGCACAGCTGCAAGACATTGCACGCATGTCACTGCGGCGCGGCTTGCGACGTACTCTTTGTACATGGTGCTGAGCATCGCGTGCGTGCACAACACGTAGAACGAACTTGGATAGTTCCGGGGCGGGTTGTTGTAGGAGAATACGTAGTGAACAAGCTTAGTAACGAAGACTCCCACGACAAGCGCGTCATCTGGACCAGAAACACGTGTTCGGCCGACCAGGTGTGCGCGCTGGCTCAACATAGCGACGGCAACCCGACGCACACCGCGCATGTCACCATGTCGTCGGTGGACTCGAACGTGCCAGCCATCAACACGGCACCGACACCGTCGGCGCAACGTACACGACGCACCCACATGTACCCGGACGTTGTTTTGTAGGCGCTGATGTACTTGGACGCGTAGGTCGCGTGCACAATACCTCCCAGGGCTGGAGTGATGTAACGGATGTTCTGGCGCGGCGCGTATTCCAAGCTCATCGGTACTCCTCACCACGCGCCAACCTGGGATCGGTCATGTTCCTCCTCGATCAGCGCAGCGATGCACGCCACGCACGTCGGCATCGGTCTAACTTCGCTGACCTCGCCACCACGATATGTCCAGAACGAGCTACGACACTTAAGGCGGTGAACCCACTCGCCAGCCACACGATGGTTCGTGAACACATGCACGAGCGTGCCGTCGTCACCGCGTTCGAAGTCGCCGATCTTGAACGCGATGATGCGCCGATAGCTGCGCATCATGGCGCGTGCTCGATCTCGTACGCGATGCAGGCCACGCACGTCAGCTGCGGTTGCGACGGCGACACTTCGTCCTCGCTGTAGTTGAAGACCTCGGGGCCGCACCACTTGCTGAGGAACTGCCGCCCGTTTCCGTGTATGTAAACCGTGAAGCCATGGACGAGCTGCGTCTCAGCAGCGCCATGGCGAACCTTCGCGATGATGCGTCGGTACGTGATCACGACGACACCTTGTACGCCGGCGACGCTAAGCAGCACACACAGTTGACCGGCGCGAAGGTCATGCTCGAAACCTCGGACCAGCTGTAGTCGAGGTTCGGCATGCACACGAAGGTGTAGGTCAGGTCGTGGTTCTCGTTGACGGTGTCCATCGCACGGTGCACCAGCTCGCGGTTGCCTTTCTTCGTCAGCAAGCGACGATTGCTAACGTTAACGCGTGTCACGGCGGCAGCGCCCCATGGGCCAAGCACCTCACGCAATCGATGGGCTCCTCAGTCAACGCCAGTTCATGTTCCTGGTACCACGGCGCGAGCGGATGACACAGCAGCGCGTACGAACGAAAAGACGGCGTGTGTTCGACGGCGCGAAACACATGCACAAGGTTGTCGTGCGTATCTGGGAAGCTGCGAAACCGTTGTCGCGTGAGAGTCACTCCACGTAGTGGCATAGCGACGTTTCTCCTTGTGGATGCAGCGTGTACACGGACAAGCACACGACGCAGTTGACCTTCGAGAGAAGCACGAACTTCCGGCTGTCCTTGCCGTGCCAGTGAGCAGGACAAAACCAAACAAGCGCACCCTCTGAGGAAACGGCTATCACTGCATGCACGAGCTGGTCACGTGGCGTGTAGACGGCGCACCAACGACTAGGCTTTGGGAAGGCGGCCATCGTGGATCTCCTTGGCAAGGCAACGCACGCACGTGATGGCGTCGTTGGTCGCGACCGTATCGATGTCATCCCAATGCATAATAGGCGCACAGGTCAACGTTGTAGTAGGCCCATCATGCCCTTCAGCAGGGTGATGATCATAGACAACATGGACAACAAGGCCGAGTTGGCGATCCATGTCGCGGACACGCACGCGTGTGCTCACAGCGGACCGATCTGGCCGACCTTGCCCTGCTTCGCCAAGCACAACACGCACGTCGACGGCCCCAGGATAGGCTCGAAGGCACCCGACGAGATGCGGCCGTCGTAGTCGTTGCAGTAAATGCGATGCGTCAGCTCGTACCCTGGTTTGTCTGACCGCGACGTCCACACGGTCCACAGCAGGTGCGTGATCGTGCAACCCCACAACCGGACGTAAGAGAGGCCAGGCGTTGACGGTGTAGACCCCATCAGCGCGTCGCCTGTCCGCTGACGATGCACAGCACGCAGGTCACGGTTCGATAGTTGCGTCGGACGTTGTGCGGACGATGCGGCACGGTCGGAGCACATGCCAGCCAGTACGTACGTCGTACGGGTTCGATACCTCGTTGTTGTTCGAGATAGTACGAGACGTGGACAACTCCTGGAGCATCAATCAGCTCGCAGCGACGGATCGTTTGTACGGCTCGCATCGAATCCCCTTGGATCATGGCCACGGCGAGCTGGTGCTGATGCATCGCACGCACGTGACGGGGCCTGGTACGTCGATGATGCTCCAGCGGTCATACACCGTATGAAGCACACATCTTAGATGCCATATGTGACGGTCGGTCCCGTTGCTCCAGCGTGCACCGGTAACACAGACCGCTGCGTGCACGATACCTGGGGTGTCGAGACGTTGGACGCAGACGAACGTCACCAGGTGCACGACGACGCTGCGCTGCCCGTCGTTGTAACGCACACGACCAGGCCGTAATCCTCCTCTCACAGCGCCGGCTCCAGCGTCTTGCCGAGCGCGAGCCACGTCTTCTGGCACTCGACGCACGTCACGATGACCGTCGCACGTGGCGCCGTCACCTGCTTGGCGCGGCCGCACACCGAGTGCGTGGACTCCTCGCGCGCGATGTGCGTGAGCGTCGCGTCGCGGCTGTAACGCGACCCCGAGAAGCACGAGACGTACGCGCCGCTGTCCAAAGGCAACTGCGAACGGAGCGGTCCGGCAGGCGCGACGTCCTTGCGTTGACGAGCCTCCCAGTGCGTGGGGTTGACGCACGCAGGCACGCCGCACGTGTTGCGGAGCGTCAGCCGCTTGACGTCGATCATGCCCATGCCCGAGGCACGGTCCCATCCCCACAACAAACGTGTGACGCAAAAGCTCCGCGCAAACTTCTCACGCGGCGGCTGCCAGCGAATCTCGGCCTGCGACTCGAACGGCCCGCCATCGAACTCGCCGAGCCAGTACCAGTGCTCGCCGACGTGAGGGCCGCGATCGATGAGAGGCTCGACGAGGTTGCGCGGCGGCAACAACTTCCCACCATGGCCGTGGTGGCGCGCCAGGACCCCCATCAGCGACACCCCTGGCAAGAGACTGCGCGCGTGACCACGGAAGCATGAAGCGGGTCGACCACGGTGCCACAGGCGGCGGCGAGCGGGCGCTCGGGCAGCGCGTCGACGCGGTGGACGACGCCGTCGATCTCGAGCAGCACGGCGGCGGCGCGATCGAGGACCGCGCCAGTCTTCTGCACGACTAGCCGCCATACACTGCCGTCGGCGACGGGGACGGCATCGAGGCGATAGCGCGGCGCGGGCCACGCGAACGCCCAGTGGTCGGGGTTGATGCACTGCGGTAGCCCGCACGTGGAGTAGACGGCCGTGCGGGGCGGCAGCTCGCCGTGGCGGTGCTCGAGGAGCACGCGGGCGACGTTGAACACGCCCGCGTCGAGGGGGAACTGCCGCACGCGGATCATGGCTTGACCGGTCGCGTCATGACGGCGCGTCGGCTTCCGATCCAAGAAGAACCAGTGCCCATGCACCAGCTCACAGTCGATGTAGGGCTTCAGCGCATCGGGTGTCGGTGCGAGACCCGACACGTAGTTCGGATGACGCCCAAGTCGAGGTCTTGTCTCCATACGAAATTCGCTCCTGCTGCGTGACGGCCGATCTTTGCATCAGAGAACCCGCCGCGGCCCCCGCTCCCCTCCTCCTCCTACCTATACTATATCCAGAGATCTATGGTTCTTCTTCTAGGAGGGGGTCGGGGGAGGGACGCTTTTCTTTGCGGGAATCGCGAGGGATGGACTCACCTTAGAAATTCGCGTGTAGGGGGAGAGTGAGGACGTACATTCAACCACATGTAGTTGAATGTCTGAATGGGGCAAAACGGGCTGCAGATTCTGCAGGTTTTTACGATCGCGAAAAATGCAAAGGTGAATTTCTAAGGTAAGCTCATCCCTTGTGATTCCCGAGATCTTCATGTCATTTTGTTTTTGTTTTTGAACAGTTACACTAACGTATCTAAGGCTACGTTTTAGAGTCAAGCTGTCACTTGTCAGGTGCCACTACGGTGTTTTAAGATGATCCTCCGTGAAGCATACGTGGTTTCCCTACAACTTCCTACCTCTCGTCTATGCAGACAACTACGACCGTGTCGACCTCGAGCAGGTCTTCAAGGAACAGGGCGTCGAACCGTCGTTCCCTCTCGTCGCCCGCCGTCGACACGGCTCCTGGATCACCACGCTGCCCCCAGGCGTCTTCCTGAACGAGTTCCGGGCGGGCATCGTCCCCGACATCCGTCCCTCCTACGAAGCCCTGCTCAACGCCTCCAGGACCCGCGTCGGCACCCGCGGCAAGCCACGCCGCCTTCTTCCCCGCCACCACGCCCCGACGGACACCCCGCCCCACCTATTCCACCACGTCGAGGCTGTCCGCGTGTTCAGGGAGTGCGCCACCCTCAAGCACCCCGCGTTCCTGAACGCGATGTACAACTTCTTGCTCCGCGCCGAGGCCGACCGCGCCCTCATCGTCCCGCCGCGCCCGCGTCCGCCCTACGACCCGGCGAACCACGATGGCCAGCGCGGCCCGGCATGGACTGCCGCCGAGGACAACGTCCTGCGCCGCTGGTTCGGCATGCACACGTTCGGCGAGCACAAGGGCAAGCACGTCCCGTTGTCCCCCGAGCAGTGGGAGCTAGTCTTCGCCGCGCTGGGCGGGCAGCGCACCCGCGCCGCCGTGCAGCAGCGCCTCTGCGCCCTCAACAAGATCACGCTCCGCGAGTTCCTCGTCGCCGGCTTCGTGCCGCAGACGCAGCTTAAGGCGTACATGAAGCGCGCCCTCGGGGAGAAGCCGCGCCTCCCGCCCGTGGGCGGGCGTCGTCGCGCCGCACCGCGGCCCCCGCCCGCCACCTACGAAGAAGCCGCCGCGCTGCTCGAGCGCCTGCGTAGCTCCGCCATTCCCTGGTCTCCGCTCGAGGACCAGACCATCGCGGACATGCTCGGCGTCGGGCCCGGGCGGGTGCCGGTGCCGCGTGGCACCGCCGATTGGCCGGTGCTGCTCGCTAAGCTCCCCGGCCGCACCAAGACCAGCATCTACCGCCGCGCGCAGCACATCCGCGAGCGTGGGTTCGCTGCGCCGCCGCTGACATCGCCCGCTGTTGAGGTACACGCACCGTGATCCCCGCATCCGACGAAGAACGCCTGCTCGCCGCCATCGCCTCCGAGCCCGGCCTGCGCTGGCGCGCCTACGCCTTCAAGACGGGCATGCCGCTGCGCAGCGCCGAGGACGCGATCTACAACTTGTGGGCGGACAAGAAGATCCAGATGGACGCCGACTCGACGCTGCGACTGCCGCGCGCGGGCGAGGACTGCTTCAGGTACGACACGTGAGCAACACTAAGCACCCACGCGGGCGCCGATCGCCGCGAACGAGGCTGCGCTAGCACACGGCTCCTATACTTCACCCGTGGTCGCCCCTGCCCCACCCCCGCCGTCGAACACCCTCTCCCTCGTCCCGGGGACGTCGTCGAGCTTCACCGTCGACCTCACCGACCGCTACGGCTATCCGCTGTCCCGCTACAAGCTGCAGGGCGCCATCGCGCAGGTGCTTGTCCGCCTCGACCCCAACGTCGACAGCGACACGCTGGTGTTCACCAGCGCCGACCCGACGCACGTCACCATCGACGTGTTCCGGTCGACCGTCACCGTCAACTTCCTCGTCGCTGACACCAACACGCTGACCATCGGCACGCTCTACTTCTGGCAGTTGCAGTTGACGCTCGCCGATGGCGAAGTGCTGCTGCCGGTGAACTGGACGCCGGTCGACGTCAACGCTGGGGGCAGTGCAGCACCGGCACCACCGGTGTTCCCGTCGACCGTCGCGGTCAACCAGGACTATCCGCTGCACGGCTCATTGCTCTACCAGACCCCGGGCGGGTGTGGCATCGACAATGCGCAGGTCCGCGTCTATCTGCTCAGCGACTATCAAGCAGGCAACCTATCGTCCCCAGTTGGGACGACGACTACCACACGAGGTGGAGCTTGGACCGCACCCGTGCTGGTGCCGACCGGGTTCACATACGTGGCGTACTACTGCAAGCCCTACGAATACGGACCGGACGTCTCAACGCCGTTTTTTGCGTGAGCGCAGTCATCAAGCTGATGGAGTGGAATGGTCCGGTGGGTTCTCCGACCCAGACGGACAAGACCAGCTCTGAACTACGTTTCAAGTTCCACGACGATCCTATCGTCGACGCGTCGTACCCGCTCTTGTCCTCTCGCAAGACGATACGCAGGTCGTTTGAGAAGTGGTTGCGTATCCACGTCGGCAGGCCGGGTCCCGACAACACGTTGTTCAATCTCGTCGCGTACCGCCAAGGCGTCCTATCGAACATCTGGGTGCGCTCGGTGAACCCCGCGTCGTGGGAGTACGCCGCGCCGGCGGTCCCTGCTGACGAGACGGGCTGCGTGCCGTTTGGCCAGTTCTGGGCAGCACGACCCAAGTCGCTCGACTCAAGCACGTCAGGAGCGCCCTACCGGGGCTACGACTTCGACGCGGGCGACTTCTTGGTGCTTCACGCGACCATCGCGGCCGGCGCGCCGCCGTCGATGGGGATCGCTATCAGCGCGGGTGGTGTTGTGCTCGGATGGACGGAGACGTGACCGTGTCAGCACCGTAGTCGACCAGGCGCAACCACCACGCGCTCGGGCGAACGTAGTCTTCAGTCTCTTCGAAGACCATCAGCACCTGGTCATCGGTCAGGCCGTCATTTGCGTAGGCCTGCCGCGCTGCGCGGCGGAACTGCGCAGCTGTCACACGACATGGGCGGGCGTCGAAGGCTGCGCGGGCGTCGTTGAGCTTCATCTGGGCCTCCAAGGGGTTCTGCGACCCGCTTCCTATAATTCCGGCATGGTCATCACGTTCGGCGTCAAGGGCTTCTTCGATTGGGAGCCCGCGGAACTGCACCCGGGCGTGCAGATCACGCAGAAGGACGTCGACCAGAAGCGCGCCAAGAAGCTCGCCGATGGTCGATGGGCGATCCGCGTCGAGAAGACGCAACCTTCGCATCACGACACCTGCATCACTGAGGTGCAGCTCTGCGACTACATCGCGGGGCGCACCGCGGTCGGCGCAGAGCTGTCGCGCCAGGACGCGGTGATGTATCTGCTCGGGCAGTCGGCCCAGCACCACGTCGCGCGCCGCCACGTCTGCGAAGTCACCGTCGGTGGCAAGACCCACAAGGCTGTCGAGGTCTCCGACTCGGGTCCCGTGCCCGAGCTGCTCAAGAGCTGCCTCGAGGCGCGCAGCGTTACCGGGCCCGAGGCCGAAGCCGCGCTGGCGCGTTACCTCGAGCCCTGCGATCTCGTCGCGGCCATCACGATGCAGCACGCTGCCGCCGTCAAGAAGGGAGCCTGAGCGATGTCGCGCACCGGTTCTGCCGCCAAGATCCTCTACACTGCGCCCGCCGTCGGCGGCGGGCGTACCAAACGCCACACCGTCTTGCAGGCCTCGCGCGCACGCGCGCGGCGCAAGGAGGCGCCGGCGACGCACTCGCACTGGCACCTCGAGATCCGCGATCGGCGCGGCCGGCTCAAGTATCGTGACGTCGGCTGGCGCACGAACCTGACCACCGATGCGGCGTCGGGCTACACCAATCGTCGCGACTGGGAGAGCAAGGCGCTTGGCGGCGGGCCGAACATGTTCTATGGCGCGAGCGCGTCGGGCAACGCGACGGCGACCACGGGCACGACGCTGACCAACTCGGGCGCGTCGTTCCCGACCGCTGGCCAGGCACTCGCGGGCTCGGTGGTGTTCGCGGGCCCGAACAGCTCGGGTGCCGGCTCGATCGCGTTCGGCGTCATCGTGTCGAACAGCGGCACCGTGCTCACGATCGACCAGTGGTACAACCCCGGTACCGGAGCCGCGGCGACCACGCCGAACGCGACGTGCAGCTATTGCGTGCTGACATGTGGCCAGTTCCCGGCGCCGTACATGGCGGTCTCCGCCACCGTGTTCTCGCCGGCGAACACCGACACCACGCTCAACGGTGAGCTGACCTCCAATGGCTTTACTCGCGCGCTCGGGACCTACGCGCACACCGCGGCCGCGTCGACCTACACGCTGAGCCACACGTGGACGGCAACGGGTACTGAGACGATCACCAACGAGGCGCAGTTTGGCGCGGTGAACACGACTGCAGGTGGTGTGATGCCGTTCGAGAGCGCTGAACCCAATTCACCCACGTTGGTTTCGGGTGACACTCTCCAAAACACTGCCACCATCACAATTGGGTGAAATCATTGAACTTTCTTGGAATCAATCGAAACTGATTCCAATAGACAGTCCACTGATAGTAGATTTGGTGCATGAAGCATCTGATCTACGCACTGGTTGACCCACGTACCGAGGAGGTTCGGTACATCGGTAAGTCGAGTCGCGGACTCATTCGTCCCGCGCAACACGCGCAGCCATCACGACTCGCACTCGATGATACGTACCGGGCACGCTGGCTCAAGCAACTTCGCGCTGAGGGTTGTACGCCTCAGATTCGTATCCTCGAGGTCGTCGACGATCCTGATTTGTTGAACGATGCCGAGATCCGCTGGATCGCACTTGGTCATCGCGAAGACTGGCCCCTCACGAACCTCACCGCGGGAGGCGACGGATTCTCGTTCGGGAATCAGGCCGCACGAGGCCACAAGCACACTGACGAGTGGAAGGCTGCGGCCGCCGAGCGCATGCGCGGGAACAAGCACGCTGCGGGGACGGTCCACTCCGACGAGTGGAAGGTCGCCGCGGCCGAGCGCATGCGCGGGAACAAGCACGCACTCGGGTATCGACGCCCGCCAGAGTGGATCGCCGCCCAGTCGCTGCGCATGCGCGGTAATCAGTACGCCCTCGGCCGTGTTGTCCCGCCCGACGAGCTTGCTCGGCGCACCGCCGCCATCCAAGCGACCTACGACGCTTGGACCGACGAACAGCACGTTGAGCACGCGCGCAAGATCAGCGAAGCGAAGCAGGGCAGCGAAGGCAACATCGAGAACCTCAAGAAGGGCTGGGGGCCCGAAGTCCACGCCCGTGCCATCGCCGCCTCCGCCGACGCCCGCCGCGGCGCTCCCCTCCCCGACGAACAACGTACTGCCATCTCCGAGGGCCTCAAGCGCGCCTACGCCGAAGGCCGCCGCGCGCCGATCCAGTCCACCTCGTGCGAAGCCATGGGCGTCTGGTCGCTCGAGCATGCGCACTGCGTCGAGTGCGGGCAGACCGACTCGCCGCACAAGGGCCACGGGCAGTGCGAGCGTTGCTACTCGCGCGAGCGCGCGCGGGAGCTGCGCGCCGCCGAAGTCGCTGCGCGCGGGCCCGACTACGTCGACGGTCGTCGCGCTCGGCACCCGAACAGCCTCGCCAACCTCGCTGCACCGAAGCCCTCGCGCCTTGGCTCGAAAGATTCCGACGAGACGCGCGCCCGCAAGTCCGCCGCCGCGAAGCTGCGCGGCAACCCGACGCTCGCGTCCCAGGGGCGCTGGTCGCGGAAGTACGACGCCTGCACGCGATGCGGTGAGACCGCGCGGCCGCACAAGGGTGGCGGCCTCTGTACGCGGTGCGTCCAGCAGCCGTCCCTATAATTCCTGAGCGTGCCGGGGCTCATGTATGCAGACCGTGTTCAGGAGACCTCATCCACCGCGGGTACAGGGACGCTGACGCTCGCCGGCGCCACGACAGGCTTCCGCTCGTTCACATCCGCGCTGGCCCAGAACGCGACGGTCTACTACACGCTGACCGATGCCGCCGGCGATTGGGAAGTCGGCATCGGCACCTTCACCAACAGCGGCACGACCCTGTCGCGTGACGTCATCCTGTCGTCGAGCAACTCGGGTTCGGCGGTCAGCTTCTCGACGACGATCACCGTGTCGCTCGACTTTCCTGCCGCGAGCATCGCGGACAAGGGCGTGACGATCGCGTTCGCGATGAAGATGGTGCCACAGTAGGAGCCTCATGACCGCGAACGTTCAGCCTCAGTTCTGCGTCGCGTCGAACATCAACTCGGCGTTGGTCGGCGGCACCGCGCTGACCACGAGCGACGGCTCGGGCGGCACGTTCGGCACGTCGATGGTCGTGCTGTTCACGGCAGGCGCCAACGACTCCTACGTCGAAGCGGTGCGCATCATGGCGGTGGCGAGCGCGGCGGCGACGGCGACGGCGGCGACCGTGTTCCGGCTCTACATCGCCACGACGAACACCGGGTCGTCGTCGACGTCGAACTGCTGGCTCATCGCCGAGATCGCGTTGCCCGCGATCACTGCGGACCAGACCACGACGGCGACGAACTGGTACGACATCCCGCTCGGATTCCGCTTGGGCACAGGGCAATACCTCGCGGCTTCCTCGCACGTCGTCAACAACGCCAACACGAACCTGCGCGCAACCACGTTCGGCGCGAACTACTAAGGTGTTCAGCGCCCTCGCCGCGGCGAACCCTCGCAACTGCGGGGTGATGGTTTGGCCCGGCATGTTCGCTACCGGTGCCGGCGGTTGGATCCCGTGGGAGATTCCTCGCAACGTCTCGATGAGCCAATGGCTCTGCGTCGGCGGCGGCGCAAGCGGCGGCGGCGGAGCATCGAGCGCGGCTGCGACGATCGGAACGGGCGCTGGAGGCGGTGGGTCGGGCTCAGTGGCAAATCTGCTCATCCCGACGCGCTTCTTGCCACGCACGGTCTACGTCGGTGCGGGTGCGGGTGGCGCGGCGCCGGCCGCTGCAACGGTGGGCAACGCCGGTGTGCGTTCGTTCGTATCGGCGGAGAATGGCTCGACGGTCGCAGGCGACCTCATTTTGGTGTCGGGCACCGCGGCAGCCGTGGGCGGCACGCAGGGCAGCACGTCTTCGGCGAGCGGTGGCGCCGCGGAGACTGCGGCAACGCGCGCACTCACCGCATTCTCCCAGTTCGGCCTCTGGGTGGCGCTCGTTGGACAATCAGGAACCACGGGAGGTTCGACGTCGGGTGGTACGGGAACAGCAGAGGTGTGGGGCGGCTCAGGCACGACGCTGCCTCCGCTCTCCGGCGGCGCCGGGGGCGGCAGTAGCAACGCGTCGACGACCAACGGCGCGGGCGGCGCGATCACCGGTGCAGGTCTGGTCAACACCATCGCGGGCGGCGCCGCGGGCGGTAGCCCTGGTAACCCCGGCTTCAACGTGAACTGCCAGATGGACATGGCCAGCTTCCACGGCGACTTCCCGCATCAGATCTTTGCGTTCAGTGGCGGTTCGGGCGGCGGAGGCAAAGCCAGCGGCACCGCGGGGCGTGGCGGGCAAGGCGCGTGGGGTTGCGGCGGAGGCGGCGGAGGCGGAGGCGGGGGAACGTCGGGCGGGACGGGTGGCGCGGGTGGCGCTGGTGGCCCTGGATTCGTCATCGTGTGGTTCTGGTGACCCATGGGATTTCCTGCCAAGCCTTCTTTCAACCCGCGCGTCACCGAGCAGGTGTGGATCGTTGGCGGCATGGTCACCAACGCCACGGGTTGGGAACCGTGGTTGGTCCCCCGCAACGCCAGCATGGTGTTCTTGGTCACTCAGGGTGGCGGTGCCAGCGGTGGTGGCGGGCAAACGAAAGGGGCGGGTGTCGCAGCTACCGGCGGCGGCGGGGGCGGGTCAGGCGCGTCTGCATCGCTTCTCATCCCAGCGCGGTTCCTGCCGCGCGAGTTGTACTTCTCGCCCGGCGCAGGTGGTGTTGCCGCAACGGCTGGTGCGAATGGTAGCGCAGGCGTTCGCTCGTTCATCTCGGCGGAGCCCGCCTCGAGTCCGAACGCGAGCGACATCGTGCTTGTCTCCGGTTCGGCAGCTGCTGGAGGCGGAACCGCTGCAGGCTCCTCCGGTGTTGCTGAGACCGTCTCGACAGGCAATAACGCGGCGTTCTCTACGCTTGGTGTGTTCACTGCGATCGCGGGCCAGGCAGGCGGGAGCGGCGGCACGACGTCAGGAACCAACGGTACCGGCGTGACCTGGGGTGGCGCTGGCCTCATCGTGTCGGGCGGGGCGGGCGGCGGCGGCACCAACACGTCGACAACGCAAGGAAGTGGCGGGGCGATTACAGGGGCGGGCCTAGTCCCGTCTGTCGCGGCGGGCTTGATCTCGAACGTGAACAAGGCAGGCAGCCAAGGGTTCAATTCTGGCGTGTTCATCCCCGCCAGCGCGGGGCTCCAGATCGGCGATTGGCCATGGGAGCTGTTCGCCTTCACGGGTGGCGCGGGCGGAGCCGCTGTTGCGACGGGTACCGGTGGCGCTGGCGGTCAAGGCGGGCTTGGTTGTGGCGGCGCAGGCGGCGGCGGCGCAGGCGGCACCTCAGGTGGCACCGGTGGCAAGAGTGGCGCGGGTGGCCCCGGCTTCATCTACGTGTGTTGGTGGTGATCGGTGTTTGACATCGTCGACAAGTTCAGCCCGCGCCGAATGAACAGCCTGTTCGTTCCAGGCTATGCGACCGCGACGTCATCGGGCTGGCGGACGTTGGTGATTCCGCGCAACGCGTCATGGCTGTTCGCAGCACTCGCATCGGGTGGTGGCGGTGGCGGCGGCGGTGCTACAAGTGGCGCGGCGACGGCGGCGTGCGGCGGCGGCGGTGGGGGCTCGGGCGGTCTCGCGACGATGTGTATACCGACGCGCTTTCTGCCGCGCCGGATCCACTATCTCGCAGGCGCGGGCGGCGCCGGCGGCGCAGCGGGCAGCACGGGCGTGACCGGTAGTAGCGGCATCGCGTCCTATCTCTCCGACGGTCCCACAACAACATCGGCAGACCTTATCCTCTGGACAGGAATAGCGGCCACGGGCGGCGGCGGTGGATCGTCGACGACCGCGGGCACGGGCGGCTCCAACGGGGTCATGACCGCGCCGCTGCCGGTCTATCTGGGCTGGGCGCTCTACTACAACACGATCAGCGGTGACACCGGAAAGTCGGGTGGTGCTAGTACAGGTACCGCAGGGGCCAACGGCGGCTGGGGTGGCGGCGGGCAGCCCTTCACAGGAGGCACGGGCGGTGGCGGAGCCAGCTCGTCGACTACTGCGGGTGCCGGCGGCAACCAGGCAGGGCTTGGCTTGGTCCAGCAAATCGCTGGCGGCGCTGTCGGGCACAACGGTAATCCCGGGTTCAACGTCAACACGCTCGCGCAGCTCGCGGGGACCTACGCTGACTTTCCCGGACAGCTCTTCGGGGGCATGGGCGGCACCGGCGGCGGCGGGCAGGTCAGTGGTGCTGCTGGCGCAGGCGGGCAAGGCGCGTGGGGTTGCGGCGGCGGCGGCGGTGGCGGCGGCGGCGGCACGTCGGGCGGGACGGGTGGCGCGGGCGGGCCGGGCGGGCCAGGGTTCATCTACTTGATGTGGTGGTGAACGATGGCCCTTGGCTTTGGACCAATCTCCTCAGCACCCATCTCGGCGATCCCGGGCGGCGCGCACAACTACGTCGAGTCGATCGCCGAGACGCTACCGACGCTCACCGATTCGGTCGCGATCCAGCAGGTCCTGGCGCGCGCGATCGCCGAGACCGTACCGACGCCAACCGACGCCATCGCGCGGCAGTTCATCGGTGCTCGAGCGATCGCCGAGACGCTGCCAACCCTGACCGACACGGTTTCGCGGCAGGTGGTCTACGCGCGTGCGCTCGCGGAGACCCTGCCGACGCCAACCGACGCCGTTGCGCGGCAGTTCATCGGCGTCCGAGCGATTGCTGAAACGCTGCCGACGCTGACCGACGCCGTTGCGCGGCAGTTCATCGGTGCGCGAGCCATCGCGGAGACCCTGCCGACGCCGACTGACGCCGTCGCTCGGCAGGCGTCCTTCAGCCGAGCCATCGCTGAGACCCTGCCGACGGTCACAGACGCCGTTTCGATCCAACAAGTCCTCGCACGAGCCATCGCTGAGACCCTGTCAACGCCGACCGATGCCGTTGCGCGGCAGTTTATCGGTGCGCGAGCCATCGCGGAGACCCTGCCGACGGTCACAGACGCCGTTTCGACCCAACAAGTCCTCGCACGAGCCCTCGCTGAGACCCTGTCAACGCCGACCGATGCCGTTGCGCGGCAATTCATCGGTGCTCGAGCGATTGCTGAGACCCTGCCGACCTTGACCGACGCCATCGCGCGCGTTTTCGTCGGCACTCGAGGCATCAGCGAGACCTTGACGACCGTCAGCGACTCCGTGTCGCGCGCGGTGCAGAACATTGCGACCATCGGCGAGACCCTGCCGACCGTCACCGACGCCGTCGCCCGCATGTTTGTGGGCGCTCGAGCGATCGCCGAGACGCTGCCGACGCCGACCGACGCTGTCGCGCGGGTGTTCGCCGGTGCTCGAGCGATCGCTGAGACGCTGCCGACGCTCACCGACGCCGTCACAGCGTCGCAAGGATTGTCGCGTGCGATCTCGGAGACGCTGCCGACGCTCACCGACGCTGTCGTTGCTGTTGTGGTGTTCACACGGGCGATCGCGGAGACGTTGTCGACGCTCACCGACGCGATCGCCGCGCAGCAAGCCCTGACTCGAGCGATCAGCGAAACGCTGCCGACGCTCGCCGATGCGGTTGCGCGGATCGCCGCGTTTGATCGTGCCGTGGCCGAGACGTTGCCGACCCCGACGGACGCCGTTGCCATCCAGCAAGTCCTCGCACGCGCCATTGCAGAGACGCTGCCGACGCCCACTGATGCGGTGGCCCGCATGTTCGTTGGCGCGCGCGCGATCGCCGAAACCCTGCCGACCATATTCGACAGCGTGAGCGAATCGTCTTCGGGGAGCTTCACGCGCAGCATCGGCGAGACGTTGCCGACGCTCACCGACGCCGTCGCGCGGGTGTTCGTCGGTTCGCGCGCGGTCGCGGAGACCTTGCCGACTGTCACCGACGCCGTCGCACGGGTCTTCGTCGGGACGCGCAACCTCGCAGAAACACTGCCAACAGTGACCGACGCGCTCGCGCGCGCCGTAGCTTACACCCGCGCGGTTGCCGAGACGCTGCCGACGCTCACCGACTCCGTCGCGCGGGTGTTCGTCGGCGCGCGCACGATCACGGAGACCCTGCCAACACCGAGCGACGCGGTTGCGATGGTCGCGAGGTTCCCGCGGGCAATCGCCGAGACTCTGCCAACCGTCACCGACGCCGTCACAGCTGTTGCGACGTTCCCGCGGGCAATCGCCGAGGCGTTGCCCAAGCCGACCGACGCCATCGCGCGAGCGTTCGTTGGTGCTCGAGCGATCGCCGAGGCACTGCCGTCGCTGTCCGACGCCGTTTCGAGCACGGGGAGCGTGGTTCGAGCGCTGACAGAAACGCTGCCGACGCTGACCGACGCGGTTGCGGCTGTTGCTGCATTTTCGCGCGCGGTCGCTGAGACACTGCCCGCGCCGTCCGACGCCATCGCGCGCACGTTCATCGGCGCCCGCGCGCTTGCCGAGGCGCTGCCCAGGCCGACCGACGCCATCGCTCGAGTGACCGCAGCGCGTCGCGCCATTGTCGAGACGCTGCCGACCTTGTCCGACGCCGTTGCGGGCGTGGCTGCGTTCTTCCGCGCGCCAACGGAGACGCTGCCGACCATCACCGACGCCGTGGCGCGGGTATTCGTCGGCGCCCGTGCGGTCGCCGAGGCGCTGCGGGCACCGAGCGACCAGGTCAACGAGGTGCACACGCACCAAGGCACGGTCACGGCGCAGATGGGCTACGTCGTTGCGCCTGATGTACCTGCGACGGTGATTGCCGCCGCGGTGCGTTCCGCTGCGGTTGCGGGAACTGCAGTTCTGGCACAACCCGAGACAGTTACGGGGTCAACGCAAAAAACTAGCGTGGCTGGAACAGCACGTGCCCTGGAAGCCGATACGGTCACGGGCGCTGTCCGTCCTGGCGGTATGGTTACAGGTACGGCGAAACCTCGTACGTGATCAATCGTAGAAGGCCGCCGGTTTATGCACGACCACTGGTTGGTCGTCGCCCAGTAGCAATGCGAGGATGGCTTCGAGGAAGGTCGCGATGAAGGTGGCCGCGATGATGAGCGCTTGGGTCATGGGAATCCAGTTGTGGGGTTAATTGGTGAGCAACGGGGCGCCACGCTGCGGCTCGAACCACGCAGGCGGGGCGGGCGCCGGTCGCGTCGCTTCGCGCTTACGCTGATTCGCAGCTTGCGTCCAAGCGAGGATCATGTTGGACAGCTTGAGCAGCGCGAACACGAGTTTGTGGATGAGGTTGAGCAGGGCGAGTGCTAGGTCGATGTGGATCTTCATGTGGCGTTCCTAGTGGTGTTGAGGGCCGCGCCGATGCAGCTGGCGCAGGTGACAAGGGCCTCGCGACCAATGATGTCGGCGTCGAACAGGCGACGCTCCCGGTTGCACAGCGGATACCCGGCGAGAAGACTTTCGATGTGCACGACACCGAAGCCGTCGCGTATGCGATACGGTCGCATCATCGCCGTCTCCGGTGCCGCCGCCCCGCCATCACCTCACGCAGTGGCCTCCCTGACCGACGTATCGGCTCCTGCGATGCGGGCGCCATTGGCGTTCCCGCTTCGACCATCGTCGCACCGATCTGGTTGATCACCGCCGGGATCTGCTCCGCGGGTACGCCGCCGGCGCGCAGCCCGGTGACGTAGCCGTTCATGAACGACCGGACACGATCCCGGTACGCCTCTAGCGCTTCGGCGCCGCGTGCGACGAGGAACCCCTCCATCGCGCCCGTGGCCTGCGCAAGCGCGCCGTGGACCTCTTGCGAGATGCAGTCGCGCCGCCGGCGCGCCTCGGGCGATTCATCCGACTCCGGGCAGTTGAAGCGCGCGTGCATGGCCAGCTGTGCTTCGTCGGCGAACCTGTTGAGCAGGTCGCAGATCATCTGGTTGGCTTCTTGGTGGAGTCGTTGATGTTCTTGTTCGTCCATGTGTTCGTTCATTGTTTGTTCTCCAGTGCGATGCACAGCACGCATGTGGTACGGCGACGAGAGTACTCCCATTCGTCGATGTTGAGAGGGGTGACGTTGCACAACGTAACAGCGTCTCCGAAGAGAAAGAAATCCACGATGTGGATGAGACCGTACGAGGCAACACGCCGTCCTGCACCATCACGGGTCATCGGCATCTCCGCGCAGCTCGCAGGTCAAGCACACCACGCACGTCAGCGGTTGCGTCAGCACGATCTGCACGCGGTTCCGCGGAAAGTCGTTTGGGCAGTGCACGTAGATCCGTGGAGGGCTGATATCGACCTCGTACACAAGGTGAACCAAGCCATCGGGACATGCGACGCGGTGCCCGGGCAGGACACGCCTCACAACGCCGCCAGGTAGATTAGCTGTGCGATGCAGCGGACGCACGTGACTAGATGGTCCGAACGGTCTCCAGGCAGCGTCTTGCCGACGTCGAGCCCGTGGACACGGCACAACTGCTGCCACCCCTTGTCTCGTCGCATCGCGGTCACAACGTGAATGAGGCCGTCGGTGGTGCGCCATGCCGCGGCACCCTGGGTTTCGTCGTAGTTACCCGCGCGTGCCATCAGTACCTCTCCTTCTCGTAGAACACGTCTGGCGCGAGCGCCACGCAGGTCGCGCATGTGACCACGGCTCCGATGGACGCCTGGACCTGCCAGCTCGCCAGGTATACCCAGTTGCAGCGCACGACCCAGCTGCCGTCGAAGACGATCGCGACGTGCGTGATGCCCTTGGCGTCGGTGTGCGGCGCGACGTGATCGGCGGGGAGCTTAGGCACGGGACGGCTCGAGCAGCATGTCGTAGAGGTCCCGAGGTGCACGCCCGACGCACGCCGCGCACGTGGGCGGGCCAGGGTGTATGGGTTCGGGGCCGTACTCGCCGAGCGGGATGTCTCCGTCGTCCCAGCACAACAACCGCCACGTGCTCATCGTGCAACGCGCGATGTGGACGACGTCCCCGATCGCATAGAAGCAGTTAATAGGTGCCAAGTTGAATCCTCTTTGCGATGCAGAGCACGCACGTTGGTGCGACGTCGCGCACGCGCCAGTCGGGGGGCATCCCGCGAACGAGGCAGTGCGACCATATCCAGTACGCGTCGGTGTCTATGACGACGTGCGTGATGCCTGTGCTATCCACGACGGTGTCGCCAGGGCGCGTGTATTTGTTAGTCCGCGGGCGCACGAGCGACACATCCCACGCACGTCACGAGCGTGTCCCTGTTGACGAGCCGGAATCGCCACCATTCGACCTGCGAGCCGCAGATCGTGCCGTCGACTAGCTTGTCCCAGACATGAACGACGCCGTCAGGGGCGACCGCGCGATCGCCCTCGAGAGACGGCAGCGACACGTTCATGACGGGCATTGAATATCGTATGCGATGCACAACACACAGGTCAGCGGCGCGTCCACACGGGCGTACGTCCACATCGCCCATGGTGCATGGCACGCCGCGGTTAGTGCGACATCGTCAGGGCCGCGCCGGCGTGGAATGATGAGGTGAACGAAGTCGTCGCGGACTCGACGCACCACTGCGTGATTGCCCGCGCGAACACGGATGCGGGTGTCGTCTTCGTCGAACGTCACTCGAGGTCCTCGTTGTCATCGGGTTCTTCGTAGCGATGCACGTGTGGCTTTGCGCGCTTTGCCCCTGCAGGTCGTTCTTTAGGACAGCCGCAAGGCCAATACCAGCGGCACTCGAGGTCGTGGCTACGTCCGTCGCACGAGGCCATGCAGCAACCGTTCATTCGAGGTCCTCCGCTTTGGCGTACCGGTTGATGCCGAACATCCCGTACTCCCCGCGCTCGGTGCGCACGCTCCAGCTCCGCGGCGTGTGCTCCGCGCCCTGGGCACTGTTCGAGGTGATCTTCTCCCAGTGCGAGCCGATCTTGATGTAGTCGCCGGGGCCGACGTCGATGACGGAGCGGGACGGGGCGGTGCTCTTGAGCTGCTTGGACATGTTCGTTGCCTCCTTCCTGTTGTGATGATGTTTATCGCGCGAACGTCGCGAGGCAGCGGACACATGTGACGATCCGCCGCACGTAGCGCCCGCGTCGGTCGGGTTTCTGGTAGTCGAAGCTGCTACAAGCAACGCGCAAGCGTAATGAAGACCCAGGGTAGAGGCGATGCACAATGCCGCTGTCGTCAGACCACACCGGGTCTCGATCGCGACGGCTCACGGCGCGATGCACAACACACAGGTGACCGTGACTCGGATATGGTCAACCTGCGCGTTCGTTGGGGTCAGACTGCAGCGGGTACGCCATCGGTGCACACCTATCGTCTGCAGCACGCACACGTGCGTGATGTAGTCGTTGTCGACGTAGCGGCCCTCCATAGCAGGCAGGAACATGGTTACTCCCATGCTTATCCGGTTGACACCCAGTCATCGGAGTCCCCGTGGCGGAGATTTCTTCTTGCCGTACTTCTTGAACAGCGGTCGGTGACGATCGCAGACACCGCCGAAAATCTTGCGACAGTCATCGCAGTTGGCGACCTTGAGAGCATCTCGCTGGTGCTGCATATAGACGCGGCGTCCTTCACGCAGGAGCTTGATGAGGCCGTCGATATCCTTGGCGTGAAGCCACGCGGACCCCGCCACGACGAACCCTGTTTGCTCCTGGAGTGCCTTCGCGCGCGCGGTGCCGTACGGCACGCTGACGAGCACCTTGCCTTTGTAGAAGGTCAACTCGACGGCCGAGTCACTCCACTTCGGCTTGAACGTGCGATTCCAGTCGACGTCCAAATACTGGAACGCCTCTGTGACCTTCTTACGTTTCATGAGTTACGCATTCCTTGGGTGACAACCGGATAAGCATGGTTACTCCTTTCCTGTGATGGCCAGCACGGCCAAGCACTCCACGCACGTCACCACGCCGTCGACTCGAATTGCCTCGTCGCTGATCGTCGTTAGGACGTCGCACCCAAAGAACCTACATATTCGGAGGTCATAGGGACACATAAACATCCAGCCCGTCACGTCATAGACGCGGTGAACAACGCCCGCGGCGTCGCGCCAGGTCAACGTCATAGGCCCGGCCCCGGCCATGGCTCGGCCGCTCGGCACTTCACGCACGTCACCACACGCGTCGGCCAATTCGACGCGCCCATGCCGAACAACAGCGCGGGTTCGCAGTTGAGGCCGTAACCGAACGTCGTCTTGAAGTTCGCTGTGCGTACCATCTCGTGGGTGATGCCGGTGGGATCGGTCCACGTCATGACGTGCGCCTCATCAGGATCGCGATGCACACCACGCACGTCACGAGCGTGCCGCGGGCTTCAGCCCAGTGCCATCGTACATCGCAGCCGCAGCACAACGACGTGAACCAGACGCCATGTTCGTCGTTCTCGGTCATCTCGTGCGTGATGCCCGTTTTGAAGTCGGTCCACGTCATGATTGCCCTTCCAACCACGTTGCGAGGCACAGGACACACACCGGAGGCCTCGCGATTTTGTCAGGGGTCACGTACATGTCGACGTCGCACGTTAGGGTCCATCGCTTGGAGACGACCCACTGCGTGCAAATGTGCACGACGCCATGCGCATCGGTCCACGTCGTCATGGCGACACTACGCGAGCCGCGATGCATCGCGCGCACGTTGGCGCGGCGCCACGTTCGGGGCACTTGACGTATACCTCCTCGTCGCAGCCGATCGCCTCCATCCAAATCATGTCGTGCGTGATGCCTGTGGTGTCGACCAGGACGATGCGCTCATCGGGCGCTGCGCGGCCCAGAACCTTGTCGGCAGCGAGCGCGAGCGCCGCGCGGGCGACCATGCGGCGGGTCTCCGTCCCCTCGCCATGGCTGCCGCCCCACAGCACGTGCGCGCCGTCGGCCTGTGAGCGGCTGCCGAACAGCGCTCGCACCATGCTCTCGAAGTTGTTGAGGTAGTCGAGGCAAGCCCACCACACCACGCAGATGTTCTCGGGATGCCCGCCAACGAGCACGAACTCGGTTTCTTTGCACCGCAGGGCCGGGCGACCCTTGAACGCAACGAAGTTCCAGTCACCGATTTCGCGTGCCCGCTTGACGATGGCGCCAAACGACGGACGCACGCGGACTTCGTCGAGGATGTTGCGCTCGCGCTTGGTCGCGTAGACCACGCGCGGCGGGCGGGTCATGCGCTTGCTCATGGATGCCTCGCCAAGCACTCGACGCAGGTCACTGGCTGCGTCGGGCGGTCGAGCCGCACCTTGCCTGCGCACCAACCGCGGCCCAGGTAGTTGTGAGTGACGCCCGCGTGCGTCCACGACGCGCGCACGACCCCGTTTTCGCGCAGGAAGCGCACTGTGCACTTAAACCGCGCCTGGCTTGCTTTGCCGATCAGCTCGAGCAGGCCGTCGTAGGGGTTCTCCATGTCTGCCAGCAGGTGGTGCTGGTTGTCCGTGATGAACGCGCGCTCTTCGGCCTCGAGGCGCTCGAACTCCTCGAGCAGCTTCTCGGCGGACGCTGTAGCAATGTCGCCGTCGAACTGCGCGCCCCTCACGGCGGCTCCTTGGATGGGTTGTTAACCATGGCGGCCAGGCACAGCGCGCACGTCACGACCGCGTCGTCCTCACCCAAGAACACCGACGCGGGCAGAATTTCGGTAGTCCCCGGGCGGCACGGCAGCTGGAGGACCGACGCAATGTCACCTCGCCATGTTCCCAAGGTTTCCTCCGCTAGGTGCGTGAGCGTGTCGTACGGCGAGAGCGCCTTCACGTACGCCCGCTCGGTCATTCCGTATCCAGCGTGATACTGGGCGCACCGCGACGCATTTCGACACGTCCGTGCCTGCTCCCGGTGGCAATCCACACTCCGCGCGGACCGCGCGCGCGGCATAGCACGCACGTCACTGGGTTACGGTGTGCAAGGGTGACGTTCATATCCTGGACCTCGCCGTAGCACCAGATGTAGGGCTTTCCCGTGCGGTAGAGCGTTGCCGCGTGGGTGACGAGGGTAGGCGCGTCCCACGCCAGGAAGACCGGCACCTCCAGCTCGGCGATGTCGTCCTGGACGACGCCCTCGATCATGCCCACGATCATGCCGTCAGCTCCTCGATGCGCTTCTTCGTCTGGTCGACGGCGGCTCGTGCCCACTCGAGCGAGGCCTCGTCGTCACCAAAGCGCGCATTGGCCTGAATCACGCCGCTCGGGCCGTCGTGCACGAGCTTCATCATGTGCTCGCGCGACGCTTTGTCGCGCGTGCCAGGGGAGAGGTACACCGTCGCGTAGTCGAAGATCGTGCCGAGCTGGCCGAGGAACCCGTCGTAGGTGCACGCGAACATCTCGGGACGGTCACGCATCGCGACGAGTCGGTTGAACGTCAGGCTCTCGAACATCTGCGCGACCACTGTCCAGTGGGTGCGGATGGGCTCCGGCAGCTCGTCCCACTGCGGGCACTTGTTGCCTTGGAAGTTCTTCCAACCGGCGTCGTCGCAGTAGAGGTGATACAGGGCTTGCGCAAGCTTCATGGGGTCCTCTTGGTCTTGTGAACGCAGCACCACACGCAGGTCGCAACCTGGTCCGGTACGTTGTCTTCGTGGAGATACTCAGGTCCGATAGGAAACGTGTCGCAGGTTAACACCCCGGACGACAGCGCGTAGTGCATTACGCCGTCCAAAAGAACGGCCTGCAGCGGACCACGGAGTGCCCATTTAGTCGTTATGGTCGTCGTCATCACAGCCGACGCATAGCACACACGTCACCAGTCTACGTTTGTCCATATGCTTCGCTACGTGGTCAGCCGCTCGCCATGGTAACTTCAGGCCACAACAGGTCTCGAGCCGGTTCCCGTAGGATTGCTCGACCACCACACTGTGTGTAAGTCCATTAGAGCAGATCCACGTCCCGATCATAGGCTCGTTCATAAATGGGCACCGTCCAGGCCTTGGTGGTGTTGATGCAGCGTACGCACGTAAGTACTGTACTCTCGCATGGGATCACCCGATGGAAGGCGTTGACCGACGAGCAGATTGACACTGCCTGCGGATGCCCGCGCAGGTTGTCGTGGCACGCGTGAACGACACCATAGCTGTCGATGGCCGGGTGACCGTCGGCTACAATGAAGTCAGGCGTCGACGTGTCTTCTGCGCTGAACCTTGGGTCGAGGCCAGGCGTTGTCGTGATGATGGCCCCGCCCTGGTCAATACGGAACTCGACGCGCTGACCGTACTCACCAGCGAGTACCGTCGTCACCCTTGCGCGCCGCCCGTCGTAGAAGACGACGTCGCCGACCTTGAAGCCCTCGGTCTTCACGGCTTACGTCCCCTTCTCGTCGCGGACCGCGTCGGCGATGCACTGGACGCACGTCGTCGTGTTTTCGGTGTAGGCCAGGTAGCGGATGTTTTGGGTGGGGCGGCAGCGCAACTGGTAGACGATGGTGCCCCAAAGGTCGCTCGAGCGAGGGACGACGTCGTGCACGACTCCATGGTCGTCTGCCCATCCGAAGGTGCGCATAACGTTTCCTCGAAAGTTTCGTGTTGCGGCCCATCAACTTCCGGTGCCGGCATCTTGCCGGTCATCACACGGAGCCGCACCGCGATGTTGTTGCCGGGACCGAGCTGGTTGTACAACCAGCCCGCGCACGGGAATTCTTCGCTGGGCTTGGAGTAGTGGCAGGCCATCACGCGCAGCGTGGTCGCGCGCAACCCGCGCAGGTCTCCCGGCTCTGCGATGGTGCCGTCGAGACCCTTGTGGAGACTCCTGACGTAGTTAGGGATGTCACGATCGGGCACGCAATCGACACGCCACGGGCAGCTCTTGCACTGCTTAACCGTCTCGCGCGTCACAGCTCTTCCCACTGTCCGATGGACAGGAGCTTCCCCTGTCCATCGAACTCCGCCTCGAAATGCGCACGGTAGCCCGGCAACACACGCACGATGACGCTCGTGTTTGATCGAGGCGTCCAGTCGCGTGCGAGACCCCCGCTCATGTACTCGTTACGCGGGACGATGTCGAAGTCCTGCTTGATGCGCTTGAGCATCTTACTGGCGGCCTCTCGTTTTACGCCACTCGTGCAGCCGCAGCATCAGCTCGTTGTATCGAGGCAAGGCCGCCAACGCCTGGTTTGCCTTGGTGAGTCGTGTGCGCTGCTCGGTGTTGTCCTTGGCCGCGTCGACCAACACGTTGAACAATGACAACAAGGCAGGCGGGTCCAGCACTTCCATTGCGCTGGTGACAGCCTCTGCGTCGAACGGTTCCTGCCAGAACAGTGCCTCGGTCTTCTTCAAGTCTTCGGGACTTGTCATGCTCTCCTCCTGTGTTCCTTGGTCGCGTAGAACTTCTTGCGCTAGTCCTCCAGCGCCGCGATCTTGCGCTGCAGCTCCTTCTCCGACAGCTCGCTGAGCTTGCCGGCCTGCTTCTCGGCGAGGATCTCGAGGAGCTTCTCCTTCTCTTGCTTCCGGGCCGCATGGGTCTCAGCGGCCTTTTCCTCGGTCAGCTTGATGTCGATGATGTACTTGACGACCTCGAGGGCCATCTCGCGCCGCGTGTGCTCGGCGGTCTTCTTCGACTCGACGAAGCTCTCCTCCGTGATGTCCTTGAGCGCCTTGTTGGCGGTCTTGGCGAGGGTGTTGAGGTTGAAGTCGTCCTTGGAGCGGAGCGGGATGTCCCACAGCTGCTCGACGGACAGCTCCCCGCGCGGCGAGGCGAAGCGGAGCTTGGAACGGGTGGCGTACTCGAAGATGTTGTTGTTCATGGTCGTTTCTCTTTCAGTGCAGGTTGTTGAACGCAGCCGCGCAACGTTCGCGGGCTACTTCGATTTCAAGTTCGCGGTCGCGCGCGGCATCTAGGCAGCCTCCGCGCGCTCGCGCACCCACGCGAGCGAATCCTCGTCGGCGTCCTCGTACGACTCGTGACGCTCGTGACCGCCACGGCCGTCGTCGGCCCACGTGTCGATCAGCCGGTAGCGCCCGCAGTGCGCGCAGACCTCGCGGATCATCACGCCGCCGCCCTTGCCCCACACCCCGGGATTCTCCCGGAGACCGCCGAGCACCGAGTGCGGGCTCTGCCAGTCGTGCTCGTCGTCGACGCAGTCCGGGACCTCCGCGGCGATCTCGACCGAGTGCGTGTGCTCTTCGCCGGTCGCGGCGCAGCTCGACCGGCCATGCCACGTCCACGAGCGGCCCTCTGCATCCCAGTCGCCGTCACGGACGGACGCGGCCACGTCGTCATCGAGATCGGCAGGCGTCGAGTCGACGTGCCACGCACCGTTGTCGTCACGGATCTCGTAGCGTCGGATCTCGTCGCTGTCGCGGAGCGCCGCGCGAGCGGCGTCGACAGTCGCCTCGCACACCGCGGCGGTCGCGGTCGCCTGCTCGATGGCATCATCGACGTTGGCGCAGTCGCACTGCGACTCGTCGCCGGCCTCGTGCTCGTGGTCGTCCCACGCGGCCTCCAGGTTGGCGCTGGTGACGTCATGGATACACACAGCGCGCAGCAACTGCCACTCGTAGGGGCGCGGGTCGCCGCGCCCGTAGCCGCGCAGGCTGGCCGCCGCCGACTCCGCGGCCTCCTGGTCGGCAAGCGACAGCGAGGCGAGTGCCGCGTCGACCTGACGGCGGACCGCGACCAGCGCGAGATCGAGCAGGACGTACGGCGCCACGGCCTTGGCGGCGCGGTCCGGCGAGTAGCCGAGCTGCAGGAGGTGATCGACTGCGGCGATGATCTCGCCGGTCGAGCGAGCGTGGCGGAGGATGGAGAGCGTCGTCGTCGTCGTCGTCATGAGAATAAGGTAATCCCGCACGACTACGTCCCGACGTGGATGTTGAACAGCCGCTGCTTGCTGCCCTGCTGGACCCGCGCAAGGACGCTCGCGCGCTTCGTCGACGAGAAGCCCAGCCCCGAGAGCTGGTTCTCCGTCGGCTGGCACTTGGTCTTGTCGCCGATGATCTCGAACACCTTGCGGTGGGCCTCGAGACGCGGGTGCAGGAACTCGTTGTAGATGCCACGCGTGGGCTCGTCGTTCTTGCAGCCGTGCAAGACGAAGAACGTGTGCTTGTTGCCCATCGCGTTGTCGCCCCAGTAGTTGGGCGACAGCGTGACGGCGTCGACCTTCACGTACTGCTCGGTCGTGAGCCCCCACTTCGTCTGGGTGATGTTCGACGCCGTGATGGCCGGGTCACCCATTTCGACCTTCTCGATGCGCCCTTCCGTCATGTGCAGGGTGACGACGTGGATGTCCTGCTTGTCGCGCACCGCCTTGTTGTAGGAGTAGTGCGAGAGCTTGCCGCCGCACTCCACCTCGATCACGAAGCCGACGTCACTGGACTCGATCTTGACGTAGTTGTTGACGACAACCTTGTAGGCGCCGCTCGGCATCTTGTCCATCCAGACGACGTTCTCGACGGGCTCGCGCGACTGCCTGTTGCCGCCGGCGTTCATGTCGACGTCGAGGGCGCCGCCGCTCGCGCCGCGCTTGTTGCCATAGAAGATATGGTCGCGCAGACCGCCGACGCCGCGCCCAGCTGGCTCGTGGATGTGCAAGTCCAAGTCATCGTAGTTGAACCACGACAGGGACACACGCAGGGTCGCGTCCTCGACCTTGCCGCCGGCCTTCTTGACGCGCTCGGCGATCGAGTCGGTGACGTTGCCGCCGTAGCTCCATGCGAAGTCGTTGTTCCAGCGGAACAGCTGCTTGGGCTCCGGGTGTACGGGCGCCGTCAGCGACATCAGGTTGCCGAGGTGCTCGCCCTTGAGGAAGACCTCGACGCCGGTCGCCTCCGGCAACACGCGCTCGACAAAGGCCTCGAGTCCGATGTCCTCGGCGCGCTCCGCGTCATGCTTGCTGTTGTTCACAACAGCAGCCTTCATGAGCACGTCGCCGATCCCGCCCTTCATGGCGGGCTTGACCGTGCCGTCGACCCACTTCACGTCGCGGACCGAGATGTCGCCGATGGTGGCGAAGCGACGCTCGAGCGCGGGCTCGAGGCCCAACGTCTCGATGGTCTCCATCGCCTTCTTCACCATGGCGGGCGTGATGACCGCCGTGGTGCGCTTGTAGTTGGTCGGCGCCACCTTCTGCTCGAAGCTGGCGACGGCGCTCTCGACGTCGCGCCCCTCGCTGAGGTCCTGCACGAGCGTGCCGATCACGGTGTTGCGGAACCGCGACGCCGGGCCGGTTGCGTGGGTCCACGCGAAGATGTTCTGCGCGCGCGGGCTATCGGCCAAGGCCAAGAACGCCCGCTGCGCCTTCATGAACTCGACGACGGCGTTCTTGTGCTCGGCGCCGCGGTACAGGTTGTTGGCCTCGATGAGCGACAGGACCGTGTCCAGCGCCGCCGGCACCAGCTCGGCGAGACCGCGCGTGAACACCTGCACGGTTGTCCGGTAGTCGCCGCGGGCCTGGTCGGGCGACGCGATGCGCAGCACGGGCGGGATCTCGTTCGTGTAGAGGTGGTTCCAGGTCAGCGCTTGGCCATCGGCGTTCATCGATCGCGTGGTGGCGGCGCCAAAGCCGGCTTCCTTCGCGCCGACCCGGAAGAGGTCCGAGATCTCGGCGTTGAGCACGGCGTCACGAAGTGACGAAGCCACGATGTTGTACGGATGAGGCGCCTTCTCTTCGGCTTCGTCCCAGATGGTGCGAACGACGCCGCGGTCGCCGATGGAGACAACGTTGCCGGCGCGGCGGATGAACTGCCTGCAGCACGAGCACTCGTGCTCGGTCACCTTCTTGAAGATGGGGTTGGTGCCCTCGGGGAACGAGGCCAGGTAACGCCGGTACAGCTCGTCGCCGTCGATGTTGGTGATGTAGGCCTGCGGGGCCTTGACGATGTCCTGGAAGGACGCAGCTACGATCCGCGCGAACGGCGGGAACTTGTCGGTGGTCATGTGGTGGTTCCTCAGGCAGAGGTTTATGGGGCCAACATAGGCTAAGGTTGAGGGCTCGTCAACGCGGCCTACGCCGCATCACGATCGCGCGCGCGAGTTCTCCGGTTCGTTGAGCATGGCCGCGGCGGCCGCGACGATCTCTGGGGTGAATGGCTTGTCGCTGTGCACGAACTCGATGATGTCGTCGATGGTCATAGGCCCTTTGGGTACTGTCGTTGGTACGTTTGAATCGACGCCAAGCACCGCACGCACATGATGGGTTCGTCCGTCAGGTTGATTTGTGTGCGACCGACCCAATGTCCAGTGCAGACGATGAACAAGTTCTTCTCGCCGCGCGTCAGGTGCTCTATGACGTGGTGCACGAGTGGGTCTTGGCGGTACTTGCGCGTGCGCGTGCCGCTGCGCGCTACGAACCTATTACCGTAGCCCACAGCACTTCCAGGCCGCGCATGAAGTCATCCATGTGCATTTCTTCCTGCGGGTTGTGCGATCCGTGGTAGTTGCGCACGAAGATCATGCCAGTCGGCACGCCGGCGTCGGCAAACACGCCTGCATCGTGACCGGCGCCACTGGGTAGTTCCATCGGAACAATGCCTAGGCTGTGCGCTGCCATCGACGCGCGCGTCATCAGGCGCCGACTCAGCGAGATCGGCGCGGTGTAGCGCACCGATCCTAGATCGAGCCACGCTTCGCCGTCCGTGTCCATCCCATGCTCTTTCGCTTGTTCGAGGAAGAGCTGAGGAACCGTCGGGTCAACGCTGCGTACGTCCAGCGAGAACTTCACTTCATCAGCGACGGTCGTCACCGAATGCCGGGCTGGGTCGGTGTTGACCGTACCGATAGTGAAGACGATGTCGACATCACGAACGGCCATGCGCTTGCGTGTTTGCGCAAGCATCGTTACGAGCGCACAGAACCGGCGCACCGCGTCCTTGCGGTTCCCCATCGGCGTCGTACCAGAGTGCGCGGCTTCGCCGATGACCCGCGCCGTCGTCGTGCGGGCGTGGCCGCGGATGTTGGTGACGATGCCAACCGGAATCTGACGCTCCGCCAGTACCGGGCCCTGTTCGATGTGCAGCTCCCAGTACTCCTCGATCGACGCCGGCTCGAACGAGCGATAGCCGCTCTCGACCTTGCCGATCTCGGCGCCACACGAACCCATGCAGCGCGCCAGCGTTGCTTCGGGGTCTCCACGGCGGATCAGCGCGAGGTCCGCCAGGCTGAGCTTGCCAAGCATCGCCTTGGCGCCTAGGTGCGGCACGCCGAACCATGCTGACTCCTCGCCGCGCAGGCCGACGCCGCGGAGCGGCTTCGTCACGCCGCGCTCGCGCGCCTTGCCGAGGATGAGCAACGCCGCGACGACGCCAGCGAGGCCGTCGTAGTTCCCGCCGCGCGGCACCGAGTCGAGGTGCGACCCGATCACGGTGACCTTGTCGCGCGTCACTGCGAGCGACTGCTCGAGCGACATCACCAGGTTGTCAGCGTGGTCGGTGCCGGCGTAGACGCCGAGCTTGTTCGCTTCCATCAACAGTTCCGCGAGCGCACGCGTCTCGCCGCGCCCATAGGACGCGCGGTCAATGCCGCCTTGGGGATCGGCGGTGCGCGCCGCGATGTTTTCGAAGATGCGCTGGGCGTTCACTCTGTCGCTGTCGTTGAAGATCATGGTCCCTCTCGTCGTAATGCTCCGCGCTCGTCAGCTGCCAGGCACAGCACGCACGTGACCGGCGTACCAGCGGCAAGCCGTTGGTACCCGTGCGGGATACGCCAGCCTGCACACGGAATCCAAACTCGTGTGTCGTGGGGCGTCGTGTTGTTGCGAAGTGCTCGGTGCGCGATTTTGTCGCCGAAGATGATCGGCAGCACCTCGAGCATCGTCATCGCGGCCTCATCGGCATGTTCGTGACAACGGTCCCGATGCACGCTGCGCACGTGATAGGCGCTTCTTTGTCGACCCACAGCAGCTCGCGTGCTTTGCGCCAGCCCATGCACGGCACGTAGGCTTCGTGCGGGCGGTACTGGCTCTGGTCCCGCATCGAGCGATGTACGACGCCATCATCGCGAGCGTGGTCACGAACCGGCGAGCCTTCGCACGGTGCGCTGCCTTTCACGTGCTTCTCCAGTACGCCATCACGGGCACGGTTCCGCCGGCACGCACATGAGCGCGGACCTTGACCAGGAACCCGAGAATCTTCAGCGTCCAGCGCATGATGTTTATCATATCGACACTCCTGGATCTTCGTCCTTGGGCTCGGGGTCGGCCGTGTTGTGCGGCCACGGTGCCGCGTATTTCTCGCGTTCGTCGTCGGTCGTCGCTCGTGCGATTAACGCTCCGCGAAGTTGCTCGAGTTCTGTGTCAGAAATTCGCTTCTTCTTGTAGTCTCGTGCGATCGTTGTGGGAGACCGCGGGGCCAGCGCGATGCGACGCTCCTGTGCGACGAGCTGCTCGACGGCTTGCTGGCTCGGTGTCACGCACAGGAGCACCTCCCAGACACGCGCTTCAAGCACGTGCTTGGGCTTGATAACGCCGTCGAGCACACGCTGCACAAGGAACGCGACAGAGTCGTCGACCTCGAAGTAGGCGTAGCGATCCTGCGTGTCCACGTGCTGGACGATGAACTTCGACATGTCGGGCCTCTCCTGAAAGCGATTTGTTGGCCATGGAAGTTCTCCTATGGGTTGAGGGACAGGCACGCCACGCACGTCACGACAGTCCCAGCGTAGACCTGCCGGAGCTTGACATAGGTGTCCAGCGTCACTACACCGCGGAACGGTTGGAGAGGCGTGCCGTCGCACCGAGCCTTGTACTGGAACGGGTCTCGCTTGTGCACCACACCGTGTTCATCCGGCATGGGCGACGGGCCCTCCGTGAAGTCCTGTGCGAGTACACGGCCACGAGCGGTCAGTTCCTCGTCCCCGTCCACGAGGTCAGCGGTCTGCAGCTCGCGGTAGCCGCGGCTGTTGCGCAGGCCTAGGCCATCTGGCCTGACGGTCGCGGACTCTTCGAGGGCCGCGCGAGCTGCCGTCGACAACGTCATCGGGTTATCGATCTTGAGACAGACGGAGCACGCAGCGGACGTTGATGTGACCGACCCTCGCTTGCGCATGCCCGCGCCGAGGTACTCTGAGCGGCACAGCACGTACGTCACGTCTTTGAAGTTGGCGGTGCGAGTCTCGTGGACTACGTGCCAGAGCTGGCCACGGGTCGCCTTGAAGATCATGTGGTGGGGTCCCTTTCGTCAGCAAGACCGATGCAGGCAGCGCAGTTGACCGGGGCGCGTGTCACGTCAGCGCTGAACACATGCAGGAACGTGCGTCCGGTTGAGAACTCGAGCGTGAATGCGTAACCGCAGAACGTCAGACCGAACCGAGAATGCGTTTCGGTCCGGGACACCTCGTGGATGAGGTAGTTGAAGACGACGTTCACGGCGGTCCGCCGCGTGCCTGACACCGCACACACGTCGCTGTCGCCGGCTCGTCGAGGCGGGTAAACGGCAGGTATCCCCAGGCCAACACGGTGTGAGCCCCGCACCAGGAACGCCATATTGAGACCTCGACAATTTGGGTGAACCGGTGCGCCAGGTCGTCGAGCGAACAGTGCGCGACCACCTCTTTGTCGTTGACGCGGTGCCCCATCTCATGCAGCATAATCGCGTAACCTCCGTGCGCCGTTTATCAGGTAAACCATGTGCCGCCGCGAGTACTCCATGTTCTCCCGCGACCAGTGCCCTCGGGCGCTGGCGCTGATGGTCGGGCTGTCGCTCGCGGCAAAGCGCAACAGCGACGCAGGGCAGTGGTTTGTGGAGCTGATCGGCGCGTTGGTGCTCAGGGGCGACCGTAGCGTGGATGCTGCGACTGCAGCCGCGCCAGCTCCGCGAGACACCGTACGCACGTCGTAGGTCCCTCGTGTTCCTTCAGGGCGTTTGAAGGCCACATCGTTGCGACGTTCGACGCTTCGCATAGCATCAGCGAAGCGGCCCCGTGGCTTCCGCCCGTCTCGTGGGCGACGCCCGTCGGGTCACGCCAGCTCATGGGCGCGCCTTGCCTTTCGTCGGATGCCCTCAGCGACGCAGATCACGCACGTCACGGGCTTCTTGCCACGCTTGAGCGTGTCGGCGTCGTACAACATCCGCATCTCGACGTTCTCACACAGCGTCATAGATCGGCGGCCGGCTATGCCGAAGGTTTCGTGCGTGACGCCATTGGACCCGCGCCAGAAGCGCCACTTCATGCTGGCCCGTGCCCGTGCAAGACGTGCATGTGTTGCGGCGCACCGAGGCACCGCGCGCACGTCACAATCGCGTCGACTTCGGCCAGGTCCTCGCTGATGAAGACATCCTTGTCGTAGACGCGTTCGCACACCGTGATGTGTGTTTTGGTGCCGAGGTCGGCTGCGAGGTGAACGATGCCGTCGCGATGACGGTAACGCCTAGACATCAACTTCCGCCGCGATGCACCGCACGCAGTTGACCGGGGTGCTGGTTGCACGCAGGCTCTCTGAAGAGAACCGGTAGTCGGAGTTCATGTACTCGCAGAGCGTTGTGTTCGTGCCGTTGTAAGGCCACGCTGCGTGAATCAAGACGTCAGGCCCTGTAAAATTGCACGCCTTTTCTCTAGGCATCGCGCCTCCTCGCGGCCAAGCACGCTACACACGTCGTCGCGGTCCAGCGTGGTGCGGGGCGAAGGTCCTCGTTTGACCACTCGGCTTCGATGAATCCTCGTCCGCTGTCTTCGCATCGCGTGACGTGAAATTCTGGCGTGCTGGCGGAATCGACGTGGATTCGGTCATGGACAACGCCCGATGGGTCGACGAGCGCGCCTGCGCGACGTGGCACCTGCGCTCTGTGTTTATCGTGTAAACCCATCAAACCTCACTTTCGACTGCTGGCTCGGCGTTCGCACTGCGCGCACCGTCATGGATGCAGCGTACCTGGACTTGACGCCAAGAACCGCCTGCTGCATGGCGGCGCTTTACCGCGCCGCTGGCTTGCGGATGCACGCCGAACTCCAGCTCACAGAACTCATGGCTTGGATCGTTTTTCAGGCGCCGCGGGCGCATTGGCGAGAACCGCCTTTGCAAAATTCCACACCTGCTGTGCGTCCAGATCTGGCCTAGCCATCGCCGCTTCGACGAGTTTCCACAGCCGGGAGTCCTCGAGCCTGGCCTGCTCGTCCTTGAACCAGTTCTCGACGCGCTCACGTTCGCGTGCGAGGAAGCCATGGTGAACGCAGTCGTTGTTGTAGATGAGGTAGCTGCCACCATCGTCGCGGTCGATCTGCTGGCACTTGCAGCCGCGCAGCTTGCCGCGCAACATGTCTTGAATGTCGTTGGCGCAGTCGAGGATGACCATGGCCGCGTTGGTGATGTCGTTCTTGGTCACGCGGTCGACCATCGCTGAGAGCCGGTCCAGTTCCTTGGAGATCTGGGCCAGCTTGACAGGGTCTCGTTTCAACTCGGTCATGATTCCAACTTTCGGTCGAATGCCCACGCGAGGCACTTGACGCATGTGACAGGTTCGCGAGTGGTGCGAACGGCGGTCGCTCGCGTCGTCGGTATGCGTGTACAGCACGCGCCGCACCCGAAGTGGTCCGTGCCATCGTTGTGGTGCACGACACCATGTCCATCGGCGATGTTCGGCTTGTTCACAGCGCCCTGCACACCACGCACGTGATGATGGGCGCGATCTCGAGATGCTCGATCTGCTTCGACTCGTAGGTCATCGCCTCGCATCCGCACATGAACGTTACCTCGCCGGCGAGCACTGCACTGAGCGCGTTGGCGCGAGCACCCCGGTTCTTCACCTCGGTGACGACGAGAACGTGCGCGACGCCGTGCTTGTCCAGAACGATCGCGCTGTCACCGACTCGAGGCAGCGTCTTGATGCGCTGGAGGACCTCCGCGAGCGTCACTGAGCCCCCGGATCGCACGTGGTGCAGTAGTACGGCGCGTCGGTCTCCGTGTCGCAGTTGAAGTGCTTGCAGTGCTTGCCGCGGCAGCCCTCAACGTGTCCGACGCTCATCCTGTCGACCCACATCACTGAGTCAGTGATGCGTGTTTCGCGGGTCTTGCGTCTGAGTTTGTAGATGCCAAGCGCCGCTGCGTATTTCTGTGCGGTTTCGGCGTCAGATGCGAACACCTCGACCTCACGGGTGACATCGACACGCACACGCCAGACGCGCTTCTTGCGTCTAGTCATCGACGCCAATGTAGACCATGTTCGGTAGCTCGTCCTGGTCGTCGCAGACGAGGCTGACCCGGTCGATGGCCTCGGCGGCACGCGCCTGGGCCTGCAGTTCGCGGAGCTTCGCCTCCCAGACCTGCAGACCAAGCCGGTACTGCGCGTCGTCGAGACCGCCGAACGATTCGGTGCGCATCGCGCCTTCGAGGCGCCGCAGGCACTCGGCGCCCGTCACGACGTCCTTGCCCTTGCCGAGCGTCTTGCGCAGGATCTCATCGAGCGGGCTGATACACGGCAGGATGATCGGCTCGATCTTCGGTGCGGCTCTGCGCTTCGGGTACGTCCCGTCCAGACGCCGGACCAGTCGCACATGTTCGTGGCCGCGGTACAGGTTGTTTTTGTCGCCGCTCTTGAACCAGCCCTCGGGCAGCTCCTTTTCGCCAGGACCAACGACGACGTAGGGCATGACGTCGGCATAGGTATCGTAGTCCTCGAGGTACTTGAAGCAGTCGCCGACCTTGAGGTCACGGCGCAGCAGGTTCAGCAGTGTTGGCTCTGGGTGCGTCGAGTAGTGTTCGAGCAGCTCGATCGGGCGCTCGCAGTTGTCTTCCCAGAACTGCGACTTGTCGTTTTCTTTCCAGGCGAAGTCATTCCAGACCTTGGGCTTATCCTTGGGCTCTTCTTCCTGTAGGTCATCGTTGTAGTTGACCGTTGACTTGAGGTCCGGTGCCATGTGGTTTGGCAGGAACCGCCAGCAGTCATGCGGCAGGACGTCCTTGAGCTTGAGCGTCATCGCTTCTGTTCCCTCTTGATGTGGTCTTCGTACGCCTGCAGGCCGCTCAGCTGGATGCCGACGGTCCGCGCGTAGTTCGCGAGTAAAAGCGGGTTCCAGCGCGCCTTGCTGTTTGAAATGCGAAAGCGCGTGCTGCGCAGCACCTGCGTGCCGCCAGTGAAGTCGAAGCCGTGCAGGAAGACGAGCTGGTTCTCCATCTTCGACACCAGCAGCACGACGTCTTCGCGCTGCAGGCGGTACTTGCTGTCCTTCGATCCCAGCTCAGGGCGCTCCCGGACGACGTCGAGGAAGTTGTTCAGCTCGCTCTTCTGGAACGAGCAGGTCTTGACGAGCCTGAGTTTCATTTACTTTGGACCTTCCACTTGCGGTTGACGGTGTTGCCCGTCGCGGTGATGAGTTCGCGCGCGAGCAGACGCTGAAGCGCCTTGTGCGCGACCGGGCTCTCGATCTTGTGTAGCGCCATCACGACGGCTGTACTCAGCGGGCCCTTGTCCTTGATGGACGTGAGGATGCGCTGGTCGAGCGCGGCGAGGCGCGGCGGCGAATCGACTGCGAAATCGACCGGCGTTGGGGGCTTCTTCGTCGGCTTCTTCGCAGGCTTCTTCGCAGGCTTGGGGGCGTCGTTGACGTCTTCCCCGACTACAGCGAGCACCAGTTCGCGCCGGGCCTCGTCCCAGAGTTTCTGCGCTTGGCGAAGCTTTGCGGTCGCTGCAGCGATGCGCTCGACCATCTCGTCGAACGTGTTCTTTTTCATGGGCACCTCCTAGGCGCCCATATGGGGCGCGAGCTACTTCATGTCCCCGGTCTTGTTGTAATCCCGCCACGCGACATGCTTGCCCGACGTTGCGTCGAGAAAGCCCCAGCTGCCGACGTTCTTGCCGGCGACGAAGAGGCTCCAGCTGCCCCGGTCGGGGTAGAGCAGGTCGACGCGGTGGTAGTCGTCCTTGGTGATGATGTTGACGTCGCCAGGCCGAAACGTCTTGGTGCGGGTCTCGACGGTCGTGTGCTGCGTGCCGGCCAGGTGGACCTCGGTCACGCGTTCCTCGACGTAGCCGCCCGACAGGATGATCGCGGCGCTCTTGTCCCACGGATGCGAATGGCATGCACGATCTTCGTCGCTGCGGTGGAAGAAGTGCAGGAACACCGCGAAGGGCGCATCGACATGCGCCTCGTCAGCTTCACCTTGGGTGCGCGGTCCCGGCGGCCACACGTACCACCGGGTCAGGTACGGCCGACCATCCGGCGAGCAGATGGTGCGGTGGGGCAGCCTCGCGGTGATCTTCTTCAGCAGCCACTCGAGCATCAGGGCCTCCGCTTCCACTTGTAGCGGAGCCACGAGCCCAAGATCAACAGCGGCCATGTCGGCCAGGTAAACCCGGCGACCACAGCACGAAGTCCCGGCGTGCCTGCCTGGTCGTGGACCAGCCACGCGACGGCGCCCGCTGAGGCGATGTAAATGGCGATGGCCGCGATCACGGCTTCACCAGCCCCTGTGCCACCAGGCGCTCACGCTGGCACTGCTCGCAGCCGAACGGCGTCTGATGTGAGGTCAGACCGTGCTTGGCGCAGTTGCCCATCCACCAGCCGTTGCGCGAACCGGGCCTCGAGACCGTTACGACTTTAGGACGCTTCTTGATCGGAGGCCCCTTGTAGCTGTACCCCATCTACTTGTCCTCGTAGTACGGGTCCGGGTTGAACCCGCACTCACGCCGCGCGCGCTCCGTGTTGTCCACCGGGATCCACGCGATCGCCGTGTGCGTGCGCTGCGCGATCGTATCGTACAGGTGCTTGACGCCGCGGGTCCCGACCGCCTCCTTCAGCGACGAGTACGGCATGTTGGCCAGGTGGAACACCTGGTTGTCGGCAAGCAGCGTCTCGCGCGTCTTCATCCACGGGCGGAACTGGTTGCGGACCCACACGTGCGCGATGCCTTCGGGCTCGAATGGCTTCAACTCGCCCTGCGGCGCGGGCGGTGGACGGTCGCCGTACATCGCCACGCGGAACTTGTCGCCGCCCTCATCGTAGTGGTCGGCCTCGCCGACGTACAGGTACGGCGCGACGTCCTCGAACACCCAGCGCGTCGGGTCGCACACGCGTTCGTCGGGCAGGAGGATCCAGCCGTGCCGCACGAACGGTCCGGCGCCGGCACCGAGACGGTGGAAGTACGAGTCCTTCGCGATCGGCCCGGTCCAGTGGCCGTACACCGCTGAACCGGGGATCAACTTCGCTCCGACCAGCTGCGAAGCCACCGCATAGCAGTTGCCTCGCCAGCCATCTGTAGGTCCAGCGATGGCGACACACCGACGGATCGACGGAATCGTCAGAGTCTCATGTTCAGGGGCGGCGGTAGTGGCCCGCCTCGCGGTATTCTGAGGCGCCGCTTCAGTGCGCGCTCGAGGCTTCTTCTCGTCCTTGGCACGGGCCACAACGTCCTCCTCTTGAGCAGTGCCTTGGCTTGCTCCCAGTGGTGGTCATCGATCATGTCGTAGTCGTTGGTGTTTTGGACCTCCTTGTCCGCGAGATCGGGCGCGCCTGCCGCTTGGACGAGCCGATGCGAGATCATCATCGCGGCTGCTTCGTACACGGTGCATTCGTCGCGATGCCCGCCGCACTCACAGAACCCGAGCGAGCAGCGCGCGTAGTAGCCACGCTCCCAGCGCCACCGTGGTTCGATCAGCGCATGGGCTAGTTCATGGGCGGGCGCCCAATCGCGCTCGATACGAAGCAGGTCTTCACGACGAGCTTCCAACGGGCACCATGCGATCGCAAGTTCGTGCAGGTCAGCGAGCGTCACACCAGGGCGCGGCACTGGCGGTCCCACCGTACGGCCGCGAGCGTGCGGCTGCCGATCGCGTTTAGCTTGGCCATCCCGCGAAGCAGGAAGAACTTCGCCGTGTGTTCGCTGATTCCCAGACGATCTGCGATCAGCTTGTTCGACAACCCCTCGACGACGAGATCGAGAACCTGTCGCTCGCGCGGCGACAGCGGGGCGCCGGGCGTCGGGGATTTCTTCTTGTTGTTCACTTTCGGTCCTTCCAGGGCACGAGCCCCTCGCGCGAGAAGTCGACGAACTTGCCGATGAACGGCGCAGTCTTTGGGTGCACGGGCACGCCCTTCACGTAGGCGCAGTCAGCGTGCCAGCACTCGTGCCGGCACGGGAAGACGTCGCTGCACTTGGTGCAGCGTTCGAACTTGCCGCCGCGCAGCGGGTGGTAGTCGTGTTCACCGAGACGGCAATGGGGAAGTCGCTTCGGCAACAACGTCCTCCTTGGAGGCCTTTTCGACGCTACCGCGGTGCGCTTGGCGAAGGCGCAACGCTAGGTCCTCGGCGTAGTCCGCGAGCCAGCCGTTCGTGAAGTGCGTGAGTGCGCCGCGGGCGTCGCAAGCCTCGCGCACGAGCGCCTCGAGGTCGCTGGGCTGGATGTGATCGCGTAGCAGCGAGTAGAACAAGCTGATGAGTGGGTCGGTCGACATTCGGCGACCACTACGCCCGTACATCGATGTGTCGGCGGCGTTGGTCACGCCGGCACCAGGACCTGCCGCTGCCGCGTACCCGGCCGCACCGTCGCGTGCTTCTTGAGCCACAACGCGACCACGTTGTCGACCGCCTCGTCGACGTCGCCGCCGCCCAGCGTGCTGGTAGCCAGCGTCGCGTGCGTGCTCACGTCGTCGATGCGCATGGCGACGCGCGCGGTTCGTCGGCCATCTTCGAGAATGCTGACGCCGACGTCACAGCTGTTCGGGAACTTCCAGCCCTGGACGCGCATGATGCCCAGGACGTGGGCGACGCGCGCACCGACGGTCTTGGCGATGGCGTCACGCAGGGCCTTGTTGCTGGTTCGGTTCCGTTTGTTCACAGGCGATCTCCTTCGCGACGCACAGCACGCACGTCACGGGTTGCTTCGTTACCTTGTTCTTGCTGCCGCGGTACAGCTTCATCTTCTGACCGCAGTGAGCGACCGCGCGGCCCTCAACCCACGTACCGTTGAGGCCGATGGCAGCGTGGACGACGTTGTTCCAGCGGACGACAGCGAACAGCATCACCAGCCGCCGTCGCTGACCTCTGCTTTCCCCCACGACCATACGCGTCCGATGTTCGGACACGGCGGTCCAAGCTCCGTCTTCCAGCGCTGCCCTGACGGCAGCGCGTTGCGCATCCGGTTCATGACGCCCTCGAGGAAGTCATTGCCGCCGTAGCCGTCGAAGATGTCGATCACCGCGACATCGGCGGTCATTGCCGGGATGACTTCGTAGGCATCGCCGACGACGATGTCGAGCTGCTTGTCGAACGCCGAAAGGTGCAGCTGCTTCACGCGCGGTAGCAACCAGTCGACGAGCGCTTGCGACCGCTCCACGAGCGTCACCCGCGTCACCGTCTTCTTGAGCAAGATCTGGACGAGTGCCCACCCCATGCCGAGACCGCCGACGATGGTGTGGCCCTTAGCGAAGCGTACACCTGGACGCTGTGTCATCAGCTCCATCGGCGTGACGCTCATCCATGGGTGCTCGTGCCAGCGCTCACCGTTGCGGGTCTTCTCGTGCAGCGCCGGGATGTACACGTCGCCGTCGAACATCACGTTGCCTTCACGCGACCCGGACAGCGTAAGCAGCTTGCCTCCCTTCTTGAGGGTCTTGCGGTAGAACACGAACCGACCGCATGGGGAGAACACGAGCTTGGATTCGTCGGTCTCGTCGTTGACGTCGTGGCAAGTTGACGGGGGCGGCGAGAACAGGTCCCACGACGGCCACGTCTCGGCCTTGATCGTCAGCCGGGGCGTCCAGTTCACCTTGGGGTCCCAGGCCACAGCCTCCTTCATACGCTCAGCGCGTTCGGCGCGTTCACGCTCGCGCTGGCGCTTCTCCATCTCCGGGGACATCCCGAAGCCGAACAATCCGAACATGGTCACCTCTTGTTGTAGATCAGCTCACATGCGACGCAACGCGGGCCCTCTGGTGTCCACACGACGGGACGAAGCTGGCCCAGCGGCGCTCGCGAGGCACTCGCCATCCACCAAAGCTTCTCGATCAGGACAACCATGAACCACGGTGGCTTGTAGATCTTGGCGGGCGTCAAGACCTCGACAACGCGTACGAAGTTGCCGCGTCGCCGCTCGTTTTCGTAGTGGAAGTGGACGATGTCGCCGACTACTGGCAGGCCACGGGCATCCCACCAATCGTCACGGGGCGGCTGCCCGGTCCGCCGCACGCGTCCGTCGCTCGGTACGGTTTTAGCTCTTGCCCGCATTGTCCGACTGCTCCCAGAACGATTGCCGCGATGATGACGATGGCTCCCCAGTGCTCGCGCAGCAACTTCATCCTCCAATGTTAGTCGTCGAAGTCGACGTACTCCTGGGCCTTGTAGATGCTCTTGCAGTGGGCGTCGTGGTCGCTCCAGCCGTAGCCATACGTACACGTACAGCCCTCGGGCGTCCACTTGGCGACACGGCGCATGGCACGGAGCAGCAAGAAGCCGTCGTCAACGACGTCCACGTGGTTTATGATGTCCTTCTTCGCCTTGCGGTCTCTTCCAACGACGCGCGCTACGCGAAGCATGGACGCGGTCCGCGTAATTGTCAGCTCGACGCCGTCCACCTCGATCTTCATGTCACTTCTCCAGTTCAGCCCGCTCCTTGGCCAGGTCGCGGTTGAGCGCCGCGTGCTGCGTGAACTTGTCGCCGAACCGGGCCTTGAGCTTGGCGATGTTCTTCTCGAGGCACTCCTCGAGGTTCTTTTTCGTCGCGTTCAGGGCCAGTGCTTGGTACCAAGCCAGATCGCCGTTTTCCTCCAGCAGGTTGACCTCGTCGAGGGCCTTGCCGTAGAAGATGTGCCGCTTCAGCATGTCGGCGAACTCGCCGACCTCAGTCATCATGCCCAAGGTCGAGTGCAGGAGGCGCGCGACCATCATGTCGTGCTCGGGGCCCTGCCCTAGGCGGACGAAGTCGGGGGTGAACTCGGTGACGGCGGCGAGGACCTGGTACTCGTTGATGTGCATGGGCCATGTTTATCGCACCAACGTGGGCGGTGCGCAAACAAATGCCAGGCATTCGACGCAGGTGATCGGCTGGTCCTCGATACGGGACGCCATCCATAGGGACCGGTATTCGTGATGGGGCGGCCAGTGGTAGACCAGGTCCTGGTTGCCGCGATACATGACATGGACGAGAGGCCCCTTCGCGTAGTACGACAGCGTCACCGGCGCGGCCAGTGGCCCAAGATGAGCTGCTCGAACGCCGCGGCCGTCTCCGCGTTGGCGCCAGCGTCCTGCAGCACTCGCGCGACCTCCTCGCGCGGCACGCAATTCGGGTTCTCGTAGAGCTGGTGGAACTTGTCGTTCCAGTCGACGAGCGGCTCGAACGATATGGCCCGCTTCACGCGTTTCTCGCACTCGACCTTGCACTCGTCGCAGAGTGACATCGCGCCTCGGCGCCCATTAGCGTCGACCTCGACCTCACGGGCGTACCAGATCGGCTTGTTCTTGCAGCGGCCCCACTTCCCACCGACGTCTCCGCCGAAGATGAAGGGGTTGTACGCTGACTTGATGTCGGCTTGGCAGCGCGCGTGGTCAACAGGCTCGAGCGGCTTGAGTTTGGATGATGTCTTCACCTGTTCTTTTACCAATCCAGGGCACGTTGTTTGGCCTCGGCTTCGAGGATCTCGACCCACGTCTCCCAGGCCTGCTTGAAGTGCGTCTTGTCGCGCTTGAGCTTCCTGATCGAGTTGGTCAGGTGGACGCTGTCCATCTCGAATGGGTAGAGCATGCGCCCGTCCTTGGTCACCCACTTGCCGAGCCGCATCGTCTCCTCACGCACCCAGCCCTCGCGACACGCCGGGCAGCCCCGGCAGTTCACGCACAGCACGCACGTCGCGATGCCTGCCAGGACGTTGGCCGGGTTGGGCAGGTTGAAGCACCCGCCGCAGCACGTCGTGATGGCACAGGCGCCCTCGATGCGCGCCGCGCCGTGGCCAACGCCGGTAACGCGCATGATGATGCGGTCGATGGTGTAGGGCGGCAGGAAGTTGCCGGGGATGATGCTGTCGCGCGTTTGCCGCCGGAACCTAGTCACGGCTGCGTCGTTTCGCGCGCGGCGCGCGGCTCGGCGTGCGCTTCCGGCTGCCGTACTCCGGCAGCGACGACTCGGTCTGCCACGGCACGACATCGAACTCGATCATGTTCGACGCGCGCGGGCGCACGACCAGCTGCTTGCCGCTGATCGAGCGCAGCGCCAGCAGGCCCCCGCCCCCGGTCAACTCGAACACCTCGTCGTTGACCGTGAGCCGCACGCGGAGCAGCTCGTTCAAGTCGTCGTGCTCGAGCAGCGGCCGCTTCTTGTCGACCTCGTCGACGGGGTTGTAGACCTTGATCTTCATGTGCGACCTCGCTTCTTCGTGTCGAAGCAGAACCTGCACTTCGCGCACGCGCCGGTCAACTCCACCGAGCCCGGTTGGTTCTTGTGGATGGTCGCCGGGCAGGCCTTGGCGTGCGCTGGACGGTTCGCGCGGCCGTGCCCGTGCCGGTGCATCTCGAACACGACGTCGACCCACGGGGGCACGCGCTCGCCCTTCTCCTGCCGCACCCACGCCGCGAAGAACTGCGGGCGGCGCTGTGCCAGTAGCTTCAGCCCTTCGGTCCGCCACCGGGCGGGCGTACTCGAGTCGAAGCTGAGCATGACGTGCAGGTTGTCGTGGTCGACGAGGTTCGCCGCCAAGTCGAACTTGCGTGTCGACACCCAGATGCGGAACTTGGGCTTGGCGTGCTTGGCGTAGAGCGACAGCTGGTTGATGAAGTAGACGGAGCCCGACTGCAGGTCACCCACACCGAACATGCGCAGAAAGTCCTGCTGGCGCGACACGACGTGGCACACGTCGGTCGCCTCGTCCGCGAGCGTGCCCCAGCTCTCGGGGTCCATCCCGAACATCGCCGAGTTCTCGGCCTGGCGCTTGAGGGCCGCCGGCATCGCGATGCGGCCGTCCAGGCCGTAGCAGTAGACGCCACACGCCGGCGTTGGTCGGCACGACCGGGCGATGGACGCGTTGATGGAGATGCCGGTCTTGTCGTTGTTCGACAGGAACAACATGTCCGGGATGTCATCGTCAGCGACCTCGGGCGTCGCGTCGCGGATGACCTGGAGCTTACGCTTCGACATGCTTGCCCTCCCAGATGAGCTTGCTGCAGCTGCTGCACGCCAACTGAACCAGCTCGTGCGCCGGGCTTGCTGCGCCGCGCGTGCCGCCATCGCGGTCGTGTTCGACGGACTTACCGTCGTGCGCAAGGTGCACCGCCCAGCTGTTCTCGGTGAAGTAGGTCTCGATCATCGAGCGCGCTCGCGACAAGTCGCGCCTGCACTTGGGACAACGCGCCGGGATCACCACTCTGCGACGGGCAACACGGATGAGCGTCACCTCGATTTCGTGGCCGTGCCCGCGTAGCGGCACGACATCAGCGATGTTGCTCAGGTCGACAGGCTTGACTTTGCCCTCAAAGATCGCCGCCGCGCTCCAGAGGACGATACCGTCCGCTTTGAGCTTGGCCTGGCGAAGCGCTTCAGCAGCGCCTCTGGCCTCGACCACGGCATAGAACTGCGTACCGTCCTCGTCGTACGTGGCGATGACGGTCCATGGTTGCTTCGGCAATGCCGAGCCTTTCTTTGTGCTGGCGCTAGTCCAGCTTGTATTGCCGCACCAGCTCGAAGCCGTGCCATTCCATCGTCAGGCGCACTTCGAGGCGCGCGATGGGTACGCAGGGGCAGCTCGGGCAGGCAGCCTTGTGTTCATGCACCGTCACGACGGCGCCCTCGGGGGCATCCTCGCGCGCGGCCTGGAGTCGAGAGAACTGGCGGTCGTCGAGGTACTGCGGCGCTCGCACGGACATCACAACGTCGCCGGCGCACGCGCACTCGCATGCGTGGCCACGATTGAGCGGGTCGTAGGCGGAGAAACCCGTCAGCTCGAGCAGCTCGTCGCAGACGTCTTCGAGGATCTCCGCCTCGGGAAGGAAGCCCTCGGCCATCCGAGCCTTCTGGTTGTCGTCACCATGCTTGTCGACCCACGCACGCAGCGCGCGAGAGCGAGCGTTGTTGCGGTCGGTCGCTGTCCGGGCGGTCACGGCCGCTTCTTCCTTCTGGCGGACCTCCACGCGGGCGCGCTCGGCCTCGACCTCGGCGCGCTTCGCTGCACGGCGAGCCAAGACGGGCTTGACAGCTTCGAGCGTCGGCTCGACGATGACGGGTTCTCCGGGTGTCGTCCCGATCACCTCGTTAGCCTCGTAAGCCAGGGCCAGCTCGAGGCGCTCCGCAAGAGGCAGCACCGCGAGTTCCTCCTCGGACACGGTGAAGCCCTGCGAACCCACGCGTGTCTTGCCCGCGGTGATTGCGGCGCGCGCGTCGACGTGGACGTTGACCTGGAGTCCGCCCATGGCAGCTACAGCCAGGCTCGAACCATCAACCACGCCAGCAATGCGCCGGCGACGACGCTCGCGACGCCGATGAGGGCGAAGACGAATGGCAGCGGGGGCGGCGCGTCGGCGGGCGCGCGCTGCAGAGACGGGAACGGCAGAACGTTGGACTTGGTCTTCACGACGACTTGGCCGTCGTCAGTGGTGCGCACTTCGGGCACGCGATCTCCTGGTCTAGAGGGGGAAGGGGACTAGCGGCGATGAGGAGGTCGCCACAGGTCGCACAGTTGAAGGCCTTGTCGGCGGCGTACTTCTCGAAGCCACCGCGCGTGGGTTTGTTGAACTCGGTGACCGCGTGCTCGACTTCAGCTTCAGTACCGCCGACCTCGAGCTGCGCGTTCAGCTGTTCCACGTACCACTCGAGGTAGGTCACGGTTTCACGCTACCACGAGCTTTGATCTCCGCGTCACGCTTGATGCGTTCGCGAATGGACGGCAGAGCAGTGCGCCACGCCGCGAGACGTATTCGTGGTAATGGGTCGGCGTAGACCGTCGGCAGCCAGCGGTGCTGGGCGGTCCAGCCGCGCAGTTCGCTATTGAGCGCGCCGCTCGAGCATAGTGTGCACTTGTGGTGCTTGCGGGTAGCCTGCACCACGAAGTCGCGCCGCGCGCAGTCGAGGATGAGGAAGATGCCCATGCCGTCGAGGGTCTCGTGCTCGAGCACGAGCGACTTGCAGCAGGCGTACTCCCACGCCTGCGTCACCGTGGCCTTGGCCATGCAGTGAACGCTGACCGGACAGGTGCCGCAGTTGACGGCCGACGCCTCGACGTCCTGGACGCGGGCAGCGAGGGCTTCTTGGATGAGCCAACCGAGCTTGTTCATGACGAGTGGATGTCTCCGACGTCGATGGTGTAGGTGCCCACGGGGTGGAGGCAGGTAACCGTGACCGTGTCACCGCGGATCTTCACAGGGGCCGCAGCGACGCTCGCCTTCCCGGGGCGTACGAGTCGTAGCCCTACGACGGGGTGTTCCTCGATCACGTGCGGCGGCCCTTGCGCGAAGCACTTCTCGGCCGTCGACAACAACTCGGCGATGCATCGCACCGAGTGTACGCATCCACGACACACGTGCGCGGGGTTCTTGATCAGCTTGTTGACGGAGATCCACACGACGTCGCCATCGCGAATGGCCTGGCGTACCCGCACACGGGTGAGTGCGCGCCGAAGGTGCGCAGCCATGGCGTTCTGTACATCCTCGGGAACCTCCTCGTCGGCGGGCTCGACGAGGGTCATGCGCAGGTTCGCCGCGATTGCGTAGGCCGCGTGCACCCGCACGACCAGCTCGCGCGGCGCGTCGAGCATCTTGGCGATCGCCTCGGTGGCGTCGGCTTCGGCATCTCCCCACTTCGCCGCAAGAACGGCTTGCTCGACGTCTTCGGGGAGCATAGGTTGCTTGCTCATACCATAAACCTCCAGGAGGAGCGCGTGACAACAACGATTGAAGAGCGGACGACGAAGAGCGGCGCGAATTTGTATGCGGTGGACGGCCTCCACCCCGAGGACGCAGCCATGCTGCAGGCGCTCTACAGCCGCAGCGGCGACAGCGTCACCATTCACCTGGAGAAGGTGAAGGCGCAGGGCTCGGGTAAGTTCATGGCGAGCCACTACGTCGGCTACGGCCACAAGAGCATCGGCGACTGCGGCAGCACGACGACGTTCATCGAGGGTGTCAGCCTGCTCGCGGCGAAGGCGGTCCAGGATAATCCGCTCTACAGCGGCCAGGAGACGTCAACGCGTTACCTCGACATGTCGAAACGCGCCATCATCGATCCGATCGGCAGCACGGAGTCCGCCGCCATCCACGCCGACTTGATGCGCTTCTACTCCAACAACCTGGAGCATGTGCGCGGACTCGTCGCCGAGCGCCACCCCAAGCGTGAAGGAGAGAACGACGCCGCCTACCAGCGCGCAGTGGCTGCGCGCTCGTTCGACATCATGCGCGGGTTCCTGCCGGCGGGGATCTCGACACAGCTGAGCTGGCACACGAACCTGCGCCAGGCAGGGGACCATCTGCAGCGGCTCGCGCGGCACCCGTCAGCCGAGATCGCCGAGGTCGCCGCAGGGCTCGAGACCATCCTCGCCGCGTGCTACCCGTCGAGCGGGTTCGGCAAGGGCGGAGCGGGCGTCAGTGGCATCGCGCTGAGCGACGGGGCGGCCGAGCGCGCTGCATGGGAGGCGTCGACCGCCGAGGCGTTTGCGTACCCGCGCGAGGTCGACCGACCGCAAACGTACCTGGACTTGCACGCGACCGGCACGCTTTCGCTCGACGCAGCGGCGTGGGGACGCGTACTCGCGACGCGTCCGCGTGGCTGCGTGCTGCCGCACTGGATGACCGACTTCGGCCAGATGCGGTTCAGCTTCATGCTCGATTTCGGTTCGTTCCGCGATATCCAGCGCCAGCGCAATGGCGTGTGTCGGATGCCGCTGCTGACGACCGAGCACGGGTTCGAGTCTTGGTACCTCGAGCAGCTCGACGACAGTCTGCGCACCGAGGCGACCCATCTGGTCTACGGCCTGAAGAACCGCCTCGACGCGATCACGAACAACCCAGTGCTCCGGCAGTACTATGTGCCCATCGGGTTCCGTGTTCAGTGCGATCTGACGTACGCGCTGCCGGCGCTACTCTACGTGCTCGAGCTGCGCACCAGCAAGACGGTGCATCCGACGTTGCGCAAGAAGATGCTGCGGATGGCTGAATGGTTCCGTGGCCGCTACCCGGACATCGCACTGCACGCCGACACCGACGATGACGATTGGACCGTGCGGCGCGGGATGCAGACCATCCAGGCGCGCGCGGCGGTCAGTCCAGCCGGTGATGTGGCGGGGCCGGGCGGTCCTGTATGACTCGCGGACACATCAGCAACACCATCGCGTGCCGCTGCAGCTCTCCTTCCTCTTCGTAGCTCCACAGCCTGAGTTCGTGGATGTCGACGTCGTACTCGTCTCTCGCGCAGATCACGTAGGTCTCCAGGTCCGTGATGCGCGGGCCAGACGGGGCTACCACCGTGTGCAGCTCGCGCACGCAGGTCAGGCATACATCGGCCACGCTGCTGCACCAGTGCACGTGCGGACACGTCATGCACGGGCGACAGTACCAGTACCCGTCTTGCCAAGGTCCTAGGTCTTCCTCGTTGCCGCAGCGGTGGCAGGCAAGTTCAGGACGTCGGGGCATTGTTGCGTCTCAGCCTATAGCGGCTGGGCTAGGTGTTCCAACAGCAGGTCGAACGGCTCGACCGAGCGCCGCTTGGCCTCGGCTGCGACCACCTGGCGAAGCAGGGTCTTGTAGGACCCGAGCAATGCTCTACGGTCGACACCGACCACCTTGTCGCCGTCGATCAACCGGCACGCCGCCTTCTCGCCCTTGAACGTCACGACGGCGATGTCTTTGACGACGTTGCCGAGGTGATCGACGACGACACGCTCCACGTCCGTCAGGTCCGAGGGTAGATGCCGCTGCTCAACCTGACCTTCGAGTGCTTTCTTCGCTCCCTCAGCAGACAGCCCGCTTTTCTCGAGCAGCTCGCGCAGCACCTCACTGACCATCGCCGGCTTGCCACCGACGGCCTCGACCTCGCGGGCCTGGGTCATCGTTGCCACCGGCACAGCATCGTTGCCGTGCTCCCCGGTGAACCGCTCACGCACGTTCTTGAGCAGCTTTTCGTCGGCGTGCCACTTGAAGTGCTGCGCCTCAGCGCCGCCGGTCTTCGCCATGTTGTAGATGCGGGGCGCAGCGAACTCGGGATTGGCATCGCAGGCCGTTTTCCAAGCGGCGCCGAGCTTGTGGTGCAGGTCCCATTCGTCGACGAACCGGCGATCGCGGTCGAGTGGCAGGTTGTCGAGGTCGTAGCCGCACGTCAAGTCGTCGAACTTGCGCACGAACACGCCGCGCGAAAACACCTGACCCTTGCGTTCCTCCTCGAGTAGTACGCGGCAGCCGTCAACCCTGATCACGCTGTCCACTGGTGGTTCCTCGATGAACAAGAACAGCTTCTTGAGCGTGTCCCAGACGATGGTGGGCATGTTGCCGACCGTGACGACGAAGTCGGCCTCCCGCACCGACAGCTTGCGCGAACGGAAGGTCATCAGCGAGTTTCCTGCTAGCGGATGGCCTGCGTCAGGCTCCTCGAATGAGATGGTCCACGATGCATCACCGTTGCGGAAGCTCACCGGCAAGCCTTCGCGCTCGAGCGCCAAGGTTCCGATGATGAAGCCTTCACCGAACCGCCCGCGGTGGCGCCCATCACCCTTGTCCGACTTGCCCAAGATCAGGAGCTTGGCGGGGTCGACGTAGATGCCTGCGCTGGTGATCTCGAGGCGATCGGTCTTGGGGAAGTGCTGGACGGTCATCTTGAACCCGTCCTCGTCGGCGTCCTTGGCGTTCGCCAACAGCTCGCGGATGCCGGCGAAGACCTTCCAGTCCGCGGCGTAGTTCTTGTCGATAGTGAGCGAGATCTTAGCCATGAGGTTGCGTTCCTTCGGATGCTTATGCCAAAAACATAGGGATGTGGAGACCCGTCTCGAAGGTGGACTACACGCCCCTCGAGCCTAAGGGTCAGATTTTGGTCGTCAGCTGCCCGCTCAGCCCGCGTTGGCCGGGCGTCCTTGAGCGGTGGAAAGGCCGCGCCTGCGCGGCCGTTGGCGACTCGGCGAAGTTCGTGCGGGACGTCGTACGCGACATCCTTGCCAACCCGCAGGTCCGGGCGATCGTGTTTGATGGCGAAGCGTGCGGGCGGGCGGAGTACGACGCCTTCTGGTCTGGTTCGCCGCGTCCAGCCTGGCGCATCGACGACGAACACCTCACGCTGGTCCGTCAGTTCGTCGACCTCTACGACGACGACTGCGGGATGAGAGTCGGCGCGCAGCCGTTCTGGCCCACGCGCGTCATGTACATCGAAGACTTGGAGGTTCTGTGAACAGCAACACCGAAAAGACCCACGACGTGCAACCGAAGCGTGTCATCGGCATCATGGGCAAGAGCAAGAGCGGCAAGGACACCGTCGGCGAGATGCTCATTGCGCATGATCCGCGTGGCGGGCTCGTCGCCTTCGCCGACAAGCTCAAGATGGCGGTCGCCGACCTGTTCGGCGCCACACATGAGCAGCTCTACACCGAGGAGGGCAAGAAGTCGAAGACGAGCTTCCCGTTGCTCAAGTGTCCGGCGTGCCAGTCCATCAAGTGCGAGGTTGCGTCGCCGGGGCGGGACGGTCAGACCCAGTGCCTGTCATGCAACGCGCTCGGCGAGACCAAGTCGTTCTCGACGTTCTGGGAATGGCGCGAGATCTGCCAGTTCGCTGGCACCGAGTTCGGTCGTGCGGTCGACGCAAACGTGTGGGTGCGCCACGCGTTCAAGGCCATCACGCGTCTGATGACGCCGATGGGCTTGGGCTCGACTGACGGTAGCGTGCCGTCGACGATCACGCCGGGCTGCTTCTTCGTCGCCATCACCGACTGCCGGTTCAAGAGCGAGATGACCGCGATCAAGGCAGCGGGTGGTGAGGTCTGGCGCGTGCGTCGTCCCGAGTACGACAACCGACAGACCGGACTTGCCAAGCACCAGTCGGAAACCGAGATGGACACCATCCCGGACACGGAGTTCGACGCCGTCATCATGAACGACGCCACGCTCGAGGTGCTCCGCGCTCGCGTGGTCGAGCAATACGAGTCGTTTCGAATGCGCCACGAATAGGCGCGACAGAGTTCGTCGCCTCGCCTACCGGTGACCACGCATCGACGACGTCCACGACGGCTGCGGAAGCTGCGGCTTCTTCCCCGTGTCAACCTCGATCCGACCTGCGAAGATCTGCTTGAGCTTGTTGTACGTCGGGCTGCGATGTTCGTGCGAGAGCTGGCGCCCCTGCAAGTAGTTCAGGTACAGCGAGTCCGCCGACACCGCCATCAGACACTTGCCGAACTGCTCGTTGGTGAGCTTCGGCGTCTTGGTCGAGTATTGCTCGATCACGAGGCGGCGGTAGAGCCACATACACAGGGTCAGGTTGAGCCCGCCCCACAGGCGCATGTACTCGCGGTCGCGCCCCCACGCAGTGATCGCCGCGGTCAAGAACGCGCCGAGCTGGTCCACGTCGTCGACGCTAAGCGTCTTGGCGATGTCCGTCGTCGCGCAGCCGCCACCGCTCGGGGTGTCCTTGGACGCCAGGTTCCAGCCACGGAGAACCGCAGACATCGACAAGATCGGACCCTTGTCGTTGCGACGGATCATGCCGTAGCCGATGAACGGGCACCGCTTGCGAAGCTTCGCGAGCGCTGTGTTCTCGCTCTCGAGCGCCTTGAGATAGTCGTCCGGCTTCATGTTGACGATGCGCGAGTTCAGCCGGTAGTACTCGGCGGCCATCTCGGCCATCGTCTTGAAGTACAGGATGCGGACGTCGCAGTACCCGACGAGACACTCCGATTGCAGGAACGCCTCGAGGCGATGCTGCCCGTCGACCTTGTAACGGATGTTTTCGAGCACGCCGAGCGTGATGACGCCCGGGATGACGCCGGAGTTCGCCTTGATCTCCTTGGCGATGTCAATGAGGCGGTCGGTGACCTTGAGGTCGCGCTGGAAAGGCGGCAGTTCCCAGCTCCGCACGACGTCTGGGGTGACCTCGAGGGTATCGGTCGTCGTGTGCGTGGTTAGCTGCGCGTCGGTGGTCGGCTTGATGAGCTTGAGAGACATGGTGGTTCCTTGCTTGTGATGTTTGTCAGACCAACATAGAAGATTAGTGAAAACGCGTCAACTTGTCGCGTAGGCGTAGCGCGCGAAGCGGTCGCTTGCGAGGCACTGCACGCAGTTGACGTGCGCGCGGGTCAGCCACTGCGGCCATTTAACGAGTCGGCTCCGGTAGCCCTGGCCGGGCCCGCAGGCCAGGCTCAGCGACCAGCCGTAGGTGCCGTAAGCGATCGCACGCACCCAGTGGATGATCTCGCTGCGTGGGCGGTCGTCGCAACCGATCCCGATCTCAGCATCGCCGTCGCGCCAGGCGACGTCCGGGTCGGTCTTGCTAGTCGCCACGGAGGATGTCCTCCCCCTTCACAGGGATCAGCGTGCGTGCGATGCAGCGTACGCACGTCACCGTGCCGCCGGGTTGCGGCGGCAGGCTGAGATACCGGTTGCACGAGGTGATCGTGTCCCCGCCGAAAACCGCGTGAGACATGGCTGACGCGTGATGGCGAACGCCTTCGACGTCGACGACGGTACCGTATACCCGCCCGCTACTTGTTGGCGTGGTAGTAGACGTGGGCCTCGTGCGCGACGAGGTCGAACGCTTCTTTGCCGCCATTCTTCTCCGGTGCGGTCTCGCGGAAGTTGATGGTTGCAAGCGCGAGCGCAAACGTGCCCTGCTCGAACGTGAACCCGCGCTCCTGCCAACGTCCGACCATGAGGCGGACCAAGTCCTCGGCCTCCTTGGCAGCCTCGAGCAGGTGATCGTTCGCAGTGCGGGCGTCGATGCGCTTCTGAACTTCCTGACGGGCAGCGTCGGACATCGTGACGCCTTCCGCGAACTTCTTGTTCTCGGGGTTCGCCATCACCGCCTCCTGATGGTCGGGTTCGGCGGCAGGGGCTTGGGCGCGCCGCGGGGGATGGGTTTGACTGTCGGCTTGATCTTGAACAGGTCGCAGGTCGCGACGATCTCCGTTCCGATCACGATGACGGGCTTGCACAGTTCACCGTCCGGCGCGCGGGCGACGCCGGGCGGGAACACCTGGCCCTTCTGCTCGGTGGCGGGGTAGGTCGACTTGGCGGCGCACCGTCCGTGCTTGCCTTGCTTGTCCTTGCCTCGAATGATTGGGTCGTAGTGCTGACACTGGTTGCAGGGTTTCTCAGCCACGGTTGACTCCTCTCTACGCAGCGATCATGACGACGATGCCATAGTGGCGCATGACGTGGGCGCATGCCGGTTCACGCAGCAGCCGCGCCAGCACCAGCATGCCTTCTGCGAAGGGCTTGCCGGTGAACCACACGGTGGACTTTTCGTTGTGTAGGCTGGCAGCGCGGACGCCTTCAGGGGCGTTCCACGCCCACGTTCCGACTCGCAGACCGATGCCCGCGGCCGCGAACGCGGCAGCCATGATCCTGAGCTTTAGCAGCTCAGCCAGGCACTCGACCAACACATCGACAGCGTCGGCTGGTTCGGTGATCTTGTGCGAGGTGACGTCGAAGCTACAGTGCTCCGACCGGATGACGTAACGTCCTGGCACGCGCAGGTCGGCGTCGAGGTCGAGTCCCGTCGGCGGCGGACGCTTGGGCGCCTCGATCGGGTCGACGACGCGCCATGGATCGACGATGCCAGGCTTCTTCGGGCTGGTCACGACGTGATGATGCTCGACGTGATGCCCTCGAGCGAGGGGTCCGCGCACGACGCGTGGACGAACTCGAACTCACCGGACATCTCCGCGGCCAGCTCCCTGGTCTGCGGGTTCCGCGTGTTCGGCTTGAGGATGATGTAAGCCGGCAGGCAGCGGTCACCGGCTTTGAACGGCTTGCGACAGCGCGCGCAGGTAGTGTGCGAGACGCGCTGCTTGAGGATGTCGAGACCGGGCATAGCTACGGCTCCTCTACACGCTGGTAGGTGTCGTGACGCGCGGCAGCAGCGACGAGCCGGATGCTCGCATCGGCGACCGCCTGCGCGGACTCGCTACACGGTACGTTCATGTTGACGGTCAGGGCAAGGCCGTCAAGCAGCGCGCGCATTCGCTCGATCTGCTCGATCATCCGAACCCGTTCGTCCTTTGCGGTGATGCGACGCGACACGGCTACTCTTCCACCCCGATCGGCGTCGGCAACACGTCCCGCACCGGCTTGAACGTCCTGCGGTGGATGGGCAACGGCCCGCGCTCGAGCAGCAGCGCCTTGTGCTCGGGTGTTGGGTAGCCTCTGCTCCTGTCGAAGCCCCAGCGCGGGTACTCCGCGTGAATCGCGTCGATGCGTTGGTCGCAGATCGCGCGCGCGACGATCGACGCGGCGCCGATGCGCCAGTCGGTCTTGTCGCCATTGGGGATGCAGCGCACGACGCACGGCAGGTTTGGTTGCGGGACGTCGCCGTCGACCATCACCGTGATGTCGCCGCTGGTGACGCTTGGGTCAAGGGTCTTCAGGCGCTCGAGGCAGCGCAGTGCTGCGAGCTGGAGGGCTTCGCTGAACACGCCGCCGAGCAGGTGCTGGTCGATGTCGGCGCTCGAACGCTCGATGGTGATGAGCGACGGGCTCGCCGCGCGGACCGCCTCGGCGAGCGCTGCGCGGTGCTCAGCGTGCTTGAATCCCTTGGAGTCGCCAGCGAGCAAGATCTTGTCCTCGCGGACACCATGCCACGCCGCGCTGACGCGCTCCGCTCCCTCGGCGAACGCGGCTGCGCACACGACGAGCGGCCCAACAAGGGCGCCGCAGCCCGACTCATCTACGCCGATGACGTACCTCATGACTTCTTGGCCTTCCTGCGCTTGCGCTTGGGGAAGCGGACGCGCGCACCGCACGTGGTGCACGTGCCCGACTCGCCATGGCCCGTCACGCGCCACCCACAGCGACACACCACGACGCGCGTGCCCTTGGGGCGGCCGGCAGTCATGCCTTGATGACCCAGCTGCGCTTGAGGACCTTGGCCAAGCGCTTCAGGTGGGTCCAGTTGAGCAGGGAGCGGCCGCGTTCGATTGCCGTGTACTGCGCCCGCGACAGCTTGATGCCCTGGGCAACCTGTGCCTGCGTCATGCCGCGGGCTTCCCGCGTCTCGCGCAGTTCCTTGAGCAGGGCGTCATAGTCCTTGGCGTGCATTGCGAGCGGAATGATAGTCGTTGCAGGTTTATCCCACAAACGCCAGAGCGGAGCTACCTGCGAGGGCTTGACGCCGGAAGTACGCCACGTAGCGCGGCAGGATCTTCTCGCAGTTCGCGAAGTCCGACGTCACCAGGTTGTTCGACCACGGCAACGCGCGGCGCACGAGCCCGCCGTAGCCCTTCTCCCAGATCCGGGAATCTAGGATGGCGACGCAGCCGCGGTCCGCGCGCGTACGGATGAGCCGCCCGACGCCTTGGCGCAGGTCAACCAACATGTCTACGAGCTGGACGTCACGGAACGCGTTGTCGCCCGCGAGCCGTTCGCGGGCCTTGATGATCGGGTCGTTGAAGTGCGGGAACGGCAGCTTCGCGACGATCACCAGGCGAAGGTCGCCGCCGGGTACATCGACACCCTCCCAGAACGACTTCGAGCCGACCAGCACGGAGTCGCGCGTCGTCTTGAACTTGGCGAGCGCGGCGTTGGGGTCACCGTCCCATGGGTTCTTGCGGTGGCCCTGCGCGAACGTGCGGCCCGGGAAGCGCTGCTTGAGTGCGGTCGCGAAGGCATCCAGCTCGTCGTTTGCGGTGGTCAAGATGAACGCGCCGCCCTCGGACAGCTCGACCAGGCGCACCGCCATGTCGACGCGCTTGCGCATGACGGCGTCGTACTCCGGGTCCTTGCGCCCGGGGATGGCCAGCCCCCGCGGGATGAACACGAAGCCCTGCTTGTCGTAGTCGAACGACGTCGGCAGGACCTCGGCTTTGACCGGAGATAGGCCGGTCATGTTCTCGACGTGCTCGAACTTGCTGTCGTGCGCGAGTGTCGCGCTGCACACCACGACCGTCTTGAGCGCGGCGAGGTAGCGCCCAGCGATGCCACCTACGCTCACGGGCTCGCACTTGACTGCGAAGCGCCCGCGGTCATCGACCGTCGAGTAGATCGCCGTGTTGGCCAAGATGCGCGCGCGCCGCATCTCTACCTGCTCGGGGTCGGTGATGGTGGTGTCCGGCTCGACCACGCCCTGCGCTGTCGACAAACCGCGGAGCAGCTGGTCGACGCGCTTCTGGGCTTGGGTCAGCACGCCCTGAACGCGCGCATTCTCCTCCTCGACCGCAATCGCGTGCGCGGCCTTGTCCACCTCGATGGCCTCGATCGGCTCGCCGTCGACGTAGATGTCCTCTGGCATCTCCTCCGGCGCGTCTTCGAACGCGGTGCCGCCGAACGTCGTCAGCGTCTTGGCCAGCTCACCCGCGGCGAGCCGCAGGTTCTCGATGATCGCGGCGGCCATGCCGCCGGGGAATACCGGAGCCTCGCGCGACTTCGACTCGAACCCGCGATCGGGGACAGCCTCGAACATCGCGCCCCACGGCTCGAGCAGCTTTCGCAGTTGCGGGAACACCAGGCCTGTGCGCTTGAGCAGCTCCCAGACCTGGCCGATCGAGTCCTCGCCGAGCTTGTGCGAGAACGCAGCGCGGATACCGGCGGCGAGCGTGTGGGCCTCATCGACGACCAGGACGTCGTAGGCGCCACCCACCATCTTGCCCAGGCCCAAGAACATGTCGGCACCCAGGACGTGATGGTTGACGACGACGAGCTGGGACTCGCGCACGGCTTGCTTGAGGCGGATATAGCCGCAGTCGCTAAAGTAAGCGCAGCGCTTGCCGACGCAGTCTTCCGCGGTGGCCTGTGACCACCACGCTGGCACAGCGCCGCCGTAGTCGGCTCGGTCGCCATAGAGCGAGCGCGCCAGGAACCGGTCGAACACCGTGCGGTCTTCGTCGCCGCGGTCCAGGATCGCATTGGCCGCGAGCTGGCAAGCGTAGGTGCCCTTGCCCTTGAGCGGCGTGGCCACCATCGAAGCGGCGCGGATGCCGAGGATGCGCTTGAGCGCGGGGAAGTCCTTCTCGACGATCTGGTCTTGCAGCTGCTTCTTGGCGGTCGCCACCACAACGCGCTTGCCTTGAGCGAGCAGCGCAGGCAGCAGGTACGCGTACGTCTTGCCGGTAGCAACCGGCGCCTCGACGAAGTAAGCTCCACCGTCACGCAAGACCTGCTCGACAGCTGCGGCCATCGCGAGCTGAGCGGGACGCGCTTCCTTGACGAGACCGTGAGCGGGGTTGGAGAGCAGTTCTTGGAGCGTCGGCACGGTTCTCCCTTCTACCATGATGTTGGTGCGGTAAACATTGTGTCCGGCGTCGTTTCCTTGTACCAAATAACGATGGCCAACTCGGACGAGCCTCGCATCGGTGACTTCTCCAAGCCCGTGGTGCCGCGGCCCACGTCGACCGCGCCCGGCGCCGCGCCGAGCGGCGCAACCCACGACGCGCTGGTGCAGGCGGAGGCTGTTCTCAGCGAGGAAGCCTCTCGCGCGGAAGCGGCGCTCAAGCCGATGGCGTCCTACGAGGACAAGCTCAAGGCAGCCAAGCTCACCAAGGAAAAGGCCGCCATGATCATCGATGCGATCATGTCGCGTGGGTTCTACTCCGAGGAGATCCCGCTCACCCGGACGATCAAGATCCGGTTGCGCACCCGTGGCGCGCGCGATTCGCGCCGGGCCAACGAGATGCTCGAGGCGCAGCGCTGGTCGCTCGACGCGCACTACTATCAAGCACAGAGCCGGCTCTTGCTCGCGGCATCGCTCGAGCAATTCGGTTCGCAGAAGCTCGAGTATCCCGACACGCGCAAGGTGGCAGCCGATGTCGTCGAGAAGGCGTATGCCGAGCGGCTTGCCTACGTCGATGGGCTCGCCGATCCGGTGCTGCCCCTGCTGTTCAAGAAGCTCTTCACGTTCGACAACCAGGTCGCAACCGCCCTCGAGGAGGGCACCATCGAAAATTTCTAGGTAACCCGGGAGGCAACGCGCGCGCGGTCCTGTTCGCACGTGGCGTACCGCTCGCGCCCTATGGCTCGGTCGAGGACCGCCTGATGCGCGAGATGGTCTTCCGGGAACGCCAGGAGCGTGTTGCCCACGTCGACGCGATTGCCAAGATGATCGCGCGGGTGTTCGGCGTCGACGCCAACACAACGTTCGGCCCGATCGTGGCGGAGTACGCGACCGAGGTGTTCCAGGAGACCTACGATGCTGACCTCTTGCGACGCAAGGTCGCCCATCGCCGTGCGACGCAGGCCGCGATACGCGACCGCCGACTTCGTGATGAAAACGCGCTGCGCGTGCTCGACAAGATGGGGGAGTATGTCGACAGGAAGATCGCCGCCGAGAAGGCCTCGAAAAAGCCCAAGCAGAACAAGTAACTCAGCAGATCTCCTACAATAAGGGTCGCCGTGGCCGATCAGCAGTCGAACGAGACGATCCGCCAGATGATGGCCGGATTCTCGGCCATGCAGCAGAACTTGGGGCTGCTTCCGATGCCCATGGCGCAGTCGATGGCGGGCGCGCCAGCACCGTTCCAAGTTGCACCGCCGCCACCACCAATTCGCCACCCAGCAGAGGCTGCTGCCGATGCGATGGCCGCACAGCAGGCCATGATGCAGCAGACGCTGCACGCCGCGCAGGCGACGCGCTACATGCCGCCGCCGTCGGCGCCGATGCCCGCGCTCAGCGCGATGGCGGCGTACTCCCCGATGCCGGGGCCACGCGGGTTCGGTGGCGGCGTACCGGGGTTCGGTGGCGGCTTTGGATCTGCTGCCGCGTCGATGCCGTCGATCTTCAACCCGATGGCACCGACGATGCCGGGCGCGCACTTCATGTCGCCCGCGATGCAAGGGCTGCAGTTCCACGGGCACCATCAGGCGCAGATGATGGGTGCAATCGCGGGCGTCGGCGAGGGCGCGCTCGGCATTGGTGGGTCGATGCTCGGCGGCGCCATTGGCTCGATGTTCGGTCCGCTTGGCACGATGGCGGGCAGCTGGCTCGGCAACAAGGTCGGCGGCGTCGTCGCCAACACGATCTTCAACCCGGTCACGCAGGACTTCGCGCGCGGCCGCCAGATCCAGCAGATGACTGCGCCGTTCATGGTCACCGGCGCGAACCTGAACTCGGCGACGGGTCAAGGGTTCTCCGCGCAGGGTGCGCGCGACATCGCGTCGGGCATCCGCCACCTGAACCGCGACCACGACTTTGAGCGCACTGGATTCAACACCCAAGATGCGATGCGCATCATGTCGATGTCCGCTGAGCAAGGCTTGCTCACCGGCACGCAGGCGCCCGACCAGATCGTCCAGAAGGTCAAGGAGATCTCCAAGACCGTCAAGATGCTGATGAGGATCACGGGCGACCCCGACGTCCGCGATGCCATCCGTTCGCTTGGCCAGATGCGTGACCTCGGCTTCCAGGGTCTCGCCGCGCAGGCAGGTGCAGTGGCGAACCGCGCGACGTTCGCGCGCATGGCCGGACAGTCGCAGGCGCAAATGACCGCCACGATGATGGCGGGCGGAGACCTTGCGGCGCAGTACGGCCTGGTTGGCGCGACCGGTGCGAACGCGGCGATGTTCGGCGCGGGCTCCGCTAATGTTGCGGCGTCGTCGGGCGCGGTCGGCGAGATCGGCCTGGCACGCGTCGGCGGCGTCAGCGGCTTGGGACAGCTCAACGCGCGCGGCGGACTCGCCGCGATGCAGAACGAGCAGTACCTGCTCGCCGCGATGGGCCGCGATTCCAAGGGCCACATGACGGTCGACATGGATCGCTATCGCGCGACCCAGAACATGTCGTTCCAGGAGGTGCAGCGCGCTGCCGCCGACTCGCTCCTCAACATGGGGAAGACGGGCATCTTCGAGTGGAACACCCACAAGCAGGAGCTGAAGGACCAGATCGCGCAGCAGCTCCGGCCTGGTGAGATGCAGCAGATGATGCTCGCGCAGGCGCGCCAGCTCCAGGCCGCCGTGCCGACGATGAACCTCGGCTCCGCGCTACAGCAGACCGCGGGCATCAGCGCGGAGGAGGCCGGCGTCCTCGAGCACCAGTTCGGCAGCCGGCGCTACTGGCAGGGGATGATGCAGCAGAACCGTGTGCGCCGGCGCGAGCTGATGGAGGAGGAGCGCGCGCACCGCGAGAGCTTCCGTACGCCGGGCTTGATGACGCGGATGGGCCGGGGCATTCGCGACAAGCTCGGCGCCGCCGGCGACGCGATCTCGTCGCCGTTCCGCAGCCTATCCGAGCGCCTCGATCGCGTCGGCGAGGATGAGGCGGCGGCCGACGCCGGCGAGCGGATCAGCCGCTACGACGACGTCGACATCGCACACGACGCGGCAGAGCGCGCGATGCTCAAGCGCGGGCTCCAGCGAGGATTCCTCCTCAAGGGCGGCGGCACGTCTTTATCCAATGATCTTGGCCGAGGTGTGGGCGCCATCAACAGGCGGTCCATCAACCGCATCGGCAGTTTCTTGGGTCTCGCTTCCGAAAGCGATGACAACCGAATCGCCGCAATTGCGGACTACAGCCAGGGGCGCTTCACGAGCTTCGGCGAGACGTTCGGCGACGCGCAGGACGCGCGGCGGCGCGTCCAAGACGTCACGGGCGTCGGGCGCGCCGCTGGAGCCGCCCCGCAGACCGCCGATCAGCTCGACACGATGTACCAACGCATCTCCGACGCGAGCAAGACTCCGGGAAAGAAGTTCAACGCCGGGGCGATCCTCGGCGCGACCACCCAGAACGTAGTGCGCAAGCTCCAGGGCATGAAGGCGGGACTCATCAAGTCAGCATCCGCGTTCGCGGAGTCCGACTTCAAGGAGTCCTGGATGCAGGAGGCAACGAACCAAGGCATGACGCGTCAGGAGGCCGGTGCTGCTTGGCGGCAGACCAAGAATCAGGTCATGGCCAGCGTCATTGAAGACGTCAAGGCCAGCGGCAACAAGGAACTCGCCGAGCCGCTCGTCAAGGCGCAGGAAGTCGCGGCGCGGGCAGGCGCTGTCGACATAGGGCAGTCGACCGACGAAGCCGAGAAGGCCGTCAAGAGCAAGCTCGACGAGTCGTGGATGTTCGACATGAACGACAAGACCGCCCAGGAGGTGAAGGCGGTGCTTGGCGGCCATGACAAGGACGTCGTGGCGCTGGCCGCCACCATCCGAGCGAACACATCAGGGACCTACCAGGAACAGCGTGGCGCCGCGGTCGTTGACGCCGACATGCAGAAGCGGCTCGGCAAGGACTACGGGAAAAAGATGCGCGAGGCCAAGACGCTCGCGCAGTCGCTCTCGAAGGACGCAGCGGGCGCGCTCATGTCGACACTCCAACCCACGGCCGCGTACAAAGAAGGAGGCGCGGGGGGTGTGCTGACGCGCCTAGGCAAGGCCGAGGAGGGACTCACCGGCAAGATGCAGATCGCCGCTGAAAAGGAGTTCTTGCAGAACCTCGCGTCGAAGACAGGACGCAAAGACCTCACCGGTATGTCCGTCGAAGAAGCGGCCAAGTCGATCAGCGAGGGCGACGAGTTAGACGCGCTCGACCCCAAGACGAAAGCCGCCATCATGGAGTTCAAGAAGACGGGGAACACTGCCAAGCTGCAGGACGTCGTCGGCGCGGCCGGGCCGACGAACCGGACGATGCGCCACTCCGACGCTGCCAGCTCGGTGTTTGATCAGCTGGACAAGGACTACGCCAAGCTTTCCGACGAGGCGGACCGCGCGGAGGACGACACCGGCCAGGCCGCGACCGACCCGTCGCAGAAGATGTTCTCCGACTCTGTGCGGTTGTTTGCCGACGCGGTCAAGATCATGGCCGGCCATGGCGATGACGCGAAGCTGGACGCGGCCGCCGTGTGGAAGCAGGCCTTGAAGGGAGGCGGCTAAGTGGCTAGCACAGGACCCTTCGGTAGCGGCCCGCCCTTCGCGCTGCCTTTCGTCGCCGCGAACAACGGCGGTACCAGCCCTGGGCAACAGGGCGTCTTCGGCCTGAATCCGCTGATGACGCCGAAGTACGCGAAGTGGCAGCCGCGCGACGCCGAGTACAAGGACACGCTGGCGCGGCTCTACATTTCGCTGCCGACTCTAGGCGACGGTTCGGTCGACCCGGCGGTGCGCACCGCGTTTCTGAACAGCCTGCCGTCCGACCCCGCAACAAAGGCGCTCGCGCAGGTGATGATTGCTGGCCCAGGCGGCGGCACCGGCTTCGTTGACTTCTTCCTGAGTCAGGCCAGCGAGCGGTTCCAGGAGGTCGTTCAGCTCGACAAGGTGCTGTCGGACGATTACGTCGCGTTCTTCTTCGGCCAGGAGCCGCCGCGGTTCGAGTACTCCGGCTTCCTGCTCAACTCGCTGCAGGATGACCAGCGCTCAGGCTTCCTGCGCGCATACAGCGCGCTGCTGCGCGGTACCCAGCTGGCGCGCCGCGGCGCGCTCGCGCGCCTGCGCTATGACTCGGTGATCGTGTCGGGCACGATGCTCGCACACCAGCAGACGCTCAACGCCGACAACGAGCTGGCGGTACCGTTCTCGTTCTCCTTCCTGGTGAAGGACTACGTTATCCAGACCAACCTGCCGTTCGCCAAGGTCAACCAGTCGCAGTACGTTCAGCTCGCGGCTGACCTTGCGGTCGCCAACCTGTCGTCGATCGGCACCGTACAGACCAAGGGCGTAACCGCGGTTGCGGTGCCGCCGCCGATCCCAGCCGCTACGTCGACCGCCGGCGCGGCGCAGAACACCAACGTGGTTGACGCGTCGCAGACTGCACAGCAGCAGACCGTCGCGGCCGCGAACGCGGCGAGCCAGCCACCGTCGCCGACCAGCAACATCCGCGGCAACATCAACCCGGGGGCGCCCGTTCCGCCGCCATCGTTTGCTACGGGGTTCGAGTGAGCGCCGCCTGCTGGTACGGCCCGTCGTCGGCGCTCGAGCTGCAACTCCTGCAGCCGTTGCCGTCCTATGCGCTCGAGCAGCTGCGCCAGCGGTTCCTCTACGCGTTGACCACGTCGCGATCGCCCACGACGTCGGCACGCGTGCTGCTGCAGATGGTGCTCGACACCGAGATCAGCGTCGCGTTGCTCAAGGTCGTCGCGTTCCCGCCCAGCACGCAGTCGGTCACCGTCTGCGAGCGCCGGCACTACATCGACGTCGACTCTGACATGCGTCTGCAGTCGTTCCTGGTGAACCCCGCGCTCACCGCGCTCGCGACCTACTCGAAGATCCCGACGCCATACGTCGATCTGTTGCGGATCTACGCTGCCGCGGACTACCCACGCTACCGTATGAGCGCTCTGGCTTCGACCGTCCTGCTCGGAGTTGCACTCCAGTGACCACACCGCCAAGCGTCAGCACGTTCGCGGCGAGCAGCCCGCATCCCGCGCCGTTCATCGTCTACATCAACGGCCTCGAGGTCCCGGCGAAGTCCGCGTCGATCCGCTACGGCGTGTGGCAGGTGCCCGAGATGCAGGTCGAGATGGTCGCGGACCCAGTGCTTATCCGGCTCGGCAACCTAGACCGCGTCCAGGTCGCGGTGTTCTACCTCGACGACTGTGATGTCGACCCCAGCGTCAAGCCGACGTTCCGTATGTTTGGCGAGGGTGAGATCACTGGGTGGGGCTACCGCAACGTCTCAGGCGGCCGGTCGATCATCTTCACGGTAGTCAACCAGATCGCGATCTTCTCGCAGCTGTTCGTCCAGTTCATGACCACGCTCGACGATATGGTGGGCTACTCCGCGCCCATCTCGTCGACCAACCAGCTCGCTAATCCGACCAGCCAGATCGTCTACCCGTTCGCGCTTTTCCAGCAGGGCCTGCTGCCAGCCCAAGGACAGGCCAGTTCGCTCATTACGCGGCCGTTCGACTTCCTGTACAACGCCGTCCGGGGCATGATGGACGCGGTCGTTCCGGCCGACCAGCGCACTGTTCCAGCCGCGAATTTTTTCACGCGTTGGGCGCGCCTGACGAACTTTCACAATCGATTCGTGGGTTGCCCGTCGTTCGACAATTTGAACGCTGGTAACGCGAGCATCTTTCCGGTACTGCAGGCGGTGCAGAGTACGACGGCCATCAACACCGTCTGCAAGAACCTGATGCAGCAGGTCCAGAACACCGGGTCCATCTGGGACATGTTGCAGCTGGTCTTCCAGACCATGCTGATGGAGGTCGCGATGCTACCGGCGATGCCGCTGGTGAGTGTCGACTTTGCGTCAAGCCTCGTCTTGGCCACCGACTTCGCAAGCCACCAGCTCGTGCTCTCCGACGTATTCACGTCGGGTCCCGGCATCTCCGGGCCGGACAATGCGCCGGCGGCGGCCGCGTCGGCGGCGAGCGCGTCTGGCCAGTGGGTGCCTGCCGTATCCGATGCCAGCCGCGCCAAGGCACCGCTGCGGATGCAGAACTACTTCCCCAAGCCGCAGATGCTGTTCAGCATCCCGCCAGCGTGCAACGTCATCTTCCCCTCGCAGCTCAAGACGATCGCATACGAGGAGAACTACGCGACCCAGCCGACGCGGTTGTACTTCAACGACGAGGTCATCGCGCAGATCCTCAAGGTCCCGACCAGCGGCCTGCGCGACTCGATCATGAACGCGCTCGCCATCGGCTACCCGCCGCAGGCCGATAAGAATCTGCAGGTCAGCAAGACCACGCCGAACCTCAACAACAAGAACTTCCTGCTCTACCCCGAAGAGTTCTTCAAGGGCCCGGTCATGGACCGCCGCCCGGTGCCCCCCTGGTTGTTCGGGATCAAGCAGAAGGAGAACACGAAGACCACGGTCCCAAAAGACAACCCCGGCGCGCCGCCGGCCAACCAGGCGCCGCCCGCGCGCACCGGCACGACGACCCCGCCGCAGAAGGCGAGCGTGCCGTCGAATTGCATGAATTGCACGTCGGCGCAGGTCGGCTTCGGCCCGACGAGCCCGCGCAAGTACTTGCCTGCCGTCGAGGCGCTGCGCAACGACCCTGCGTTCAAGGCTGCGATCACCAAGTACGGCATCCCCGAGGAGTTCGCGCTCGCGTGGATCAACCACGAGTCCGGCGGCAACATCAGGAGCCTCACCAACCTCAACGAGCGCGGTTACTTCCAAATCATGGGGCCGAACAACGGTCGCTCGCTCGCGCAGGTCGAGGCCGGCATCATCGGCCTGACCACCGCGGACACCGGCGTCAACGGTCCGTCGCTGATCGCACCGCGTCAGCTAGGCCCTGACCCGAGCCCGACTGCGCTGCTGTCGACCAACAAGGCGGTCTCGCTCGACGCGGGTTGCAAGCTTGCACGCTACTACCGTACGCAGGTCGACAACCGCTACGCGCCGCAGTTCGGCCTCACCGGCTGGTCCGAGGGCGACAAGTGGCGCCTCGCCAAAGCGATCCACGTCGGGCCTGGATTCTTCTTCAACAGTCCAAAGGGTTTCATTCCGCGCGCGACTACAGCGCTCGGCGGCACGCCCACGTCGTGGGACCAGATGTTCAACGCGATTGCGCCGTCGCTAACGCCGATCGAGCAGGCCTACATCAACAACGCCACGGGCGTGGGCGGCGTCGTCTCGACGGCGTCTGGCAGCATGCTTACGGCGGGCAACACGCAGCCGTTCACTGCGTCGGCTGGGACGCCCGCGCCCGCAGCGCCGACCCCGGCGACCACGCAGGCGCCGACGCCTGAGCCACCGCCCGCGCCGGTCATCGCCACGGCAACGCAGGCGACCATCGCTGCCTCTGCTGAGGACGTCTACCACCTCTACGCGAAGTATGAGTACTTCCGCGAGCGCTACGCGCGCCGCTCAGGCTCGGCGACCGTGGCGTGGAATCCCTACGTCGTGCCCGGCTTCCCTGGCGTCATCTTCGACCAGCGCGCCACGCGCGTTGACCTGATGGTCTACCTCACGACGGTTCAGCAGTTCATGTCGCACGATGGGCAGCGCGCCACGACGCTGTCGTACCTCTACGGTCGCCAGTTCCAGGAGATGTTCGAGGCGCTGATCACGGAGTTCCAGCAAAACGACGCGTTCGCGCGCGGCTCGGGGCCGCAGGAGCCGATCAACGCGGTCAGCGACGTGCTGCAGTCGTTCCCGCAGGCCGAGACGTTTTATCAGCAGCTGTTCTGCGGCGGCCAGCAGCTGTTCGGCCGCCCCGCGTCGTTCGATTTCCGCACCGTCGTGGGCTACGAGTCCGAGGTCGTCGGTGGCTCGCCGGAACCGATCTTCATCGACGGCCCAGACTCGGGCGCGCAAACCGCGAATGCGACCACGGCACAGAAGATCCTGGCGTTGACCGCGCAGCAGCAGGAGATCAGCGCGCAGGTCGCGCTGCTGACCTCGCAGGTCGCGGCGGCGCAAGCGGCAGAGGCGTCCACTGCACAGGCGATCTCGGACGGCACGCCGTCGACCGTGCTGCAGGCCCAGTACAACGAGCAAGTGGCCAACACTTCCGTCCTGCAGACGCAGCTCAACGTGTCGTCTGCCGTGCTCACGTCGCTCAACAAGCAGCTCGCGATCCAGCTCGCGATACTGCAGGCGCCCTCGAGCGTTGCGGGCATCGCCCAGGTCCAGCACAACCTCGACCCGAGCCGAGTGCTCGTGCCGCTGCCGTCAGCGCAGGCGATGTTCGACAGCCGTGACGCTGCGATGCGCTACAACTGGCGGCCGATCTGCACGCTCGATGAGTACATCATCTTCTACGACGTTGCTGGCATCGGCGCGATCCCCGCGTTCGGTCATCCTCGCTCCGTCGGGGCTCGCTTCTTCGAGCGCGTTCGTACGTTCATCCCGCCGCCGGACAACTTCGCGCCGCCGCCGGGCGCCGACGGCACGACCACAACGGCAGTGCCTGGCCTCAACCAGTCGTTCCCGCAGATCGCCGCGAACTGGGATTCCGCTCTGCTCGCCTACCGCGACAATGTTCTCGTCGCCAAGGCCCCGCGTACGTGACCAAGCTCGCTGCCATCGCGAAGCTCGCTGCGACCACCCGACAGACGTCGGACATGGACGCGTGGCGCGTGTGGAAGGCAGCGCCGACGGATGCCAACGCGAGCGCGCTGCTCGCGCAGGTTTCTCCGCTGATCCACCGCGAGGCGAATAAGTGGTCGGGCACGCTCGCGCGGCCGCTGCTAGAGACGGAAGGCAAACGCCTCGCGATGCAGGCGTTCCACAGCTACGATCCGGCGAAGGGCGCGGCGCTGGGCACGCATGTCGTCAACCAGCTGCAGCGCATGTCGCGGCTGTCCTACACTAACCAGAATGTCGCTCGACTTCCAGAAAATCGCATGTTGCTCTATCACGGCTACAATGTCGCCCACGCTGAGCTGTCCGACGCGCTCGGACGCGCGCCGACGGTAGACGAGCTGGCGGACCGCCTGGCGTGGCCGATCGACAAGGTCGGGGAGTACCAGCGCTCGATTGGGCGCCGCGAGATGCTCGAGAGCGGCGGCCTGTTCGAGGGCAGCGACGCCGGGCTCTACGACGCCGACGAGAGCGACCACATCGTCGACTTCATCCACCACGACCTACCGCCGCCGCAGAAGGTGATCTTCGAGCACCTCACTGGCTATGCGAATTCCGAGGTGTTGTCGAACCAGGACATCCAGAAGAAGCTCGGCTTGACACAGGGGCAGTACTCGCACCTCAAGGGCAAGCTCGTCGCGCGCGTCCAGGCCGTCACTGAGGGTAAAGACCGTGGCCGGTAGCCCCGCCTCCCCGCAGGACGCGATCGCGCAGAACCTGATGCGCGCGGTCGCCGCGCAGCGCGCTCGCGTTGGCTCGGACCTGAACCAGGCGCCGGCCTTCCCCGAGTTCGACCCGGTGACGAAGACCTACTTCTACGAGACCGCGCCGGCGCCGCTGCGCCAGCAGTTCGGTTCTCCGCTCGCCGAGAAAGGCGGGCTCGCGCAGGGTCCGGGCAACGAGCGGTTGGTCACCAGCGGCTGGGGCGACCCGCTGCCGTTCGCCGCAACGCCGCCAGGCAGCGTGGCGACCTACAACCAGGCGCTCGAGTACGCCGCGACGCTCGGTGAGAGCGTGTTCGCCGCCGCCGACGGCGTCGTGCGCTTCGTCGGCGTTCAGCTGACCCAGGGCTCGGCCGAGGTTGCGGACGTGCATGCGAACGAGCAGGCGCAGACCGTCCTCGACTTCCAGGATACGGTGGTCGCGTCCGCTGCGATGGGGAACATCGGCTACGGCGGAATCTACGTCGTCATCCAGCACAATGGCGACTTCCAGGGCTACCAGACCGAGTACTACCGGCTCTCCCAGGTCTCGGTGAAGAACGGCCAGGTCATCGGCGCCGGTCAGGCGATCGGCACCGTCGGCGGGGCGGGCGGCGCCACGGGATGGACCAAGCCTGGATTCTCGACGCAGGCCGCGACAGGCATCGTGATGCGGTTCCAGGCCGCGCTGATCTCCGGGGCGCTGCGCGCGCTAGTCAACCCGACATCGCTGGTGCCGAACTACTGGCCCGGCCATCCCGACTCGACCATCGCGGGCAGCTCGGCGGCCGTCGCCGTACCGCCGCTCGCGCCGGTCGGCAGTCAGATGGCGACCGCGCGCGCGGCCAACTTGTCGCTCACCGTCGATCGCGCGACGACGCTTGAGAATAACAACGTCGCTGCCGTTAAGGCGCTGCAGTCCGCGCACGCCAACTTCGTCGCCCTGACCATCGCGGTGGAGACTTCCGCGCTCACCGCGGCGACGACGGGGTTCACTGGCGCCAGCCCCCAGGTCCAGACACCGATGACGTTCGACTTCACGACCGGCCTCTGGTCAGACGGGAAGCCAACCTGATGCCCGCCTACGACATCAACATCCAGATCGTTCCCGCTGCCGACTACAACGGCATGGCGTTCTACTCGTTCGGCCAGACGCGCTCGCTTGGAGTGCGTGGCATCCAGAAGCTCGTCAACATGGCGGCGAAGTACCTGCTCACGCCAATTGGCACAGACCCACTCGACTCGACCTACGGCACCAACCTCACCTACCTCCTCGGCTCCAACGTCGCGCTCGAGGACGCGCGAGAGGTGCTCGACGCCGCGGTCACCTCGACAGCCGAAGCGATCACGGGCTGGCAGTCGGGCGACACGGCGGTGCCCGACGACGAGCGGCTTGCGACGTTGGCCGTGACGGCCTACATCGAGATCCCCGACGGGCCCGGGTTCGCCGCGCAGATCTTGATCACGAATGTCTCGGGCCAGCAGCTGCAGTTCCTGCTCCCAACCTTGGCGGTGCGGCAATGAGCGTCCAAGTCACCATCAGCCCCACGGACGTCATCGCGGCGGCGAACTTCCTCGAGCAGTTTCTCAGCGACCAGAACCCCGAGGGCGACTTCTCCTCGGGCACGGCGCTGCGCGACCTCACCGTGCAGGCGCTCGCCGCGGTGGTGGCGTTCCTGCGCGCCGACGCCGCGCAGATCCGGCAGACCCAGTCGCTGGTCTCGGTCCAAGCCGCGACTGGCGGCGACCCAGAGGCGCTCGCCGACGCCGTCACGGGCATCCTGTCCAACTTCTTCGTCACTGCGGGCGCGGGCACGTTCTCGCGCGGCTACGCGATCGGCCACTCGACCACCCAGGTCGACGTGTTCGTGCCCGCGACCGTCGCGTTCACGTACTCGGCGGGCCTGGTGTTCGTGGTCGACAACGCGGGGGACACGCTGTTTATCCCCGCGGCGCAGCTCGTGCCGATCATCGACACCACCGGCAGCGTCACCGACTACGAGTTCCGCATCCCACTGGTCGCGGTCGCGACGGGCAGCCAGTACAACGTCGCGCCCGGCCAGTTCGCGGGGTTCGACCGGTTCAACCCCTACGTCACATCGATCGAGGTGACGGCGCAGTTCTCCGGCGGCAACCCGCCTGAGGACACGGCTGCGTTGATCGCGCGCGCGCCGACTGCAATCTCGGTCCGCAACCTCATCAACAACCGGTCGATTCCCGCAACACTCGACCAGAACTTCGACGGCATCGACGCCGTGCTCGTCATCGGCATGGGCGACGCGGAGATGATCCGCGACATCGTGCCGACGGTCGCACCGTACCTCAAGGTCCACGTCGGGGGCTGCGTCGATATCTATCTGCGCACCGCGCTGGTCGAGACCACGTTCACCGGCGCGGTAGGCGCGCTGTACCAACGCCCTGACGGCGTCGCCAATGCGTTCCGCGACGGCATCGTCGACCTCACCGGCGTCTTACCGGGCGACATCATCAGCATCACAGAGGGCCTGCCGACGGTCCCGCTGCAGTTCCTGGTGACCGAGAACCTGGGCACGGCGCTGCTGGTCAGCGAGCAGGCGCCGTTCCCTGTGGCCACCGACCAGGGCGACCCGCCGACGACGGTGAGCTACACCATCGGGCGTGTGCCACCGCTGTTCAACGACGTCGTCGCGGACACCGGCGGGGTGCCCTACACTACGGGTTCGACGTCAGCATCGGTCGGCATGTCCGGCCGCGCCACCATGCCCGGCGGCCCGGTGATGGACATCCTCGACGTCGCGATCATCAACCCGCCAATTGCGGAGTCGGCGTTCGTGTCGACACAGGACGGCTTCGAGCACTTCCCCAACCAGGTCAACCAGACGCCGCAGCAGGCCGCGACGCCAGCGACCGGCCTTCAGTTCCAGACCGTCGTGCACAACCCGGGGATGGCGCAGAGCGCACAACAGTGGATGGAGATCATCGTTGGCACTGACGCCGTCCAGGCGCGGTTCGACGGCTACAACCTACGCGTGACCTACCGGACGATCGATCAGTTCGACGCGATCGACCAGTTCGTGCGCGGTCCGGTCGAGCGCGTCGTCGCGGCCTACCAATTGCCCCGCGCGCACAACCCCGTCAACGTCGGCATGGTGCTGACCTACAAGCTCGCGGCCAACGCGACGGCGACGCTCGACGACGACGCGGTCGCGCAGTTCATCGCCGACTTCATCAGTGGCTTCGACGCCAGCGTCGCCAGCCTCGACGTCTCGACGATCATCCAGGCGGTCAAGGACGAGTACCCGACGATCGCCAACATCGTGCCGGCGCTCGCAGGCAACCCGATCCTGACCATCAACTACGCACTGCGCGCACCCACGGGCGACGTGTGGACCTACGCAACGACCGACGTCGTGACCGTCGACCCATCCAAGCTGGTCAGCGGACCGTCCAGCTACACGCTCGCCGCCTACGGCGTGACCGACCGGACGATACGCTACGTCGCGAACACGACCGACGTCATCGTCAAGCCGGTGGGGACCTGATGCTAGACCTCCGTGCGATTGACGAAAGCGGAAATGTTTACGGATTCTTGACCGTGTTGCGCCACACGCAACGTCGCAGTTCTGGAGGTGGTTTGTATTGGATTTGCGCATGTCGCTGTTCAAGTCCCCGTTGCGAGAAAACGGTTGAAGTTTTGGGCGCACATCTCCGCAACGGAAAGACCAAGAGCTGCGGGAGCATGCAAGGACGTCGATACGATGATCCACAACGCTGCGCCATTAACGCGGTGATTGCGACATACCGGCGCGAGGCCCGTCTACGCAATCTAGCCTGGCGCCTCTCGCTGGAGACCTGCATTACCTTATTTAAGGCCCCCTGTAACTACTGCGGCACATCCTTTTCCAATAGTCTTAATTTGAGGTTCAAACACGCAATTCCGTTCAAATACAATGGTATTGATCGGGTCGACAATAACCGTGGATACACTGCAGTCAACGTCGTCGCGTGCTGTCGTACCTGCAACTGTGCGAAGCGGGACATGACTATCGACGTGTTCATCGAGTGGGTTCGACGTGTGTATAACCACACGCAGGAGCACTAATGCCCGCCGTTGGATATTCTTATAATCTGATAAGTGGCCTTAGCGATTTCTGGAATCGCTTCTTCGCCGATGCCGACCAGCTCGGCTCGCTCTACGAGGGCACGGCCATCCTCATCGGCCAGGCCTACCTCGACTACCTCTCCGCGATGCTCGGCGTGTCGCTGCAGGACTGCGTCGCGCTCGACCGCGAGCTGTTCCAGATGCTGACGATCCGCGAGGACGAGATCAGCTTCATCGAGGGTACGACGTCCCCTGCGAATCGCTGGGCGTTCACGCTGCCGAGCCCCGTCGTCTCGTTCGCATCGATCGACAACCAAGTGGTCGAGCCAACCGCGTCGCTCGAGCCCAACCTCGACTACGAGGTTGCCTCCGGCGTGGTGCTGTTCCACGCCGACCCGACCGACCCCACCGGCAACGGCGTACCGCTCGATGGCTTCGCGCGCCGGACCGTCGACGTCGCGGTTGGTGGCCAGTTTACCGACGCTGGCGTCACCGACTGGACAACGACCCCCGTCGAGAAGGGTGACACCATTCGACTGCTCGCCGTTGGCACCAACGGCGCGCAGCGCAAGCTCGGCGACTACCCGATCGCATTGGTGCGGACCCCGGCGCTGTTCGTGACCGCTACCAATGCGCTGCCCGCGCTCGCGTCGGGCGTGGACTACGTCATCTTGCGCGTGCCTGCGAACGCTCAGGTGATCTCAGAATCGGATGCCGTCGTTGGCGGCCAGATCCAGCTCGCCCACACGCGCATCGACCAGGGCTCGTTGACGATCTTCGCCTCGGGACCGACGGGCGCGAACGTTGTCGAGGGGGTGGACTACGAGGTCAACTACGAAGCCGGCATCATCTACGTGCTCACGACGTGGCTGTACCTGCCGGGGCCCTACGGGATGAGCTACACGTGGCAAGAAGAGGTCTACCCAACGTCGGGCAGCTCGCCGCGGCTCGTCTCGACCGGCGTCATCCAGGCGCAGGCAACCACGACGACCGCCCTGGAGATCGCCGCGTGGGCCCCGGACGCGCTCGTCGACAAGATGACGCTGGCGAACAACTTCGGCTCGCTGATCGGCTTCGTCCAGCCCAGCTCGGAAGCGTACCGCGCGTTCCTGCAGGGCATTTTCCAGCTCTACATCCTCGGGCCCGTGCTCGACCGCATCGAGAGCGCGCTCAACGTCGTCATGAACCTGCCGGTCGTGCACGGCGACGGCGAGATCTACCAGTCGACGGACACCAGCGACCCGACGGTGTGGCGCATCTTCACGACGTCGCCATCGTCGGGCCAGACCATCACGTACGACTTCCCGCCGAACACGCCGCTGCGCACGGACCTAACGCAGGGCACAACCTTGATGGCGTTCGAGGTGCTGACCACGGCGGTCACGGTGACGGACTACGTCCAGACGCCCAACTGGTGGTACGGGCAAGTCATCCCCAAGCAGCTGTTCGGTGGCACGCCGCCTCCGATCAGCCGGCGCACCGCCAGCTCGGTGTTCGTGGCTCACGTCTGCAACCCAGACGACGGCGCTCTGTGCGGTGACCCCGGCCTGTTCTGCGGCGCCGACGAGAACGGCTTCATCCCGACCCCGCGCGTCGAGGACGGCGTCACGCTGCCCATCCTGCGTCACCGCCTCGCGTTCGTCCTGATGGACCAGTACCTCAAGTTCCACACGTTCTCCGTGTCGTTCGACGCGATCGCGCTGTCCGCCATCGCGTCGTCGGCCGCTGCATTCGCGCAGAGCCTCGACAACCTGAACACGCTGGTCCAGTCGGCCAAGCCCGCGCACACCTTCGCGTTCACCGTGCCCGGCACCTACCTCTCGGACGATGTCGAGGTCGACGAGGTCGACATCTCGTTTGACCGACTGGTGGGCTCGCGGGTCTACGGCCCCGACGAGGTGATCTTCACCGACGACCCACCGACGTCCGGGGTGAACGGCTGGATCTCGGGGGACTTCTTCCACTACGAGGTCTTCACGGCATCCACGGCGTTCCCGACGCCCAGCGTGCCCGTGACGCTGCCCGACGCTCCATCGGCGCCCCACCGGCGTCGATTGGTCAAGGTTGACATGTCCGCCGGGTCGATCGGCGGCTTGGCGCTGGTCGAGAACGTCGACTACTCTGTGGACTACGTCAACTGCACGGTTACCCGGCTGACGGCCTGGACCGCAACCACCGTCAACGTCACGTTCCGCCAGCTCAACATCGGCAACATCTCCACCAGCTCGGTCGACCCTACGGTCGGCGACATGGCGCTGCAGACGGGTGGGATCGATCCGGCCATGACAACAGCGGCCTTCGACCCTTCCGCCACGGGGTGGGACGGTACTATAGAGGGGGTGACCGCGCCGCGAGACATCGGCATGGTGGAGAGCCCGCTCATCCTCGTCGTGACCTAGAATTCGGAGGCCCGGAACATGCGCCAGAAGCGAGTACAGCAGCAGCGCGCGATGGGAATCCCGATGCGCGGAACCATCGAGATGGTGGTGCGCGACGCCCGAACACGCAAGCCGATCCGTCGCCAGGCGATCCGCAACAAGATCACCTTCCTCGCCGCTGACGTCCTGGTCGAGCTGATCGCGCAGCGTGCGACCGACCCGACCGCACTCGGCGACGCGATCTACTCGATGCGCATGGGTACGTCGACCAACCAGCCGTCGCGCTCGGACATCAACCTCGGCGCGTTCGTGTTCGGCGTCGCGCTCGGCGACGTCGGCAAGGTCACCATCGCCCAGGGCGAGATCAGCTTCATCGCGACGCTCGAATCTGGCGATGCCAACGGCCACACGCTGACCGAGGCGGGGCTGTTCACAGGCGGCACCGCGTTCTCGACCAGCGACACGCCAGGCACCACGCCAGGCACCACTCGCTTGTTCGCGCACCAGGTCTACCCCGGCATTGCGAAAAGCTCAGCAATTGTCATAGATTATAGTTGGACCATCAGTTTCACGGCGACGCCCTAACAATGGGACGGATTGCACAAATGAAACCTGAATATGGTCGATTGACCATGTCGATGTCTGACTACTTGGCGTGGTTGACGCGCCTCGTTGACCACCGCAACCGCATCTCGTAACGGAGGCCCCATGCCTGGCGACGTACAGCAGTTCATCGACTACTCGGTCAACACCGCCAGCGACACCGGCGAGAACAACGCCGCGTCGATCAACGCGCTGCAAGACAGCCAGCCGCTCGACTCGGCGCACATCACCAGCGGCGATCAGAGCCTCCGGCAGCGCTCCGAAGCGATCCGCAACACCTTCAAGGACTCGCTGTACCTCCGCGACGCTGACCGCAACCTGATCCTCGCGGGTCCCGGCCTGATCACCTGGCCCGGCAGTACGACGGTGGCCGCCAGCGGCATCCCCGTCATCAGCGACAACCTCTACCTCATGCCGATGCTGACCCCCGGGTCGGCGCAGACCCCGCCGATCCCACCGGTCGCCTCGGTGTTCGGTACGATCGGCCTGCAGAAGACCGGTCCTGCAGCGGGCATCGTCGTCACGTCGCTGCGCCGCAACTACGCCAACGGTGACCAGATCAGCATCGATGTGGCATCAGGCGCGTCGTTCTCCTGCACGCTCGACGCTGAGACCACGTACCAGCGCACGATCCACATCGTGGCGACGGGCTCGACGACGTTGACCACCGTGATCAACGCGCTCAACGCGCTCACGCCCGCGGGCCCCGTCGGCGACACCACACCTATCGTATCGGCGGCGCTGGCGGTCGGCGCCTCGGGCTCGGACCTGCTTCTGGCGCCGCAGACCAAGCAGTTCATGTCCGGCAACTACGACGGCGAGGGCCACACCATCACGCCGGCGAACCTCGCGGCGTTCTTCTCTGGCAACCCCAGCTCGGCCCTGGCCGAGGGCGATGCGCTGTGCCTGCAGTACGTGATGGTGTCAGACACCGGGTCGACAGGTGGCCGCCGCCAGGCAATCCCGGAGAACTCGAACACCGCCGTTGCCGTCGGCACGTTCTTCAACAGCCGCGTCCATCCCGAGAAGCTCGTCAACGCCATCCCGATCTGCAAGGTGGTCAACGGCTACCTGGTGTTCGCAACCGGCGTGACCGTGCCCGCCGGCGCCGTCGCCGTCAACCTTGGCACCGTCAGCGCGGCGAGCGTGAGCTACGCAGGTGGGCCTGCCTGGGCAGACGCTACCACCAACCCAGCGACGACCGTTCAGCTGCAGCTGTCCAAGATCGTCTCTGACCTCGCAGGCTCGACCGGCACCGGCAAGGTTCAGGGCTCGACGGTCTCGTCGTGGTTGACCGCAGGCACGCTCGCGGCGCAGCTCACCAAGCTCGAGCAGCTTGCGCGTAACCCACGCCCGCTCGCGGACAGCGACGTCGTTCCACTGGCGACATACCGTGACTTCGGTACGCGTCCGCGGTCGCTCGTTGACCACAACGGCTATCGGATGGGTCAGGTCACCGAGATCAATGACGACTGGTCTGAGCTGCGGACGCGCACTGTCAAGATCTCGCCGTCGGCTGCGGCCTTCGCTGTTGGTTCGGGGACCACGGGTGCGTGGAACACAGCGCCCGCCGCGCTCATCTTCAGCCCGAGTGCTGGTGGAACGTACGACCTTGCGCTCGCCGGCATCCCTGATGGTTCGTTTATCACGGGCGTGACTGTTTACGGGGGGGCCGGTGACGCCACGAGCACATTCACAGCCACACTGCAAAACGTCGACACCGGCGGCACGCAGACGACGATCGTCGCCAACCACCGCACCGGCAATAGCCCCTTCGTGCTTTCGCTCGGTACTTCCCCGTCCGCGGGCGCACTGCCAGCGTATTACGACGCCACGACCTACTCGCTCAACCTGCAGATGACGGTGAGCGGCTCCGTTGGCGGTTCGACCGACATCTACCAGATCGAGATCGACTACATCTCGATGCCGCTCAGCTGGGCGCTCCAAGTCAGTGCCGCAGGTGGCGGCAACAACGGCTTCATCACAGTCAGCACAGCGACCGATTCCAACTTGCGGCAGCGCTCGCTCGCGCTGTCATCTGGCACCGGCATCAACCGCTACGCATTCGTGCGGCCCATCAACTACAACGAAACGCTCGACGACAACTCGACCTATGTCATCGAGTTCATGTTGCGAGCGGTGGCCGTTGACGACTCTGCCCACGGCGCGGTGTTTCGCGCGATGGTCACCGATGACACGTTGGACGCGCAGGCGTTTGGCATCTACTGGGACCATACGCTCACGAACTGGCGCTTCCAGGTCGAATCCAACCTCGACCTCGGTGTCGCTGATAGCGTGACCAGCAGCGCTGACACGGGCGTTGCTGTTACCGCCAACACGACCTACCGTGTTCGGCTCGAGTTCGAAGGCGCGAACGTGGCCGCCCTATCATCGGGCCAGGCGGAGCTGCGTTGCTACATCAACGGCGCACTCGTGGCATCGTTTGCCAGCGTCACGTGGAGCACCCCCGACGTCAAACCCTTCTTCGAGACGTACTCCAACTCGACGGGCGGCCCGTACAGCATGAACGTTGGCCGCGTGCGGCGGGTGTGGAACCACCTGCTCTCGAACGACGTACTCTAGACCTCGCGGACGATCGGGTCGCCGCCGCCGCCGATCACCCGACAGCCGAACTCGACCCAGCGCACGCGCCGCTCACCGCGGAAGAACTCGACGACGACGCCGCCTTGGCTCGGCAGCTCCGGGTCGCTCGGCGTCTTCCAGTCGTACAGCGAGCGCACCACGATCTTCGTGTAGATCGCGGGCAATGGCTCGCCGGTGTACTCACCGACGCCGCGCTGCAGGTAGTAGAACGCCAGCCGCTTCAGCATCGGGGTCAGGCCGAGCTTGTGGTCGACGCGAGACGTCACCCGGCCTTCTTGCGGACTTCGAGCGGAGCGTACTGCTCGTACGCAAACCCGCCGACATCCTTGCGTCGTAGGACAATCTTGAGGAGCGTCACGTCCTTGATGCAGGCGGCGCAGATGCCGGACGCCAAACGTCCCCGCTCGCGGGTAACCAGGCCCTCCTTGTCGGGATCGAAGGGCACCTGGCAATTGTCGCAGTTATGCATGCGTCTATGTTTACCGTGCCGACGTCAGATGGCGCAAGCACCGCTGGCGCATGCCGGCTCTGCCGTCACACTGGTACCGTCTTCGGCCTCGACCATCGAGAAGTAGTCGACCGGGCGGTAGTGCGCGATCAGCTCGTTCCAGCGCCGCTCCTGTGCCTCCGTCTTTACGGCCTCGAACGGCGCGAACGGGTAGATCGTATCGCCGGTGTCCGGCAGCAGCGAAACGCCCGTGAAGCTATCGCGGTGCTTCCACAGGTAGTCCGCGACCGTGCCCCACTCGTCCGAGCGAACCGTGATGGTGTTCGACACGTTGTGCGACAGGCCCGGCGACTGGTCGGGGCGGGCGCGGCCAGGGAGCACCCAGCTGTCCTGGGTGGACCGAACCACGTCCATGAACTGCTCAGCCGACAGGTCCTCCTTGAGCATCGCGCCGTCGGGGGCCTCGACCGGGAATTCGATGGTCCACTTGCCATTCGGCATCTGCTGACACATGTGCGGGTTGATTTGCTTGAACGCCTGGAATGGGATCTCGTACTCGTCGGCGGTGACGCGACGGATGTAGCGCCGGGCGTGGTGCGGGTGAATGCCCGAGCCGACGTTGCCCAGCTCGAGCGACGTCGTGCCCGACGGCTTCACACACGTTGTCCGCGCCGCGGGGTTGATGCCGAGCAACTCCGCCCACTCGCGGTTCCACGCGACGATGCGTTCGGCGATCGCGCGCTGGAAGGCGGGGTTGCACGCGATATGCGGGGCGTCCTGCATGCCGGTCATGCCGATGCCGAGCAGCGCGTCGCGCCGGACGATCGCCTCGGTGACCTTGCCCAGGAACGGCATGTCCGTGTAGGTCGCTTGCATCGTGCCAATCAGGGTCGCTGCCCACGCGGCCTCGACGAAGTCGTCGAACGACGTCAGCTTCGCCGCGTTGATCTCGCACAGGTTGCACATCGCCCAGCCCGTCGACCTCGAGCCGTCGGCGTTGACCAGCACCGGGTCGAGGCCGATCTCGGCGCACGGGTTGGTGACGTGGTCGTAGTCGTTGACGAACAACACGCCCGGCTCGCCGTAGTTCCGCGTCATCCCGAAGATGCGCTTGAACTGCTTCTCCTTGATCTCGTCGCGCTTGAGCACGACCGAGTTGTTGGCGTTGACGAGCCACGGCTCCTTCTTGTCCCAGCCGCGGTACGACTTGATATTCATCATCTCGCTGTCCTCGAGCGAGAACAGACAGATCATCGCGCTGCGGCGGATGCCGCCCGACAGCACCGCGTCGGCTGTGTGGCACATGATGCGGTGACACTCGACTGGCCACAGCCGGCGGCCCTGTGCGCCTTCGAGCACCCCGCGCACGCGCTCGAGCGCGAGCTTGAGCTTCAGATGTCCCGGAGCGCGGCCACCCGACGTCTTGAGCGGCGTGCCCGCTCGGCGGATCTGGTGGTAGGCGAACTCGACGTGGTAGCCGCCGATGAAGCCGTTGACCAGAGCGTCGAGCGCGATGGCCCAGCCCTCGATCGTGTCGTCGATGACGTGGTGGACGACCTTCTTGTAGTCGATGTCCGCGATCGGCGGGAGCTTCTCGACGTGTTCGAACTGGACGGAGTAGCCAACGCCGCAACCCGACAGCAGGAGGAACATCGCTTCGGCGAAGGCGCGTGGCCGGTCAATCAGTGTGGCGGCGCAGTTGTACTGTCGGTTATGGTTGACTTCGACGGCGCGACCGCCGAACTGCATCGATCGCATCGACGGCAGGACGCGCTTGGCGCGCACGATGTCATACGCGCGCCGGATGTGCGGCAGGAGCTGTGGCAGATGCGCGAAGCGGCGAAGGTGCATGCCTTCGACGCGGTCGACAGTCTCGTCGTAGACCTCGCGACGCTGCAGCTCCTGGATGTAGCGCGCGTACTTGCCGGCGTGGATGTATTCCGATACCGCGAGCGAGTCTGGGTGGCGGCGCTCGGCGCGCGCCTCGGAACGCATGTTCCGGTAGAGGATGTAGGCCTTCGCGACCGCGAACTTCTTAGCGCGCATGAGCGCGACCTCGACGGCGTCCTGGATCTGCTCGACGTCGGCGACCTCCGCGGGGAGCGTCGCTGCGACGAAGGTGACGACGCGTTGGACTTCCTCGGCGTCGGCGGCGCCCTCGACTTCCAGCCAGGCCTTCCTTACCGCAGCTTCGATCTTCCCGACGTCGAACGGCTGTGTCGTGTGGCCGTCGCGCTTGCGAACCGTGGTGGGTTGAACAATGGGAAGATCGAACGACGGTTGCATCGACTTGGCTCCTCTTCGGTTGTCAGACGGCCGCTTTGATCAAACGGCGCACACGACGGACTGTTTTCTTGCGGCGCGGCTCCCTGAGCGTGCGCAGCACCTCCAACTCGCGGCGGTAGCGAGCAACGTCTATCGAACACGCCCGCGCGATGTGCGCCAGGAAAAAGGCGTCGGCCTGGTTGTCATCCCCTGGCTCAAAGCTGCCTGCACGCGCCGCCGCGATGACCTGCTCCTTGGTCGCCATGGGGTTACCAGTCGCGTACTTCTTGACCAGGACAGGCGGTACGACGATGTACGGAACCTCGCGTTCGACCAGCGTGAGCTTGATGACGCCGCCAACCTCGCCCAGCTCGAACACGCGACCCACCGAGTCGTAGGAGTAACCTTCGATCGTGGCGAAGGTGACGCCATCGAGCAGTCCCATGACGGCGCGACGGATGAAGGAAAGGCGCTCGCCATCCCGTAGGTCGCCAGTAGTGACGGTCGCGGAGGCCGTCACGGCACCATCGCCGTTCAGCCGACACAACCCGGTCGCGCGCAGCGACTGATCGATCCCTAAGAACCTCATGGCAGAACGCGGAGCCGCCACCCTATAATTTTAGGGCGGGCTTTCGCAAGTTCTCGCGCGACGATCTAGGAGATCCCGTGGTCAGCTTCACGCTCCAGCAAACCACGTCGATCGTTCAGGTGGACAAGTACCAGGTCGCGAACGTGGTGGTCACGGCGGTCGGAGCCGACCCCAACATCTACGTTTTCAAAACTTCGACGCAGTGCTTCAGCCACTACGCTACCGCGGCCGACATGACGCAGTGGCCCACAGATCCAAACGTCGCTGCGCAGATCGGCGCCTCCTTCTATCGCTTGCCTGCGGTTACGCGGGTATGGGACACCGTCAAGAGGATGAACTACGACCTGTCGTATTCGTTATGCCGCGCCCAGTCGCTGGCCAACGAGATCAACGCGCTACAGGGCCCGCTGGTTGGCACGACCACCACCACCGTGACGAGCTGCTGACGTGGCCATCTTTGAACAAGTGCGAAGCCCCGAGTTGGTGGTTGGTGCCGCTGAGTCGTTCGTCATCCAGAACTTCATGGCCTCGGCGGCAATTCCGACCGAGCTGCCGCATCTCAACATCTTCGTCATCGCGGTCTCCGACCCGAACGACCCGACTCAGGACCTGCTGGCACGCGTCGCGGGCATCGCCGATCTCTCGCTCCTGCCGATCGGCCGCGACGCAGGCATCGCGGCGCCAGGCCCCAACGGCATCGAGTACCTGTCGCAGGCTGCTACGGTCAGCTACTCCGACCTGCAGACAGCCAACACGGCGGCGACCACGTTCGTCGACCGCGTCAACACGCTGATCAGCGACTGGATCCTGTTCGAGAGCGAGTTCAGCGCGCCGACGCCGACGCCCGCGATGTACACGCTGCCGCGCGTCGACCCGACGCAGGCGCAGGCGCTGATCAACGCGTACGCCGCCGCCAAGCAGGCAGGTTACACCCAGCAGCAAACCTCGACCGCCGCCAACGCTGCGCTGACTGCTGCGCAGGCAGATTACACGTACAAGTCGAGCCTGCTGACTGGCATCGCGAGCGTCGTCACCAAGGCGACGTTGGTCCAGACCGAGATGACGACGGTCGTGACGCAGTTCAGCGCGCTGCTCACGGCCGCGAACACGTTCTACACCGCGAACACGGGCGGCGCTGGCGCGGCCGCGATGCTCGCCGCGGTCACGCTGGCGCAGACCCAGCAGGCATCGATGCCGGGCTACCAGACCGACGCGACTGCGGCGACGACCGCGGCATCGGCCTACCAGACCGCGCGCCTGACCGACGTCACGAACTCGGCGACCGCGCTCGCGGCGGCGCAGAACAACCAGATCACGCAGGCGCAGGCCTTGACCGCAGCGACCGCGCTGACCGCCGCCGCGCTTGCCGCGGTGCTTGCGGTGTGCCCAGACTTCGACCCGACGTCGGTTCCGTACGTCCCGGGTTAGTGGCGCGATTGGCGCGATCGCGCCAAATTGTGGCGCGATTCGTTGGGGCCAAAAAAAAAAAAAGGGGGGGGCCCCGGCGGATAACTACGGCCGCAGCTGCGGCGGGACGTCAGGCATGTCGTCGACCGGCATGTCGTCGTCATCGTCGCCGTCGCCGCCATCCCAGTTGGCGACGCCGCCCCAGGCCCACGCCCACAAGAAGCACGCGAGGACGAGCGTCACGCCGCTTTCTTCTTCTCCTGCGGCACCATTATCTCGCCGGCGACCTCTTCCAGCTCGAGCCGCCGTTCCGGCGTCGCGCTCTTGGCGAACCAGCTGATGGCGTTGGCGAGCCGCGCCTTGGTCGTGCCCTGCGGCAAGATCTCGACGTCGCCGTCGACGAACAGCTCCTTGACCTGGTCGATCTCGCCCTTGAGCAGGCCGCGCTTGGGCAGCTCCGCCCACACCGACTTGGTGTCGATGCGTTCCTCGAGCGCCTGGCCGATGCAGCCGACCAGCTCGTTGACCTTGCCGGGTGCAAGCGTGCCGCGCACCAGGTCGTTGATGGCCGACACCTGCGTCTTGGTGTCCAGCTCGTAGGTCTGCTGCGAGAACACCATGTCGTCGGTGAGCCGCTTGCCCAGGTGCGCCTCGCGCAACACCTGCTGCAACGTCGCGTAGTTCGTGCAGACCACGCGCGTCATGAAGGCGTTGAGGCTCAGCGTGCCCTTGCCGAAGTCGCTGTTCGACAGCTGAACGCCGAACGCGATCAGCTCCTCGGACCCCGGCTTCTTCGACGGCTGGAACACCATCGGCAAGATCGCCTTGATCGCCCAGCGCAGATCGCCGCCGATGCCCTCCACGGGCTGCGCGCCGATGTCTGCGCACGCCTGCGCGAACGCCTCGATGATGGGACCTGAGTCCATGCGCTTGAACGCGTTGGACAGAACGCCGCGAACCTCGCCGTTCACCGACCGGACGAGCAGCTTCTTGTTGTCCTCTTCGCGGTAGATGCGCGATAGGTTCTCGACGATCAGTTCACGACCGTAGGGCCGGTCGAGCAACCGGTTGACGTAGGTCCCGGGGATGCCCGCGCGCTCGGCGACCTGGTCGAGCCCGTTCTTGTGGAGCTTGTCGCAGAAGTAGTGCTCCGCGCGGCGGTTCTGCAGGCCGATCATGATGGCGTTGGAGCCTTCGGTCCCGTCGACTGCGAACTCGAGTGCCTTCGAGTCAGCGAGCGCGTCGCGCGGCGTCTCGTTCTGCACCTTCTCGATGACGGACATCGCAGAGCCCTGGCTCTTGTGGATGGTCTCCTCGAGCTGGGCCCGGAAGCGCTTTGCCGTCGCATCGACGGCCTGGTCGTAGTCGCGGTGGTCGTGGTGGATCATGGTTGCTCTTTCTGAGGTTCGTTGAATTCGTGAAATTCATGGATGCACCGGACGCATGTGACCGGTGCGGAAGTTAGGATTTCGTTGAATCGAAAAATACCGTCAAGATCATGACCGCACAGTGTGATGGTTAACAAGCCGCCATGCTTGTAGTGCACGACGCCATGAACATCTAGGTGTCTAGTCAGGACGATAGTAGGGCGAGGCATCGGACGCATGTTACGACGCGCTCGTTTTCGCATTGGTCGACCTTTAGACGTTCAAAATGCCCATATCGATAGAGCTGCGTCTCACACGCAATGGTCAGGCACCCGACGTTTGCAGGGTACCGTAGGGAACCGTGAACGACGCCGTCCTGGTCTACGAACCGCTCGCGACGCATAGCACACATGTGACTAGCGCCCGTTTCGGACGCTCATGTAATTGAAGTACACGTCCGGCCGATAAAGACGTGCATGCTGTTCCGACGACTGGACGTTTATTTGGTGTTACCTCTCGAAGGAAACAACCCGCGTGAACCACTCCGTACTGATCTTCCCAGCGGCCCTCGTACGCAGTACGGCTCACGCCGCTTCATCCTCGTCCCGATACCGCTCGTTGTGCTCCGGGTCGCACACGATGATCTCGCCGTAGCCGTCTGCCATCTGCGTAGCGTGCTGCGGCGTGACCAACCAGATCACCGGGATCTCGATGGACAGCCGGCTCTCGGGCGCGATCGGCGGCGCGAAGCCGTCGGTGTAGACGACGACGATGTCTGGCGTCGTTTCCGGGTCATCGCAGTACTGCTTCATGTACTCGAAGTACGCCGTGAAGTCGGTGCCGCCGCGCCCGATCATGTTGCCCGGGATGGGGTCTCCCGTCTTGAGCACCAGGTCGAAGTGCACCGCGGCATCGCCCTGCATGTAGCGGACCTCCATGTTCTCGTCGACGGAGAGCATGGCGTGCAGCTCGCTCTGGAAGATGCGTAGCGACTCGGTGTCCATTGACCCCGACGTGTCGACCATGGCGAACACACGCCACGACTTGTCGCGGGTCTTGCCGGGCGTCGGGATGACGCGGTCGTCCTCCTCGGCCAGGCCGAGCAGCATGCGGTTGGGCAACGCGACCGAACGCCGCTGCTTCGATGCCCGCGACATCTTCGCCCGCGTTGAGAAGATCTCCCACCACGGCATCACCGGGTCAGCGAGGTAGGCCTCGAGCCACTCCTCGAGGTTGCCAGGCAGGAGCCCACGGCCCAGCCCTCCGTTCGAGCGCACGACGGAGCGCAGCGTGTTCTTGAGGTGCTGGCGCGCGTTGTGCGCCTGGGACAACAGGTCACCGGCGGACACGCCTTCGGCAGCGTCGCCGAAGATGTAGTCCACGGGCCCCTTCTTGCCGTCCTTGCCCTTGCCCTTGCCGCCAGGTTGCTGGCCGTCGCCGTCCTGCTCGCCGTCGCTCTCGCCCTGTTTGTTGCCCGGCTGGTCACCCTCGCCTGCGCCGCCCTGGATCCACATCTGATGGTTCGAGCCACCGACCAGCTGGATTGCGATTTCGACGATGTGTACGCGCTGCATCAGCACCCAGAGGTAGTCCTCGAACGAACCACTCACCGGCAGCTCAAAGCGCTCGGGCAGCACCATGCCGTCCTTCTCGTGCGGCTGGCTCGTCTCGTCGCCAGTTCGCTTCCTGACTTCGGTGAGGACGTACTGCTTGGTGTAGTCGTCAGCCTCCTGGAAGCCCTCGTGGCCGCGCAACAGGTCGTTGATCGGCGCGTCCATTGCGATGTTGTAGACCGCGGCCGCCTTGACACGGTCCTGGTCCGTTGGACACACCGCAAGCAGCTCGAGGAACCTCGGGATGTGGTCGAGGATGACGTGCATCATCTCGTGCTCGAGGATGAACGCTGCGGCCTTGTACGACAGGCCGTCGAGGAACGTCGGATTGTAGAACAGCGTGATGCGTCCATCGCGCATGCCGACGGCCAGGGTCGGGATGCGGTTGGTCGCAACGCGGGTCATGCTGGATGCGAGCCGGCCGTAGAACCCCTTGCGGACCAGCATGTAGACGAAGAACTCAGACAGTTTGGTTAGCATCGCGGATCCCCTATCATTTCAACATGGTCGTGGATCAATTCTCGGACCCCGTCATGGCACACCTGGTGCGGCGCGTGGCCGACCGGCCCAAGCTCGCCGCTGCGCTTGCAGATTTCGACGTGGACACGGGCGAGGTCGACAGCCTGCCCGATACGGCCTTCGCGTGGCCCGAGAAGCGCGCCTTCCCGATTCACTGCCGTGAGCACACGATGATGTCGCGGGCCTACCGTGAGGGCGTGCCCGGCGTGCCGGCCCACGTCGACGATACGCTCAAGCAGGCCTGTGACGTCTATGGCGTCGACGAGTCGCTGTTCACGCGGCCAAAGGTCGCGGCGACCACTCTTCCGACGAATGACGAGTACCTCCTCCCCGACATCCGCCGGCTCCGCGTCACCGACGCCGAGAGCGTCAAGACCGCCGAGGAGAAGCTCCGCAACGAGGGCGGCAAGCTCACCGCTGCGCACCGCGCGTTCGCCGCCGGCAACCTCGTCAAGAAGGCGGCGTTCCACGGCGTGCAGCTGCGTGCCGAGACGCTCAAGCTCGCGGGCCTGACCGCCACCGATCGCCAGCAGCTCGTCGACTGGCTCGGCGCGCGCGCCGAGGCGGCGCCGGTCGAGCACAAAGACGGCTACACCAAGCTCGCCGCGGCCGCGCGCCGGCTCCCTGCTGAAGTCCGTGACCGCGAGACCCAGGTCAAGCTCGCTGACGCGCTCGACGAGCTGGACCAAGCCTCTGGGCTTTCCCAGCACTGGGGCAAGCGTCTCCCCGACCCGCTCATGACCGTGTTCAACACGACCAAGGTGGCAGGCCCGGGCGCGACGCTCGCGGGCCGGTTCATGCCGATGCACCAGCTCGCGGCCTACCCGTCGAGCTTCTACGCCGACGTGCTCGGCGACGACATCGTCCGCGAGGCTTCCGACGGCGCCGGTCAGATGGACCCAGTCCGACTCGCCGCCGTGCTCGACACGCTTCCCGCCGACATGCAGCGCGTGCTCTCCGCGCAGATGCGCTGAGCCGTGTCGACCGAACGCGCAGCTGCGCTCTTCCGCGATGAGGGCGCAACCGCCGTCGGTCTGGCGCGTGCTGCGCGCGTTCTCCTGGGCGACGTCGTCACCTGGGAGCCCGAATCGGTGTGGCTGGAACTGCAGCACCGCGGCGTTGACGTCCCGGCAGGCAACCGCGCCAAGCTCATGGCCGCGCACGCGTTGCTCACCGTGCCGGCGTTCTACTGGGATGGCGTCGTGTTCGAGAAAACAGCGCTGGCGTTCGATAACGTGCCCGGCAACCCTGACATCCTCGAGGAAGCGACACCCGCACAGATGGCGTGGGCTGTCGTCGAAGCCGCCTGGGTCATCCGCGACGCCCACAACGCGACGTGGGAGTTCGGCTCCGAGCCGCGCGGCTACGCGGGTGTCGTCCTGCACCGAGCGGGCTTCGTTCTGGCGCCCGCGACGCTCGACTTTGCCCAGGTCGCGCTTGACCGTGAGAACGCGCCCGACCGCACTTTGCTCGAGGCCGTGCGCGCACGGTGGAGTCGCGTCAGCGCCGAGCACCTCACGCAACTCTCGCTGGGCGAGACGCCTGAGGACGTTCAGATCGCGCGCCTGGCGGCCGTCGAGCTGCGCGTCCAAGGACGGCGCAGCAAGGCGCAGCAGGACCTCGCCGGAGTCGCGTGACGCCGGCACCGCGCCTAGCCAGCGTCCTTCTTGGACGCGGCGCGGCGGGCCGCGTCGAGCCGGGTCAGCGCCTCGGTGTAGATCGGGTCCGCAGCCCACAGCTGGTTGATGCGGGTCAAGTAGCTCTTCGCGTCGCTGCCCACGCGCCCCGATTCCTCGGCCAGCTTGCTCATCATCGACATCGTGATCTCGGCGGGCAGGTCGCTGATGAACAGCGCCGTCTGCTTGGCGATGGACTCGGCCGGGCGCTTGGTGTCCGCGAAGATGCGGACGACGACACCCGTGACCAGCTCGGAGATCTTGTCGAACCGACCACCGTCTTCGGTGAGGTAGGCCTTGAACCGTCGCTGCGCCTCGCTGCCGACGGCGTAGGTGTCGAGCACGTCCTGCGGCGTGACCAGCAGCGTGTGGTCCTTGGCGAACTCGCCGAACGCCAGCGCGGCGGCCTCACCGATCGAACCAGCGAGCGCGATCTCCGCGGTCGGGGCGGTCAACGGGATCTTGGCGGCGTCGAGCTGGTAGCACGTCCTGGACGCCACCTCCCAGGTCGCCGGGCACGCGAACGCCTTGCCTGCCAGCTGCGCAGTCTCATCGTACGCGAACGACGGCGTCGCACCGAGGAACGCGATCACCTTGGGATGGAACTTCGCGCTCTGGGCGTACTTCATGAAGTCGCCGTAGCTGTGCTGGACGCCGAAGCAGCAGAGCCGGCGCCGCATCGCGTGGTCCTTCTCGAACTCGTTGACGACGAAGCCCGCACCGGACGGGTTCATGGTCGCGACGATCTGCACGCAGGACGGCAGGTGCACGTCGCCGATCATCCGATCACCGATGAGCACGAACGCGGCACGCGTGACCGACTTGTCCGAGGCGCGGTTCAGCTCCTCGATGGCGAGGATCGGGCACAGGTCCTTGGGAACCTTGCCCTCGCCGTACTTCTTGTCCATCGCCTCGCCGTGCTCGAGGAGCTTCTGGAACGTGCGCGGGATGCGCTGGTCGAAGAAGACCTTGGTGTCCTGCGCGGTGGTCGGGATGAAGAAGCCCTCCTGCGTCGCGGTCGGCATGAACAGCGCGCAGTACGGCACACCCTTGCCCTTGTTCCGCCCTGCCGCCACCTGCTTGGGGATGGCGGTCTTGCCGATGCCGGACGGGCCGATCGCGCACGCGACGTCGGGCGTGCCCGCGCGCAGGAGGATCTGCTCCTCGTACTGGCTCGGCGTGCACATCTTGATGCCGAGCTTGGAGGCGAACGTATCGTCGGCGGCCTTCGGCGTTTCGGTCTTGCTCATGGTCGAATTCCTTCGGAAGATTTGAGTTGCTAGCTGTATGTCGGAAGAGGTTTATCGCTCCACCATCGCGCAGGGGTTGTTCTACGTCGACGGCAAGCCGCTGTCACTGGCGGACTACCCGATGTTCCAGGCCGTGTTCGACGGCAACTACTCGCGCCTGCTGCTGAAGACCGGGCGCCAGGTCACCAAGTCGACGACGCTTGCGGCGTTCATGATCGCCGAGGCCATCGCGTCCGCGCCGTTCAGGTCGTACTACATTTCGCCGACCCAGGAGCAAACGCGGAAGTTCTCGCACACCCGCGTCGCCAAGATCCTGGCGTACAGCCCCGACGTGCGGAAGGCGTTCGTCGGCCCGGAGTCGATCGACAACGTCCTGTTGCGCATGCTCAAGAACGGGTCGGAGATGGCGTTCACGTACGCCATGGACGACCCGGACCGCGCTCGTGGTTACTCGGCAGACCGGTGCTGCTTCGACGCGAGCGCTCAAGTGCTTACGCGTGCCGGCTGGCGCTGCGTCAAAGACCTGACCCTCGCAGACGAAGTCGCTGATGTAGATGACGAGGGCTGTATCCGGTGGCACCGTCCGTCGAAGCTCTTCGCGTTGCCGTACACCGGTCAGATGGTCAAGTTTCACCACGCCGGGATGGACCTTCGCGTGACCGGGGACCACAAGATGTGGGTCAACTTTCGCGTAAAGACGGGCCCGCGCTACAAGACACCAGATGTCTGGCAATTCGCTTCCGCGCTGGACATCGCACGCACTGAACGCATGGGCTTCAAGATGACAAGCGCGTGTCGCATCGACGATGCCCCGCCTGTCGTCATCCACGTGCCCGGCAGTTCCATTGGTTACGCGACGAGCCGCTCGCCGGTCGATGTCGACGCGCGCGCCTTCTCTGAGTTCATGGGCTGGTACCTTGCGGAGGGCCACGTTTCTTGGCGCCGGACGAAGGGAGTGCGCCGGAACGGTAGTGCCATCATCACGCAGAACGCATCCCGATACAGTCTCGACATCGAGGACTGCCTGCGTCGCTGCGGGTTCACGTACTCGCGGCAGCCGTCGTCGCGTCAGACCAAGAAAGGGCGCGTCGTCAAACACACCTACGTAATCGCGTCCTCGCAGGTTTGTCAGTACGTCGCGCCCTTGGGGAACAGCTTCAGCAAGTACATCCCAGCCGTGTTCTTCGAGCACCCGGCACTGCTGCCATCCCTGCTGCGGGCTCTTTACCAAGGTGACGCGAGTATCGTGATCGACCGGTGGGACCACGGCACGCTGCGAACGCGGTCGCGTCGCCTGGCCGACGACGTGCATCGCGCCTGGGCGCTGCTCGGGCGCCCTGCGGTCGTACACACGCGGCAGATGCCGCAGCGCCCTGGCGGACCGCCACTTCCCCTCTACGAGGTGCAGGCGTACGCCGAGTCGCACGCCGTGTTCTGGCGATCTGAATATGCGACCAAGCGACGCGTGTCTGTTGAAGAAGTCGTCAACGAACCGGTCTACTGCTTCACGGTGCCGCATCATCGGCCCATCGTGCGCGGCGGGGTCGATCAACGACCGATAATCGCGGGTCAGTGCTTCGACGAGATCCAGGACATGCTCTACGAGGCCGTCATCCCCGTCATCGAGGAGTGCATGGCCCGCTCGAACTACCAGTACTCGGCGTACGCGGGCACGCCCAAGACGATGGAGAACACCATCGAGGTCCTGTGGTCGCTGTCGACCCAGACCGAGTGGTGTATGCGGTGCGACGGTTGCAGCAAGTGGACGTTCGTCGACGGCGTCAAGGCGCTCGGCAAGAAGGGTCTGATCTGCGTCTCGTGCGGCCACCTACTGAACCCGCGGGCGGGCAAGTGGGTCGACATGGTGCCCGGGGCGAGCATCAAGGGCTTCCACGTTAGCCAGGCCATCATGCCGACGGACGTGCCCGCCGCGTGGGTTCCCGGCAGCGAAGGCTTCGACCGTGCTGTCGAGCGTTGGGACAAGCTGCTCTACAAGATGAACTCGCCACTCTACGGCGAGTCCAAGTTCTTGAACGAGTGCATCGGCGTGAGCACGTCGACCGGCGTGCGCCTCCTGACCAAGGAGGTCCTCGAATCGTTGTGTGACGAGAAGCTCGTCATCGAACGATTGCCGCAGCCCGGCGCGAAGAAGGGCATCGTCCGCACGACGGCGGGCGTTGACTGGTCGGGTGGCGGCGGCGAAGTCAAAGGCAGCGAAGGGCTTTACAAATCCCGCACCGTGCTCCACATCTGGGGTCAGCAGGCCGACGGACGGCTCCGCACCCTGACGTCGAAGATCTTCCCGAACGGCCACGCCGTGGGCTGGATCGACGAGATCGTCGAGCTGTGCAACAAGTGGGGCGTCGAGATGGTCGGCGCCGACGCGGGCGAGGGCATGTTGGCCAACTCGTTCCTACGTCAGCGGCTCGGTGACCATCGTGTGCTCGCGTTCCGCTACCTGAACCTGTCCAAGCCGATGGAGACCTGGAACCCCTCGACGCTGGCCTACCACGTCGACCGCACGACGATGATCGACAATTACGCCCGTCAGCTCTTGCACAAGCAGGTCATCTTCCCGCGCCTGTCGGACGCGCAGCCAGCCATCAACGACATCCTCAACGTCTACGAGGAGGTCACGCACGCCGGGCGCAGGGTCTGGCGCCACTCCCCGACCATGCCCGACGACTCGCTTCACGCCCAGGTCTTCGGCTGGCTCGCCAACGGTGTCCTAAGCGGCAACTTGCGCTTCACGTAGCTACGGCGCGCGCACGAATAGCGGGGCGTAGATGTCCATCAGCTTCAGGTAGAGCTGATGGCACGCCCGCGCGTCGCTCATCGCCCGGTGCGGCTCGCCCTTGTCGATGCTGAAGTGGTCGCACAGCGTGCCGAGCTTCAAGTCGATGACCTTGCCGGCCTTGAGCAGCGGCGTCGCGAGCGCCACCGTGTCGATGCGGTGGTAGTCGCCCCGCCAACGCCCGCCGCGCTCCAGCATCGCTGTCGAGAAGTAGCCCCAGTCGAACGGGGTGTTGTGCGAGCAGAACAAGCAGTCCTTCGCCCGCTCGAGCAGCTTGACCATCGCGACGTCGATTGTCACGGCGTCCTCGGCCCACTTCTCCTCGTTATAGCCGTTGATCGACGCCGCCTTCGCCTCGACCGGCCGCCGCGGGAACACGCGAGCGTGGTACTCCGACAGGATGTTGCGCCCTGTCGGGTCGGTGACCACGCAGGCAACCTCGACCATGTCGGTCTTGGACGGGTCCAGGCCCCCGGTCTCGCAGTCGAAGAAGAACAGCTTGTGGTCGTTCAACGGCAGGAAGGGCATCGATGGTCCTCTGCACCAGCTTATACCAAGACAATAGGGTTACTTCGCAAGTGTTTACCGCACAAACAAAAGAGGAACCGGCACATCTGCTTCGCGGCCTAGAGCTAGCTATGGACTCGAGCCCGACAGGCCTACACCAACCTGTCGTCGCACACTCTATCGCCAGCTCGCCGAACAGACGCTTCAGAAGGGCAAGGAGAGGTAGTGCGCACCGTGGACCCCTCGTAGCCGGTCCCAAACCTCCTACACGGGCTTCGCCGCCCGCACTTGAGTCACCGCCGTGTTCCACGCCTCGGCCGCGTTGTACTGAGCCCAGGCCCTAGTGTCGGTGCGCTTGCACACCGACGGAGACCCGGGCTTCGCGGCTGGCGGGATCGCCTGGGCGACGAGGGGGCCGGCCCAGCCGCAGGTGCAGCCGAAGTAGCAGCGGACGTATTCCTTGGTCCTCTGAAACGAGGGCTTGGGCGCCCGGCCGCAGCTCGGACAGGACGCCAACTCGCAGACGATGATCACGACGCCTCCTTGGTTTCGTCCTCGGGTCCGGGGTCCTCGGTGTCGAACATCGAGTCCGGTCGCGCGCCGTCCTCGTCGAGGACGAACGACGCCATCGCGTCCTGATCGAGCAGCTCGAGGAACTCCTGCTCGGGCGTCTGGGTGATGCCCGGGTTCTTTTTCAAGTAGTCCTCCAGCGAGATGACCTCGCCGTAGCTCGGGCCCACCGCCAGGTCGTACGCGAAGTCGACGGGCAGCCACGGGCACTTCTCGCGCACGCGCTTGACGCAGTACAGGTCGAAGAACGCCTTGGCCTGGTGGAGGAGCTTCTTCTTGATCGTGCCGACGATCGAGTCGTGCACGGTGATGGCGAGCCGCCCGCCCAGCTCGCGGATGTGCTCGAAGATCTCGATCAGCTGGCCGACGACGATGTCCGACGACGTCGACTGGATCTTCATGTTCTTGCCGCGGCGCTCGGCCTGACCGCGGAAGAAGCCGTTGACGGACTGCAGCGGGAAGCGGCGGCGGCGGTTGAACAGCGTCTCGACGAAGCCGTGCTGGTGGATCTGCGCCACCACCTCGTCCATGTAGTTCTTCAGCGACGGGAACCGCTCGAACAGCTTGTCGATGACGCCCTGGGCCATCTCCTCGGAGATGCTAGCCGTCTCAGCGATCTTCTTTGCCATCGCGCCGTAGAGGATGCCGAACACGACGCGCTTCACGGTCGTCCGCAACATGTTCATGGTGATGCCGTGGCCGGGGACGATGTAGTCGGTGTCCTCCTTCTTGGCCTCGACCTCTTCGTACGGGATGCCGTAGATCTCCTGCGTGAACCAGCTGTGGACGTCCTGCCCCGCGTTGAGCGCGTCGATCAGCTGCTGGTCTGGCGCATAGGCCGTGAACACGCGGATTTCGGCGCCCTTCCAGTCGACGTTGAACACCACCTCTTCGTCCGGGTCATCCGGGATGAAGATCTTCTTGATGTTCACCCCGGCCAGCTTCTTGGGCTGGTTCTGCATGTTCACGTTCGACGACGACAGGCGCCCCGTCGACGTACCGTGCAGGTGGAAGCTGGTGTGGAGGTAGCCGTCGTACTCCGAGAGGTCCTTGATGTCCTTGACGAACCCAGAGAGCGCCTTGTGCGCCGCGCGGTACTCGAGCAGCGCCTTAGAGAACGGACACTTCGTCTGCTCAGCGATGCCCTTGAGCGTTTTCTTGTCGGTCTTATAGAAGCCCGACTTGTTCTTGACGGCGAAACGATCGACGGCCTTGCGGTAGGCCGCCTGAGTGACTTCGTCGGGACCGACGCCGGTCTGAAAGATGACCTGCTCGATGTGCTGGGTCGAGTTGGGGTTGAACTCGACACCCTTGCGACTCATCGAGGTCGGCGCCCAGTAGGCCTCGAGCAGCTTGCGCTTATCCTCGACGATCTTGCCCAGGTCGACCTCGAGCTTGTCGAGGTACGGACGGTCAACGCGGAAGCCGTCGAACTCCATCTTGCCGAGCGCGCGCGACGCCGGGATGCAGTGCGACGCCATCAGGCCGCGAGCCGAGCCAATGAAGTTCTCCGCCTGCGCGCGCGCGAATTGGTGGCGGAGCAGGCGGCGGGTCAAGTCGGTGTCGACGGCCGCGTAGATCAACAGGGTGTCGATTGGCACGCGCTCGTAACCCGCGTCGAACACCTTCTTCTTGCGCTCACGCTTGGTGCCGAACAGGTACTGCTCCATCTCCTTCTTCGAGTAGAGGTAGAGCTGGCCTTCTTCGATGCCGACCACATCCTTCTTCGGCTTGCCCTTCTTGACCCCGTCGAGCACCGAGTACAGCCCGACCTCCTCGGGTGTCATCTTCTCCGCCAGCTCGTGGACCTTGTCCGCATAGCTGCCGAACATCGGGAAGTAGCTGCGCCCGAGCGTCTTGAGCGAGTATGACCCCGACATGTCCTCGCGCAGCAGGTGCTCGCCGAGCAGCGAGTCCCACTGCACGTTGTTGACGCGCCAGCCGTAGCGCAGCTCGATGAACTTGAGGTCGAACTTGGCGTTGTGGAAGACCTTGGGCTTGGCGCAGGCGAGCACGCGCTGGACGTGCGCGACGACGGCCTCCAGCTCCTGCGGTGTCCACGTCGCCTCCTTGTGGAACAGCGGGATCGCGCAGGACCGCCCGGTGTCCCACGCGAACGAGATGCACAGCAGCTTCGCGTCGCGGCGGTGCGGGTTGACCGTGTTGGTCTCGGTGTCGACCGCGATCGCGCACTGCGCCGCGGTCTTGGCGCCCTCGACGACGTAGTTGATGATGTGATCGCACAGCTCCCCGACCTCTTCCACGGTCTTGGGGATGCGGTACTCCTTGGTGATCTCCTCGAGCGTGGTGTTCGCACCAACCTCGTCGACGCCGCCAGCGATGCGCACCGCGCGCACGAAGTCGGCGTAGAACAGGTTGTAGAGCCCGGTCTTGGCGACGAGGTGCTTGGTCGAGAACGTCGGCAGGACCTTGTAGACCACCCCGTCGATCTCGACGTCGAGCAGGCGCCCACGCGCCTCCATGAACTTGTCGCTCTTGTAGCCGAGCGAGCGCAGCGCGGTGGCGCCGAACGCCAGGATGATCTTCGGCTTGCAGTTGTGGAGCTTGGCGCGCAGGTAGTGCGAGCAGCGGTGCACGGTCGCTGCGGTCGCCGTCGCATTCTGGTCGCGCCCTTCTTCGACCTGGCACTGGACGGCGTAGGTCTCCCACTTCTTCAGGTGGGCCATCTTGAGGTGGCCCCCGCGCTTGGCATCGAGGTCCTTCAGCTCACGCCAGACCTGACGGATGATGCGACCGCCGCGCCCGTAGAACACCTGTTCGTTGTGCACCGACCACGACGACGGCGACTCGCCGAGCAGCAGGATGTCGACCTTACCGAACGCGCCCTGGCCGGTGACGCGCCGCTTGTAGAACAGGTCGCAGCCGTTGCAGGCCATCCCAGTCTTCTGCGACCCCTGCATCTCGGGGTCGAGCGACGGATGGTCGAGCGGGATGACCGGCAGTTTGGTCTTGGGCTTCTTCTCGGCCATCGGGTCTTGTGTTTATGCCACAAACATCGGTTAGTGATCGTCGTCTTTGATGAGATCTCGCAAGAAGTGACGAACGGGATTGTCCGGGATGTTCTTCTTCCGCCGCCGGCGGAGGGATTGCGCTTTCATTTCAGCAACCCGGTCTGGGTTGTTCTTCGCGAAGTCACCCCACGTTTTCTGGTTGAACATCGGCTTCTCGGGCATGGGGAACCGCTTGGCGACCTCGACATCCGATTCGAGTGGTTCTGGGTCTGGGATGAAGGCCTGCTTGCACGCGGTCGCAGCCGCTTTCACGGTCGGATACAAGACCTTGCTCCACTCTTTCACGCCCATGCGTTGAATCCTGTACCCCCACCGCGTTCCGTTGCGCTCCTTGTAGATCAGTAGGTCGTAATAACGCGCGTACGACGCCCAGTTACCGTTGGTGCGCTGCTCCCAGGGCAATTCCTTACGTTCTCGGGCAACACGCTCCTGCGCGGTCAAGTACACATCGTTCATCTTCTTCTTGTAGGCGGCGCGCGCCTCTTCAACCTTGCGACACTTCGTTTGCCACTTTCCGAGTTCGCTGAGAGCCCACTGTTCGATTGCAGGGCCTAGGTCGACATCGCCCAACATCCAACCCGCGCAATACTTTCCGACGTACAACACGTCTGGGTAGCCCGGGTGCCGCATCGTAAACTCATATCTGTGCTCAACGTGTTCGCACATCGTGCACAGCGCGTTTTGCTCCCCAAGGTCCTGCCAGTCGTCCCATGACCAACCTACACCAGGAACATCAGGGTCCTGCCACTTGCCATAGGTACCCTGCTTCCGACCAAAAGCGTTGTAGACAGGCTCCGAACCGTCATTATCGTAGTGGACGAAGCTGCCGCCGTCGCCCTTCATACGATGATGTCCTCATCGCCCTGGACCTTGTTCGGGTCGATCTCCTTGGCCTCGTCCACCGGCGTCTCCGACTTCTTCATCGCCGCGTCGCGGTGCGCCCGCACGATGTCGAGCATGTGCTTGACCGAGAACACCGAGATCATGTCGGGGTTCTGCGCCGGGCCCATCACATTCATCAGCCGCTCGAGCACACGGGCGTTCTTGACTTCCTCGGCAGGGACGTGGAACGGCGAGCGCTGGGCGACGTCGCGGAGCCACGTCGGCGGCGTGTTGCGAAACATCGACTGCGACAGGACGCCGTTCTGAGCCTCGTACCAGCTGACCACCAGCCACTCCATCTTCGTGTCGATGTAGACGCCCTGCATCGTCTTGTTGATGTCCTCGAGCTGGTTCAGGTCGAGGAACATCTGGCGTAGCGACTTGGTGCCGGTCAGCGTGTTCTTGTCACCGACGTTGGCGACCTGGAATGTCGAGCTGATCACGGCCTCGAACACCTGTTCGTCTTGGGCGGTGCTCTTGAGCTGCGCGAGCTGCTCGCGGCGCGTCTCGGCGAAGTCGTACGCGAACTTCTTGTAGTCCGGCGCCAGCTCCGGCCGCCCCGACGCGACCGCCAGCTCACCGATGAAGCGCAGGATGCTGAGGATAGGCACGAGCGCCTCGCGGAACCGCGACGACGCGTGGGCGGGCAGGATCGTGTTGGACGAGTACTCCGTCCCGACCTCGCTCTGGGTCTTGCGCAGCGTCAACATGTGGCGGAGCACGCCCACGAACATGTCGTGGCGGGTCTTCTTGATCAGGTCCTCGCCGAACTTGCCGACCAGCGCGTCGACCGGGTCGATGCGAGCGTCGTCCTTGACCAGCTCGAAACGGATGAACCGCGACAGCGACGCCGCGTCGCGCAGCGGCCGGATGGCGCACGTCATCAGCGGAAACCGCAGGCGGTAGGTCCGACTCTCGCCGGTGGCCGTGCCGATCGACCAGTTCACCGCGTTCTCCGAGATCAGGTCGCGTGTCAGCTCGAGTACCTTGCGCACCGCGATCGACTTGGCGTCGTTGCCGCCGTAGTCCTCGAACTCCTCCAGGCACAGGCACAGGCTGGTGTCGCTGTGCTGCTGGCGGATCGACGCGGCGGTATAGCCCTGCATCGCGAGCGCGTGCGCGACGACATTGATGCGGCCGAAGCCGGTGCCGCCGACGAAGCCGGACGTGAACCGGCTCTTGCCGGCCTGGTGTTCGGCGTTGAGGATGACGGCGGTCTGCCGTGTGAACACGGTCATCACGGCGAGGCTCATGACGTAGGCCGCCAGGAACATGCAGTCGAGCTGCTGGTAGCGGAACGTCCACCCTGAGTCGATCATGTCGCGGACGCGATGGAACAGGGCCACCAGGTCAACGTCAGCGAGCAGATCCTCAGCCTTGGTGACCGACTCGATCCACGTCTTGCCGGTGTTCTGGAACACGAAGCCCTCATGGCTCGGTCCGTCCAGCGCGGTCGCCGTGAACGCGGGCCCGTCGTGCTTGAGCACGTAGACGTCGCGGCCGTTGATCATGTACGACAGCATCTGGTCGCCCGCGTGACGGGCCATGTGCACGCCCTGGGCGCGCGTGGGAGCGTGGTCCATTGACGGGAGCCCCTTCGCTGCGATGAGCAGCGCGTTTTTCAAGTACTCGCAGTACCGCTTCGCGCGGGAGGTAACGTTGAAGGCCGGCTCGAGGTCGGTATCGTCGCCGACCAGGAACATCGCGTCGCTGACCGTGGCAGCGATGAAGTCGTAGATCGGCCCGAAGTGCGGCGCGACGAATGTCTCGGCCGCGCGCTCGTCGCCAAGCACAACCGACGACGTCGTCTTCGACGTCTTGTGCCACATCAGCAGCAGGCGCTTGCGGCCCTCCGCATTCTGGATGCCGATGGGATGCCAGTGCTCGAGCACCGCGGCATGAATCCGTTTGGTGAACTCGACCTCGTTGTCCTCCTTGACGAAGATGTCGCGGTGAAGGATCGCGCCGTCGAGACCAAAGCCGTCGGCCACCATCGTGCAGAACGCGCGGCAGACCTGTTCGTCGCGCAGCAGCGCACCGAACTCCTTGGCCGTCCGGTTGATCGACGCGACGTCGCGGACGTGGAGCTGTTCGATCGCGTCGGAGGCCCGGTCGTAGGTCCACTTCTCGACCGCGTCGTACATATCGTCGTTCGTGACGTAGCGGACCCAGCGCTTGTAGCCGACCTCGCGGATGGCGTCGTCGACGTCCTTGATCCGCGCGTCGGGCCGCTTGGGGTCCTTCCAATCCACGTACTCGTCCGGCCAGTTGAACACGCGAACGCCGAAGACCTTCTTGTGGGTCTTCTCGAGCACCTGCTTGATGAACTTGTTGCCGCCGTGGTCGCGGTCCTGGAGGAACCTGATGCGTAGGACGTTGAGTTTGGCGAACCAGTCCAAGCCTTGTGCGCCGCCGCCGCTCATGCCGAGCGCCATGTAATCGTCGTTGGACCGGCGGATCTGCTGCGCGATCGCCGAGAGCGCGTCGAACTCGCCCTCGGTGAGGTACGCGGGGAACCCCTTCTCGGGTCCGTTGTCACCGTGCTCCTGGAGCGTCAGGTAGGTGCGGTAGTAGCGCAGCCCGTAGAACCCGTGGAACGCGTTGTTCTCGTCTTCGTACTTGTCCTTGACCCACACCTGCTTCTTGCAGGGTTTCATGGGCTCGCGCATCTTGAACCGGCACAGCGTCGTCGGCGAGTCGTCGTACGGGAACACGAGGTAGCCGATGTACTGCGCGCCGTTGATGTAGTCGGCGAAGTAGCTCTCGAAGAACTTGGCTTCCTCCGAGCCGTCGCCGAACTTGGCGCGGACGTCGCCCAGCGACGGCAGAATGCCGATGAGCGCGTGCGTGTTGATCATTGTCATCAGCACGCCGTACTGATCGAACTCGCCGTTGCTTTCCTGGCCGGGCGCGACCAGCTCGCTGAGCCCGTTCTCGCCGAGCCGGCGGTCGAGCAAGTACTCGACGGTCGGCCGCGACCAGTTCTTGCCGTCGGCATCGAGCGACTTGCGCGCATACGACGACAGGCACTCGTGGAGCAGCTCGGCGAAATACCGCATGAGCTTCTCCTTGAGCTTGGCGTACTCCTCGCGCTCCTTGAACGTCTCGTACAGCGCCTTGGGGATCGCGGCGGACAGGCCCCACCGCTTCTTCATGAACAGCAACGCCTCCGCCCAGCTCGTGCCGTTCAGCTCGGCGACGAGGTGGATCGGATTCCAGAACGCGCGGTGGCAACCGAAGCAGCGTGCGATGGCCTTGCCCGGCGTGACCACGAACGACGGGTCGGTGTCGCCGTGGAACGGGCAGCGACCCTTGACGTGCGGACCAGACGTGAAGAACCGCGCGTCGGGCTTGACCTCGGCGAGCCATGCCGCCCACGCCGTCAGGTCGACGTCGTTCCAGATGCGATCGAGTCGATTGAGGGCGTCCTTGGCGTCGAGGGGCTTCTTAAACTTCGGCATTGGCGATCATCCTCTTGTAGGGCTCACACACCGCCTGGTACTGGCACCAAGCGCAAGGCCATCGCGTCGCCGGACGGGCCTCGAGGGGTCCCTCAAGGTTCTCGGCGGCCGCGTTGATCCGCATGTACAACCACGGCGCGAACACCGCACGCACGCGGTCAGCCGGGGTGTAGGTGTTGAACTGGAGGCGGAGGTTCTCGTCGCCCTGCAAGAAGTTGATGCCGCCACGCACGCCCGCGACGTCGGGCAGGTTCGCGAGGGCGAGCACCGCGTAGGCCTGGAGCTGCTGCCGCTTCTTCTGGTCGCGGTCGAGGGGCTTGGCCCGTCCCGACTTGTGATCGATCAGGTAGAGGTCGTTGTCGCGCGTGATGGCGCCGAGGTCGAGCTTGCCGCGGAAGAAGACATCCTTGTCGAAGAAGCCGGTCTTGCCGTAGGTCTCGGTGAAGCCCCAGTCCTCTTCGCACAACACGCGGGTGACGCCTTCACGCTTGCAGAACACGTCGAAGCGCTTGAGGAACTCGTCCATCGCCTCGCCGAGCGTCCTGAGCGAGTCCTGCTCCTGTGTGGTGAGCGGGTCCTTCTCGATGGCGGCGCGACGTGCGTCCTTGTCCTGCTCGCCCTTGATGCGGCGCTCCAGGATAGCGTGCGCGACGATGCCGACCTTGGTGTCCGACGGCGCCGGCGCCGCGGCCGTCTTGGTCACGTGTTTGTGCCCAAACTGAGCCGGGCACGACTCGGCCGTCTCCATCTTGGAGAACGACCAAGGGCCGAACTTGCGGGCGAGCGGCGTGACCGTGAAGGAGGGCATCGACTACCTCAGGCCGCCGCACCCGCGGCCAAAAAAGAAAGTGCCGTCTCTCCGAGCTGTCACGTTTGTTCGGGGCGTCGACCAATCGACCTGTTTTGCTCAAACGGTGCAGGAGCGACCTGCCCCTCGCTTTATCCCCAGGCTCTACGTTTCCTTGGTCTCGCGTGTTCGCGCACAAGCGCGCGGCAGCTACATCGGCTTGCTGGCGCCGCGCGCGCTCGGCGCCTTCGCGGGCGCCGCCTCGTCGAAGTTGGGCTCCATGCCCACCTCACCCGCGAGGCCGGCCTCGATCGCGCCGGCGGCGAACTCGCCCTCCGCCTCGATCGCAGCCTGCGGCGCCTGCGCCGGGCGGCTGTAGTGGTGGTGCAGCATCAGCCGGCGCTCGGCGACGTACAGCGAGTACAGCGCTTCGGCGAGCTTGCCGACGTGCGCCGGCGTGTTCGTGCCAGTCGCCGCGACCTTGTAGAACCACCACATGCCCGAGTCGTTGGTTTTCTTCTCGGTGCTGAGCTTGTAGCTCTGCGCCCACACCAGCGTCTTGGCACCGGCGAGCTGGAGCAGTCGGTGCCCAGCGCTGCGCGACGTCTTGCCGAACTGGATGACGTAGACCTGCGATAGGTCAGCCGTCAGCGCGACGCATACGCCGTTGTTGATGCACTGGGTCTGCACCTGGTCACCCTTGCCGTTGTTCTGCTTGCCGAACGGCAGGTGCGGGCACTTCAGGCACTCGCCGAACGGCGAACCCAGCTTGGCGTCGGGCGACGAGCAGATCGGGTTCTTCTGGTTGTCGGCGAAGTTGATGTTCTCCTCGTGGAAGTAGAGCGGAATGACCTCGAGCGGGTTGGTGACGATCTCGCCGGCGGTCGAGTAGAAGTCGCCGTTCTTCGCCGAGTCCGGGCACGCCTCCGACCGCGTGGTCGGCTGGCGGATCACCAGGCGCGGCGCCCTCCAAGAGGTGAACACTTCCTCGAGGCCGGGCTTGGTCGGCGACGCCGCGCGCGCGAGGTCCGCGACCGCCTTGCGGACCGGCTCGGGGAGCGTCTGATCGTCCGCGAGGCTGAACAGCTTGTCGCGGCGCGTGACGATGGCGTTCTCGAGGTCGACCGGGTCGGCCTGCGCTGCGGCCAAGCCCATGTGAGGCTTGATCGGCTTGACCTTGACCGGCTTGACCTCGGCGGGGGCTGCCAGAACGGTGGTCTCGGGCGTCTCGGGGGACTCGGTGGTGTCGGTATCGTTCATGTCAAAATGCCTTTGTATGATGATGGGTGGAAGGCCACCCTATCGACGACGATGTTTGCTTGGCAAGCATCGCCTGAAAGTTTCGTGACCCTAGGGGCGGCTGGGGATCGAACGACCACCACTAGAACCCCATCGAACTATTTGATTGCTCGTCCGTGCCGGGGTAGCTTGTGACCAGGCATGGGCAATGACGCACAGCGCGTATCGGCCGCGTATTACGCCGAAATCGCCCGAGCGCCGCTCGTGGATGACCCTGGAGAAGAGCGCAAGCTCCTGCGCCGGTGGCAGCTGCGGAAGGACGTCGCTGCGCGAGACGCCATCGTGAAGACGCACCTTCGCTTCGTCGTGAAGATGGCGCACAAGCGGACCAAGGACCCCGAGGCGGTGAAGGATTACATCGCCGCGGGCAATCTGGGCCTCCTCAAAGCGGCCGACAAGTTCGACACCAACCGCAAACCATACATCCGCTTCCTGACCTACGCCGGCTGGTGGATCTACGAGGAGATGTCGAACCAGGACTACACAATGGCGTCGCTGGTCCACGTTCCAGCACACAAGCACAAACTGCAGCGCCGACAAGCCCGCGAGCATCGCGCCGCGTTACAGGAGCACGGCCCCGAGAAGGTGGCCGAGCACGCCGAGAACGCCGACGCCAAGCTCGCCAAGCTACGCGAGCGTGCTCAGGCCGCCAAGGGCCCAGCGCTCGAGCGCATCGAGAAGCAGATCCGCCTGCTCGAGGCGGCCAGCGAACCTGGCTTGCCGCAGGGCGTCGTAACGCCGATCGACGCAGCGCGTAACACGCCCGAGTTGCCCGAGGCCGAACCGACCGCAAGCTACGACGCCGAACGCCTCCGCGGACTGGTCCGCGAGGCCATCGCGCGCCTGCCCATCCGTGAGCAGACCGTCCTGAACTTGTGCTTCGGCGTCAAGGACGAGGCCCGCAACCTGGTGCAGATCGCGTCGATGATGGAGATGTGCTCCGAGCGTGTCCGCCAGCTCAAGGTCTCGGGCATGCGCCTGCTCCACCGCGAATTGGTGATGGGGGCGGTGACGAGCTTGCCGCTGCTCGAGCGCACCGTGATCGAGCGCAGCTTTGGGCCTGAGGGGGAACTAGTTGCCCCCGACGACGTGGCGCGCACGATGGCGCTGCCGCCCGAGCGTGTCCGTCGCATTCAAGCTGAGGCGATGCGCCGGCTCCGCGGCGAACTGCACTCGCATGTCGGCATGGTCATCGAACCGATGTCCGTGTTCGCGGCGATGGGCAGCTAGTCCTCGCGCTGACTGGCCGAGAGGCCCGCCAAGCGAAAGTAGACGACATCCTCTGGGTCTAGTTCGTAAACACGTGTCGGGTTAGCGGCGTACGCACCTGCCTCGATGCGGAACTGTTCGGCTGCCTTACGGTGTGCGTAGATCTTGTTCGCGCACTCGGTGAGACGCCCCTGCAGCGTCGCGTCGATCACCATCTCGGCACGCTTGCCGCCCGTGACATCGTACTCACGGATCTCGATGCCCTTCTCTTTCGCTGCGCGGGTCGCCTTGTCTTGTTCGGCGGTCCACCACGCCAAGCGAACGCCGTGGTACTCGGCCTCGCGCCCAGCAGCCTCCGCGATGGCGGAGCCGCTGAACTGAAAGGTGTGCTTGTTGCGATTCATGTTTCGGAACCTTTTGATGTTACGGGCGGCTTGCTCTCACGTGCGGCGGCCGCAACGGCACGGTCGCACAGCGCCTGGATCTTCTTCTCAACGTCCGGGCCTGGCTCGATAGCGAGCGTCTCGTACATGGTCAGCTGCCTCGCCCGGTTCTGCACGAGCGTGACAAGGTCGCCGCCGATGAGGTCGACGCGCAGCGCAGCCGCGACGCTCTTGTCCGGCGCCCGCGCCAGCACGCGCACGAACGCGCAGTCGTGCGGCGCGAACTTCCAAGTGCTCGGGTCGTGCTGAAGGAGCGTCCGTGCCAGGTTGATCGGGTCGACCGGCGCGACCGCAAGCACCGACATCAAGGCCTCGCCCAGGTCGATGCCGAGGCGCTTGAGCGTCGCGAGGTTCTTGAACGCGCCCGGCGACGTGTGTTCGGTCAGCGTGAACGTGACCGTGAGCGGCAGCGGCAAGTCGAACGTCTCGTCCGTGTCGATCTCAGCTAGCTCGTCGAGCGTCTTGACCGTCATCAGATCGCCCTCAAGCGACGAACGAAGCCGAGTACGGCCGCGCGAACGGGCGCGTCCTTGCCGACGCGGTCCCACAGCAGGATGGCGAGGCCGGCGGCCTCAACCAATAGGAAACCGACGGCACGAAGGCGCGCCGACGTGACAGTACGCATGTAGATCACTCCTCCGCGTGCGCGAGGGCGCGGTCGCGGTTGATGTTGGTGAACTTGAGCGTGCGGAGGGGACGGCCCTCCATGATGTCGCCGACCATGAAGAAGAACTCGGCGGCGAGGGAGTCGACCGAACGGGTCGGGTCGTTGTGAACCGCGAGCCACGCGGCCTTGATGTCGCGATAGCGCGACGCGATGTCCGTAGCAACGCGCAGCGCAACGCCGCTGCGTGCACCGCGGCGGCGGCTCATTCGCTTTGCTCGTACGGGCGCGTTCCGCACTTTGGACATGTTGGCACGTTGGTGCCGGTTCGGAGAGGCGTTTGGCAGGACGGGCATGCCTGGACGGGCTCCTGGGAAGCCTGCTTGACCGCGGCCGGATCAACGTCGACGCCGTACTTCTCCATCCCCTGACTCTAACGCAGAGAGACCTTGCGCCGGGTCGAGATCGCGTTGCCCCGGTAAACCTGGAACTCCTTGGGGGCATCCGGCCCGTTCAAGAAGGCCTCGGCCTTGGCCGGCGTGTCGAACTCGTGAACCTGTCCGACGATGATGAGCAGCTTGCGCGCCGGCCCCTTCTTCTCGGGCTTGGCGGCATCGGCTGCAGCACCCGTCGCGGTGCCGGTCGTAGCGCTGTCCGGCTTGGTGTCCGTCTTCTCTTCGGGCTTGGCGTCCGGCTTGGCCTCCGTCGGCTTCGCGGTGGCGGCTGCGGCAGCTGCGGCAGCGGCACCGATGCTGGGCTGGCCGGCGTTCGAGGTCTGCGGGGTCTGGTTGGGCTTCTGCGCGTGTGCTTGCGACATAAACCTTTCCGTATCACGCTCGACCTGCTGGTGTCACTGCTTGCCGCGACAATGCGCCCACATCGAGCACCATTTGCCCGAGCACCACCAATTGCCCGGGTCCGTCATCGGGAAGTGGCCCAAGCCGATCGACTTCGCGACCCCCTCCACCACCTTCACCGCGTGGTCGACCTGCCTGGACGACATGACTGTCGTCAGCTTCTCATAACGCGGCCTGGGCTCCTTCGCCCGGCCCTTGACGATCTGGTCTACCTGGACGTCCGGGACGTGCTCCACGCCAGAGTAGATCGCGAACTGCAGGTCGTTGTCCAAGTCGGACTGCGACCACTTGTCCGTCGTGACCTTTAGGTCATGGACGCGCTTGGGCTTGGTGACGGACGCCTCGTCGCCCGCAGCCGCGACCTTCTCGCGAATGTCCATGTACTCCTGCTCGGAGTGCGCCTGGACCTGGATGGAGTCGATGCGCCCCAAGATCGGCAGTCGGACCTTGCCGTCCGACGACTTGATGACAACGGAGAACGTCTTCTCCACGGCGATCGGGTGCGCGTCGACCGCGGCCTCGGTGTAGTAGGCCTTCGTGCATTTGATGCCGGTGTCCTTGACCGCGCCCTCGCTCTCATCTTCCCAGTCCTCGATGAGGTTCTTGGACTTGTCGAACGAATCGGAGAACGCCGCGAACGCCGCATCCATCGGCGGCAGCTTGCCTTGCACGAGGCGTTCGCGAAGCACGGTCTCGACAGCGTTGTGCACGAAGATGCCCTGGAACATCCGGGCGACCGTTTTCTTCGGCTTGCCGTGAACGTAGGCCAGCTCCCACGAGTGGGGGCATTTGAGGAACATTGCGACCTGCGACGGCGACAGGTAGCCGCGCGGCAGCATATCGATCAGATCCGGCTCGAGGTCCGGCGGGATCTCGAACGACGGATCGAGGATCTCTTCGACTTCTTCCATTCCAACAGGCATCAGCGGTCTCCCGGCGGGTCAAAGGACTCGCCATCCATCAACTGGCGCTGGCTCGGCGGGAACATCCCGCCGCCCTGACGCTCGATGCTTCGCGAGGCGCGCATCACATCCGAGAAGTCAGCCGGGTTGTTGCCGCCCTCGATAGCCTCGAGGTTCGGCTGGCGGCGGGCCTCCCGCTCACGCATCCTCTCGCGCTCCTGTTCGCGCTCCTGTTCGCGCTCGAGGTTGACGTCGAGGTTGCGCGGCGGCAGGGCGGCGGCCTGCTCGATCGACGGCGCGACAACGACTGGCGGCGCGGCGGCTACGTCGTCATCTGGCTGCACCTCTACGTCGACATGCGCGACGCCCTTGCTGTACCTCACCGCGCAATCGGCGGCCCGAATACCCTGGCGTGCCAGGTCCTGCCGGATGAGCCGAGTGATGTCAGCGTTGTCGTAGGTGATGGCGATCTTCATGGTCAGCCTCCGTTCTGGTGGATCGAGTGGGCCCGCAGCACGGGGCGCTTCATCGTCTTGGGATGGATGCAGCCGGTCTCGAACGGCTCGATGCGCTCGGCTTGGCAGCGCAGGACGTGAGGGCACAGTCCGCACTCGATCTTGTTGGTCATCAGCGCATCCACATCGACCTTGTGGTCTAGCAGGAACGCGACCGCGGCCTCCAGCGTCTGCAAGCCGATCATGCGGTAGACCGTGACGGGCTTGTCCTGCCCGATCCTGTAGTTCCGGTCCAGGCTCTGCAAGTAGGCCGTGAGCGCGTACGGCAGCGAGCTGTAGATGACGTAGGCGGCTGACACCAAGTTCACGCCGACACCGGAGGCGACCTGCCCGATGTACACCCGAACGGACGGATCGTCGTTGAACCGATCGATCACCTTCATCGGTTTGGCGGTCGTCCCGTCGACTCGGACGTGCCCGATGCCCGCGTCCTGCACACGCTGCGCGATTGAGTCCATCTCGGGGTGAAACACACACCACACGATGACCTTGGCGTCCGGGACCTGGATGATGCTGTCGATCAGCTCCGCGATCGCGTCGTGCTTGGGGTTGGCGTCAGTGTAGATCGTCTCGGTCGGCCACGGCGTCTTGTCAACGAGGCACTTCGACGTGCGCGGCTTAATCTCACGGTCGACGCAGTGCTGCCGATGCGCGCAAGGATTGCCGCCGTTCACCGTGTCGCAGTAGCTGTTGTCGACGATGTTGTTGATGATGAAGCCGGACGTGATCTGCAGCAGCTTGAGCAGCGCAACCGCGCGGTGCGGCATCGTCATGCCCTGGAACCCCTGCCCAGGAAGCAGCGCGGGGGGCACCGCGCCGGCGCGCAGCAGCGCGGCGAAGTTCGCCAACGCCACCGGGTCGATGCCCATATCCTCGACCACCTGGTTGTAGAGCGCGGTCTGGCGGTCGGTGAGGCGGTAGTCGACGTCAACGAAGGTCCGCGCAGGCAGGTCCAGGCACTCCTCCTTGGTCCGTCGCATGCTCAGGAACGTGGTGCGGGCGTTGACCAGGTCGAGGTTCTTGAAACCGTGCACGACGTGCGACCGCTCCGACGGGCGCTTGGTCACCATCCGCGCGAACTTGTGGTGCGGCTCGGGCATGAAGCAGTCACCCAGGATCTTGTAGGGCGCGTAGACGTCCCGTGGGTCGCCCTCGGTCGGCGAACCGGTCATGAGCACCCGGCGCTGGGCCTTCTGCGCGATTTCCCACGCAGCCGTCGTCCGGTTGGACGTCCACGCCTTGACGTTGTGGCTCTCGTCCAGGATCAGCGCTTCGTAGGGTAGTCGCGCAACCAGCGAATCTACTATCCTTTTGGCAGTGTCGTACGTGGCCAAGACGATGTCGACGCGCTCCTGCGCGGCGCGGTCGAGCGCAGCCTCTTTCTCCTTCGGCGAGCCGACGAGCGCGACCCACCTGAGCTGGCGGTCGGAATGACGATCGATCTCGCGACCCCAGTTCTCGACGGTGACGCGTGGTCCGAGCACGAGCGCGCAGCCTCGCATCCCGCCGAGCCGCAGCAGCCGCACCAGGTCGATGGCGATCTTCGACTTGCCCAGACCAGGGTCGAAGTAGAGCGCGGCGCGGATGTTGTGGAAGACGTGGCAGAGCCCATCGACCTGGTGAGCGTACGGCTTGGTGATGTAGTCGAAGTACGCCGGCAGCTCGCGCGCGGCGAGGGCGGCCTTGGTCGTGGCGAGGGTAGCGATGTGTTGCTGGGCGACGGGGGACAACACCACTTCGGCATCGCGCGAGATCACGTCGAAGTCGGCCAGCACCTTCTCGGACGCCGGGAAGAACGCGGGGTACATCCACAGCCCGCGCTGCTCGTCCCACGTCGCGCCGAAGATGCGGCCGTGGGTGAGCGACTGGCCCGGGATCATGAAGACCGGGGTGCCGTTGCCCGCGCGGCCGACGCGGACGTCCATCCTGGTGCGCGTCATGTGACGATGCCTTTCTATCACGGAGAGGCCCTGCGTGTTTACGAGGTAAACCATGCCTGACGGAATGCTCGACCCCGGCGTCGCGGAACTCGCGTCGCACAACAGCGCTTCGCAGGGCAGTCCGCTCTTCGATTTCCTCACGGCGTTCGCGCCGCGGAAGCTCAAGGACCTCTTCCGGCTGTGCGAGTACCTCTACTTCAACAGCGCGCAGATCTACGCGGCGCTGCAGAAGTTCTGCACGTACCCGATCACGAACCTGATCTACGAGACCCAGAACGAATCGCTCAAGCAGTTCTTCGAGGACCTGCACGACAAGGTCTTGAAGACGAAGCGGACATTGATCCGAGCCGCCATCGACAAGTTCGTCTACGGCAATGCGTTCTTCTCGATGTACGCGCCATTCGTGCGCTTCCTCAAGTGCCCGCGGTGTGCGCGGCTAACCAACGTCCACCAGGTCAACTACAAGTTCAAGCTCAAGAAGCTCTCGTTCAACTACGAGTGCAGCGGATGCAGCACGCGCGTCGACGCGAGCGAAAAGAACATCGTCGACCGCAAGATCACGCGCAAGGATCGGCTCTCGGTGATCCGCTGGGACCCGAAGCTGATGGATATCGACTACAACCCCATCACCGGGCACAGCGAGTACTTCTACACCATCCCCAAGGAGCTGAAGGAGCGCTGCGCGAAGGGCAACAAGCACCTCATCGACACGATGCCGATGGAGTTCTTGAAGGCCATCCGCGAGGACAAGATCTTCAAGTTCGCCGAGGGCCAGATCTTCCACATGCGTATGGACGCACCTGCTGGCATCGAGGCCCAGTGGGGCTTCCCGCCGCTGGCGTCGACGATCAAGCTGTTCTTCTACGCAGCCGTGCTGCGCAAGGCGAATGAGGCGATCGCGCTGGACTACATCGTCCCGCTCCGCATCATCTCGCCCAAGCAGTCCTCGCCCAACGGCGACCCGCTGGTCACCATCAACCTCGCCAAGTGGTCGGCGCAGATGAAGGACAGCGTCAAGAAGTGGCGCCGCGACCCTCTCCACATCATGTGGTCGCCGGTCCCCGCCGAGGTCACGCACCTCGGCGGCCAGGCGCGCGCACTGATGACGCTCGGCGAGGTCCAGGCTGCGGAGGACAACATCATCGCGGCCATGGGCCTGCCCAAGGAGTTCATCTACGGCGGCTTCTCCGCGATGGGCTCCGGCATCCAGCTGCGCGTGCTCGAGAACCAGCTCGTCCACCAGACCGGCGATCTCAACGACCTCCTGCAGTGGATCACGGACAAGTCCGCCAAGCAGCTCGGTCGCGGCACCGTCCAGGTCTCGCTCGCGCCCTTCCGGTTCATCGACGACGTCCAGCAGAAGGCCCTGCTGCTGCAGCTCAACATGGCCGACCCGACGACCGGGCCGTGGCTGTCCAAGCGGACGCTCGGCGAGGCCTTCGAGGTCGACCCCGCGGACGAGCGGAAGTGGCGCAAGCAGGAGGCCCTCGAGGACGCCCGCACCGCGCAGGAGCTGCAGCAGGAGCTGATGAAGCGGCAGAATTCGCTGGCCACGCAGGCGCGCTCGCAGGCGCAGCTGGGGCAGCAGGGCCTGTCGTACGACCAGCAGGCCGTGATCGCGCAGGCCGATCAGATCGTCCAGCAGATGGCAGCTCTTGACCCCGGCTCACGTCAATCGCAGATGCATGCGCTGCAGAGCGAGGACCTCGTGATGTACGCCGTGGTCAAGGAACGGCTCCAAGCGCAGACCACCGCCCAGAACCACGACGCCATCACGGCGATGCGGCAGGGTGGAGACCCATCGGGCGGCGGTGCTCCCCCGGCTACTGCCTGATAGGATGCAACGATGGCTGAAGAAGACGACTTCGTAGCGTCCATCGCGAAGGCCCAGCGCGGAGCCAGCGACGTTGCTGGCATGTTTGGCGGGCCTGGTCGGGTCGCGTTCGAGGGCAACCCGCGCAAGATGGGCCCCGAACTGGAGTTCGACGCGCATGTGCAGCTGTTCGGGCTGCCAGGTGACCGCGGGGAGTACGAGGACGTGCTCAACAAGGTGCTGCGCGGCGAAGCGACCATCCGCTACGAGGAGAAGACGTTCACCAAGGACGGCGACTTCATCGTAGCGGTCTGCTACCTGACGCCGCGCCAGCTCCCGCAGGCCAGGCCGGATCAGGACGCGGGCGATGCTGAAGCGCCCGTGCTGCCGCGAAGGATCCCGTAGCAACCTCTTCTACCAAGAAACACCATGAACCTGCGCCCGGTCATCGAAGACGCTGCCACCCGGCGCGAGGCCATCCGCAAGAAGGCGGCCGAGGCCCTCGCGCAGGTGTTCCCTCTCAAGGCGGGCAAGCACACGCTCGAGCTGTCCAACATCCGCGTCGAGCCCCGCGAGTTCTCATCGCGCGAGCAGAAGACGGCCGTGCTCGAGGGCCGCACGCTGTCCGAGCGCATCCGTGGCGACATCGTCGTCAAGGACTCTGCGGGCCAGCCCGTCAGCTCCGCGCGCGACTTCACGCTGATGCAGCTGCCGTACTTCACGCCGCGCCACACCTTCATCGTCGACGGCACGGAGTACTCGGTCGCCAACCAGCTGCGTACCAAGCCCGGCGCGTACGTCCGCCGACGCGGCAACGAAGAGCTGGAAGCGACGTTCAACCTCGCCCGCGGCGCGAACTTCCGCGTGTCGATGGACGCGGAGAAGGGCCTGCTCTACATGCAGCCCTCACACACCACGTCGAAGATTCCGCTGCACCCCGTGCTGCGCGCGCTCGGCGTGCCGCAGCAGGACATCGCGGCGGCGTGGGGCTCCGAGATCGCACAGATGAACCGCGACGCGTGGAAGGCGCCGGACAAACACGTCGACAAGCTGTACTCGACGCTGGTCCACCCCGCGAAGCAGACCGCGACGACGCAAGACGAGAAGGCGCGCGTGCTGCGCGACTACTTCGACAACACCGTCATGGACCCAGAGGTCTGCGTCAAGACGCTGGGCTACCCCTACGACAAGGCGTCGGCCAGCGCGATGCTCGCGGCCAGCAAGAAGCTGCTCGACGTCCACCGGACGGCGGCCGACGTCGACGACCGCGACTCGCTCGCGTTCAAGACGCTCCACTCGGTGGACGACTTCGTCAAGGAGCGCATCCAGCTCGGCGCCCGCGCGATGCGCACCAAGCTGGGGTGGAAGCTCGACGCGGCGCGCGGCGACGTCAAGAAGGCGCTGCCCGCCGGGCCGTTCACCGGCGCGGTGCGCGGCCTGCTCACCGGCACGTCGCTGTCGTCAGTGCCGATGCAGATCAACCCGATGGAGCTGATGGACCAAGCGTCGAAGGTGACGATGCTCGGCGAGGGCGCCATCCCGTCGGAGCGCGCCATCCCACTCGAGGCCCGCGACGTCCACCCGACCCACATGGGCATCCTCGACCCGGCGCGGTCACCGGAGAGCTTCTCCATCGGCGTCGACCTGCGCGCCGCGATCGGCGCGCGCCGCGACGAGAAGGGCAACCTCTACGCGCCCGTCCGCGACGTGCGAACGGGCAAGTCGACGTTCCTCAAGGCCGCCGACATGGAGAAGGCGGTGGTCGCGTTCCCGGGCGAGAACGTCGAGGCGAGTCGCCTGGTCGACGCGATGAACCGAGGGAAGGTCGAGAGGGTCCCGGGGTCCGAGGTCACGCACCAGATCGAGCACGTCGCCGACCTCTACGGCCCGACGTCGAACCTGCTGCCGCTCATCTACGGCATCCAGGGCAACCGCGTGCTGATGGCCAGCAAGCACCAGGGCCAGGCGCTGCCGCTCGTCCACCGCGAGGCGCCCCTCGTGCAGGTCGAGTCGTGGAAGCCCGGCGTCTCGGTCGAGCACGAGATGGTCAAGCAGGTCGTGCCGACCGCGCGGCGCGCCGGCGTCGTGGCAAAGATCGACGACGACTACATCCACCTCTCGGACCGCCACGACGACGAGAAGACGTCCGCGGCGCCCGACAAGCTGCACTACGACAAGGACTTCCCGCTCGCGGCCAAGACCGCGCTGCACAACACGCTGCTGGTGAAGGCCGGCGACAAGGTCGAGAAGGACCAGCCGCTCGCCGAGTCGAACTTCACCAAGGACGGTGCGCTCGCGCTCGGCACCAACCTGCGCGTGGCGTACATGCCCTACCGCGGCCTCAACACCAACGATGGCATCGTCGTGTCGCAGGGCGCCGCCGACAAACTCGTCAGCGAGCACATGTACCAGCACGGCGTCGAGCGCAGCGGCGAGACGGAAATCGGCCGCGAGAAGCACCGGACCTACTTCGGCAACAAGTACACCGCCGCGCAGTACGCCAACCTCGACGAGGATGGTGTCGCGAAGCCCGGCGCGATTCTCCACCAAGGCGACCCAATCGTCGTCGGCGTGCGCCCAAACCGCGTCACCGGCGACGCCGCGCTGCTCGGCAAGCTGTCCAAGTCGCTGGTCAAGCCGTTCGAGGAGGTCGTCGAGCGCTGGACGCACGAGCAGCCCGGGCACGTCGTCGACGTCGCAAAGACGCCGCATCGCGCCTCCGCGTCGGTGCGCACGACCGAGGCTCTGCAGATCGGGGACAAGCTCTGCTTCGACGAGGCGACGGAAGTTCTGACGCGTCGCGGGTGGAAGCCGATCGCGGCCGTGACGCTACAGGACGAAGTTTGCACGCTTCAAGGCGACCAAATCACCTACGCGAATCCAGAAGCCACACACTCCTACCCGACCGGCGGGCGCATGTACGCGGTGCGGTCTCAACAGGTCGACTTCGCAGTCACCGCCAACCACCAGATGTACGTCAAGCGGCGCGACCACGATCAGTTCGAGCTGCTGCGCGCCGACGCGATTGCAGGCAAGCGCGTCCAATTCAAGAAGAACGGCAACTGGCAGGGCACGCACGTCGACGTATTCGAGTTCCCCGCGATGTCCGTTCGCGCGGGGCAGGGCGGTGTCGGGACCCGCGAGCTGCCACCGCTGCGCATGCCGATGAACACGTTCCTGCTGCTGCTCGGTGCATTCCTTTCCGAAGGAAATACGTTCGACCAACCCGGAACGTACGGCATCGACATCACGCAGACGCGCGAGCCCAACCGACAACAGCTGATCGACGCACTGCGCGCCGCCGGTATCGCGTTCTATCCGGGACCAGAGAAAATCAGAATCTACGGCAAGCAACTGCTCGCGTACTTCTCGCAATTCGGGCTCGCGCACGAGAAGTACATCCCCGACAACGTCTTCGACCTGCCACCAGCGCAGTTGCGCATCCTGTTCCAGTGGTTGATGTGGGGAGACGGCTCGTCGAAGCCGTGCGGGCGCCCCGTCGCGTACTTCACTGTGTCGCGACGCCTAGCCGATGACGTCCAGCGCCTCTGCCTGCACGTGGGCTGGGCGGCCAACGTGGATCGGATCCACGAGGGAGGCCCCGTCACGATCATGGGCAAGGCGAGCCACGCGCGTCCATTCTACCAAGTCAGCATCGTGACGACGAAACTCGAGCCGCAGATCAATCACGGGCACACCAAGAAGCAGAACGCGCAAGAAGAGGGCTTCATCGAAGACTACGCGCGACCCGTGTACTGCCTCACCGTGCCGGGGCACGTGCTGTATGTTCGCCGCAATGGCAAACCCGCCTGGTGCGGCAACTGCAACCGCTACGGCAACAAGGGGGTCATCGCCAAGATCGTCCCAGACGAGCAGATGATCCACGACCAGGACGGCCGACCGGTCGACCTGTTGTTCACGTCGGCCGGCATCGTATCGCGCATCAACCCGGCGCAGACCGTAGAGACGATGCTCGGCAAGGTCGCCGAGAAGACGGGCAAGCCCGTCGTCGTACCGCAGTACGTCCCGGGACGGGACAATGTAGAGTACGCCAAGAAGCTGCTCGCCGAACACGGGCTAACGGACAAGGAGACCGTGTCCGATCCGATCACAGGGAAGAAGATCCCCGACGTGGTGGTCGGCAAGAGCTACATCCTCAAGCTCTTCAAGACGACGGACAGCAACTGGGCCGCGCACGGCGCCGAGCGCTACGACTACAACCAGCAGCCAGCACGCGGCGGCGACGACGGCGCCAAGGGGCTAGGCCGCATGGAATTTGACGGATTGGTCGCGCACAACGCCCGCAACATCCTCCGCGAGGCCGCGTCGGTGAAGAGTCAGCGCAGTGACGAGTTCTGGCGCGCGGTCCAGCTCGGCCTACCCACGCCCGCCCCCAAGACCACGTTCGCCTACGACAAGTTCCTCGCGATGCTCACCGGGGCCGGCGTCAAGGTCGACAAGAGCGGCTCGCGACTCGCACTCGGCCCGCTCACCGACGCCGACATCAAGAGCATGTCGTCGGGCGCGCTCAAGGACGCCAGCAAGCTCGTTCGCGCCAAGGACCTGCGCCCCGAGACCGGCGGCCTGTTCGACCCGACGACCACCGGCGGCATGTCCGGCACGAAGTGGTCGCACGTCGATCTGCACGAGCCGATCGTCAACCCGGTGTTCGAGGAGCCGGTGCGGCGCCTGCTCGGCCTGACCCAGAAGGAGTTCTCCGAGCGTGTCGGCCGCGGCGGCGAGTGGTTCCGGCGCGCGCTCGACGACATCGACGTGGACGCCAAGCTCGCCGAGCTGCGCGAGGAGTCGCGGCGCGCGCGCGGGCCCGCGCTCGACGGCGTCGTCAAGCAGATCAAGTACCTCGAGGCACTCAAGGACCGCGACCTCAAGCCGGCGAACGCCTACGTCCTGACGAAGGTCCCGGTGACGCCGCCGGTCATCCGCCCGATCCTGCCGCTGCAGGACGGCCGCCTCCAGGTCGGCGACGCGAACCTGCTCTACAAGGACGCGTTCCTCGCCAGCGACCAACTGCGCGAGGCGAAGAAGACGCTGCCCGAGTCCGAGCTGGCTGACCCGCGGCGCCACCTCTACGACGCCGTCGGCGCGCTGTTTGGCGTCGGCGAGCCGGTCAGCCCCGGCGCGGAGAAGCGCGGTGCCAAGGGCTACATCGCGGCGATCACGGGGACACGCCCAGGTAGTGGATTTTTCCAATCTAGATTAATGCGCAGACAGCAAGACGTATCAGGCCGTGCTACGATTGCGCCTGACCCTACGCTCAACATGGATGAAATCGGAGTTCCCGAGGGTGTGCTGTGGCGAATGTACGGCCGGTTCGTCGTTGGCCGGCTGGTACGCAGGGGCTACGCCGCAACTGACGCGCAGAAGATGGTCGACGACAAGTCGCCGATCGCGCGTCAGGAGCTGCTCAACGAGAGCAAGGAACGTCCGGTGCTGGTCAACCGCGCACCATCGCTGCACCGCTTCAACATCATCGCGGCCTACCCCAAGGTCGTCGACGGCAAGACGCTCAAGCTCAACCCATTCGCCGAGAAGGGTACCAACGCCGACTACGACGGCGACGCGATGCAGATCCACGCGCCTGTGACGCCGGGCGGCGTCGAAGACGCCAAGAAGATGACGCTGTCGAGCATGATCTTCGCCGACAAACGGCCGGGCGTGCTCAACGTCGCGCCCGAGATGGAGAGCCTGATGGGCCTTAACCGCGCGACCCGCGCGCCATCACGCGAGAAGACACGGCACTTCGCGTCGCAGGAAGAGGCGATGGCGGCTTATCACCGCGGCGAGATCGCGCTGAATGACCCGATCGAGATCCGCGGCGCGTGACGGTACCAAAATCGCCTGGAGCAAAATCGGCCGTCGCGTTCTGCGTGAGTACAAGAACGGGGAGTCGCCGCTAACACTTAGCCGCGCGTTCAAGATTCCCAAGGGAGCAATTGCAGCGTTTCTAGGACGCCAAGGCGTAAGGCGCTCCAAGAAAGAAGCGAAACGCGTCGAAAAGGAACAAGAACGCAAACGCGTTCACGCGCCGCGCAATTGCAAACTATGCTCAGACCCATTTGTACCAACGTCGCCAAACCAGAAGTATTGCAAGACCTGCATACCTGATAAACAAGCACACGGACGCTTTACATCGAAGGGCATATCACAGCGCCACTGGGACGCGATCATCACGAGCCAAGACGGCACGTGTGCGTTGTGTAATGAAAAACCTACTGACGTCGACCACGACCATCAAACACGAGCGATACGTGGTGCATTGTGTGGAGGATGCAACCAAGCGCTAAGTCATATCGAACAGCCTGGATGGGCTGACCGCGCGACGCAGTACTTGACGAGAGACACCGGTCATCGCGTCCCAGAAGCGGCACATCGAAGACAGGTCGCCTGGCACCAGCGCTTGAAACAACGGCGCAAGCACAAGCACCTATAATTGGTCGTGCCCTTCAAGTCCCAGGCGCAGCGGCGGTTCATGTACGCCCGCCACCCCGAACTGGCCAAGGAGTTCGAGGATGCGACGCCCAAGGACAAGAAGCTCCCCGAGAAGGTCAAGCACTCGTTCGTGCTCGGCGCCGCCGCCGCGCTCGAGCAGTTCGGCTTCAAGGAAGCCTCCGCCGAGATCCGCCTGAAGATCCCGCGCCGCGAGTTCCACGGCTGGGACGAGGCGTTCAAGACCGAGCACGAGCGCAACGCCAAACGCGCGAGCCTAGGCTCGGCCGACGACCTCGCAGCCGCGCTCAGCGGCCTCGACTCACCGCTGTCACCCGGCGACCAGCTGTCTGCGCGCGACCCGCTCGACCGCTCCACCTCGTGGGGCGCGCCGTCGAACCTGTCGGCAGGTGATACCGCGAACCGGCTCAGCGACATGGGCCAGCCCACATCAATCGGAACGGTGTTCTGATGCTGAACGACTCCACCGCGCGCGGCCGCGATGCCGCCATCCGCTTCTTCAAGCTCGCCAACGACCCCGCGTTCATGTCGACGCCCGCAGCGCCGCCCGCGCCCGCGGGGCCCGGCCTGATGGACCGTGCCAAGGCGTTCGGACAGGGACAGATGGGCGCTGCGAAGGACCTTTACGGCAACCTCCGCCAAGGTCTCGGCGGCGCAGCAACGCCCGCGCTCGGCATGGAGGCACGCCAGAACGCGCTCGGCAACATGCGCACGCTCGCGCCGTCGCTGCTCGCCGGCGGCGCGCTCTACATGCTCCATCGGCACAACCAGGCAAAGCGCGAGCAACAGGCCCGTCAGCAACAGATGATGATGGGCGGCGGCAGCGGCTACCCCGGGATGTGACGTGCCCACCACGCTCGGTCGCCACCTCGTAGATTCCGCGCTGCCGCCGAAGTGGCGCGGACGCGGCGAGCTGACGAAGGGCTCGCTCAACGAGCTGCTCGTCGGCCTCGCCAAGGAGGATCCGCGCGGCTACCCCGACGCTGTCACCAAGCTCAAGCGCGTCGGCGACGAGGTCGCGACGCTCGACGGCATTTCGGTCGGGCTGGACGACATCGCGCCCAAGCGCGAGGAGCGCGACGCCGCGCTCGGCCCGCACGCAGCCGCGTTCCGCCGCGCCGGCACCGCGGCCGAGAAGGAGAAGGCGCTCGCCGCGGGCTTCGACGCGATGCTCGGCGTCGCCAAGAAGCACCCGGGCACGATGGGCGACATGGTCCGCTCCGGCGGCCGCGGCAACGCCGCGCAGCTGATGCGCGCGGTCGGCGCGCCGGTGATGGTGCGCGACTCGAAGGGCAAGGTCGTACCGTGGCTCATCGACCGGAGCTTCTCCGAGGGGCTCAAGCCCGCCGATGCGTGGGTCGCCGGCGGCGAGGCGCGCGTGAACGCGGTGCTCTCAAACATCTCCGTCGTCGAGCCAGGCGACCTCGCCAAGATCCTCGTCAACAACATGGGCGACCAGCTCATCACGACGCCAGACTGCGGCACCAAGAACGGCATCGCGATGCTCGGGTCGGACCCGCACGTCATCGACCGCTACCTCACCGACGGGCGCCTGGTCACGCCGGCACTGGCGTCGGAGCTGACGCGCGAGGGCAAGACCGTCACCGTGCGCTCGCCAATGACGTGCGAGGCGCCACATGGCGTCTGCCAGAAGTGCCAGGGTCTCGCGCCCGCGGGTGGTCTGCACCCGATCGGCACCAACGTCGGCGTGCGCGCGGCGCAGGCGCTGAGCGAGCCGCTCACGCAGTTCAGCCTCAACGCCAAGCACGGCGGCCGCGTCGCGCGCGCTGACGACGAGAAAAAACTCGAGGGCATCAAGGGCGTGCGCTCGCTGCTCGAGGTGCCGTCGTCGTTCGCCCACAAAGCAGTGCTCGCCGGGCTCGATGGCGAGGTCAAGGGCATCGAGGCCGCGCCACAGGGCGGGCACTACGTCACCGTCGGGGACACCCGACACTACGTGGCGCCCGAGCACCGTGTCCTCGTCGCGCCGGGCCAGTCGGTCTACGCCGGCGACCAGCTCTCTGACGGCGTGCCCAAGCCCGACGAGGTCGTCGAGCACAAGGGCCTCGGCGAGGGCCGGCGCTACCTCGTCGACGCGCTCGCCGACGTCTACAAGCGTTCAGGCTCCGAGGTCGACAAGCGCCACCTCGAGACGCTCGCGAAGAGCGTGCTCAACTACGTCCAGGTCGTCGACCCCGGACCAGACGACGCGTTCCTCAAGGGCGACGTCATCGACTACAACCGCTTCCACGCCGCGCTCGCCGCCGACAAGCGCCGCGTACCGACGGCTGACGCGGTCGGCGAGACCCTGGCCGACACCGTGCTTCACCACACCGCGGGCACGATGATCACGCCGCCGATGGTCGAGCAGCTCACGCGCCACGGCGTGACGTCAGTGCCGATCGCGACGACCGGGCCCCGCGCGGTGCCCGTCATGCGCGCCGCGTCGCGCACGCCGCTGCTGAACCCCGACTGGATGGCGCGCCTGGCGCACCGCTACCTCAAGGAGTCTCTGCTCGCGGGCATCCACCGCGGCGACGTGTCGAACCTGCACGGCGCCTCGCCGGTGCCGGCGTACGTCGCGGGTGCCGAGTTCGGTCTCGGCCAGGACGGAGGCTACTGATGACCATCGCCAGTGCACACGAAGCGGGCGCGGCAGCAGCCCGCGCGCGCTTCGGCTTCAAGGAGGCCAACCTCATTGACACCGGGATCAGCGCGGCACGCAACCTCGGCCTGGTCGGCATGGGACCGGAGGCGTTCGTGCAGGGGCCCGCCGCGTTCCGCGCGGGCGGCGCGCTGCACCCGCGCCAGGTGCTGTGGCCGACGCTGCCCGGCCAACCTGTTCGCCAGACGCTGGGCCGCATCGGCACCCTCGGCACGCTGGCTGCGCTTCCCGGCATGATGCACAGCGACCCCGAGCAGGGCCGCGCGGCGCGCCTGCTCGGCGGCATCGGCGGTCTCGCGGGCATGATGTACGGCGGTCAAGCAGGCGGACTCGCTGTCGCGCCGATCGGGATGGCGCTAGGTCGCGGCCTCGGACACGCAGTCGGACGCCTCTTCTAACAGGGACAAGACGCCATGAAAACTCTCAAGGACTCGTATGAGGCGGGCTGCGCAGGCGCCCTCGCGCACTTCAAGCTCGCCAACATGATGCAGGGCGCTGCGGGCTACAACCCGATGCTCAGCGGCCAAGCCGCGACGAACCACGCACCACCTGCAACAGCGGCTGCCCCAGCACCTGCATCACCTGCGATCGCTGCAGGCGCGCCCAAGGCCAAGGCGCTCGGCTGACCCGCGTTGGGAATTGCCAAATGCCGCCCTATCATTCACCCGTTCCCCAGGAGAGATAGCCGCATGTTCAAGCACGCCTTCGTTCGTGGCATCCAGACCGCGCTGGTCAACGCAGGCCGCGCTTCGTTCCCCGACGAGACCACCGCACACAAGGTCGCGGACCTCATCGCGGACCGCGTCGAGATCGACCTGAGCCGGGACATCGGTCGCGACGTCGTGGTCAAGGTCTCGAACGAGGTCATCGCGGCATCTGACTGGTTCAAGGGCCGGCCGGGGTTCAAGGCGGCGTCCTTCAACAAGCTCAGCTCGTGGGAGGACGTGCACAAGCTCGCCAACCACAGCGTCATCCAGTTGATGACGAAGCTCGCCGAGGGCTCGACCATCGAGGGCGGCGACAAGGGCAACGAGGAGAAGCAGTCGCCGGCCGGCGAGACGAAGATGGACGTCGAGCAGCGCCCGCCGGGCTACGCGACGGACAGCCTCGGCAAGACCGAGGTCGACACAAAGCCGGGTGCGGTGGGCAAGGAAGAAGAGAACCCGAACAAGCCGGCGCGCAGCGACGACAAGTCGAACTCGCCGCAGGAGCAGTCGCGCACCGCGTCCGAGACGCTGCGCAGCCTGTTCAAGCAGGCTGAGGGCTCGACAATCCTCGGCGGCGACAAGGGCAACAAGGCGATGGGCTCCGCCGAGGCCAAGATGGACGCCGAGCAGCGCCCGTCGGGCTATGCGACGTTCGGTGTCGCCGGCGTCGGCAGCCTCGGCGAGGTGATGAAGCAGGTGAAGGGCCCGGCCGTCGTCGGCCGCGAGACCACGCAGCCCAACGCCCCCGCCCGCACCGACGACAAGTCGAACTCGGTCCAGCAGCACTCGGCGAAGGCTGCGGCGGAGGACCCCTACATCGCGCTGTTCAAGAAAACGGCTGCCGAGGTCGCCGAGTACCTGCCCGCGTCGTTCGACGACGACCGCAAAGTCGCCGCGGTCCGCGCGTGCATGGGCCTGAACGTCGTCGAGAAGGCGCACTACCTGACGGGCCTCCAGAAGGAGGCGTCCGAGAAGACCGCGGCGGCGACGCCCGCGGCGGTCCCGCCGGGCTCGCGCACGGACGGCTACAAGAACCACACCCCCGAGGCGACGCACTCGCGGCCCGGCGCCTACGACGGGCGCGGAGGCAACCAGGGCACCAAGTCGGCCGAGCTTCCGCCCTTCATGGAGAAGAAGGAGGAGGGCGAGAAGAAGGACGACGACAAGGACAAGAAGGACGACGACGGCAAGGACAAGGACAAGGACAAGGACCTGCCGCCGTGGATGAAGCACGAGGAGGAGAAGAAGGCGGCCCTCAAGGCCGAGATCGAGCGCATCAACGCCGCCCAGCGCAGCGCGGCGTGAGCCTTCCTCGCCACATCCGCCTCGCCGGGCTTCGCGCCGTCGAAGACAAGCTTGCCGAGATCGCGATGCCGACACTGGCCTCGCTCAAGGCGCAGAAGACCCGAGAGCTGGGCACCGGGCCCAGCACACCCAACGCTCCCATTCCGAAGGTCGTCTCCTTCCCGACGTCCTGACCGAGGTCACCCATAATGCCGCCGCTCAGCCCGCGCACTCAGCAGTTCCAGGCCGGGATGAACGCCGGCCCGGACCAGGAGGCCCAGCTCTTCGAGCAGGGCATGTCCGACATGGCCTACAACCTCCTGTCGTCGAAGATGCCCGACGTCATGCAGGACGTCGTCACCTTCAAGGTGATCAAGGCCGACGTCGACAAGGGAGCGGGCGTGGGCGCGTTCATCGTGCTCCGCAACGACCAGCCGATCTACATCCCGGTCGTGCTCGTCGACAACACGATCAAGCCGCTCGAGGTCTTCTTCCACAAGACCCTCAACATCTTCCTGCCGCTGACCAAGGGCTGGCTGGACGAGATCGACAAGACAGCGCTCTCGGCGCTGGGCAAGGGCATCAAGACCCCCGAGACGCTCTACACCGACGTCGACATCCGCAACGTCGTGGTGCCGCCGATCACGGGCCGGTTCTCGTACGCGGCGTGGATGCCCAAGGCGATCTACGACGCCTCGCGCGTCGTCTCGCGCGAGTACCTCGACGCGCGCGAAAAGGAAGCGGCCGAGCCCGCGCCGATGTTCATCGGCATGCTCGAAGCCGCACCCAACCGGGTGAAGACCGCATTCGTCGCCACGCTCAAGCGCCACCCCCGCCTGCTCAAGACGGCAGCGGCGTTCTACGGCGTCGCGGCGCTGTCGCGCGCGGTCCAGCCGCGCCTCGAGAAGGTCGCGGCCAAGCAGTTGTCTGGCGGTGCGTTGTGGATCGCCGACAAGGACAACACGCCGACCGACTTCCGCCGCATCTTCGGTGACCAGGCCGGCGAGGCCTACGCGGGCGTGCGCAAGAAGGGCTTTGCCGCCAAGGACGAGCGTCTGACCCGTAACATGGCGGTGCAGGAGCAGCCGTTCGCGCACTGGACCGAACCGAACCAGCCGGGCGTGTACTGCCTCTACAGCTCCGACGGCGGCGAGCGCTACGCGTTCGTGATGCCCGATCCGATCGACCTGCTCGACGACGGCACGCGCTACGGCCGGCGCCCGGCGATCCCGGCGCACAACCCCGTCGTCGACAACTCGTACCGCGACCCCGACAACTTCGGGCCCAACAACAAGGTCTACCCGGTCGGGCGCCCGAACGAGGCCGACTACGCGACCAAGCGCGACTACACCGCGAAGCCGTACCTCGCCGCATTCGGCGACGGCAAGTACCTCATGACGGATCGTCTGGTCGGGCGCAGCTCCGTCGCTGACGACGTTGCCGGCCGGCTCCAGGAACGCCTGTTCGACAAGGTCGACGGTGCACCGCGGACGGGCAAGGGCTTCTTCGTCCGCAAGCTCCACTCGGTCTACCAGGCAACGGTGCCCGTCGAGGTCAAGTCGATGTCGACCGGCAGCGACGGCGTGCGCCGCCTGAAGATCAGCGGGATTGGCGGCTACCCGGAGAAGACCGTCTGCACCGACCCGACGCACCCCTACGGCGCGATCTGGATGCCCAAGGGCGCCGACGTCGTCTACCTCCCGCCGGACTTCATCTGGATCCCGCTCGGCGAGAAGCTCGACGAGCGCGGCTGGTATCGCTCCGCGCTCGACCTGCAGGCGTGCGTCTCGAGCATGCTCTCGGCCGTGGGCGCGAAGAAGGTCGCGATCAAGGACGCGGGCGCCAAGCAGTTCTCGATCAACGGAATGGCTCCGCTGAGCTTCGTTCCCGCGCTCAAGAAGCTCGCTCACGGATGCAACATCTCCGTCGACGACGCCGAGGCACTGCTCACGAAGGCCGCGTCCGACCATTCGGCAACGGCGTGGATCGCGACGCGCGCGCAGCTCGCGACCGCACAAATCCGCCTCGACAAGATCGCTGCAGGTGACAAAACCTCGTCTTTCGTCGACAGCAGTGCGATGGGAGGTTCGGGCGGTCCTGCATCACTCGGAGGTCCTCTCAAGGGATTGCTCGCCAAGAAACCCCAAGCTCCGCAACTACCCGGAGCACCGCAGCGCGGTGCAATGATGGGCGGTGCGTTAGGTGGCTTGTTGGGCAAGCTCGGTGCCGATGACAGCGACGACAAGAAAAAGTCCGATAGCAAGCCGAAGAAGAAGGCTCCGCCGAACGGCGGCGCTGACGCGGGTCCGCCGGGCGGCGATCCGAGCATGGGCGATCCGAACCTCGGACAAGACGCGGCCATGGCAGCAATGGGCCCACCGCCTGCTCCGCCCCCGCCGGCGCCGCTCGACCTCGCAGCGATGGAGATGGACCAAGCGATCCAGCACGAGATGCAGAAGTTGATGGACCGTCAACAGACGATCCAACAGCTGCTGCAGCGTTCGAGCGAGATCGGCGGCGGCGCACCGCCTGCCGCGTCCGTGCAGTCGCAAGCAATGGGTGCGCCTCCGTCGTCGATGAACCTCGCGACGGGTGGGCCGGGCATGCCTCCCGGCATGACCGCGGGTATGGGCCAACCGCCGCAGGATCCGTCGATGGGCGCGGCCGTGCCTCCGGGCATGCCTCCGGGCGGCCCGTTCCCTCCCGGCGCCGGCGACCCGTCGATGATGGGCGGCGGCGCCGACCCGTCGATGGGCGGGATGTTCGGCGGCATGGGCGGCGGCATGCCCAGCGGTGGGCAGCCTGGCATGGACCCGTCGATGATGAGCGGCATGTCGGGTGGCATGCCCGGTGGCGACCCGAGCATGAGCGGCATGGGCGGTATGGATCCGGCGATGGGCGGCGGACAGCCGCCGCCGTCGGCGATGATGCCCTCCGACGGCCCAAACGCGCAGGCGATGGGGCAGGAGATCAACCCGCAGTTCCTCGACCAGGTCGCGCAAATGCGCTCCGCCGACATGTTCGACGCGGCGGCCGTCGCCACGCTCGCGCAGTCACCCGAGCTGCACGGCGTCGTCGCGCAGTACCTCCCCAACCTCGAGAAGGCCGTCGACAACCTCGCCCGCGTGCAGCTCACGCTGTGGATGCAGGAGCCTGATCTCAAGCAGCAGATCGGTGAGGCCGCGTTCGCGGGCATCGAGGAGAACATGCAGTCGTCGTTCAAGGGCCTGGGCGACCTCGTCCTGCGCCTGTCCCGCGGCGTCCAGGCCGTAAAGGAGCCGGACGATCATGCGGCGTGAGCGCAAGCCCGACTCGCGCTACCTCGCGGTCATGCGTATGGCCGAAGAGCCGAAGCAGGAGCACGAGCAGGCGCTGTGGCGCCACCTCAACGGCGTCGTGTTCTCCGACGTCATGGAGCGCGTCGTCGACCTCTATGAAGACCCGTTCTTCGAGCGTGAGCAGGTCCAGGCCTGGATCATCGCGGGGGCGGAGGACACGCGCATCCACCAGGACATCGGCGTCTCGCTCGCTGTGCTGCCGGCATTCCGCCACCTGTGCTGCAACCTGTCCAACTTCCGCGACCGACTCGAGTTGCTGCGATGGGTGCGGAACTACGAGGGCAGCCCGCTCGGTCGCGCCATGCTCGCGGTCGCCACCCACTTCGACGGCGTCGAGGCGCTCGCGCACCACTCCGGTCGCGAGTCCAAGCTCTCTGCGTCGCACGTCCAAGAGCAGACGATGCGCGAGGCCTACTTCCGCAGCATGCGCACGCTGCGCATGAACACGCTGAACAGCACCGAGGGCTCGGCCGCGCACAGCATGCTGAAGACCGCGATGAACGCGGCCGCGCTCGTCTCCGATGGCGGCACCGGCGGCAACCTCTCCGACCTGCTCGCCAAGCTCAAGTTCCGCGAGCTGACGCATGAGGCGGGAGCCGCCGTGCCCCGCGAGGAGATCGTCCACTGATGCGCGCCTACCAAGAGAAGGACTTCGACCAAATGGCCCAGCGGGTGGTCGATCGCTTCATGAGCGGCGAGAAGCTCGCCGACATGGCCGCGATGGAAGCGCAACAGGGGCAGCTCAACCCCGATCAGGTCGCGCGCCTTGTCCAGGCCGCGAACACGATGGCGTTCCTGCGGCTGATGGAACAACAGAAGCAGCAGGGCGTGCCCGACATGACCGGCGAGTTCGACCCAATCGACCCGCGCCAGGTCCTGCAGCACATCATGGGCGGCGTCGACCTTCCGCACGAGGAACCGCCGCACGCTGAGCCCGACGGCGACGAGGGGCCGCTGCCCAACGAGATCGGCGAAGGCGAGGCCATGATGGCCAGCGGCCAGGGCGGCGAGCCCAAGGGCGAACCACCGATCGACGACGACAACGACGGGCCGTTCCCCAAGGGCGAGAAGCAGAAGTCCAAGGACGACGACGGCAAGAAGGACAAGCCCGAGAAGAAGGAGCCGCCCAAGGAGTCGAAGAAGGACGAGGCCAAGGAAGCGGCGTTCCGCGGCGAGCGCCGGCGCAAGTTCGCCTCTGTGCTCGAGGACCAGTACAAGCAGGCCGAGTGGCTGTTCGAGGACACGTTCGGAGCCCTCGAGCGCTCGCTCAGCCGCGCCTGGGGCGGCCCGTCGCTCGAGGCCTTCGAGAAGGACGCGATGGCGCTGCGCGGCGACGCGTTCGGCGCCGTCGTCCTCAACCTCGTGCGCGAGTCGCGGCGCCTGCCGCCCCTGACGCACGAAGACATCTGCGCCAAGCACGCCGCGCTGGTCGACCGCCACCTCGTCACCGAGAACGAGGCGACGCGCCTGTTCGAGAAGCTCGCCAGCATCGCGGCCGAAGCTGACAAGCTGCGCCGCGGCGCGGAATTCGTGAGGATCCAGTGCAGCTGAGCGACGTCCTCGCGCTGACCACCCGTCGTGCGCTCGAGCGCCACACGCAGAAGCGCGCTGGCGTGATGTTGCCGCTCGCCGTCGGCGCGATGATCCCCAGCATCGTCGAGAGGGCGCTCGAGCGCGCGCACTCGACCGAGCACGCCGTCGATGAGGCGTCGTTGCCGAAGACCGCTGCGCTGCCGATGCAGCTCGCGCTGCCGCTCGCGCAGCTGTTCCACAACCCCAAGGCGGCGGCGGGCGCGGCGGCAGGAGCCGCGGGCCGCGGCGCGATGGGCGCCGGCCAAGCCATCGGCGGCGGGCTCCTCGAGGGCGCGAAGGGCAGCCTGGGCGAGATCGGCGCGGCGCCCGGCAAGGGTGTCGCCCACGGCCTCAGCTCGCTCGTCGAGAAGAAGCTGTTCGGCCGCGAGCTGGGCGAGCGGCAGGACACGCTCGGCATCGGCGGCGGCGCAGCGGCCAAGGCGTTCGGCGCCGAGGCGGGCAAGGCCGGCTTCGGCCTGCTCCGCGACATGGCCGCCAAGGCGGTGGAGGCCGTCGGGCATGCTGGCGACCAGGCCGCGCGCGAGGCCATCGTCGGCAAGCTCAAGAAGACCGACTCGGTGCTCGCCGGTGCCGACGACGCCACGCTGATGGGCGCGTACCACAGCATGACGCGATTCGCGCCCGTGCTGTCCACCGACGAGAACGCGGTGCGCTCGTTCCTCCGCCAGGCCGTGATGACTGGCGCGGGCCCGGACTACATGTCGATCAAGCTGCTCGCCGACGCCGAGCGCGCCGTGACCGGCGGCGGTGACAAGCGCGCGGCCGAAATGTCGCACGACCAGGCCATCAAACAACTGCTCGAAATGGCAGCCGAGCAAGCGCGCAAAGACCGACCCACCGACATCCTGAAGTCCACGGCGCTCGGTGGCCTGACGGGTGCCGGAATGGGGGCGCTCGGCGGAGCCTTGTCCGACGACAAACATCGCGCACGCGGCGCACTCATCGGCGGAGGCCTCGGCGGCGCACTCGGTGCCGGTGGAGGCGCCTTGTCCGAATGGTTGTTTCCGCAACCCAAGGCGTACGAGCTGCAGCCTATCGGTGAAAGGACTCACGATGACCCTCGATGACCTCATCCCGCCCTCCGTCACCGCGGCCGTCGCGCACCACGGCCTGCACAAGATCGCCGGCGCGATGCTCGGCGTCCCCGAGTTGAACATCGGCGTCGCGGTCAAGACCATCGGCGAGCGCGCGTACCGCCGCCGCAAGGAAGCGCGCGCAATCGCCGACGGCCTCGGCGCGCTCGCGGCGGTGACCGGCACCAAGATCGCTGAGGACTCCGCGCTCGCTGAGCTGCTACGGCGCACCGTCGCACCGGCGCGGTGACCCCATGACCGCGCTCAACCAGGCCCTCGAGACGTCGGTCCTCCTCGCGGAGAAGATCGCGTCGGCGCGCCCGCCGTCGGCCACGCTGCTCGAGCGCGCCGCGCTTGCTGACTTCGCCGCGTTCGGCATGTTCAAGCGCGCTGCAATCGACCCCGCAGCGATGTCCGCGCTGCAGCGCGGCCTGGGTTGGGGTGTCGGCCTGGGCATCCCTGCGCTCGGCGTCGGCCATCTACTCGCGCGCGACGCCGGCAACCAGGGTCACGAGCTGCTGCGTGACGCGCGTAACCAGGCGCTGATGACGGCCGCCGGCGTCGGCGGCATGCAGGGCCTCGGCGAGCTGCTCAAGAGCAAGCTCAGCCGCCCGAGCCCCGCGACCAACGACGATATGGCCGGCGCACTGTCGTCCCCACAGAAGCTCGCGGCGGCGATCCTCGTCGACGATGTCCTCGAGGCCGCGTGCGCCCTGTCCGACCCGGACGCCAAGCACGCCGCGCTCGTGCTGCTCGTGCGCCACCGCGGCGACGGCGCGCGCCTGCTGCGGAGCCTGCTGCCGTGAAGAAGCTCATCGAGCTGCCCGAGTTCTTCCCGACCGGCGAGCTGACCGCCCAGATCATCCTGCCATGGAACGGCGGCCGCTCGGTCGACACCAGCCGCATCACCAAGCACGCGTCCGAGGCGCTCGACTACATCAAGAGCGTCACGCCCGAGGCCGGCAAGACCGCGATGCTGCTGTGCGCGATGGGCGGCGAGGAGACCTACGGCCCCAACCGCAACGGCGACGGCTTTCCCGAGTTCCCCGTGCCCGCGCGCGGCAAGATCGCCTCCGCCGACCGCCGCTGGTTCGTTGCGCCCGGCCAGGAGCTGACCAAGCACTACCACTCGTTCGAGACCAACCCCGCACACGCGTTCCAGCACCACGCCAACCGCGACCCGGCGAAGGCCTCGGGCGTGGTGAAGAAGGCGTTCTGGAACCCGCGCATGCACCGGGTCGAGCTGCTGGTCTCGGTCGACGACGCCAAGGACCCCGAGTGGGTCAAGCGCGCGGCCGACGGCGAGTTCGTGCCCGTCAGCATGGGCTGTCGCATCAAGTACGACGTCTGCGCTCGCTGCGGCAACGAGGCGCCGACGCGTGCGGACTACTGCGACCACGTCAAGTTCGCGATGAACGTCGTCGACGCGAACGGCTTCAAGGACTACGTCCACAACCCATCACCCGACTTCTTCGACATCAGCCGCGTGTTCCGCCCGGCTGACCGCACCGGCTACACGCTCAAGAAGGTCGCCGAAGCGACGCCCGAGATTCGCCTGTCGGCGCTGCTCGGCGAGGAATCCGACGCGCTCGCGCTCAAGGGCGCCGCGGTGCAGAAGCTCTCCGACATCGACAAGGTGATCCAGGGCGAGCCGATCGCGACGAGCCACCTCGCGCCCGACGAACGCTCGTTCATCGTCAAGCTGAAGGACCACCTCGCGCCCAAGCTCGCAGGCGCGCCGCGCATCCAGGTGGCCGGCCTGCTCGGCTACCCGCTCGGCGAGTCGCTCAGTGCAGCGGCGGCCAACGGCGTCACGCTCACCGACCGTGAGTTCATGTACCTGTCCACGAGCAAGCTCGCGGGCTGCAGCAACACGTGCATGCCGCACACGGAGGCCGAGTTCGAGAAGTTCGCGGCGGCCGGCCGCTTCGCACTCGAGCTGTTCGGCGACCGCCCTGACCTGCTGGACGAACTGCTGGACAGCGGCGTGCTCGAGTCGCACAAGGTCGCAGCCGCGCTGATGGACGGCTTCGCGCGCGCGGCGCAGAAGCGTGCAGGCGCGGGCGAGATGCTCTACCGGCGTCTCGTTCCCGAAGGTGTCGGCCTCCGGCAGGACGCCGCGCCGACCACGGACGTGCTGCACGTCGGACCCTACGAGACCACGCGCGGTGCCGCGATCGACGCGCAGGATGCAGTGACTCGCGCGCGCATGCGCAACCAGGTACTCGGCGGCGGAGCGCTTGCGCTCGGCGGCTACAAGGCGCTCGGCGCGTTCCCGTGGTTGCGCAAGTTCCGCCTGCCTCTCGCCGCGACCGCAGGCGTGCTCGGCGCGCGCGCGATCGGCAACCATGGCACCGGCGGCACGATGCAGACCGACGAGGGCTACGCGATTCCCGACATCACCGAGCTGTCGGCGAAGACCGCGTCGATGATGTCGATCGTCAACCTCGTCGAGAACGCGGTGCCGCGCAGCGCGCGCGTTGGCGTCGACGTACGCGCGTCCGACGCGCTCGGCGACGTCGCGGAGAAGCTCGGCAACATCATCACGAGTCGCCACTGACGGCGTTTTGTTTTTGAGGACCCGCTTTCCTATCATTTCCCTCGTAACGGAGACGGCCACCCATGAAGCTCTCGCATGCACTCTCGGCAGTAACGGACGGCGCGGTGAAGACCGCGTCCGCCCCCGCGCCGTCTCCGGCGCCCGCCCCCGCTGCATCGGCTCCGTCCGGTGATGCCGGCGAGCGTCTCAAGCAGGCCCTCAAAGAGGCGACGGCGCCCGAGGCGACCAAGACCGCGGGCGCAGGCTCGCCGGTCGACGACCTCACCAAGCTCGCCGCCGACCTGAGCAAGGCCGAGCACGAGGCGTTGATGAAGGAGGCGCAGTCCTACGGCGCCGCGGTGTGCGACGGCTTCATGGCCCGCGCCGCGCAGTACAAGCAGGCCGCCGATCAGCTGCCGCCGGTCGAGGTCAAGACCGCGTCGGTCGGCCAAACCGACGACACGTTCGAGAAGTTCGCCGCGGCGAACGCCGACCTCGTCAAGGAAGCCGCGCAGCAGGGCTACCGCGCCGCAGCGGACACAATCCGTGACCTCCACCAGCGCGCGTTCGACGCGGGCTGGAACGCGCAGGTCACCCAGATCCACAAGCTCGGCTGCGAGGCATTCGTCGCCGGCTTCAAGGTCGCCAACGACCTCGTCGCGGAGGCGCAGCGCTAACTCGCCATGTCGGCCGCCGTGAACACCGACGTCCTCGCTCGCCTCGAGCGCGCAGCACGTGAGAAGGTCGCCGCTTACCCGGCGCTCGTTCCCGCGCTGCTCGCCGGCGGCGCAGGCGTGCTCGCGGGTGGTGCACTCGCGAGCGGCCTCACCCATTCGCGGGATGAGGAGGCCCGTCAGCGCGCGGGCAACGTCGGATTCGGTGCAGGCGTTGCGACTGGCCTTGCTGGCCCGCAGATCGTCGACGCGCTCCACGCCCTCCAGCACAGGGGCGCCCAGTGAGCGCAACCCGTCACCTCTCGCTCGTCGTTGATGAGGTCCTCGCCGACGCGGCAACGTCGGCGCGCCGGCGCGCGGACGAGGTCCAAGCCGTCAAGACAGCCGAGGTCCAGCCCCGCACCGAGGTCGCGCGCGGCCTCCGCGCGCTCGCCGCCAACCTCCGTGACGACTCCATCGACGTCGGCTACGCCGACCTGCCGGGGTCCCGATGAAGGAGTCCGAGATGCTTCGCGCCCTTGCCCAGGACCTGCGTGCCGAACACGTCCGTCGCGAGGATGTGCGCCGCGCCAAGGCCGCTGGTGTACTCGTCGCGGCAGCAGGTCTGGGCATGCTCGCCCGCAAGCTGGGGGTGGCCCGTGGCTAACCTCCTCAAGGTCGCAGCACTGGTCGACGCGTTCGCGGATTACTACGACCAGACCGAGCGCGAGAAGACCTCGGCGATCAAGGCGACGCGCGACGCGCGCGTTCAGAAGATCGCGGCGGCTCACCTCGTGGCACACGGCGAGGAGATGACGGACGACGTCCGCCAGAAGCTCGCCGCGACCGACGACGCGTCGCTTGGCGTCGTCGAGGACTTGCTGGCCAAGCAGGGCGGCGTGGTCACGCCGCTCGGCGCGGGTACGGACCGTGATTCGGACGAGACCACCAAACCCAAGAACGTAAAGGAAGCGGCCGATGCTGCTTACGACGCGTTCGGCGCCTGGATCATCAGTTCGTAGCGCTCTCCAAAGAGGAAAACTCAGATGAAGCTCGCAAGCCTGTTCGACGTCCTGCGCGGTTGGCCCAAGGAAGGTGCCATCGACGAGACCTTCCCGATCCACCAGACCACGCCCGGCGTGCCCGACACGCTGCCGGCTGGGTCGGTCGTTTCCGTCCAAACGGACGGTTCGGTCGCGCTCGCAACCACTCCCAACCGCTCGGCGGCCAACAGCGTGGCCACCTGGGTGGTTGTCACCGACAGCACGGACTTCGATGCGACGTTCGTCGGCAGCGTGACCTGCCTGCGCATGAACGCGGAGTTCAAGCTCGACCCCTCGAACTTCGAGGCGACGACCTACACCGTCGGCGAGAAGCTGACGTTCAGTGCCGGCGTCTGGCAGCCGGCCACCACCAACAACCAGATCATCGGGGAGGTGTTGCAGAACAACATCGCCACCGACGGGACGCTCGTCGTGTTCTACACGGGCGGCGACACGGCGTCGTTCTAACCCCCGAGACCTCGAAGGAGAAGCAGCACCATGACCGCCGCATACAAGACCCAGACGCCACAGGTCTCGGCCCAGTTCATCAACTCGAACTTCGTCCGCAAGGTGACGGACGGACGGACGAAGGAAGCTGAAGCCGAGGGCACCGCCTTCATTCGCCAGAAGCTCCGCCAGGAGTCGTTCGCACGCGAGATCATCGAGCCGGTCATGCTGGCCGACGACGAGATCGACCGTGACGAGAACACGGACCAGCCGAAGAAGATCGTCGAGAAGGAGCCCAACTCCGTCGCGACCTTCGTGCCGTTCAACGGCTCGGCGCAGCGGACCTGGTTCCGTGGTCAGCGCTTCGCGGTCTACTTCGGCAAGACCGAGAGCCAGCGCTTCACCAAGAACAAGTTCGAGCTGATGACGTACCAGAACGACATCCGCAAGATCCTCTCGGACAACTCGGTCAAGGACATGGCCGACCAGGAGGACACCAAGTTCACGGCGACCAACAACGCGATCATCGCGCTGGCGCTGTCGACGCAGCGGACGCTCGCGGGCGCGTTCAACTCGAGCGGGTTCAAGCAGGGCTTCCAAGCCCTCGTCAACCGCAAGCAGCCCATCGGCAAGATCCTGCTGTCGAAGTCGACGTACTACGAGGCCCTCGACCTGCCGGCGACCAGCGTCGGTAACGACGTGGCGTCGCGGCACTACGACCTCGGCATCGAGGCCGAGGAGAAGCTGTGGGGCATCCCGGTCGTCTCGACGATCAAGCGCGACATCGTCGATGACACGGTCGGGGAGACCCGCCGCTCAGCGTACATCTTCGCGCCGCAGAACTACCTCGGCGTGTTCTTCCTGCTGCAGGACGCGACCCTGTACATCAAGCAGGAGGCCGACATCATCGAGTTCTGGAGCTACGCGGCTCCGGGTATCGGCATCGGCAACACGCTCGCGATGCAGCGCGTCGACTTCCCGTTCGCCTGATCCCCGTTGCGCCCCGCGGCGCGCTACTGTTCGACCTGGGCCCTCTTCCACCCCGTGCCGGGGACCTGCGGAAGAGGGCCCTTCGATTTTGGAGAACCCCATGACCAATTTCGTCATCGTCAACAAGACCATCAGCCGGGTCGACCTCGCGCCGCTGCGCGACATCACCGGTCAGACGCTCGTGCTGTTCCAGCGCGGGCACATCGGCGGCACCAAAGAGATCGATTCGTTCACCGCGGCCGACGAGATCGTCGAGCGCGTCAAGAAAATGGGCTGGGTCGACGTTCGCCCGGTCGGCGCGGTGCCGATCGCTGTGCCGCCTGCGCCTCCTGCCCCACTGGCACCGCCCGCTCCGCTAGCACCCGCGCACCTCGAAACCGTGCCACCCGCCGACGCGCAACCGGTCCTCGCGACCGACGAGAGCATGCCGCACACGCCGCCAGCCAACGTCATCGCCGAAGAGGATGTCGCCGCCGTGATGGCAGCGGCCGCCGAGCAGGCCACCGGCGCCCCTGGCTCGACCGAAGCCGTGCCTGACACGTCCAAGTCGCCAGACGCGCCGCAGCGCCGCCGAACCCGGCAGTAGCTCGTCGACGACTACAATAGGGGTGCATGACGACGCCGCGCATCCCCATGGCGACCGCCACCGCGATCCAGCAGCGGATCACGTCGAGCGCCTTCTTTGACGGCACGTTCCCCACCGGTGACTCGCCGATCGGCGCGGACTACACGATCTACAAGTACACGCCGCAGACCGCCGGCGGTCTGTTCTACTGGAACACGGTCGAGCCACTGGTCTGCAGCCAGATCCACGTCGACCTGGGCGGCTCGGCTGACATCACCATCAAGCTCGTCAACCTCGACCCCGCAACCGTCAACACGGCCTCGCCGGCCATCCTCGCTGGTGAGGAGATGACCATCGAGGCCGCGACGTCCGTCGCGTTCATCGCGCTCGACGAGGCGCGGTTCAAGACCGTCTTGCTGCCATTCCAGGGCATCCAGATCATCACGACGGCGAGCGGCGCGGCGCAGATTGCCCAGGTCGTCGCCAGCCTCGAGCGGCAGTTCGTGCGCTGATGCCCGTCGTCGGGACACCAACAACCCCATCCGTCGTCACCAAGGACCAGGTGAGGATGTTCATGCGCGACTACGCGCCGAACAACATCCTGCTGGACACCGTCGAGTTCACCGACAAGGAACTGAACCTGGCCATCGAGATGGCGGTGTCCGCCTTCAACACGGTCACTCCGCAGACCAACTTCACACCGCAGTCGTTCCCGCAAGGGCTCATGTACCTGCTCCTGATCGGGACGACGCGCTTCCTGCTGACGTCCAACTCGTTCATGCAGGCGCGCAACCAGGCAACTGTCCAGGACGGCGACATCGCGCCGATCGGCATCTCCGACAAGGCCGCGCTGTACTCGCAGCTCTCGCAGACGCTCAAGAGCGAATGGGATGAGCTGACGCGTGGCGTGAAGACGCAGAACAACATGGAGAGCGCGTACAACACGCTCAGCTCCGGCTACCGCAACGTCTCGCGGTTCAACAAGTCGTGACGCTGCGCGAGACCTTCACCGCCGGCGCGCGCGCCGCACTCGCCAAATTCGCGGGCCCGATGGGCGCGGACGTCGGCGTCATGCCGCCCGGCCCCGAACAGAGCCACGGCACCGAGCGCATCCAGTACGCCAAGCGCGACACGCCGGACGACGGCGCGCCGCCTGACGCGGCGAGCGCGTGGCGCGCTGACATGCCAGACTGGCTGTGGGACAACTTCACAACGTACGATCGGGCCGCGCCTGGGCGCGCGGACGGCACATGGGGCCAGGAAGTCATTGGCTGACCGGCTATAATTGCCGCATGTCCAGCAATCACCTCAAGACGGCCCGCGAGTGGGGCGCCCAGCAGGCCCTCGAGCAGGCTGGTTACAAGAACATCGACGACCTCGTGAAGGAGGCCCAGGACCTCGGCCTCGTCGAGAAGCCCAAGACCGCGGCGGCCACGCCGGGGAACATCCCCGCAAGCGTGCTCGAGTCCCTGTTCCGCACCGCGTAGTCGCGCGAGGCCCGACCATGGCGGCGCTGCGCGACATGTTCGAGCGGGGCGGGCGCGTCGCGCTCGCTGCGTTCAGCGTGCCGTCGCAGCCGTCGCTCGGCTCAGTGAAAATCAAGTCGCCGGTGAAGGCGCCCGGACTGCCGGCCGCGCCCGCGCCGCCCGCGCCGCCGTCCCCCGTGTCCCCCGGCGCGTCGCCCGGCGAGATCGGAACGGGCGCGGCGAAGCTCGCGGCCAACGTCGGCATGGGTGCGTCGACGTCGACCGACGGCGCCGGCGGCCAGGCCGGCGAACCCGCAGATGAGGGTCGTCGCCAACGCAGCGTCATCGACCGTGCGCTGCAGCGCAACGACGACGACTACGCAACCTCGTCGATGCCGCTGCCTGGCGCTGTGGTGTCCCCGTGAGCAGCCTCGAGATCGCGTTCGCGGACGGGCAACTCGCAGCCCTGCACAAGCTCGGCTGGGCCGCGCCGTCCGACCCGACGGTCGCCGGCAGTGCCGTGCTGCGCGCCAAGAGCAGCCCGACCGAGATCCCGCAGACCGCGCAAGCGAACCTCGCGCCGCCGACCACGCCGCAATCGCTGTCGCAGATCTTCGACGCGCACCAGCAGGGCTCGACGCGCACGGAGCCCAAGCGCAAGCTGTCGGCCGAGCTGTGCACGACGTGCCGGCGCGCGAAGCACTACGGCTCGTGCGACGCGCCGAAGAGGATCCCGGAGAAGGCGGCCGACTTCAACGCGGGCCTGCTCGGCAGCGACCCCAGCCAGGGTGACAACCCGTCAACGAGCCCGCACTACCACGCGGCGACGACTGCCGACAGCTCGCTCGCGCGAGCGCGCGATGGGCGGCCCGCCGACGAACAGGCGGCATCGCTATTCGCAGACCTGTTCCGCCACGAGGGCATCCGCAACAGCGCGGACGAGCCCGGGCAGATGACGGGCGGCCTCAACAAAGTCGCGGAGATCCTGAACATCGCGAAGCTACGCGCGCGCCGCGCGGCACTCCTCGAGAAGATGTTCGCCATCTCCAAGCTCGGCGACTGGCAGATGTGGGGCACCGACGGCCACTCATCCTGGGAACAACGCGGACCCGGCGGAACGCCGAACCCCTACGAGGAGCGCCTGACCGTCAAATCGCCACCCGTCGGCTTTGGCGACGAAGGTCCACAGCGCATCCGTCGCGCGTTCGACCAGATCGACGGCGCCGTCGACAGCACGAACATCGAGGACGCGAGCAAGGGTCAGCCTAGCGGCGGCCCGCCCGCGCTCGGGTGAGCCGTGCCCGAAGCCCGCATCACGCGCACGACGGCGTTGTACCCAACCGCGGTATTCGTGCAGTGGGACGTCAAGTCCGAGGAGAGCGGCGACTTCTTCGTCGACGTCGCGCGCTCCGAGTCGCCGCTGGGCCCGTGGGAAGTGATCGCGACGGGGTTGCGCGATGCCTACCAGTTCCTCGACAACAGGTTCAACGAACCGCCGCCCGCGACGCACGCTGGGCGCGAGCCGGTCAACCTGTTCGCGCTCTCCCGCGCGATCTACTACCAGCTCACTGTGGTTCCACCGTCAGGGTTCGCAAACACGTTCAAGAGCGAGCCAACACCGGTCGAGCCTGGTCTCGACACGCGCACGCGCCTGCTCAAGCGCAAGATCCTCCACGACGAGGCCGTGGGCTACAAGAACCTGAACGGCATCCCGCTCGCCGTGCTCAAGCGCCGGCGCTGGGGCGACCGCTGCCCGAAATGCTACGACCCGGTGACCAAGCAAGCCACGCTCGAGCACTGCCCCGCATGTTTCGGTACGGCGTTCCTGGGCGGCTACTGGGCGCCAGTCTTCATCCGCGGGCGTCGCGAAGCCGCCGCCATCGAGACCAACATGACGTCGAGTGGCGACAGCGACCGCAAGCTGAACGACATCAACGTGCTGGACTACCCCCTCATCGAGTACAAGGACATCGTGGTAGACCTGGTCAGGAACGATCGCTATCAGGTCCAGCGCACCCACCAGACCGAGCTGAAGAGCGTCACTGTCCACCAGAAGGTCACCTCATCGCTCCTCGCGCGCAACTCCGTCGAATACTCCCTCGCGGTCGACCCCAACGCCGTACCTCCGCTCTACTGATGGCCGACAACAACCCCACGTACGTTCCCGACCCCAAGCCGCTGCCGTCGCCGGTCGAGCGGCAGCCCAACAGCATCCGCCCGGGGTCCAAGCTCGCTGTGCTCGGCGTGTTCGTCGAGGTCGCGCGCATGCGATTCGCCGAGTCCGTCGTCGGCAGCGAGTTCCAGTGGCTGTGGCGCCCAGACATCACGCGCACGAAGCTCGCGATCGAGAGCGCCTTCAACGAAGACAAGACCCACCGCGACTTCCGCCCGGCAATCTTCTTGGATTGCGATGACCAGGTGATGGGGCGCGTCGTGATCGGTGACCGTGTCGGTCAAAACCTCAAGACCGGCCTCGAAGGGTTCTGGAACCTGCAGTCAGTGCCGATCCTCATCGAATGCGTGGCGGCCAAGCGCGCGGAAAGCGCTTCGCTCGGTGACATCCTTGGCGTCTACTTGCACGCCTCGAGCGACCTCGTTCAGGCCAAGTTCGGCTTCCACGACATGACGCCGGTAACGGTGGGGCGTGTACAACCGGCCACGCGCGACAAGGACCAGTGGGTCACATCGGTCACGTTCACAGTGCAATATCCGCTGCGGTGGACCAACAAGCCGACCGCCCCGCTGCTGGCCGAAATCGCGCTGCGCGTCGCCAAGAGCGGCTTCGACTCGGCGACCGAGTACTTCGAGGACGTCGCGCTCAACTGGCAGCGCTAGTCCCCTCCGTCGTGATCGAAGGGTGCGGAACCTATAATTCTCGCATCCCTCTGGACGCGGAGATCTAGCCCATGGCCATCCGACCGGTCGTACTTGTTTACCAGGACTTCGCGACCCAGACCGTCACGCCGACGACGCCCGACCTGAACTGCCTCGCCGTAGGTCCCGCGTACTGGATCCAGGACTACTTCGTCCCAGGTTCCACTGCCTACGCGGACAAGGCGGAGATCGAGATCACGACCGCGTACGGCACGCTCAACGGCAACCCCGCGACCGCGCTGCCGACCGGTCCGAACTACATCACCGTCGCCGAGCCGCCGAACAACGCGGTCGGAGCGGTGCTCGACGACACCAGCGTCCAGATCTTTCTCGACGACGCGCAGGCGGTGATCGCCAGCGGTACTGATGGCGTCACGTCGGGCGCAACCCCGAACACCATCACGTCGGCCACGGGCGAATGGCAGACCGGCAACACGCTCGTTCTGCCTGGCGATACGATCACGATCTCCGACGGCACGCACTTCATCTCGCTCACCGTCGCGGCAGTCGAGTCGAACACGTCGCTCACGACGACGTCTGACATCACCGGGCTCACGTTCACGCCGGGCTCGTCGCAGGTGTTCCGCATCAAGCGCCAGCTCCACGACGTCGCCGTCTCCAGCACGTACTGGACGACCAACGGCAACATCGTGAACATCTCCGGTGGCATCCAGATCCCGGTGCCGAACCAGGGCAACAAGCCGGTCGAGTACGCCCTCGTCTACGAGGCGTACCGCAGTCTTCGCCAGGACCTCGGCGAACTGGGCACGGTCGCGTCCGAGAGCGACATCACCACGCAGCTCGGCCGCATCGATGCGCGCAACCCGCTCGCTGCGGGCGCGTTCATCGCGCTCGAGAACACGACGTCCGAGGTGCAGTACTTCGGTGTGCTGACCGACGACATCAACGGCCACACCGCATGCCGCGACTTGATCGCGGGACGCGCAGACGTGTACGCGATCATGCCGCTGTCGACGAGCGTGCCCATCTTCGCGATGTGGAACTCCGACTGCATCGGCCGCGCGCTGCCCGACAACAATGGAGGCCGCCCGCAGCGGTTCCGCGTCGTCATCGGCAACGGCACGCTGCCGCTGACCGAAACGCTGGCCACGCCGTCGTCGACGGGCACCGCGTCGGCGGTGTCCGGTACCGCGCCGTCCCAGATCACGCAGATCACGCTGACGGGCGTCGCAAGCTTGGTCTCCGGCGGGGTCATTCCCGGTGACATCCTCAACGTCACGGTCACCAGCGCCGCTGGCGATGTCGCGCTCGGCATGTACCCTGTCGCCTCCGTCATCAGCGCATCGGTCATGACGACCAACATCGCGACGCCGTTCGCGGGCGCGGGCACGTGCAACATCACGGCGGAGATCCTCGAGTCCGACGGCGTCACCGTGCGCATCGGCTCGGCCGCCCTGACCGGCGTCATCACCGCAGCGGGTCCGACCCTGTTCCTGCAGCTCACCGACCCCAGCGCGGCGTTCGTGACCCAGGGCGTCGCGGCCGGCGACATCATCCAGTTTCCTGCAGACCCCGACGCGACGATCACCAGCGCATCGGTGTTCACCAACCTCGTCGTCGCGCAGGTGCAGAGCAACCAGCGCCTGACGGTGGTTAACAACGGTCCCGACAGCTCGACGACGCAGAACGAACTGCCGCACGGCGTCAAGCGCATCGGCAGCGCGCTCGTCACCCAGGGCTCGCTGAACTACCAGGTCATCCGCAACCTCTCCAAGGACCAGCAGGTCACCAACCTGGTCGCGCTGGCGCAGTCGTTCAACTCGAGCCGCACCATCTTGGTGTGGCCCGACAAATGCGACCTGCCCGGCGTCGTCGGCGGAACCGCGCAACCCGGGTTCTACCTGGCATGTGCGGTCGGCGGCATGACCGCGGGCCTGCCCGCGCAGCAGGGGTTCACCAACCTCGGCATCGCCGGCGTCAGCCAGATCTACGACTCGAACACGTACTTCTCCGACGACCAGCTCACGTCGCTATCCAACGGCGGCTGGTATGTGTTCGCGCAGCAAACCCCGCAATCGCTGCCGTTCACGATCCATCAGCTCACCACCAACCCGTCGACGCTCGAGAGCGGCGAGTTCTCCGTCGTCAAGAACTTCGACTTCGTGTCGCTGTTCTTCGTCGACATCCTCGAGAACTTCCTCGGCATCTACAACGTCACGCCCGACACGCTGACCCTGCTCGGCGCGGCGATGAACACCGGCGCGCAGCTGCTGTTGCTACGCACGGTCGCCAAGATCGGCGCACCGCTGCTGACGTTCTCGATCACGAGCCTGTCGGTGTCGCCGACGTCGGCCGACCGGGTGCTCCTCTACTGCGCCATCGGCCTGCCGAAGCCCCTCAACGTCATCGAACTGCACCTCGTCGCGTAAAGGAGCCCCCGTGTCCGACTCGTTCTTCGACAAGTTCGTCGCCGACCTCGTCAAGGGGGCGGAGGTGAACTCGCGCGCCGCGGGCGGTCCCGGCGTGCAGATCGTCGTGGACCGCGAGAACCACGGACGCGAGGAGAAGCTCGCGAACCACGCGGCGCTGGGGAGCTTGCTCGGCGGACTCGCGCTACCGGGTCTCGGAGCACCGATCGGCGCCGCGATCGGGGCAGACAAGGGACAGGGCTTGTCTGCCGCAGGTGGATCCATCCTCGGAGGCGCAGGTGGAGCCCTCGCCGGCGGTGGCCTGGGCGCGCTCATCGGCGCGCTCGCGGGCAACCCCATGGTCGGTATGGGCGTGGGCGGCGCACTCGGATCCGTGCCCGGCATGATGTACGGCGCACACAAGGGCGGCGAGAAAGAGACGTTCGCTGACGCAGCGCGCGCGAAGCTCTCGGCGGCACACGAAGCAGGCGCCAAGGCCGCCGCCGCACGCTTCGGCATCAAAGAAGCCTTCCTCGGCGCCCTCGTCGGCTCCGTGGCCGGTCCCGCCCTCGCGCGCGCGGGCATGGGGCGCCTCGCCGCCGGTGCCGGCGGCAAGATGCTCGGCGGCATGGCCGGCAAGATCATGCCGCGCATCGCTGGCGGCATGGGCGGCGCAGCGTTCGACCAGGTCGCCGGCGCCGCCGGCGGCGCACTCGGCCAGCACATGCAGCAACCCCAGCCAGGGTACGGGGGATGACACTGCGGGCAGCTAACCAAGACGGTGCGAGGCCGGCATGCGCACGCTTCGGAGTGCGCGAGGCGTCGATCCTCGACCTACTGTCGACGGCGATCCACGGCGCGCCCGCGCTCGCGGCGACGTACGCCGGTAGCAAGGTCATGGGCGCGTTGCGCGGCCTCGGACAGGACGCGTTCCGCGCGGCCGCCCCGAATGCCTACGCCCGTGTGACCGCGCCGCTCGCGCGCGCAGGCGAAATCGCAGCGGCACCGGAGCGCTTGCTCCGCCAGCACGCCGTTCCTGCGGCGCTGCAGCGTTCGCCCGAGGAGGCGCTGCTGCGCGGCCTCGCAGGCACGCCGGGCCCGACCGCGCTCGATCGCAGCGCGCCGAGCGTCCTCACCCGAGGTATCCGGTGAGCCTCGACAGGTTCATGCGCAAACGCGCGAGCCTCGGCACGATCTTGCCGGTGGCGATGGGTCCCACGTTTGGCGGCATCGCGGGACGTGCGATCGGCGCACGGTACAAGCAGCCCGATCTCGGCGCCGCGCTCGGCGCGATGACCGGCGGCATCGGCGGCGGCCTCATCAAGGAGCAAGTCGAGGAAGCGGCGAAGGCAGCTCCTGCAATCCCGCCCGGCGCGCCCTACGCCCTCGACGCGTCGTCGGCCGACATCCCAGCGTGGGCGCTGCAGGGTGCGCAGCTGCTGAACCCCGCGATGAAGCAGGCGGCGCACGCGCAAGAGCCCTGGTGGGACGTTCCGGCGCAAGAGATCCCCGGCTTCCCGGTCGCGCAGTCGCTGCTGCACGGACCAGGACACGGCCCGGCTCAGGCCGCCAAGACGTTCGGCGGCATGGCGCTCGGCGGCGGCGGCGGCGCCCTCATCGGCAAGGGCGTCGGGATGGGGCTGGAGCACCTGCTCAAGATGCCGTCGTCGAATAAAGTTCCCCTCACCGGCCTATCGCTGTCAGACCTATTGGCCGGCCTCGGCGGCACCGTTGGTGCGACGCACGGGATGCGGATCGCGCGACCCTAAGGAGAAACATCATGGCCCTCGGAGTAGTCAAGAGTTTCGACACCTGGAAGTTCCAGGAGAGCTACGTCGAGCGCGTGATGGACAACGCCGCGTTCACGGCGGCGCACCCCGACGACACGCTCGTGCTCGCGGGGCCCGCGCGGCTCTACGGCATCGCGAGCGGCTTCACCAACCTGCTGCCCATCGGGATGCTGCAGGCGGTCAACTTCACGCAGACCAAGCCGACCCAGCCGATGATGGCCATCGGTTCCGGCCGCAGCTTCTACGTCAGCGGCAAGGCTCAGACGCAGTGGACGATGGGGCGGCTGTTCGTCAACGGCCGCAACATGCTCCGCGTCCTGAACCACAACGCGGTCGCCGGCGGCATCGACCCCTCCCTGTTCGACGACCCGGCCACGGACGTGAGTCCGGCAGGTCAGAAGTACTTCATCAACCTCGACAGCGAGCTGTTCCTGATCCCGTTCGGGCTCGGGACGGTCTTCCGCGACAAGACGCACGGCTTCGTCGGCGGCTTCTACGCCGAACTGTGCGCGATCACCAGCTACGCGGTCGGCTGGAATGCGGGCCAGAACCTCATCCTCGAGAACGTCTCGGGCATGGCCGACCGCCTCCTGCCGTTCGGCAGCAACACGCTGTCGCTGTCGGTGGAGCGCCCGCACGCCGGCGGCAACCCGATCACGGCGGTCGACATCGACGAGGTCCTCGGGTTCACCGACACCGAGGGCGGCAACCTCTTCGACGCCGACAGCGTCGGCGGCCTCGACGATGTCATGCCGGACAACTTCCCGGGCGGACTGTAGTCGTGGGGCGCGGCGAGCGGATCGCGCTGCTGTTCGGCGTCCTACTCTTCGTGGTGAGCGCGGACTCGGCGAACTCGGTGGGACCGGAAGATGCAGTGAGCATCATCCGAGAGTTCGGCTTTCCCGTCTTCGTCGCCCTGTGGTTCATGTGGCGGGTCGAGAAGCGATTCGATCGCTTCACCGAGGCGCTGCAGAACCTGCTCACCGCTGTGACCATCATGGCCAAAACGGTCGACCACCTGTCACCAGCAGCCCCACAGCTGCCACCCTCGCCAGGACGCCCGGGCACGGCACCCCCCGTGCAAAGTGGCCAGGGGTAAGGAGACACCATGCTGGTATGGATCATCAGTGCCATCACCGTTCTGGTGGTGGTGCGTATCGTCTACCTCGAGGTGCTCTGCGGGCGGCGCAGTCGCGCGTTCCTCGCGCGCACCAATGAAGACATCGCGTCGATGACACGGCTAGCCAAGGAGCGCTACCGCGCGAAGTTCGGACGGGACCCGACGGAAACGCACAAGATCCCCTCAGCGCAAGAGATCGCCAAAGCGGCAGGCAAGAAGGCGTGACCGCGTACCTCGTCATCGCGTCCGTGGCGCTCACGCTCGCGTGGCTGCCGCTCGCTGTGCGGTTCCGCCGAGGCTGGCAGACGCGAAAGAACCCGGTGAGCCTAGCCATCTGTGCCGCGTGCATCCAGTTCGCCTACACCAACGTAGTGTTCGCTCTCGCAGTGCTAGGCCAAGCGAGCTGGGAGATCTTCGCCATCGCGACCCACGTGTTCAGCGCAGCGGTCGTGGTCAACTTCTACTTCGCGTTCCGTTGGTCGGACACCAAGTTCGTCGATGCGCGGCGCGGCGGTCCAAGCTACAGCATCCCGCCCACGAACGCGCCGAACAGCACGCGTCGCACGTGATACGTTGCTGAGGTGAGGCCCGACCCGCTCCGTCCTCCGCGCGGCGCGGCCAACGTCGGCGCAGCGGGACTGGCGCGAGACGGCTCCGACTCCGAAGGACGCCCACAATGGGAACTGGCTGACGTCGTCGCCTACAACTCGGCGACGCACACCTCGGTGCTCAGGACGCACAGCGGTCGCCCGCTTTCGGACGTCCCGCAGATCCGGGCGACCGCCGGTAGCTACGACCACCTGCCCACCGGGGCAACCGTCGTCGTCTCCTACGCGCTGGGCTTCCCCGCAATCATCGGCTGCATCGACATGCCTGGCGCGGTGCAGACCGCGATTCCGTCGCCATCGCTGACAGGCGTCGCGGGGGTCGGCGACGACAACCCCGTCACGCCAACCGACGGCACGAGCAACTTCAAGCCGCCGGGCGCCCCCACCGACATGACCGCTGGTGACTGGGCTCAGGTCGGCCGGCTCGGCAACCACGTCGCGGTGCTCGAGGGCGGCGTCTCACAGATCGGCAGCCCGACCGCGATGCTCCAGTCGCTCGGCGCAACCGGCACGCTGCGCACGCTCGCGCGACGGCTCCAGCAGATCACCGACTTCGGCCAGCTCCTCGTCCAGAATGACAACGGCAAGACGTCGCTAACCCTGCGCGCCGGCGCGAACCAGACGACGCAGACCGGTCTCGACGAGCAGCACTGGACCATCTACCTCGACCTCGGGTCCGAGGGCGACGTGTTCGACTTCCGCATCGCGGATCCGGAGGGACGCACGCTGTTCCGCCTGCACGCCGGCTCCGACGGCCGCGTGCAGCTCTACGGCGACGGCGGCGTTGACCTGACCTCGGGCGCCAACGGCACCGCCACGATGCGCAACGACGTCGCTGGCGACCGCGCCGAGACGACGGCCGGGGACCACACGCACGCCGTGACCGGCGACTCGACGACGTCCGTCGACGGCGCGTCGTCAGCGTCGGTAGGCGGCACGGCCATGCGCTCGGTGGGCAGCGACTCAACGGACTACGTTGGCGGCGACCACGACCTCGGCGTCGGCGGCGACCAAACCCTCGCGGTCGGCGGCGCGCGCAAGGCTGCAACCGGCGGGGACGATTCGGTGTCTGCCGGGGGCAACTGGACCGCGACCGCGATGGAGACCTCGACTGTCGACGCCAACGTCCAGGTCAAGCTCGGCGCCAACGCGGTCGACGCCAACATCAAGGGCACGACGTTCAACGCCACCGTGATGTCGCAGGTCGGAGCAGCGGGCGCAGCGGCAACGGCAGCAGGCGCGACCGCGGTGGCGACGATCAGCCCAGACCTATTCACCGGGACGCCGTCCATCGCCACAACGACAGCCGTAGGCCAAATCGCAGCAGCGCTCACAGCCATCGGGTCGCTGCTCTCTGCTGCGGCGGCGGCGACACCGTCAACTTTGTCAACGAAGGTCGTCACCGAATGAGCGGTCCCAAGAAACACGTCTTCGTGCTGCGCGGCGACGCCCCGCGACGCTCCAGCTGGCAAGCAGAGGCACCCGCGGTCGGTGCGGTGCTGTCGCGGCTCGCGGAGCTGTACGCGCGCGCGCTGCGCGTCGAGATGGGGCACCGCGCCAAAAACACCGCGGCGCTCGCGCGTGCGATGAAGAGACTGCCGCCGTGACCAACTGGGCCGTCATCAATCCGAACCAGCTGATCCCGCCCGCGCTGACAGCGGCCGTGCAAGGCGCCGCAAGCGCGCTGTCGACGGCGCTGTCCGCCGCGCCAGCGTCGCTGCCGTCCATTCCCGCGCTGCCGTCCCCGCCGGACCCAACCGCACTCGTGGTCCAGGCCATCCTGGACACGCTCCAGTCCTTGCTCGAGGGCGGTCCTGTCCACGTCCTGACGATTCCCATCGCCAAGACGATACCCGGCCAGGGAGTTGCCACGCTCCCTCCAACACTGGACGACCTCCAGGGTGCGCTGAACCAATCGGGGGGCAGCACGGGGGCTATCGACGCGGCGGCCTACGCCGACATGATCTCCGGCCTCGGGGGCAACGCCGGATTCTATCGCACGTTCGCGTCCGCGATGATGAACGTCCAGGACCCGAACCGCCCGCAGTACGACGCCCAGACCGACGCGGTTGCGATGGCCGTCCTGCTCGTGGGGGCCCCGACATTCCCTGCGATCGTAGCGGCGGCGTCGACCCTCGACGTACTCGTCGCGCCGCAGGGCGACAGCGCGGCCGCAGCACGCACGGTCCCGGTACCGCAGAACCTCAAGGCGGTCCCCGCGAACGCCTCACCCGGTGTCGGCGTGCAGCTGTCGTGGGACCCGCCCTCGGGTGCATTCTCGTCGCTGTACTTCCCCGGCGTCTCCAGCAAGGTGTCGCGCTACGCCGTCATCCGCTCGACCGACGCGAGCGCACAAGCCGCGCGGTCGGTCCTCGACTTCTTCTCGACCCAGGCGCTCACGGCCGGGATGACAGCGGGGCCAGCCACGGTGCTGGCCGTTGGCACGGGCACGACGTCGTCGTACCTCGACGCAAGTCCGCCGGCGACGCCCGCGTACTACTGCGTCGCATGGGAAGTCGCCGCCGCCGAGAACGGCGCGACAGCGACGACGCTGCCGTTCGACCGCGTCTCAAACGTGACCAAGGTGTCCGCGGTCAAGCCGCCAGCCCCACAAACCGGGGTGGGCCCGAGCTGGGTCGGCGCGGGCTCAGCACTACAGGCATTCCCCGCAGTCGCCGACGCCGCGGACGCGATGATCGCGCAGGTCAGCGGGCTACTCGCAGCTCCCAACGGAAACTCGGCGTCGAGTCGCCTGGCAGCGGCATCACAGCTCGCATCGGCAGCAGCATCACGCTTGGGTGCGAACGCGCAAACGTTGGTCGCAGACATCCAACGCACAGCCGCAGCATTCGCGCGCCCGATGCCGAGCATGTACGTCACGCAGATGTCGAGCGCGTCAGGTGGCAACACGTACCTGCTGCAGCAGCTCGCGACGCGCCTGGGCGACGCGTCTGACCCCACCGCGCCGCCGTTCCACAACGGCGAGTACGTCTGCGGTGTGTGCTTCGTCGCGGGCGCGCCACGCCTGGCCGACCTCGCGGCCACGATGACATTTTTCGACGCAATGTTCGGCCCCGCGGCTGCGGGCAACCCGCTGATGGGCCTGTTGGCCGCGATCGACACCGCAATCACATCCGCCGAGACGGCCGTGTTCGGGCCGAACATGCTGCCACTGCCAACGGGAACACCGGCGCCAGTGCCGCCTCCAAGCACGCCAGTGATTGCAGACGACGGCACACCGGTCGCAACCAACGACCCGCGCAATCCCAACACAGGCACGACCAACACAACGACCGCCGCTGACCTCTGCTAAGCGGTTTTGTTTATCCGACAAGCGCGACCTATCATTCCCGGTCGTGCGAATCCTGAGGGAGTACGCCTGCACCTGCGGTGTGCGGTTCGAGCACACGCATCGCCCCGAAGCTGACGTCGCGTCGTGCCCGTTCTGTGGACGCATCGCCACCGAGAACGACGAAATTCTGGGCGGGCGTCTACACACCGTGACCATCCCGTCGTATCGGGGCTCCCTCAAACAGAAGGCCGGCCACGTCCACACGCATGGAGACCGTCCGGCGGAGAAGGGCTCCGTCTCGGTGCGGGGCCCAGGAGAGATCCAATGAGCAAGTTCATCACGCTGATCGAGAACAAGGCCTTCATCATCGCGCTGCTGACCGCAGCGGCGTCCACAGCCGCGGTGTTCGGCTACAACATCCCGGTCCAGACCATCGTCGGCCTCATCACACCGATCATGGTCATCCTCGGCGTCCAGGGTTGGCAGACCGCACAGCAAACCAAGCTGAAGATGGCGCATGCACACGAGGTCGAAATGCATGCCCTGCTGTACGGCCACACCGTCGAGAACGGGGTCTTTCGAGATGCGGCCGGCAAGAGCATCCCGGCTGCGCCGCGCGCGCCGCAGTCTGGTCGCGCACGCGTGGGCCTTCTTCTTATCGTTGCCACTGCGCTCCTGCTGATCGTGCAGCTGGCGCGGAACAGCTCGACCCCCGCGCCGACGCTCGACACGGCCGACGTGGTCGAGGGCGTCGCACTCGGTCCAACAGGCTGTGCAAGCGCTCCTCCGATCGTCACTGACATCGTCGACTGCGTGAAGGCTGAGGCGATCGTCGTCAGCGACGGCTACACCGTCACGCAGGTCGTCGCGGCCGTGTGGGGCGCGATTGCAGGCGTGGTTTCCGATGGCATCACCGCCGTTATCCCGGTGCTTGAGGGCCTGGCAACCTCGTTCGGCCCAAACCTCGTCGCCTGCATCGTCGACGACTACCCGACGAGCGGCAGCGGCGCTGGCAGCGGTTCAGGCAGCGCCGCGCCTGTCGTCGCGTCGACACGATACGGCGGCGCTGTCGATCTCGACACCAAGGCGAAGCTGCTCAACGCACTCGCGCCCGGCAAGAAGTTCAACCACGGCAAGAAGAAGTAGGGAGCCCTCCATGCCCGTCAAGACCATCACGCACGCCAAGGGCACCGCCCGGTTTGGCCGCAAGCGCCCCGTCGCGATCGGGCCGCACTTCCGGCTTCACAACTACCTCCGCGCGAACCTGCCGCCGCCGCCGACCTCGACGCGCTATGCGGCCGCAGCGATGCCGGTGCTCACCGACATCTTCTGCAACGACACGCTCGGCTGTTGTGTGGTGAGCGGCGGCTACCATGTCGAGGGCACGGAGACCGGCAACGCCGGCGACCTGTTCCACGCGACGAGCGCTCAAATCATCGCGGACTACTCCGCGATCGGCGGCTACGTCCCCGGCGACCCGTCGACCGACAACGGTTGCGACGAGCCGACCGCGCTGAACTACTGGACGCAGCACGGCTTCGCCAACGGCACCAAGCTTCTCGGCTGGCTCGCGGTCGACGCGACCAACAAGACCGAGCTGATGCAGGCGCTCTACCTGTTCGAGAACCTGTACTTCGGACTCGAGCTGCCGGACGCGTGGGTCAACCCGTTCCCGAGCGGACCAGGCTATGTCTGGGACGTCGGTGCGCCCGACCCGAACAACGGCCACTGCGTCATCGGCTACGGCTACGGCACGACGGGTGTCGACATCGACTCGTGGGGCCTCGTCGACCCGACGACCGGCAACGGCGGCACACTCACCTGGGCGGCCATCGCTGCGCTGGCCGTGCAGAAGGCCGGCGGCGCCGTCTACGTACTGTGCTCGCCGGACCAACTCGCGAAGGGTGCGGCCAAGGCGCCGAACGGCGTCGCGTGGACGGACCTCATCGCGGACTTCGACTCGATGGGCGGCAGCGTGCCCGTCCCACAGCCGGCCCCGAGCCCGACGCCGAACCCGAGCCCGACGCCGAACCCGACGCCAACGCCGCCTGCGTCGCCGATGGCGACGCTCGCACAGGCGCAAGGCCTGGCCGTCGGCGCGCTCGCGAAGGCCCCCGTGCTGCTCACACGCACGCAGGCCGAGTCGATCGCGAAAGCCGGCCTCGCTGCCGGCTGGCCGAAGTCGTAGCGATCGTCGACACCTATAATTGAGGACATGACGCAGGCACTGGCCGTCCAGGGATCGCTCGCCATCCCCCTCGTGGACGGCGGCACCGTCGCCGCGATCAGCCTGGCGGCGTCGCTGGGCTTCACGGCGCGCGCCGACTTCCAGCGCAGCTACACGGGAGCGATCTCCAACGACCCTGTCAACTTCGGCACGCTCGCGAGTCCGGGAGCCAAGGGCGTCTTCGTCTACGTTGGCTCGGGCAGCTGCACGATCTCGTGGCAGTCCGACGCCGACGCTGCGTGGCCACTCGCCGTCGGTGGCTACTTCCTGTGGGTCAATCCGCAGACGCCGTTCCCGACCTCTGCATTCATCACAACGACGGGCCCCTGCAACGTCGTCTTCCTCGCGGTGGGATAATGCTACGCCACGCGGCAGACCGTGGCCGCGCAGCCGCGCTCGAGCACTTCAAGCTCGCCGACATGGCCGCGCCGCACCTGGCGCAGGTCCACAACGCAGTCGTGCCGCCGTCGATGCCGATGCCGGCGTTGCGCCAAAAACGCGGGCCGATGTTCCAGCACCAGGCGATGCCCGAGTGGCAGCAGTCGTTCATGCAGGCCCGCCACGGTGCTGGAGCCCCGCCGGCGCCCGCCACGCCCGCGTCGCCCGACCCGGCGTGGGCCGCTGCGCACGCTGCGGTGCGGGGCCAACAGGCAGCGAACGTCGCCCCGGCGCACGCAGAGCTGCCTGCGCCCAAGCCCGCGGCACAGTCGCTTGCACCGGCCGCCGCGCCCGCAGCGGCAGGAGCGGCGTCAGCCGCGGCCGGCGGCGCAGGCCGTTTCATGCGCGGCACTCGGCGTGGACTCGGACTGGCCGCGCTCGGCACCGCGGGCGCGCTCGCGTACGGCCTCCACAACCAGAACGAGGAAGACCGTCGCCAGCGCGACCTCGTCTACGCTCCCATGACCGGAGGGTTCTGATGTCGCTGATGCGCATCGCGTTCGAGAGCGGCGGCCGCGCCGCGCGCGCCAAGTTCGCCCTCGGGCCACCCACGCAAGTCGATCAGTTCGTCGCCGACGTCGAGAACGGCCAGGATGTCCCTCCGTCTGGAGCGGTCCCGCCGATGTCACACGCGCCCGGCGACTGCGCGGCGCTCGACGGTACGATGCCACTGCAGCTACCGCAGTCGACGTCGCCACAGACGCCGCCCAACACCGTCGGTTCGACGGTCGGCTCGCCGCCGCAGCTCGCTGGCGCGCCGGGCCCGGCGCCACAGTCGATGGGTGCACTGAGGACGTAGCTGTGGATATCTTCGAGAAGCTCGCCATCCTCGGCAGCACGTACGCGCGCGCGCTGACCAACGCGGCGACGCGCGGCGGCCGCGCGCTGGCGCCAGCGATGACCGAGCGCGCATCGCAGATCGCTGCACAGCCCAACGCGCAGCTGCGCCCGGGTTTGGGGCAGTTCTTCCGCGAGCACGGTAGCGGCGGTGAGCTGGCTCCGACGCCGCAAAGCGAAGCGATGCGAAGCCTGTCAGCACGTCTGCCCTGGCAGAGCGCCGAGCATGGCGGCGGTGTGAAGGCGCTCGACCGGGCCAACGCACTGCTCGACCAGCGTGGTCTGTCGTCGACGACGCCTGGTGGCGCTGCGGCATTCCATCAGCAGAAGGTCACCAACCTCCCGCTCGCGCCGAAGACCCGAGAACAGACGCAGGTGGGCCCTGCGCCCGGATGGCAACCACGGAACCTGAGGCGCGACTACCAGATGCACCTCATGCATCAGGACCGTGTACTCGACCGTTTCGATGAGTACCGCCAACAGAACGACCCGCGCGCGCAGCTCACGCCGCTGAAACAGCCGCCGCCCGTCAATCGACCCGACGTCGCGATTCCTGCGCGCGTGTCGCCGATCGGAGGCCTGGCGGCAGGACAGGGGGACAGCACGCAGGTCCTCAAGACCGGCGCAGTGTTGCCTACCGCAGTCGGCGCTGCCATTCCGCTCGCTGTCGGCGGCGCGTTGCTCGCCCACAAGCCCGGCATTCACGCCGACCTCGCGAACAGCCTGCACAACCCCGGCGACATCCACCAGCAGGACGCTGAACAAGCGATCCCCGCAGAGGTGCTAGCGCAAGCCGCCCGTGCGCACGAGGCACTGACCCAGCGCGGCATCGACCCGTCGGCCCTGCGGATGGCCGTCGACGCGCCGTCGGGCGCCGGCAAGACGGTGCTCTCCAAGGCGCTCGCGCAGCAGATGGGCCTGCGACACCACGGGCTCGACTGGCGCCCGCACATGCGCGCGCACCAGCTGCTGGGAGGCGGCGACATCGAGAAGACGCCGTACGCGCCGCACGCGGGTGAGATCCTCGAGCACCAGCAGCTCCTGCGCAGCTACGACCCCGAGCTGTTCGACGCGGCCATCCACATCAACCGGGACCCCGCGACGATCCGGCAGCAGGTGCTGCAGCGCGGCCGCGGCGCGCGCACCCACGACCTGCTCGACTACGAGAAGTCGATCGACGTCGGCAACCGAGCGTTCGACACGCTGGGCGGCGACGCGATCGACCTCGGTGGCGGCACGATGATGAAGATCCGGCCGCAGGCTGGCTGGGGCGACGCCCTCGACCAGCAGCTCGCTGCGGCCGGCATCGACGCGTCGGGCCTGTCCCGCCACGAGAAGCTGCTGTCGCTCCACGCGGGCCAGCGCCAGACCGGAGCCGGCTGGACGCCGTACGCGAAGAACCCGTTCAGCGGCGGCGAGATGGCCGCGATCGGCGCGTCGATCCCACTCGGCGTCATGGCCGCGAGGGCGCTGGCGCGTCGTCCAGCGTAGCAACGACGTCCCCCACCTCTACGGTCTTGGCGCAGGCCTCGAGCCAGACCACGGCGCCGGCACACGGCGCCTCGTGCGGGATCTCCATCTTCATGCACTCGAGGATGATGATCGTCGTTCCTTGCGTGATGTGCTGCCCGACGCCGACAGAGTGCGTGAGCACGCTGCCCGCGACCTGCGCCTCAACCTTGCGAATGGCCATCGGCGATGTTTATCACATAAACTAGAACACGGATCCACGCACGTAGAGGCGAAGAAGCCCGGTGGGCGACGTGCCGACGTTCTTGACCTCGACGCGAAGCCAGCGCCCGAAGATCATCGAAAAGAACTTCCCGGTCGCGGCCTGCTTGCTCGGGTCGTACAGGTGGCGTCGCTCTTCGGCGTCGTAGTGAAGCTGGTAGATGTTCTCGTCGGTCACGTAGTGCCCGTCGTCGTCGACCTCGTCGTTCGAGAAGGTCACGACGACTTCGAGGGGCTGGTCGCACGCGATGGAGCCGAAGAACCGCGTGAAGTTGATCGCTTCTTGGTACGCGACGAGGGTTGAGCCGGGCTCGAGGGGCTTGACGAAGCGGTTCAGCATCGCGAACCGCGGGTGCCCGAGGAAGTTCGGCTTGTCCGGCGGTGCCGGCTGCACCCACGCGCAGATGACGTTCGCTGAGAGTTTGGGGTAGTGCGTGAACGGCACCTACGCCAGCTCTTCCGGGTCCGGCTTAGGCGCGTCCATGCGCACCAGGTTGAGTGCGATCCCCATCACCACGAACGACGTCACACCGACCTGCGTGCAGTACCAGAACCCCTTCGCACTGACACGGTCGTCCCACGAAGTCCCGCACGCGACGTCGTGCCACTTCTTCTTGTCGAAAGACACCCACAGCGTGTTGACGCCGGTGTTGCGCAGCGAGATCTGCCGCGTCGCGGTCGCGAAGCGGTGGTAGCCGACGCACGGGCGCGCCACCAGGTCAGCCGGCATGGGCTGGCCGGCATCCGCGTGGTCAGCGCCCATCGCGTGTTAGGCGAGACCGGTGGGCGCGACGGCGCCACCGACAGCGTTCCACGCTGAGCCCGACCATTCGAACTCGTACCAGTCCCACTTGCTGGTGACAGTCGCGGTTGCGAAGTTGCCTGCGTGGGTCGGCGTGATGACACCGGTGCCCGACGCGCCCTTGACCGTATGGATGAGGGTCAGCCGCTGACCCGCCTCGGAACCGTCGGGGAGCACGAGCGCGTTGCCTGCCCCGGTCGAGGTGAACAGCGTCGTCCGCTTGGTCACGTCGATCGTGCCTGCCCCCGAGAGCGTCGCAGGCGCGCTCTTGAAGATCGACGCGAGCGACGGGTTCGGATAAGACCCCGTCAGGTCACCGCCAGCGGCGCCCGACGAAGCCGACGTCGACGCCACAGCAGCCCACGCGTTGGTGCCCGTCTTGAGCAGCGTCGCCCAGCCGCGATTGGTGTTGATGACGATGTTGGCGCCGCCGTTGATCGTGCCGGCACTGGCAACCGTGATCGTGATGTTGTTGGTGCCCGCATCACCCTTCTCGTCGATGACGCGCACCGTCTGACCGATTGGCGCGGCGGCGGAAAGCACGACGGAAACAGCGCCGGGTGCGGTCAGGTTGGTGAGGATGTCGTGGTCACCTGCAACAGCGTCGTACGGTGTGACCAAGACCGTGACCTCGTGCGACGGGGGCACGTCGGTCTGCACCGCCGGATCGTTGGTGATCGTGTAGGTGATGTTGCCTGCGGTCTTCTCGGCGATGAGGATCGCCTCGATCGCAGCGATCTCACCAAGAGGCAACTCGACCGGGCCGTAAGTCCCGCTCCCTTTGATCTGGAAGCTGGCGGCGGGATAGAGGCCGGTGGGGTCCTGGATCCCGATGTTGCTGGTCGACAGGTTGGTCACAGTCAGGAGCGCCATCGGGAACCTCTCAAGGTGTGACGAAATTATAGGCGCCGGAGGCCTCCGTCCAAACGTGCCCTACAATTTCCTGTGGGCCAAAAAAGGAGGCCGTGATGACCCTTGTCTTGCCGCAGCACGAACAGCTCTTCCCGTCCAAGCTCCTTCCTCACCGCCTCGAGGAATACGTCCTCGACAACCTGCCGCCGTCGTGGGACCGCAAAGCTGCAGCCGTGCCCTTAACGGGCCAGCGCGTGCTCGAGGTCGTCCAGGGAGGACAGCTCGGCATCGGCATGACAAACATCGACCCGCGCTACTTCGTGGGCACCTGCTTCCACGAAGCGGGCTGCACGAACGAGTGGGACACCGAGGTCGCCACCGCGTCGAGTCCGACTGGCTTCCAGAGCGTCGGCGCCTACCAGATCGGCGACGAAGAGGCGCGCACGTTCGGCTTCGTGCTCGCCGACATGCTCGACTTCGACAAAGCGACGGTTTGCATGATCCAGCTCGCCGAGCGCAATCGCACCGCGTTACGCGGCTACGCCAAGCTCGCAGCCGATGCACCGGACCTCGACTACATCGACCCCAAGGGCACGGTGTGGAAGGGCGGCACGATGCGGGCCTACCTCGCGATCGCGCACAACCACGGTCTCGGTTACGCACGCCAGACCATCGCCACCTACGGCATGGACTGGGCGAAGTACAAGGAGAGGAACCCAGCCGACAACATCGTGTCGCACCAGTACGGCGAGGACTGCGTCACCGGCGGACCGTACTACCCCGCTACCACGTGATCTCGGAGGTCTCATCGTTGACAGCCTCGGCGCCGATCGCGCGGCCAGTCTCGTCGCGCTTGATCGAGTCCTCGCGGACCAGCACCGCCCAGATCTGACACGACGTGTCGCCCAGGTTGTCGCGGTCCTTGCGGGTACGGCCGCACGCGCCGCACATCCAGACCGTGCCCTCGCGCGCGAGGCTCGGTTCGTGTTCGTCGACGCCGGGCCTCACCGACGACCGCATCAACCCTCCTCCTTGTTGACCCGTTTGAGGCCGCACTGGATGAAGATCCACGCCGGGCGTCCCGTGCGTGTATTGCGCTTGGCTGCGCGCCGCTCGACCAGCGGCGTCGGCTTCCAGTTCTCCAGCTCATTCACGCGAGCCGAGATGCTCTGGTGCGTACGTCCCGTCGCGACCTCCAGCTCGTCGACGGTGCACCCCTCCCAGCCCGCGGACCGGATGAGGTCGTAGACCTGGAGCTGCAGCGCGCTGAGCTGAGACTCAATGTCAGCCATCGGTCTTCACCGGCTTGGGCTCCCGGCACGCGGCACAACACGGATATTCCACCGGCACGAGCATTGAACCGCAAGTTCGGCAGGTCTTCCCCTCGAAAACGCCATTCTCGAAACGCCCGCGCACGAGAGCTTCTTGTGCCCATGCTAGCCGTGACACCTGATCGGTCAGTTGGTTGACCGCGGCGATCAACCGCTCGTCGTTGTCAGGCATGGTTGTTCTTCTCCGCCCACCAGCGATGCACCACAACGGTGCCCTCGCAGTTGTCGCCCATGTCGAACACCTCGCTGTCATCGTGGATGACGCTCTTGGGCACCCAGATCTCCTTGTCGTCGATTCGGATCAGCAGAGCCTTCTCGGTCTCGCGAGCGACCTTGCCGTCGCCGAGCGTGTGCGGTTCCTTGCCGCTGTCATAACCCATCGCGTCCTCCTCGAGTCCTTGTACCAAGAGTCAGCGCATCTTCTTAACGCGGTCCACCGTGTCGCGGCGCAGGTTGTCGACCTCCGTCACCACAGCCTGTTGTGCCTGCGCAAGCCGGTCCTGTGCATGCAGCAGCGCCATGCACAACCGCTCGACGCGCGCGAGCTGGCGAGGGTTGATCAGCACGACGCATTCGCGCATCGCGAGCTGCTTGCGCAGCTTCGCAATCTCCTTGTCGCGCTTGACGAGCAGCTCCCCCAGCTTGCGCTCGCGACGTGCCGCCGCAACGCCCATGCTACTTCTCCTCATCCGCAAGTCGCGCGAGCACATCGCCGTGACACGGAAGCGGCTTACACCAGCAGCCTAAAACCTTCCCACGCAACGTCGACAACTTCACCATGAGGTGCGGCTGTTGTTTGAGCCACTCCTCATACTTCGAAATGGCTTCCTCGCGCGTGGCGACCACGTACTTCGCGCGCGTAGGTTTATCCTTTTCGTGCGTGAAGAGGTTGCCCCACCGCGTAGCTCTGGTGATGTCGACGTCGTATGCCGACGTCCGCAGGTTCACAACGGTCGTCTTCATCGCAGTGGCTCCACGCCGAAGTGAACACGCGCGAACCGCACCAAGTGCGCCCAGTCGTCAACCTGGACGCCCCACTCCGCGTTGGGATATTCCGACGAACCATGCGGCCGCAACCACGGCTCGTTCTCGTTGTAGCGACGACGCAGGCGCACGGCGACGCCGGCACCACGCCCCATCTTCGACGTCCAGTATTCCGCCCATTCGATCAGATGGGACGTCCGATCGTCGATGAGCATGTCGCCATGGATGCGGAACTTCTTGAACGCGTGGTAGACGTCGCGCGGGTCGATGCCGATGTGTTCGAGGATCCACGCGTTGCGCTCGAACACCCAATGCCGGCTCGCCAGGAACGGCTGCGTCACCGGTACGACGTCAGCGAACTCGCGCAGCGCTGCAACGCTTACCTTGGCCTCTTCGTACGCCGGTAACCCTTCGACCCAACCCTCTTTGCAAACCTGATCGTACAGGAGCTTGGATTGCTGCGCGTCCAGCCCGAGGGCCTTCTCGATCATGAATTGATCGACGTCATCATGTTCGTACAGGCGTCCGGTGAGGTCCAGCACGTGCGGTAGGCAGCCGGCGATGAAGTTCGCGACGACGCCATCGATGTCCAGGAGAATGACCGGCTTGCTCATGACGTCCTTTCATAACTGGTGACGATCACCTCGCCCACCTTGCCCCGCTTGTCGCCCTTGCTGTTGATCGCGCGCGCGACCTGCACGTCGTCCACGCAAAAGTCGGCGTAAAGCTCGCGGATGAACGGCGTGTCGTTGTTCGACAACATCACGTAGGCGCCGCGCGCCCGAAGCTTGCGCGCGTACTCGGCCAGCTCGCGCTGCTGGTCGCGCCCGAACACGTCCTTGGTGTACGAAGTGAAGTTCGACGTCTGCGAGTGTGGGTCGTATGGCGGATCCATGTAGACGAAGTCGCCCTCGCCCGCGCGCGCCGTCGTGTCAACGTAGCTACCGGCGCGCACGTCGGCGCCGCGCAGCGCCTGGGAAGCCGCGCGTAGCTGCTCGACGCTGTAGATCCCCGGGTCCTTGTAGTCGCCGCGCGGCACGTTGAACCGGCCCTCCCGGTTGACGCGCCACAGCCCGTTGAAGCAAGTCTTGTTGAGGTAGATGAACGCCGCAGCGCGCGCCGGGGGGTCCTCATCCCACTCGAGGGCGTTGAACGCCTCGCGCACAGTGTAGTAGTAGCTCTCATCAACGCCGTGCTTGTGCTTGTGCGCGGCCAGATGGTCGATGACGTCCTCGACGTGCGATGACACCGCCTTGTACATCGCGACCAACTCGGTGTTGGTGTCGCCGAGCGTGGCGGGTTGCGGCCCCAAGTGAAAGAACAACGCGGCGCCGCCGCAGAACGGTTCGTAGTAACCACGGTACGCAGAAGGCATGCGGGCGACCAACTCGGACAGGAGCCGGGTCTTCCCGCCCGCCCATTTCAGCAACGGTCTTGCCACCGAGGAACCCTACACCGTCGTGTTTATCCTGTAAACACAGGGCCAAAAAAGAGGCGCCGCGGGCGCGCCTCTCACCTCACGCCGCCAGCTCCGGCGCCGTCGTGAACCGGAGCAGGTGCTCGAGCGCGAGCCCCGGGGCGTCCAGCACCACAACCGTGGCGCCGTCGGACCGCATCACGCCGCACGCCCAGGACACGGCCTCTTCACGCGCCCCGAAGAACGGGCAGGTCGCGAGGACCTTGCGGTCACCCAGACCCGAGCCCGGCGGCCACCGGTACACGGTGACGGCCCAGCAGTCGCCCGTGGTCTTCAGCGACACCGCCCAATTCCCCCACCTCGCGTGCCAGGACTTGTTCTTGTCGTTCGCCATGGTTGGCTCCTCGGCGCCGATCAGGCGCGGTTGTTGTTGTCAGTGGACGTAGTGCAAGTGCTTCAACCTGCCGTCGCGGTGCCGGTCGTAGAGCACGAACGTATCGTGCTCTGAAACCTTGCCGCGGTGACCGAACTCCTCGACCTTGTGGTCGCCGTCGATCGTGTGCATCTCGATCACGTAGTGTGTCGTGCCGTCGCGCTGCGGGCACTGGTGGAGCGTCACCGTGCGCACCTTGGCGACATCGGCAGCACCCACCATCGCGCGCACGCGCGGAGGAACGGAGAACGCAACTGGCAGGTCGCAGCGCAGGCCCGCGCGCAGCAGCGCGTTTGATAGGCATCGGAACTCGTTCTGCATCGTGCACCCGGATTCTAGGTCAGCGCTTGGGCTGCGCCGCGACCGCGTCTTCTAGCACGGCGACGATGCGCTCGGCGACCGTGACCAACACGTGTCGTTCTTGGTGCGCGCGCACCAGCGCGTGCCCAATCTCGACGATCAGGCATGCCACCGGCGAGAGGCTCCGTTGCGCATTGGGCGAGAACACGTCGCCGCGCGCGTGCCGCGGAGCGTGCGCCAGGGGAACATCGCGGTCGATGTCATCGTCCTTCTCGCACCCCCACATCAGATGCCACGTGCCCTGATGCTTGCCGAACGACAAGATGAAGCGACCCTCCTCCGTGTCGTAGCGGGTCTCCGCGCGAATGCACGCGCGCAGCTCGGTCAGCGCGGTCTCGATGCGCTGGATGGCGCCCAAGATCTTGTCGTCGACCGCGTTAAGCGCGTCGCGCTTCTGCGGAAGCTCCGCGAGCGCCTGTACGACCGCGTCCAGCACGGACTACGCCCCCTGCGTCGCGGGGGTTCCGGCGGTCTCGAGCTTGCCGACCTTACGCGCCACGACCGCTTCGTGGGCGCGGAGCGCGCGGTGCACAGCGCTCTTAGCAGCGCCTTCGCTGGACCACGTCCGCGGCAGCACCGTTCCTAGCACCGTCGCCGAGAACACGTTGCGCCTGTGGTCGTCGAGACGTACGCGCGCAATCTCGATGCCGTCGTGCAAGCACGCCCACGCGCGCGGCGCGGGGAACGCGCGGTCGTTTTTGTGCCGCCACCACGTCACGACGCCCCAGACGCCCGGGTCGCCGTCCTTCCAGCCAGCAGCCTGCAACGCGCCGTGCTGCACGGGGGTAAGCGCACCTGCAGCAAGCGCCCGACTGAGCCCGTACTCGCTCGAGGCCTCGAGGCCCAAGCGAGTCAGCGACACCTCGAGGCCGCGGACCTTCAACGACACGCCGGTGTAGGCGATCGCCGTGTCCTCGCATTCGGCGACGAAGCAACCTTCGCAGAGCATGGCGTCGGGTGCGTGGGGCAGCCCGACGATGTCCCACTCGCGCAGGTCGACGCCGAGGCGACGCGCGTCAGCGACACGGTGGTCCAGCGACCGCACACGCGTGCCGGCATCCAGCCGCCCGCAGGAGGCGCACGGCAGGGTCACCTCGGCGGCGCGCCCCTCGTCCGCATCGTCATGGACCAGAACGTGGGTGTCCCAATCCGTGCCCCACATCTCCTCGGTGCCCTTGGCGATGAGCACGCGGCCGCGCTCTGGCGCCTCTGCGACGATTTCCTCGGCGACGGTCTCGACGGTCTCCTCGACGACCTCGGCGTCGCGAGGCGCCGAGCGACGGCGGATCTCGGAGTACTCTTGTTCGGTGGGCTTCAGCAAGGCCATGATGGCCGTGCGAAGCGTCTCGGTATCCCATATCTCCTCGGTGTCCTTGGCGATGAGCACGCGGCCGCGCTCTGGCGCCTCTGCGACGATTTCCTCGGCGACGGTCTCGACGGTCTCCTCGACGACCTCGGCGTCGCGAGGCGCCGAGCGACGGCGGATCTCGGAGTACTCCGGCGCCACGGCGGGCTCACGCTCGCTGATGACCCCACCGCGAATCGCACGCCACGCCAGCCACGCCAGCGCCAGCTCCCACTGGCCCGTCACCAGGCACGACGCGAGGAACGCGATGGTGGACGCGCCGCGGACCGCGAAGTAGGACAACGCGACGTCGAGCGCGACGAACACGGCGAAGCCCAGCGACGTCGCGCACAGCACGACCGTGAGCACGCCGGCCGCGACGAGACCCAGCGCGTATCCGATGCGCGCCAAGAAATCGACCGCGTTCAAGACGCGCGCGGCCCAGACCGAACCCCGCGCCTCGCGCTCCTCGAGGGCACGCCACGCGAGCGCGAGCAGGAAGACCACCCCAATGACGACGGCGTACGCGAGCAGCGTGAGCAGCGGCGCGACCATGAGGCCGTACACGAGCGCGACGAACGCGGTCGTGAACACCGCAGCGAGGGCCACCGCCTGGAGCAACGGCAGGATGGCCCGGCGCCACAGCCGGCTGGCGGTCATCTGGACGCGCAGGACGACGCGCATCACGCGCGGGCGCGCGACAACAACCGCGACGACCGCGCGGCGAACCGACGTGGCGATGGTGACGACCTTGCCGGTCACCGCGGCGACGGCGCGCTTGACGGCGCCGACGACGGTAGCAGCGGCGCGCTTAGCGACGCTGGTGGTACGCGCCCAGAAACCGGGGCGCGACGGGGTAGCGGAAACCTCCGCCTTGGGGGCTGCCTTCGGGGCAGCCGTCCGACGAGCACGAGCTACGGTAGCCATGGTCAGGTGACCTCTTTCTGGTCCGATCAGGACCGTTACGATTGGTTGCTACGCGAACGCGAACTGCAGCCGCGAGCGCTTCGGCGTCTGCTTTTCGTTGCGACGCGACATCTCGTCGCGCAGGGTCTTCTTGCAAGACCTCTTGCTACGACCAGACTTCGGCGTCACCGCACACTCCGTCTTCAAGTCGACGGGCTTGCGCGTGATGGTCTTATTGCCCTCCTTGTGGCGCGTTCCGTTGCGCCACACGTTGCGAGCCTTGATTGCGGCGAGCGTGTTCGAACCCGAGGGCGCGTCAAGACGATAACGCCCAGTGGGGAACTTGCCCGTCATGTCGTAGGTCGCGATGGCCTTCTGCGCTTCGGGCGATGGGATGTAGCGCAGCGTGGTCTTCTTGCCGGTCTTGATGTCAACCACGGCAATGTAAACCGCGTTCTCGTAGAAGATGCACTTCAACGAGTTGGGGATCGCACGCAAGGCCGCCTTCGCGAGGACACACTGGTCCGGTGCCCACGCGAGCCCGCGGTAGACATCGATCTTGCTTGCGTGAATGTAGATGGGGTCCTTCGCGTCCGTCGGCTTGCCGATCTTGCCCTGCTTGTACAGGCTCGTGACTTTTGAACTCACTGTTTTGCTCCTTGTGATTGGTTTGGTGGCCACGCTCGCGCGATCAGCACGAGCGCTAGGACCGTTGTTCGGTGGGCTTCAGCAAGGCCATAATGGCCGTGCGAAGCGTCTCGGTATCAGACGGCTTCTCAAGGTAGGCGACGCCTTGATGCGCCCCCGCGTCGTTGGCCGTGAAGAACAGGAACTTGCTCTCGAGGCGCGAGCAGTGCTCGCGAATCCACGTGAGCACCGCCTTGCCGGTCTCCTTGCCGTTCAGGTCCCAGTCGCAGATGACCAGGTCGCACGGCGCAGTCAGCTCGGCGTCACGAAGGTATTCGATGGCGAGGTCCGCGCGGTCAGCGACCCAAGGGTCGAGCTGGTCGAACGTGCGCTTCAGCACGCGAAAGACTGCGCGCTGGACGTCAGGATGATCCTCGACGTGGAGGACTTTCACGAGCCCTCGTGGGCGAGGGCATGAACGCTCCAGAACGCCTGGGCTTCGCGCAACGCCTTACGCAGAGCCTCGGCCTTCATCACGTAGTCCTCGGTCTGCGAAATGCGTTGCGCGAACGAGCTGTGCACGATGTCGCCCGGCTCCTTCGGCGCGGCGGGCATGTCGAGCCGCGCGACGCCGTAGGCCGTGTAGAGGATGCACGCGTACGCCCGCACGCCGGTGCCCCCGCACAGGATGCACTGCTTCGGCCAGTGGTGCGCGGGATCGCAGGGCTCTTTATGCGGCCCCGCGATGACCCGCACGAACCGCGTCGGCTTCTTGGGCCAGCGCACGAGGCGCGAGTCCCACGCCCGCACGCCGCGGTGCGCGTAGAACACCTCAGACTCAGGAACGGGCCCGTCGCCGGCCGACGGCCCGTACAGCTCGTCTGTCACTGTCCCGAGGTTCTCGGGCAGCTCGAACGTATCGATGAAGAACTCCTTCTTGTCGGAGTACTTCGCGAAGATGTAGTCCCACTGCTCCTGGGTGAAGCCGTGGTCCATGTGCGATTCCTTGTGCTTCTGCATGTTCTGTCCTTTCGCTGGTGGATGCCCGATCTGGGCGATTGATGTTCACAACTCCGCAACGAGCACCGTCGGTACCCGTCGTGGAGCAGCGAACGCGTCCTGCGCGTACGCTACCTCTCGCCTTGCTAGCTGCGCATGATGGACCTCCTTTGCATACAGGTCCTTATGCCATATTTATCCAGTCACTTCAGGGGACGGACGTCCATTGGACTCCATCACCTCCTTTCACGAACTACAGCCGGCGGGGGAGACCCTCCCTGCCCAGCTCGACGCGGTCGCTGCGTTTGACCCGCACGTCCGGATCGCGAACAACCTCGCCGTTCACCCGCGCCTCGCCGCGAGCGATGAACTTGCGCGCCTTGCCCTTCGAGGTTTGCAGTGCGGCGGCGACCGCTTCAACCAACGTGCAGTCGAGCTGCGTCGGCATGTCTTCTAACTTCACGTCGACAGCATACGACGTGTCCTTGGGCGGATGCCGCGTCGCACGCGGCAGACATGATGTCCACCCGCCCAGCGGCATCGCCGCGCGGAGCGGTGCCGACGCCTTCGGTGGCGTCCACTTCACTGGACGACCACCGAGATGGGGCCGGTGACCGTCGTCGGGCCGACGAGGCCAACGACCTTGAGCGCCAGCGCGTTGCCGCTGAGGTTCTCCAGGGTGCACGGCCCGCTCGGCCCGGCCTGGAACGACTGCAGGGCGACGTTGCTCGACGTACCCGCCGACGCGTACAGCTGCCCGCCCGCGCCCGCGTAGAGCCAGTTCGAGACGTTCACTGTGCCGATGGCGGAGAACGCGGCGCCCGTGCAGTTGTTGTTCACGTACCAGACCGAGCCGACCTCCTTCGACCAGCCCGTCGGCATGATGAACCCGTCGGCGATGCTGTCGAACTGGTCGCCGTGCGTGATGTACGACGCCTGAATGTGGGCCTCGCCGCTCGACGGGTCGAACGACGCGCCCATCCAGTAGCCGAGCTGGAAGCCGTTCGGTGAAAACGCCATCGCGACCAAGCCGGCGGGGCCCTGCGCACCGGCGGGACCCGTCGCGCCCGTCGGGCCCTGGGGCCCCTGCACGCCCTGCGGGCCGGTCGCACCAGCGGGGCCCGTCGCGCCTGTAGCGCCTGTAGCGCCGGCAGGGCCTTGAGGACCCTCGGGACCTTCAGGTCCAGTCGCGCCCGTCGGGCCCTGGGGCCCCTGGGGGCCAGGGATACCGACGCCACTGCCGGAGGGCCCTTGCGGACCTTGGGGGCCTTGGGGGCCTTGAGGACCTTCAGGACCTTGGGGACCCTGCGGCCCCGCCGGTCCTTGCCCGCCAGCCGAGCCCTCATCACCCATCGTGCCCTGCGTACCCGCGCAGGCGACCAGGAAGCACATCGCGATAGCCATCATCGTGCGCATAGAGAGCCTTTCTCCGGCCATGCCGGGGATGTTTATGCCATAATCTCTACCTATTCTTATGCCTGTTTCCAGGGTCGGTTTTAGACCCTTCTGGCCTATGATCCAGGCATGCCCGCGCCCTGGGCCAAAGAAGAGACACGCCGACGGGCCGATGCCGCCATCGAAGCCCTTGGCGAGCGGGGCGTGACCCTCTACGAGCTGCGACGCCGCCATGTCATCGCCGTCTTGGCGGCCTGCGGCGGCTGTATGACTGTGGCGGCCTGTGTCCTCGGCATCCGTCGCCAATCGCTCCAGCGCATCGTCAAGCGGCTTGACATCCCGCGCGGCAGTTCTTACGGTTGAAGGCACCAATGCATCGACCGTGATCGCGCAAGCTCGCCGGGAACGCCCGGCACCGCCCCGCTCCAGGTCCTGTACATCGCCGTCCGGGCCGACCTCCCCAAGGGTACGATGGTCGCCCACGCAGCCCACGCCGCTTCCGAGGCGTCGGGGCACCCGCAAACCATCGTAGTTGCGCTCGAGGTGCCCGACGAAGCCTCGCTGCGGCGTCTTGCAGCGGCGCTCGGCGAGCACTCGCTGACGCACCAGCTCATCGTCGAAGACGCCGGCCCCTACGCCGGCCAGGCGATGGCGATCGGCGTCGCTCCCACCACCGACCGCGCGGCGGTCAGGAAGGTCACGAGCGCGTTGCCGCTCGTGAAGTAGTCGTGTCAGGACCCGCCCGGTTCGTTGCGCACGCGGCGCAGTTTGGCTTCAGCCTCGACGGCCTCGCGCTGGTCGGGATGGGCCATGACGCGAGCAGCGTGCGTTACGACGTGCGGGTTGTAGTACTCGAACGAGTCGCCGTGTCCGATGCGGATGTGGCACTCGAACTTCCCCATGCACAGCGTGATGAGGTTGTTCGGGTCCAACTCGAGCGAGGGATCGGTGTGGAACGGTTTCTCATGGTGCACCTGCGGGCGCTTGGACCCGCCGCACGCGGCACACGTCGGGTGCTTGGCGAGGTGCTCCTTCTCGACGCGAGGCCACTGCGGAGACCTGATCTCGCGCTTGGCCTTCTCGCGGCGCGTGGCCTGGACGACTCGGACGAGGTGCCTGACGAGCTTCACCATGCCCGAATGATAGGGGAGGGAAAAACATCAACCTCTAGTTGACCTTTTTGGAGCTGCGGCGGGAAAACGTAAACCGTCGCCCGTCGACGCGAGCGTCGTCGCAGCTCCGCCAGGGGATGTAGCTCAGCGGTCAGAGCGCCGGTAGTGCGCGAGCACGAGCCGGAGGTCGCGTGGTTCAAATCCCGCCGTCCCCACGTTACGATGCACAGCGAACAAGGGCCCGTAGTTCAGTGGCAGAACGCCGAGCTGATGGACTCGGATGTCGCGGGTTCGACCCCCGCCGGGCTCGCCCCTACTTGTTGACGGGCGTGCCGGGGACAACGTTGATCGTCGCCGCGGCGCCGGCGCTGACCGTGACGTTGAGCGAGCCGGTCAGCGGCGCGGTAGCCCCCGTTGGGTCGACTTGAACCGAGACACCGATCTGTGCGGTGCCGAGCGGCCCGACAGCAGCGACGTCGGCGGTCATGCCGTCAGCCGACGGCGTAACCACCGCGACCGACGGATTCGACGACGTCCACGTCACCGAACCCGCGGGAAGCGTGGTCGGATTGCCGGCGGCGTCGGCGGCCTGGAGGGCAAGAGGGCAGTGCTGGTTGTCGAGAAGCGCGAGGGTACCCATGGCGATCACTCCTGTGCAGCAGCGGGTTTGAACCGGACCGATGGAGAGACGCAGCTCCACGTGCTTGCGTCGACGCCACCAGCTCAGCATGCGCCTTTGTCGCACGCGAAGATCTTGCCGTCAACAACGGCACTGCGCCGAGCGTTAGGCGCTTGTGGCGGCCTTGAGGTTCTCCTTCAGAGCCTTCTTGAAGTCGGCCTGGTTGGCGAACTTCAGCTTGGCGCCGCCGGCCAGCTCCGAGAGCTGCTCGTGTGCCTGCGATGACAGGCCCTCGATGAACTGGTTGACCTCGTCGGTCGGGCGATTCGTGAAATCGACGGGAACGCTGATCTGGATGGGCGTCTTCCCGATCTTGGCGTTGAAGATGGCAGTGAACTTGGTCTTGGTCTTCGGCATGGATCGCTTATCGCGATTCGATAGCCCGGTTGTCAAGGCCCTTGCCACGGCAAGTGGACGATCTCGCGCTTCACGGACTGCGCGTAGACCAGGCAGTTGTACGTTCCGCCTTCGGACCCGTCATGGACGGCCAGCAAGCGTTCGCAGTGATCAACGATGTACTCGTTGCGCCGCTGCATCTTCCAGGGCTTGTACGGTCCCGGACTGACGATGATGACCTCGACGGCCTTCTCACAAAGCTTACGCCAGCGTTGCTGGGTAGGCAGCGGCCATGGAGCGCACTGGTTGTCGCACGGCAAGCACGCCACGAACGGGATGCCCAACTCGATGCAGGCTTCTGCCACCCACTGGTCGACGCCTTGCGCCATGCCGGTGAGCAGCTTGGCAGGCCAGTTCTTGATGATGCCGTCGCGCAGCGCCTTGCGAACGCGCGTGACGACGGGGTGAAGCGGATCCCAGTCCCCAAGCTTGTCGGGACGGTGCCCCGTGACGCCGACGATCACAAAACTAGAGCCGAGACAGGGGTTGCCGCGGTCTCCGGGGACATGTACGCGCAGCAGCCGCGCCCAAGCATCGGGTTGAGAAAAGCACCAACGCAAGGCTGGTCACTAGCCTGTGGCGGAAGCTCCATGCCCTGCGGCAACGCCGTCATCGTTCGCATCATGACCTCCGCCCCCAGATCAGGTGCGTCGAAGATGAGCATGATGCTCAGCTGCGCGACGGGCTTGCTCTCCATGAAGAGGCCACCCGACGATGCGACAGGCGCGAGCACGGGCACGATGTCCTGGAGCACAGCGCCCTTGGGGTACCGTACAAGCCACTCGATGTCGCCCGGCTTCCAGTAGCACGCGTACGTGTACGGCCCTCTCGCCATCTTGTCCTCCTAAGGTCCGAGCATCCTGACGCCGAGCCGACGCCCAACGTCGCGCACGCGGCGCGCAACCTCACACCAGTGCTTCGTCCCGCCACGCGTCAGCTCGCCGAACACGATGCCCGGGTGCGTCTTGGCAGCCTCGCTGAACTCGCGGTCCCACTTCCAACCCATCGCGCACATTTCTGTCGTCCACGCGCACCGCATGTGGTCCGGGTTGTTGGTGTCGAGGGCCGATTCCGCGACCACAGCGCTGACACGCCGACGCCACTCCGACGCCTCGTCCCACGGCACGGGGTCGAAGTCGGCGGCGAGCGCCTCGCGCGCGCAGGCGGCGAAGCCGGGATCGTCGAGCGGCCGCACGTACTCAGGCCAGCGACGTCTGGACCTTGAGGCTGTCCTTCGTCGTCACCGTGTCATCAACAGGGTAGCCGAGTGCCGCCGCCATCGCGCGCACGGTCGCGCCGAACAAATCGTCCTTCTTCTTCTGCCAGTCCGGCAGCGCCGAGTACGGCACCAGAGCCGGATGCGTCTTGGCGGTCGCATCCTTGGTCACGCCGTAGACCCAACCGTCACGACGCTTGGCATTGCACCAACTCTCATGGAGCTGCTCCGATGTCTTGCCAGCGAAAACCGCGTCGACACCCTCGAGCGCGCTGGTTTTCTGCAAGTCGGCGGCCTGGTCCCATTCGACCTGGGAGTTGTCGTCGATGGCGCGGCAATATGCGCGGTTCACCTCGTGCGCGGCCATGGCGCAGGCAGTTCGTACGTGCAGGAAGGTAGGCATGCCCCCATGTTTACCGCGCCGACTCGCCGCAGCGCAACCGCTTCAGCGTCGACTAACGACCGAAAACACGACCATGGCGAGCAACAAGAGGATGACCGTCCACACCGTCATGAACAGCGTGTGCAACGTATCCGGCTTCGCTTCGCCCCGCTCAACCACCCAGCCATCGCGCCAAAGCCCGTGAGCGCATAGGAGCGACCAGCCAAGCAGCAAGCACCCAACACCGACGAGCAGGATGTCGTCGAGCCTCATCCGCCAGCTCCGACGACGATGCCCGGTTCTGAAGACGGGACAGCCAAGCCGCACGACCGGCAGTACGGGATGCCCGCGCTCGAGTCGATATCGTGAACATGGAGCAGCGTCGGCGCCGGCAAGATCGACCCGAACGGTCGAACAGGGTCAAACTGAAGCGTCGGCGCTGCCTTTACGGCAACGAGACCTTGTAGAGCCTGCTGCCCTGAAAGGCGCGCCCAGTGCCAGCGGTACTGCTCGACGAGCAGTTTGACGCAGTGCTCGCAATCGCACTTGATGCGATCGCCGTTGTGCATTCCCAACGCCTTCATGTCCGCTTTGGCGGCAGCCGCTGCAGCCACGCGCAGCTCGTCGTCGGTCTTCATGGCGTGTCCACCAGTCCGCACACCACGCACCGGTTGTCGCTGAACCGGTGCACCGCGCACGACGCCGGCGTGATGATCGGCACGCCGTGAACTGGCGTCGCGATGTCGACCGGCTTGTCGAGCAGCTGCAGCAACTCCTTGAATCGCCGCATGCGGCCTTCCTCGAACCGGACCACCTTGATGCGGTGGTCCTGCAGGAACGTCGGCACGTCGGCACTCTTGCCGTAGCGACTCTCATAGTGCTCGTCGTAGGTGACCTTGATGATGCCGGCGTTGACGATGCGCTTGGCGCAGTCCCAGCACGGCGTGACGGTCACGTAAAGGTCGCAGCCTGCCGCGTAGCGCCCCGCGAAGTCGAGGCAGTTGCTCTCAGCGTGGAGCGTGCGCACGCAGTGACCCTCGATCATCTGGCAACCGACCTCGTCGCACTGCGCGGCACCGGCAGGCGCGCCGTTGTAGCCCGTTGCCTCGATGCGATGGCTGGGTGCAGCCAGAATGGCGCCGACATGCTTGCGCGGACAGGTCGCGCGCGTCGCGGCCAGGTAAGCCAGCCGCATGTAGTAGTCGCCCCAGTCCGGGCGGTTGGGCGCGATCGCAACCATGGCCGTCATTGGCACGCCTCCGCCAGCTCGCGAAGGCCAGCGACGACCCGACTGACGCGCCGGAACTTGCCAGTGGCGACCGACGCCTGGACGTCCTCCCCGCACTCGTCCTCGGCGAGGATGAACCGCGGCTTGCCCTGATCAGTGTCACCCAAGAAGACTTCGAGGGCCCGCACCCACACGACGCCGTCTGGTCCAGCGTAGATCACGACGGGCTCGAGGGTTGCCTCTTGGATGCCGGTCGCGACCACCATGTACATGTGACCGGTCTTGAGGTGCTTCCACCGCTGTCCGGGGCGGACCTCACACGCGTCCAGCTTGAACAGTGCGTCGTTTTTTGAACCCATCTCCACCCCGTATCACACGTGTCAGTCCTGCGCCAAGACCTTGCGCAAGCAGTCGTCAAAATCTGGCGGGTGGTCACAGAAGAGCCGCCCACAACCTCCACAACGCTCGTGCTTCTGCCGTTCATCTTCCAAACGGGCCATCGCACGCATGAACCGTTCATTCCAAATGCGACGCGCACGTTCGATCACCGACGCGGCTCCAACGACTGTACCTTGTGCTCAAGGTCCTCGACGCGGTCCTGCAGGTCGCTGACGTTGCGGTCCTGCCACGTGCGAACCACGACCGACGCAAGCAACGCAAAACTGATTGCCAAGCCGGTCAGCAACATCGTCCGCCGTGTCTGCAGGAGCAAGGCAGGCAGGTTACCGTGCTTGGTTGAAGCCACGAGCGCGTTGATCTGCATCCGTAGGTCGGCGACCTGTGCCGCGATGCGTTTGGCCTCGCCTTCCGTCATGTCCCGTTCCTTCGCGACAAGGCGATCTCGTCGGTCTGGTTCGCGACCATGTAGGCGCGCTTGTACAAGCTTGGCAGCGTCAGGTTGGAAGCTTGGCCCTGGCGCAGGTTGTCCGTGACGTTCTGGCTCGCGACCAAGCACACGTTCACCGCGGTCGGGATGACGATGACAATGGGACCCTGTGTAACCGGCACGCCGACGGAACCAGCTGGCGGCGGCGCCAGTGTAGGCGTCGGTGCTGGGCCTGACCCTGTTGAGATGAACCCAGTCAGGCCCTTGGTTGTGAGCGCACTGCCGTCGCTCACTGCTGCACAACCTTGTGCGTAGCGACGGCACCGGGCCCCGAGTACGTCGTCGTAACCAAGAACGTCGCGAACTCGCCTTGCCCGGAGCCGCCCGGCGTGACGCCCGACATCGCGGAGGCCGACAGCCAGCACCGCAGGCGCTGCGCCGTCGGGCCGTTGACCGACGGTGTGACGTTGTCGATGAAGAAGTTGCCCTGCAACAACGAGGTCGCGAGCGCGATGCCCTCACCAACTGAGCCAAGCGTGATGTGCCCAGATCGAGCGGCATCCAGGATTGCCGACGCGACCGTCGAAGCCGACGGGATGGCGGCGATGATGGCAGCCTGAGACGTCGTGATGTCGGACGCGATCGTCGCGGTTGACGCGGTGATGTCGGACGCGATCGTCGCGGTTGACGCGGTGATGTCGGACGCGATCGTCGCGGTCGACGCGGTGATGTCGGACGCGATCGTCGCGGTCGACGCGGTGATGTCGGACGCGATCGTCGCGGT